TTAATTCTCTTCTGACTCCTCTGGATCTTTAAAAAATAGTGATGAATCTTTTGATTCCAACCACTCTCTGGCTATCTCTAATCTCTTAGTTTTATCTCTAATTGATTCAACTGCTAAGTTATAAGGCTGACACTTTTCAATTGCTTTTTCCCAATCTTCAACTGAATCATAATACTCTAATATATCTTCTTTAGATAATGACTTTAATTTCTCTCCTTTATCCATACTCATAACAAAATGAAAATTTGTATTTCCAACTCTATGATTAATAGCATAATCTTTTTTATTAGCACCTGACTTAACAAATTCACTGTAAGCCAAAGTCATTTGAGAAACCAATTTGTTAATTTCTATTTTGACAATTGAAATTATTTTTTGAATTCTTTCATGTGCTTCTTTTTCATCTTCAGGAATTTGTCCTAAGATATCATCAATCTTATCATCTAAGATATAACCAATAATAATATGTTCTCTATAAATATCATTTGTCAATAATCCGTGACGTTGACAATACCAATCAGTTTTTATTTTAACCATATGGTCATTATCAAATTGAACAATCCATCCTTCCCTCTCTGCTTCAGTTTTTGACTTTTCAATCAAATCATTCAATGTTGTATCATCCTCAAAAGGTGCAATCTTAATAGAAGCAATCTTATCTAAGTGTTCTTTGATATCAATATGTTTTCCAGTTTTATTATCTCTTAAACGAAGAAGTATAAGTTCTTCTGAAGAGTATCTTAAAACTATACGGTTATGTGGTGCTACATATTCAAAAATTGGAACAATATCATTATTTAAAGCCCAATCAACAAATTGATTTACATCCGCATTTGTTTTGTAAATTTTGTTAATACCATTTGCTTGGTCATTATCAAACCCCATTTTAGAACGACCTATAATCTTTCCATTTGGTAATTGAATAAATGAAGCAATAGAACCATCTTCTTTATTATTAACATAACGAATTTTATAATCTTTAACAACTGAGAACATAGAATTAGGAACTTGATTTAAGTTAAAGAACTTTTCAAGTAAAACAAATCTTTTATAAAGAGAACCATCTTTATTAAAAACAAAAGTAAGACCACGCATTTCAAATGCTTTAACTTCTGGTTTATTTTCTAATGGTAAATTAAAATCAGACCATTGAGCAAGTCTATAATTAAATATACTTATTGGAAATCCATCAACTTCTAACTTTGTTTCATAAAAGGCTGAGTCTGGTTTTGAGCACATCTCAACCGCCTCTTCATAAGAGGGTATAGAGTATACTTGACTAACACTTTCTTTTATAAATTCCATATATCTAAATAATCTCATAGACTTATATATTAAGTCTAAATAAATTTAATATTCTACCTGTCTTATCTAACACACTACCCTTTGCGTCTGTAACTGATATTTCACCAGTTTTAAAATTCTCTAATAAATAATATTCACCTAATAAATCTAAATCAGTTTCTGTTCTAGCAAATACAGCTTCTTTTTCTGTCTCCCAACAGAAATCAATACCTAAATCTTCTCTTTCTTTGAAAAGTTTAGTATTTGAAACTCTATATGATATATTACTCACTAAATATTTTTTTTAATTTTATATCTCTATCTACTACTGTTTTCTTATTAGAACCATAAACATCTTTATAAGAAAATGTTAGTTCACAGTTCCACTTTTCAGTATCTCTTCCTTGATAGTCGTAATAGTTTTTATCTTTGCTAACTTTAGTAGAAATGAATCTACATTCATCGAAAACCCACCAGTAATAATCTGACTTCGAGACATATACATTTGTTGGGACAGATGTTATTGATTTAAAAACTTCAAGTTTTTCGTTTTCATGATTTTTCCAGAAAGTTTCTTCTGAATAAATATAAATATTAAATTTCAGAGTGATACTATCTCTCTTTTTTAAGAAAGATATCTTCTCAGGGAAACCCCAATCTAAATGATATGACTTTTCATCTAAATATAAATTCATTATTAATCAACTAATTTATCTAAATTCTTATTTCTATTGATTTGAGTATCACCACCTAAAAGTCTTTTGATAGTATCAACTGAAAACTTATAACTTTTTTTAGTTCTAATTTCAGTTGCAATAACAGGATATTTTCTGTTTTTTGTTTTAATATCAGTGATTTCATATTTATCACCTCTAAAATCAAAAGTCATGCTTATAACATTTTGAGTAAAACCAATTGCTCTACAAGTTCTTTCAAGAACAGACTCAACTCTTTCAGATTTCTCTAAAGTTGATACAGTCATTGGAGTAGAATACTTTTGTGGATTAAAACTTAATGAACCAAAATCAATTTTAACATTTTCGTCTTTTTCAATTTGAGCGATTGCTTCTTTGATTTTATTTTGAACTTGTAGTATTTTCTCTCTTGTTATCATAATACAAATATAAGAAAAAAATCTTAAATATCAATTAGAATCTAAGATTTTTTTGATTTGTTTTTCTCTCCATTCATCGATAGAATAAAAATCTTCTGGTAAGTGTGGGATTATCTTACCATCAATTTGAATGACGTAAATAAGTTCATGGCTATTAGGTGCCGATTGGTTCACATCACTCAGTTGATAAACTTTATTTTTTGTTAAACCATACGTTCTAATCTCACCACTTTTTTCATACTCAAAAGGTGAGTCTAGTTTTGAAACTACTTTCATTTTTATTTTTTTAATTTATAAAAAAAACCTCTCAATATTGAGAGGTTTCATTTTTAGTTTTGAGAATCTAATACTTTATCAATATTAGCTTCTCTAACTTTAGCTCTTACCCAAGAAGGATCATTTTCTAAATCTGCCTCAGTCATTCCTAACTGATTCATAATTGTATTTAACAAATACTCCTTGTTTTCATAACGGTAACTTACCGCTTCTGACATTACTTCATCCATCATAATAAATTTTATTTTTTTATTATATTGTTTATATTTATGAAAGTTTATATATACTTATATGCCAAATAGACCAATAACGGATAAAGAAAGACAAGCTTGGAAGTTCGCAAGAGCGGCACACAAAGGACAAGTAAGAAGATTTATTAATCAACCTTATTTTGAAGCACATGTTAAAAAAGTAAATGCAATTGTTAAACAACATACAACAGATGAAGACATTCTTTGTGCTGCTATTCTACACGATGTTGCTGAAGATTGTTATGATGATATAGAAGTGGGTCTTTATGAGATATCTGACTTATTCGGAAGGAGAGTTGGTGGTTTAGTTAGAGAATTAACTTCACTTAAAGATGAAATAGATGATGAGTATGAAGGTAATAAAGCGGCATACTTAGCAGATAAACTCATTCATATGACTGAAGATGCACTTATTGTTAAACTAGCAGATAGACTACAAAATATATCAGATGCTTTCACAGCTTCTGAAAGATTTAGAAAAAGATATTTTGACGAGACTTGGTCAATTATAGATGATTTAGAAAAAAATAGACAATTCAATAGAACTCATTTACTACTAATCGGAGAAATCAAAGCTAAGCTAAATAACATAGGTTCTATTTTTAGAATAAAAAGATTTGGTGAAATTTAAAAATTTTAAGACAAAGCTGATTTAGCAGCCAAATATTGTTTTTCACTTAAAACTTTTATCATTTTACTACCAAATTCTATTTTCTCTAGATACTTAGAAGTCTTTAATTGCTTTTGCAGAGAAAGAACAAATGAGTTATCACCGGTATAAGATCTAAGTTTTTTATTTAATTCGATTTTTTCAGACAGTTCCATATCTAAGTTTAATTTTTACAAATATAGATATATTTATAGAATTATCAAAGTGTAAAATAAAAAACTTTGTCTTAACATTTCACTATAATTTAAAAATATAATTTAATTTATGCAAATAACAATCACACCAGAAGAGTTAATCCGAAGATGTGTCTGGGACAACTATGTATATTATGTCTTAGGTTCAGAAAAAGAAGCTGAAAAAATTCTTAAAGAAAATCAAGAAATGCAAATATCCGAAAGAGATGCACTTATCATAGGAATTCTCAAAGTAATTGAGACAGACAACTTAATTCACAAATTTAATACCTATGTTGTTGAAATACTCACCAATAAATCTATACACTCCCCTCAAAAAGATGGTCTTTTAATTAGAAAGAGAACTTTTGATTTAGCAATTGATAAATTTTTAGATAAATTTCCAGACTATTGGGAACCAAATATCAGTTACACAAATGCTCTTAAAGATTTAGTAGTTTGTATAAATGCGATTAAAGTAGAATTAGAAAAATTAGAAATTCATAAAATCGTTGATAAGAATGTTACTTATGAATTTTATAACTCAAATAATATAAAAAAACTTTTAAAATTTAATTATTAATATGGAAGACGAAAAAAAAGAAGTAGTAGTTGAACAGGAAGTTCAAAAAACTGAAGTTGAGATTTTACAAGAAAAGGTCCAACAAGCCGAAGACAAATACGTCAGACTTTTTGCAGAATTTGATAATTACAAAAAAAGAATTCAAAGAGAAAAGGATGACCTAATTACTAACACAAAAGTTAGAATGTTAACGTCTATTTTAGATATGGATAATGATTTATCTTTTGCTATTAAATCTTCAGGTGAAATTTCAGAAGGAATGACTTTAATTCTTTCTAAGTTAGAAACTTTTCTTAAATCTCAAGGTGTTGAAACAATTCAAACCGAAACATACGATGAGGATTTACACGAAGTGATTTCAATAATTCCTTGTGATGAAGAAAAGGTATTTGATGTAGTGAGTAAAGGATACACATTAAATGGTAAACCATTTAGATATCCAAAAATCATTTTAGGAAAGAATGCTTAACAAACCTTCATTTTTAGATATTCATAAGAACGAAGATTACAAACACGCTCTTATTGATTCATTGACCGGTGGTATAACCGATGAGTGGATGGAATATTTTGAAATGACACTTGACTATGTTATCACTAAAAAATATCATTTGTTTGAAGGATCAGAGTTTAGCGGTTCTCTTTATGAAGGAGAAGACGATATATTAGATCTTATCTTACCATCTGTTAGAAGAGTATTTGGAAAAGTCTTTATTGATCCACCTAAAATATTTGTCGCTGATAGAATTTTAACCGAAGTAAAAGGTTATAAAGATGATGGTAGACTCGAACTATTTAGATTACATTATGATGTAGATGAGTTTATAGATTATCTGATAAATCAACTAACTGTTTCTAAAGATTGTTTAATATCTTTTGAATATATTGATAAGTCTATAACAACTCTTGAAATTATGGTTGATAACTATATTGCTAAATTAGTAAAAATGGTTTTAGATTCAGATGATATTAAAATAGATATCAGAGATTTAAAAATCAAAAAAATGGTAGCTAATGATTGATTGGTATATTGAAATATCTGAAGGAGCTCCTGATGGATTCAAAGGAGATAAGTATTTATCAAGTGTTATAAATACAGCCAGTCCTTGTATGAATTACTTTTGTCAAAGGCTTACTGAAAAAGAAAACTTTACTTTAGAGGATATAGAAAAAATATTCTCTGAAATAATTGAAGAGTTACCAATAATGAGAGCTAACATTTATGGCGATGAATTCGTCATCAAATATAACAGATGGGTTGATATCAAATTGACAGATACAACTAAACAGATATATAGAAATATTAAATTAGAAAAAATATTTAAATAATATGAGTAAAGACTATTACAATGTTTTAGGAATTAATAAAGGTGCTTCTGATGATGAAATCAAAAAAGCATATAGAAAAAAAGCTATGGAATTTCATCCGGACAAAAATCCTGATAATCCACAAGCTGAAACTAAATTCAAAGAAGCTGCAGAAGCTTATGATGTTCTTTCAAATCCTGAAAAGAAATCAAACTATGATAGATTCGGAACAGCAGACGCAAATCCATTTGGTGGTGGAGGTGGAAATCCATTTGGTGGATTTGGTCACGGATTTTCTATGGATGATATATTCTCACAATTCGGAGATATTTTCGGACAAAATAAAGGTGGTGGAGGTCGTTGGGCTCAAAAGAAAAGAAAAGGTGGTGATTTAAGACTAAAAGTTTCTTTAACAATTCAAGAAATTCTTAAAGGTGTTACAAAGAAACTTAAATACAAAAGACAAGATTCTTGTAACTCTTGTAACGGAAAAGGTGGAACTGATGTAAGAGATTGTATGCCTTGTAGCGGAACTGGAAGAAGAATTGTTGTTCAAAACACACCATTCGGTCAAATCAGACAAGAACACGGATGTCCAGATTGTGGAGCATCAGGTAAGAAAGTTGCAAATCCTTGTGGTGTTTGTAGAGGTGAAGGAACTGTTTCTAAAGAAGAAATAGTTCATGTTGATATTCCAGCAGGTGTTTCGTCTGGTATGATGTTGAGTATGCAAGGATATGGAAATCATATTAAAGATGGAATTCCAGGTGATTTGCAAATATTAGTAGAAGAGCTTAGAGAGTTTTATTTCAAAAGAGAAGGTAACAACTTATTAGTTGAAAAAGAAGTTTCGGTTATTGATGCTATCATTGGTTCTCAAGTAAAAGTTAAAACACCACACGGTGATATTCCAATTACTATTCAACCAGGAACTGAACCTGGTCAACAACTAAGAGTTGTTGGAAAAGGAATTCCGGATGTCAATTTAGGTTTAGGAGATTTAATTGTCAAAGTATCTTTGAAGATACCAAAGAATGTAACTCAAGAAGAAAAAGAGGTTTTAGAGAAACTAAAAGAATCAAATAATTTTACAGCATAAATGATAAAAAACCTGTTCAAATAAGAACAGGTTTTTTTATTTAAATAAAGAGTTTAACTTATCTTCTCTTATTTCATCAATATTTTTTATACGATACTTCTTTTTTATAATTATGTCATAGTAATCAACTTTAGTCTCAACTCCATTTTTTGATAATTTCCAATTTTGAGGATATTTTTTTTGACACTCTATAGCTCTTTCTAATTTAGACTTTGTTTTATCAGTTTCATACTGATAGTAAATCCAAGATTCCCAGTAATGATCTTGATCGGGAGCTGAAACAATTATAGCAATTTGCCATTTAAAGAAAACAAATGAAATTAGCGGAGCCCACTCAAATCTGAATTGAGACCATTTTGTTTTCCATCCTAAAGTGACAATATCAAATCCGATTTTCTTTGGAACAAATTTTAAATATCCTGGTTTATCAGGATCTTTGATAGATTTTCTTGGTAAGAAATAAGGCGTGCCAATAGAAACCTTTCCGATATATAATTTGATTTTTGGTCTAACAAAAGGTGTATTAAAGTAAGATATAAATTCTTTAATATTTTTAATAAACTTCATTTTTGTGTTTTGTTTTACGAGTATAGTCTTTAACTGATTTGTGCACTTTGTGCTTAGCTACCCATCCTGTTGAATTTTCTAATTCCATTTCACGAGATGCTTTCTTAGATGCGTTTAGTGAATCTAATTTAGTAAAAGTTCCGATATGTATCTTACCCGTTTTCATAATACAAATATAATCATAATAAGTGAAATCCACAAATTAATATATAATCAAAATAGAAATACAATATGGATGTAAACGAATATGGGGATTCTTATGTTCCTTATCAAGGAGGATATACAATAGAGGAATTCATAGATATGGTTCAGACAGAGTTGACAATAGCTTGTGCCTTACCAAAGACACTACCAGATGTATCTGTTAGACAAATTATTGAGGCTAAATGTCTACCATATTTTTATCGTAGATATCAATATGCTGTTCAAAAAATGTATTTCTTAATACAAAAAGAGGCCTTCTTTACTGAAGAGTTTACTAAGTATAGATATGTAAATGTTCCCTGTGAAATTCAATCTGTTATTTATTTATATGAAGTAAGAGGTCAAAGTCTTTTTCAATTAGGTATTAACACACCAAACCTATCTGTTAACTTAGGGGTAACTAATCAACCTTATTTATCATCATATGTAACCACTATTGGTGAATTAGGTATTTATAAAACTCTATTGGATAGTATGTCTGATATGTTAAATCAGTTAAATAAATATACATTAAAACATCACTTCAATCAATTAAATCACAGAATACATATCTTAACTGATGTTAAATATGATGTCATTATGGAAGCTTATGCTAACATTCCAAGAGAAAACTTATTTAGAGATGACTTATTCTATAAGTATGTTGTTGGTCAATCTAAGATAATGTTAGGTAACTTAGTTGGTCGATACGACTTTACTTTACCAGGTGGTGTTAAAATTCAAGCATCTGATTTAATTTCACAAGGTAAAGAAGAAATTCAACAAGTTGAAGAAGAAATCAAAGGACAATCTGACTCAGCTTGGTTTGTTCTTGTTAAGAAGTAATTACTTATTGAATCTCATAAATGAGTTCTGTGAAATAATTTCATATCTAACTTCGCCAATAAATTCATTAAGATTTCTACTATCACAATAAGACATTGCTGATTTTAAGTAATCAGTGAAGTTTTCACACCATCCTTCTAAAGTATATTCTACTTTATTATATTTAGTAATTCCCTCACCAGTTTTAAGCTCAGAACGATTCCAAGACTTTTGAACTTCTTTAGTAGACATTCCTCTATAATATTTATAGACATCTACTCCAGCATCAAATGCGTTCATTGCCTTTAAAAAATCCACCTGGTAGTATTGAGATTGTGAGTCTTTCATAAATGTTTCACCACAACTATCTAAACATTTGTTAAATATACCACCAAGCATTACATAGTCAGCACCTAAAGCTAAGGCTTTTATAATATCGGAGAAATTTCTGAAACCACCGTCAGCTACAATCTTAGTTGGTTTATCATAAATAGATTTGAAATAAGCACACTCTGAAATTAAAGAAGCCATTGGATAGTGAATGGAGACATTGGCGGAGGTTGTGCAAGCCGAACCACCACCAATACCCACTCGTATATAATCGACGCCTATTTCACAATACTTTTTATAAGTATCTGGGTTGGCGATATTCCCTATCATCAATTCAATTTTATCACCATAAGTTTGTTTAATTTTCTTAGCAGTATCATATAGTTTTTGCATGTGACCATTTGCTACATCAATTAAAATTCGTTTAGGAAGTTTTGATTTTTTATCTAAAATTTCAATTATCTCATCCAATCCATAAGAGTAGAAATAATCTTCGTTTTTTAACACTTCATATTTGACATGACGAGGTAAACAAACATTAATATTATTCTCAACAAATTGATTAACATTAGTTTCATCAATTACTTTATCCATAGGTGCTGTGAAAATTGGTAATTTACCACTATATGTAGGATCAACTTCTTTTCTTGAAGAGATACTACTCAAAGTTTCAGGCACTATTGAAATATCATTCCAGTCAAATTTCATAAATATGTGATTATTTTTTAATAAAAGATATATCTATCTTCTTCTTTGATACAATAAACAGAGATAGGGTAAAGTCTAACTTCTCCCTCAGACTCATCAATGACAAATCTCATAGTTCCGTCGATAACTTCTTCATTTACTATTTTTACTGTTGAGTTGTGTAAACCATTAAAGATTGTCCAGTTGATATCATCTTCTTGATTTATAGTTAGAAAATGTTTTTTACCAATGATTTTACCTCCAAATCCTTCTTCGTAATAAGCCTTTTCAATAATCTGTCTGATTTCTTCTGTTTTGTTTAATTCAACTTTAATTTCGTGTTTTACCATTTTTAAGATTTTTAATACTTAGTTTTTATAGATTAAATTGTAAAAGTTTAAATACAGAAGATAATTTTTATATATAATACAGAAACCGGAGGACGAAAGTCCCATCTTTAGGACCGGTATTTAGTTACACTAAATAGAAAAAGGGGACTTCGCTACTCCCCTTTTTCGTTTTATAAAGTTTCAAATTTTACTAAACAACCATCTGTTTTTACAATATATAATCTAAATAATCTAATTAATAATTTATGAGCGAACATATACTAACTGAAAATCCAAATCGTTTTGTTTTATTTCCATTGAAATATAATGACATCTGGGAACTTTACAAAACTGCAGAACATTCATTCTGGACAGCAGAAGAAATTGACTTAGCACAAGATCTTACCGACTGGAATGAAAAACTAAATGATGATGAAAAACATTACATCAAACACGTGCTAGCATTCTTTGCGGCATCTGATGGTATTGTAAATGAGAATCTGGCTGAAAACTTCCTTAAAGAAGTTCAGTATCCAGAAGCAAAATGTTTTTATGGATTTCAGATAGCTATGGAGAATGTTCACTCTGAAACATATTCTCTTTTAATTGATACTTATATCAAAGATTCAAAAGAAAGAGATTATCTTTTCAATGCTATTCAAACAGTTCCAGCTGTAACTAAAAAAGCTGAGTGGGCTCTTAAATGGATTAACTCTGAATCTTTTGCTGAAAGACTTATTGCTTTTGCGGCAGTTGAAGGAATTTTCTTTTCTGGTTCTTTTTGTGCTATTTTCTGGTTAAAGAAAAGAGGATTGATGCCTGGTCTTACTTTTTCAAATGAATTGATTTCAAGAGATGAAGGTCTTCACTGTATGTTTGCTTGTCTTTTACATACCAAACATATCCAAAATAAAGTCACTGAAGAAAGAATCAAAGAAATTATTTGCGAAGCTGTTGAGATTGAAAAAGAATTTATTACAGATTCTCTTCCAGTTGCTCTTATCGGAATGAATGCAAAACTTATGCAACAATACATTGAGTATGTTGCTGACTTTTGGTTAACCGAATTAGGTTGTCCGAAGGTCTTCGGTGTGGAAAATCCATTTGATTTTATGGAAATGTTGTCTTTACAAAACAAGTCTAACTTTTTTGAAAAGAGAGTTTCTGAATATCAAAAGGCATCTGACAAAGCTATCGACTTTGATAACTTAGATGATGATTTCTAATCGTTTTTTTTCTTTTTTTGTTTAAACCCACTTCAAAGAAGTGGGTTTTTTTATTTAATATATAATTAAAAAATAATAATTAATATGAGATATCTTAGATTATTTGAAAACTTAGAGGAATCAACAATTTCAGAGATTAAAAAGATAATTGATGAAAATCAATATGTATCAGACAAAGATGTGACTGAAGAGAAATTAGTTTATTCAGATAAATGGATAATTTATATCTCAAAAGGAACTTTAGATCATATCAAATCACATATGGCACCAAGTGTTGAATTAGGAGATGCTCCAGGTTCATACTATACACAAAATTGGAAAAAAGGAGTTGAAACTGTAATCTCAAAATTTGAACCAGAAGTAGGAGATAAACCTCCTTTTAGAACTGCTTGGACAGGAAAAGATGCTGGAATTGATGTGGGTTTTGTAACTATTGGATATGATGATAAATTAAAAAATGATGAAATGGATGGTTTTAAATCATACACATATGAGAGACCAGTAAGAGACACTAAAGTTAAAGAAACAATTATATTAAAAGAAGAAGAAGCAACAAAAACAAATTTTTTAACTGTTGTTGGTGCTAAGATAGGTGAAGTTGAAGGTAAAGGTCTAATAACACTTTGGACAACTTATCCTGACTTCCAAGATGGAAAAATTGATGGTAAGGAAATTCCAATGAATAGAAATGAATTTAAACAAAATGGTTTTTACTTCAAGTGTAGCAAAGAATTTTTTGATAAAGTTCCATCTGAACAAATGTCTGAATCTAAAACATTAAAATATTTAAAAACTTTTGAATCGTTTTCAATAAATGAAAATTTGGAAATCATAGATCATGATGACCAACTTGAAGAGGATGAAAAAAATAGAATTAAACAAACATTTCCTTATGGATCTATTGACTCGGAAAATTATGAATTATTTGGAATGAGTTCTGAAGAGGAATTCAATCAATCAGTAGAGTATGGAGAAATTGATACAATGAGAATACAATCAGCTGTCACTTCTGCAATTGAAGATATGTTTCCAAATTACGAAGTGATTTGTTCTGTTTATCACGGAGATGAAAAGTTGAGTGTAAGTATCACAAGAGAAGATACAGACTCACCAGCACAATTTAACTTAAATATTGAAATATAAAAGATGAGATTATTAAGATTTGAAGAATTTGAGGTAAATGAATCACTTCCTCGTCAACATACTGTAGATCAGTGGAATAAACTTAGAAAAATGACTAAGGGTGTTGATATTGGAGACAGAATATCTGACTTAAATAAACAAGGAGCCAATATTCAATACTATCAAAATGCTGTTGATACAGGAATTGAATCTTATGAAGATTTTGAAAAACACAATAAAAAGTTTATACCAGGATGGAACGTCAAAGGTCTATTAGGTCCATTTCCAGCGGAAAGTAAAAAGAAGAAATAATTATGAAATACTTAAAAACATTTGAAAACTACGGAACTGATATCACAGAAGATATTGCTAATGATATTCTACCAAAACTACAACAATTAAAAGATGAAAAAGGTTCTTTTACAGTTGAAGATTTTGAAAACTATATGGAACAAAGAGGAGCCGATTCGCACACTATTGATTTAGTTATGTCAAATTTAGTTAGTATGGGTTTTGACTTTGATACAGAAGAAACAGAAGATGATGAACCTGTAGAATTCGATCTTAAAGATAAATTCTATTAATTTTTAATATCGCACAATTGCAATAGTTCAGAGACCTACTAATATTTTCTTATACTCAGATATTAACTTCTCGAAAAGAGGCTCATCAAAACTTTTTATCAGATTTAAAAGTTTACCAATTCCGGATTCAGATGGTGTTAATTTTTTATTTTTAATCTGATCCATTTTACTTTTGATTTCTTTTTCCAATCTGATTAAGTCTCTTTCTTTTGCCATATTCTTATTTATTTCTACAAAGATAGAAATAAATATTCATTTTTAATATATACTCTTATGAGGTTTTTAAAACTATATGAAAATTTTAGTGATATAGAAAATGATATAAAATCTATTTTTTATGATTTAGAAGATAGTGGATTTACCATTGATATACTTAATTTAGAAAAAGTTGGTCAATATCTAATAGGTATAAAAAAACTTGGGGGATCGATTTCTTTCCCACAAGTTAGTCCATTTGAAGTTGATAATGATATTATTGATTGTATTTTAAGATTAAAAAAATTTGCTCCATACGAAGGATTTGAAGTAGATCATGTCTCAATAAATCATCCATTTCATAAACAACAATCTAAGGATGTTAATATTACTGATGAAGGATTTTTTGTTAAAAGTGTATATGGTGCGCCATTCCAACCAGATGAAGTAAAAGTTGATTACCCAATTATTTGGATATCTATAAAATTAAAAAAGATATGAAAAGATTAAGAAAATTTAATGAAAGTAAAACTGATATAGATTATGATTATATCTATCAGTGCTTCGCTGAATTATTAGATGACAATAAAGCTGAGATAAGAGAATATGAAAATAGTTATGGAGACTTCGGGAAGTATATAACTATAGATTTGAAAGTTAAAAAGTCTAATCCAGAAACAAGAGACACTAGTCGTTCTATGAAAATTGAAAATTCAAAATTATTAGACTATATAAATGATATAAAATCTAATAGTGAATTGCTACAAGAGGTTGAAGTTGCTTTAAATAGATTATCAGAAGAATATCCAACTTATAAAGTTAATTTTGATGTATATGCTTATTCAATACACATTAATATATTTGCAGGTGAAGAGAAAGAAGAACAATATCCGTTTTAATGAGAATTAAAAACTACATACAATTTAATGAGTCAGTAAATTTAGATTATTCTATTTTTGACTTCTATGATTATCTTAGAAATAATCATTTTTCTAATTCTGATATATCACAATTAGAGAGGTGGACTGACCATTTTGTAGGTGATGGTTGGTGGAATAAAATAAAATCTCATGTTGATAGAATGTTTGAAATATTTTCAGAAGTTGATTTAAATCATATCAATAGTGCAATGATAGAAATCTATGACACTCTGCCTGATGAAAAAGAAAAGAATATTTATTGTGCCGTTATTTATGGAGATTATGATAGAGTAAATGACAGCAACGATCTTAAGTATAATGGAACTATGCCTATTTTTGAATCAGATGATATGAAAAGAAAAAGTTATATTTTACATAATATAATTTTTGAGATTGTTAAACCAACGGTATCTTATTCAAGATTAAGAGATCCTGAAGTTAACTTTAGAATGACACCAGAGGCTGAATTTGTTACAGATAAAAAGTGGCAATGTCAAAATTTTGACTTTTCAGAGTTTTCAGAGCTTAAAGAATATGAGATGAAAAGTCTTAAATTTTATTCTCCAGAAAATGTGCTTAGTATGTATCAACCAGGTATTGTAATTGATATTGGTGGTTGGTCATCAACTGATTCTCACAGAACAGGTAAGATGAGTTTATTAGACTTAGAAAAGGAATTAGATGAAAGAATAGATTTAATTACAGCAGAATTAGATTATGAAGATATACTTTGGCCATTTTCAAGAAAAGAAAGATACTTTGATACATCAAGTCCAATATATGACTATACCTTAAAAATATTATTGAAGATGTGATGAAGTATATAGAATCATATAAATTATTTGAATCAAAAAAACAAGAGGAAGTAAAACTACCTAATATTTCCAATCTTAAAATTGTTGAATTAAAAACAATTGAAGGTAAGAATAAGTGGCATAATACCAAAGATAAGTTAATTCATATGATTTTAGATTTAGGAAAATGGGAAGAATTTCCATCAAATGAAATTCCAAATTTTTATGAAAATATAAAAAAATACATACCTTCGATGAATGAACATAGATGCTCAGTAGGAAGAAAAGGTGGTTTTTTTAAAAGAGTTAAAAAAGGAACTTGGCTTGGTCATATTGTAGAACACATCGCTTTAGAATTACAAACATTAGCTGGACATAACACTGGTTTTGGAAGAACTAGAGGAACAGGAAAGAAAGGTGAGTATAATGTAATATTCAATTATGAAGAAAAATCTGTTGGTTTGTTAGCAGCTAAAGAAGCTGTAAAAGTCATAAAGTCAATAATAAAGTGTGAGAATCCAGAAATAAAAGAAGTGGTCAATAAGTTAAAAGAGAAGATAAACAAATGAAATATTTAAAAACATATAAATTATTTGAATCATTAAATAATATTAATTTTCCAACTGAAGAAGAGGTAAAAGAATTCTTTATTGAATTATACGATGATGAAATTTTATTTCAACCACTTAAAAATTTCACATACGGTTATTCTTTTTTTCCATACGAACCAATTACCGGTGAATTAAAATATCAATTTTTTTATGCTGTTGAAAATCACACAGATTGGGAAAGTTTGACACCAGATATATTACACGGTGATAGTTGGTCAGATTTATTTTTAGATGTAAATGATAAAAGAAACCATTATATGACAGAAAAATGGATTAATGGAATTTTCATTAGTAAAAAAGATGTAAATGAAAGTAATAAATTAATTTGGGAAAATATAGAGAATGGTAAAATTAGAGCCTATCCTGTAATTAAATTTAACTTAGGATTTTTTGAAAGTAAAAATAAAAAATTAGTTTTTGAGTCATTAGAAAGATTATATGATGCTACTGATTTTAGACCAATTAGTGAGGTTTGGGAAGAAAGTTTTGCAAATAAAAATACGGGAAATCTGATAGATGTAATTGGAATGGATTTAACTTTTTATAATGTAGATGATGAGACTTATCAGAATTTGACTAAAGTATTTTCAAGCGACTCATTTCGTCACACAACTCTAGAGAAAGAATTAGTAAAACATTTTATGAAGTAATAATATAATATTAAACACTTTAAAAATAATTATGAATTTAGAAACTCAATCATTACACGATATAGCTGTAAAACACAGAACGGATAAAGCTGAACATCTTTTTACTAATGTTTACGATGAAGCTTTTTCACATCTAAGAGATAAAAATATTAGATTCTTAGAGGTTGGAATTTGGATGGGAGCTTCAATTAATATGTGGAGAGACTATTTCAAAAATGCTGAAATTTTTGCAGCAGATATTATGACTGAATCCGAAAGAAAAGAAACCTCTTTAACTTATGAAGGTGGAATTTATTCAAATATTGAAATACCACCAACTGCAAAAACATTTGTAGTTAATCAAGAGAAAGAATCTGAATTACTTACTTTACCTGACAATTTAGATATTATAATTGAAGATGGCGGTCATACTATGTTACAACAACAAATAACACTTAATGTTTTATTTAATAATAAACTTAACCCGGGTGGTTATTATGTTTTAGAGGACTTACACACTTCTGAAAATATTATATACGCAGCTGGTCATGTTTGGGACCTTTTTGGTGGAAATCAACATAATAGAACATTAGAACTTTTATATGATTTACAAGCAGGTTGTATAAGAGAAAATAATCAATATTATATAAGTGGACATGATTTTACTCAACTATTAGAACAAATAGAATATATTAAAATATTCAAGGTTAAGTTTGGATCCACTACTTCAATTATTAAAAAAAAAGAAGCTAATATATAAAAAATAATTAAACTTAACTAATAATTATTAATATAATTAGTATCAGTTTAAAAACTGAATAACAAAAAATAAAAAGCAATTATGGCAAATGAATTTGATGATTTATTTAATGGAGGATTAGACAGCAAAATGGACTTCTTAAATGAGCAAAAAACAACAACAAACAACGACGGTATTTACCGTGTTGACCTTTCTAAATGTAAGGACAAAAAGAAAGGATGGAGATCTGTAGTAAGATTTCTTCCTAATTTGACCAAAGATGGTAAAGTTGGTCAATCAGCAATTGAGAAAGTTACTCACTATGTTGATATCAAAAATCCAAAAGAATTGAGCGGTTGGTTCGATAGTCCAAAGAATTTCAATGAGAAATGTGCTTTGACTGATTTGTATTACACAATGCAAAATTCTAAAAACGCTATCCTTATGGAGAAGTCAAAACAATTGAAGTATTCTAAAAAATATTATTCTTATGTTTTAGTTCTTGAGGATGAACAACAATCAGAAAATGTTGGTAAAATTATGATTTTCCAATATGGTAAAACTATCAAAGACAAAATTATGGCTGAAAAGAACGGAGAAATCTCTGGAGTTCCTTGTAATGTTTTTGATTTAGCAGCAGGAAAAGATTTCGTTCTTGTAGTTAAAGAAATTCAAACTGGAGATGAAACCTACCCTGATTACAAAATGAGTATGTTCAAACCAGAAACTACTTCTCTTCCAATTTACTTTAAAGAGAAAGGAGCTTTCAAAAACGCACCTCTTAATGAAGGTAAAATTGAAGCTTCTGTTCAAGGTAAAATCAGAGAATTCTTATTAGAAAGAGATCATGAATTAGAAGAGTATTCACCTAAGAAATTGAGTGAAGAACAACAATCTAAAATCAATGAAATTACAAATTTCTTGACTGGTAAAGCTTCTTCTTCTTACTCAAATGGTAAAACTGAATCAAAACCATCTTCAGGTGACTTTGATTTTGAAGATACTTTCTCATCAACTACATCATCAGTTACTGATGAAGAAGAAGATGATTTCTTCGCTGATATGTAATTAGCATCACATTAATTTAAGAATCCCACTTTTTTGTGGGATTTTTTGTTTTATATAAAACTTATAGAATTTTTATTGATATAAAAAGAAACTAAAGTTATATATACTTCAAAAAATTGATTCTCTTTTATGAGCTTAGATAATAAAAAATTTAGAAATAATAAAACTGGTGAAGTAGTAAAAGTAATCAGTACATTTGAAAATATTGCAATTCTGGAAAATAAACAAAGAACAACCGTTGGTGAATTATTGAATCCTTCGGCTTTTACAGAAGAAATTGATCCGAGTAGTTTTTTTTCAAATCAATCAGCTTATAATACTTTAGCTGAAAAAATAAAAACTATTCCAACGCATATGATTAAAGATGATGAATCAAGTTCAACTATAAATGTAAGTCCAACTTATAATTCTGATATGCAATTCTCTCCTAACGCAAATGAAAGTGCAGTTGTTATGACAACTGAAGAAGACGAAAGAGCTGAATTAGCTAGAAAATATGGAGTTACCGAAGATACAACACAAAGTTTGCAAAAACAAAATGAGGCTTTTGCAAAAATATTAGGTGATGAATCAGAAAATGAATTACCTCAAGTGTTTAACCAAATGGTAAATGAACCAGTTCAACGTGTTGAAGTTCAAAGAGAAGAAATTTCTCAACCTATCAGAGCAGAAGTTACACAACCGGTGGCTACTGAAGATCCAATTATCACAATGTTCAAAAGAACAAAAAGGAATGTTGATTTTAAAATATCAGTGGATATTTCTGATAAAATTCCAAGATTAGACTTTATTGAAATGATGGAAGATTCTTATGAAATTTCAATGATTGACTTTTTGGCTGATGAGTTTACTAACAAAATTTTACAAAATCCTTCTTTAATTAGAGAGTCTGTAAAAAATAGAATTAAACAGCTAGTTTTTGGCGGTGAAGTTGTTAAAACAGAAACAAAAGTAAATGACCAAATAACAGATTCAGTTACTCAATTAAATCCAACACATATGCCGGGTCATAGAAACCCACCTCCGCCACCAGCTGATAGAATATTGAAAGAAGGTGAGTTACCAACTAAACCAAAAACTACTAGAAAACCTAGAGAGAAAAAAGAAGTTTCTAAATAATGATTGATGAAATTTTTATCAAAGCAGCTATAAAGATTAGAAGAGAATATCTTAAACTAACAAATAATCTTAACTTTTACAAAAGAAAAGCTGAAGATGTAATTGAGAATTTAGAGGATATTGTTAATAAAATAGAAAATATTCAACAAGAAACTGAAAATCAAAAGGTAACAAATAATGATGCTATTGTTGTTCAGTTAACAAAACTTTTAACAGACATTGAATCAGAAGGTAGAGCTGTTGAATCTCTAATCGATCCACTCAATAAAGAAATTGAAAGATTAGGACTAGAAGAACAAGAACTCTGGAGAAATATTAAAAATAAATATCCAAATCTATCAGATGAAGAGATTGTAGAATATGTAAGACAAAGACTTTTACAAGAGAACCTTTCTTAATAGAAAGGTTTATTTTTTTATATATACTACAAAATAATTCTCTAAATGGCAAAGCTATCAAAGTTTGTTAAAGTAGATAAAAACATTCTTTTAGAATACATCTACGATGATGATAATAATATTGGTGAATCTTATGAAGTTTTAGTCAATTCAAAAGATAGAAAACAATCCTATTTAGCGACATCCACATCTGGAACAAACAATACTCAAAATAATTCACTTTTCGTTTTAGATAAAGTTTCCAATAAATATGGAAAAATCGACACTTCACAATATAGTTTTCTACAACTAAGAAGTTATTCATCTTCAACTCCTATAAGACATGATAAATTAGTAGTTCACTTACCAATAAACTGGACATTTGGAGAATATTTAGGATTTTATGTAAAGATATCTGCTTACGATGTGTTAAATCAAACTAGTTATGATTTGAGTAATTTTTACTTTGACATGACTGATGCAGCACAGGGTTATATAATGAACTTTACATCTCCTCCGCTTTTATTTGCTGAGAAACTATGGGGTAAAAATATAACTATTGAATTTCCATCAGTATCAGCAATAGCATCACAGAGAGTTAATAACAGACCAAAAGAAAGTAGTTTAAATGCTAACTTAACAAATGGTTCTGGATTTAGCCTAAACACTCCAGTTTTTATAGATTTTCATTTTATAAACAATATTCAAACAATTAATGCTGTTACAAGTTATCTTTTAAATCCAAAAGTTTCAGTAAGTGTTCCACAAGCTCCTGAGTTTGAAAACTTAGGTTTAAAAATTGAACATTCATCAAATGGTGATTTCTTTGAGATTTATGGAACTTATAATGGAACAATCAGTGGATTTAAACAATTCATAGATGATTCATTTAATGCTGGAAGCAGATACTATGTTCAATACAGTATAACGATGTTTGAACAAAACGTAAGAGGTAAAACAATTACAGCTGAAGTAATAGATAACTTTAACGAAACAATAGAGTTTAGACCAATTATAAAAGGATCAACAACAACCGCAATTATAGACGTGGAAATGAGATTAATTGACGCTGTGAGTGAAAGCACAATTATGAGAAGAGCTTCTTATGGTATGTTACAAGATGAAGTATCAAGATACTCTTTAAATTTAATTAAGATAAATTTAAATAATGCCAACAAGCCTAAGGTATATAATACGAAACTTAATAGACCAGTTGAAACTAAAGGTATAGAGGATAGAATTAAAAACATTCAAAATAAAAATAAAGGTCTTCAACCTGTTCAAGATAAATTACCAGATACAGGTATATCATCTGCACAATTTGATCCAAGACTAACTGGATTAATTTCAAGTGGCGTAAAAGACTATGTAAGTAGTGGAGCTGGTTTGAATTCAAATAGTCAAAGTGATATGAATAAAATAATAGAAAAGATAACAAATGAAATTATGAGAAATCTATCAGGTGGAACAAACCCAATAGGTAACTCCATATCTCCACCAACTGAAGTTCAATATCAATTCTATGATAAAAAGAACGTCGTTGCTCAATCAACTGGTAACTCAGAGTATGACCCACAAGGACAAGCATTAATATTGATTGATATGACTTCGGATACAATTTCTCCAGTGAAATTTTCTATAGCTCAAAAAATAAATAATGGAGTTCCTGAACCACAAAACCTATCATTGTTCAGTGAGATAATGTTGGTTTTTGGTAACATGACCGATTCTGAAAAAATATTTCACAAAAATTTGAATACAAGCTCTTCTTTAAGTAATGGAGAAGTTTATTTTCCGATATCTCGATCTAATAAACCTAATATAAGAAAGTTTTATGATACTGGAAATAGAAGCTTTTCAATAGTTGGTCTTTCAAATGGTGAAGAATTTCAAATTTATAGTGGAGTTTATGAGTTATCAGATTCACAAAACATGAAAACACAAAATGAATCAATTATAAAAGCTAAGTTAGATAAACAAAAAGAAGCAGCACTAGCAGCGTTAAATGGAATAGCAAATCCAACAACAGTTCAAGATTCAACAGTCAACGCTACATCAACTACTAACACTACTAACACTACGACTAATACAAATACAGGAAACGCTCCTACTCCAAAAGGCGGAGGCACTGTTGGTGGAAACACTGTTACTGTAAACACTGTTGGTGGTGGATTTGCCGGATAAAAATATTATAAAAAATGAGATTAAGTAGTCAAGCCAGTCAGTTTATCTTTAACTTACCATCAGATTTTCTTCCACCAGAGACAATAGATTCTTATGGTCCAATTTTAGAAAAAAACTGGATTCAATATGAAGATGTAATTGCTTATTTGAATTCAACAATTAAATCAGTGAACTTTCCAGGTATTGGATTTGAAATGCCAAAACAAATAACAATGAGAGGTAAAGAAAGACAATTTAAACCAGCTAAAAACATTCAAGATATTACAACAACTCACGATTTGACTGTAACTTTCAGAAGTGTTGACTCGGATTTAAATTACTGGTTAATGTTTGATATCATCAGTAAACACTATTTAGATGTAGAAAACTCTTTTATTAATCCATTTACAATTACTTGTGTTGATATACACAGAGATGCAATATATGTAATTAGATTTTATGAAATAATATTGAAGGCGATGTCCGAGAACACATTTAATTACTCTTTACAAAAGGTTTCATCAAAAGATTTTACAATAACTTTTCACTTCAACTTTTACGATATTCAGTTTCTTCTTAATCAGAGTAAAGTTCTTGAGTTGGGTGAACTACCTTCTATTATTCAGAGAATCTAATCTAATTTTTCACAAATAAACAATCCAAAACCATTCCAATATTCAGAAGGACCCGTACTTTCTTGATGTGTTATTATTTCAACTTGATGATGAATTATCAATCCAGATTCTTCTATACCATCGAGTGTTCCTTTTTTAATATTTGCCCATGCTGGTGTATCACTTCTAAAATCATCTACTATTATTATCACATATTTTGAAAATAAATGTTTATAATATGTGATAGCCTTTCTTTGAGATTCATATTCATGATTACCATCATATAAATAAATATCAATACTATCATATATAGATTTTATCTCATCATCTGTAACTTTGAAACAATCCTTCTCAATAAAGTTAAAATCTTTATTAGGACAGAATTTGTTAACATTTGATATAAATTCATTTTTTGGTCCATTAAATTCAGCCCAATTATCAATAACTATTGAATTTATTTCATTATTATAAAATGCTGATATAAAACTGGAACCTTTCCAAGTTCCTATTTCTAAATAATTAGCACCTTCTAAACTACATATGTTATTATATAAGTGTCTAGTTTTATGACCAGACATGCCCTCCAATGATAGTATATCAGGTGTTAATTTTGATATTTTGTTATTAGAATTATCAATGGATTGATTAACATGATTAATTAGTTGTTCTAGAGTATATTTCATTTGTATTTAGTCTTTTTATTTTTAGATTATATTTATTTCATTCAAAAAAAAATGAATATTTCATTTTTTAATAGAATTCATTTTATTTCCAATAGCTGTATATATTTTTTTCTATCTCATAGTTTATTTTTTTAACATCTTTATTTGGGATGTCTTTATAGCAAATAAACATAGTTTCTATAAGCTCATCAATATTAGTCGCATCATTAAAATCTAATAAGGTCTTAGCTTTATCATGATTACAATAAGCATGTTTTACCTCATGTCTTGGTTCTACATATTTAATTGTTGAATTATATCCATATTTTTTTGATATTTCGGATACTTTATTAGCGACTTCATTTATTGTAAAATACTTATCAGCTCCTATATTAATTATTTCACTATCATACTCATCAATTAATTTCTCAAATGGTTCTAAATAATATTTAATATCGGAGAATGCTCTTGTTTGTTCACCATCTCCATAAATTAAAATTGATTCATTATTTAACACATTTCTAATGAATATTCCAATGACATTCCTATATTTATCCCAGATATTTTGATATATTCCCAACACATTATGTGGTCTAACTATATTATATCTCAATCCAAATTGTTCATTCGCTAGTTTTATATCCATCTCAACTGCATATTTAGCAATTCCATATGGATCAACTGGAATAGGCAACATTTCTTCAATGAATGGGGACTTTTGATTACCATAAACCGCCATTGAAGAGGTAAATATTAATTTACAATCATGTTTAACACACTCGTTAATTATATTAACAGAACATATAACATTATTCTCATAGTTAAATCTTCTAATAAACGGAGACAAACCTTCAGCGGCGTAGGCAGCAAAATGAAAAACAGCATCAATTTTATTTTCATTGAATACGTTAGATAAAATTTGATTATCAATTAAATCAATCTCATAGAATTTGAATCTATCATTTTTTGGTAAAAATTCTTTGTATCCACCAAATAAATTATCTATTCCTATTATATTATAATCTTTGTTTAGTAAGTGCCTTAGTAAATTATTACCTAAAAGACCAGCAACTCCTGTTATTAATATTGTTTTCATATATTTTTATTTCTTTCTAAGACGGTAAGACCATTACAGTTTGTGTAAACTTCTTTTACAATCCAATCTTGATTTTTTGATATAAAATCATTAATTGCGTTATTTAATCCTTCTTTACTTTTTTCTTTATTTTTAATTAAATCTGATGCATGTTCATATATATACTCATCTCTATCCCCGAATAGTGTTGTGTCATGAAGAATAATCCATTTATTTACATTTTTAGAGTGCAGTGTTAATTCACCAGTTAATTGGTCATATGTATGTAAAGTATCAATAAATAATAAATCTGTATTTTCTATTTCTATATTCAATGTATCTCCAGTTAGAAATTCAAAACTTATTTTATATTTTTCACACATTTTATTTATTAAATCCTCGGAAGGTTTAAAGTAATCATATTTAATATCATAACATGTTATTTTTTCTGGTTTGGCTTCTAAAAAAGACCAAGTTGAACAAGCAAATCTAACTCCCATTTCAGTAACTTTTTTACATTGACTAGCATACTTTTTTAATGTTGGTAAGTGTTCATTTATATCAGATGGTATACTACATAATGACTCATAGTGTTTACCAGGTGTAAGTATATCCTCTTTATTAAAGTAATGGTCTGTTCCACCATAATGTAATTTTATCATATTATTATTTATATTTTTTATATATTTCTTCCATTTCATTTGGCTTTATGTAATGAAAACTTATCGGAGTGGATATTCTATTTGATAAATCATTCAAATCGCTAAAATGTATTCTGTCTGAAGAATTTTCGTTATCTATAATATCTTTATAGTGTGATGGATTTTGACCAAACATGTATTTATTTTCCGTAACCTTTATGTTAAAATATTTATTAACCATTAAAGAAAAAGCAACATCTGCGCAACCATATAACCAACTTGGTCCAGATTTTGATATCTCAGTCCAATAATTATTAAATTCATCTATTATTGTGTAACACTTTTTCATAAGTGAGTTGCTAACAAAAAAACTCGCACCACCTGCAATAGCAAAAAAACTATTATCATTTTCAACGCCACATTCGTGTAAATATGGATTATCAGTCCAGATGCCACACTTTTGAGAAATCAAAAAATCTTCATTTGAATTATATTTTTTTAACTCTTCAATTAGTTTATTTTTAAATAATACATTATCACATCCACTTATACTATACCAATCATAATTTGGATTATTTTCATACATGTGTTTTAGACCAAGTTGTTGTTTAAGAAAACAACTTTCCCAATCTTCTCCGGCTCCTTCAATTGATATTAAATTATTATCAATTTCGTTAGCTTTGTGTCCTCCAAAAATATAAACATTATCAAAATCTTTTGACCAAGTTAGTTTACAAGCTGTGTATCTTTCTTTGAAGTTAACAGAAGACATAATACCTATTCCCAAATTATCTATACTCATTATTTCAATGTGTAGTTTCTATATGTAATTTCTCTACCATCTAATTGACGACCAGAATATAATTGTCTTTCATTTACAAATGGTGAAAATTTACTATCTATAAATTTAATTTGGTCTTCTTTTGACATGTTATAAACAACTTCAAAATCTGAATTATAATAAAATATATTATTTCTTCCAGGTCTATTTAGATACCCCTCATTATAGATATCAGAAATACTCTCTTCTTGATTACCAGGTACTAAAACAACATTATTCCAATCCAATCTTTTTATTTTATAATTATATTTATCTAATAAATCTTCTAACATAGATATTGAATATCCAAAATAATGACTACAATCCCAAAAGTAATCATTGTCATAATTAACTGTAAATTTTATGGGAGGTGGTATTTTTTCATTTATCTCACTTATTATCAATTCCGGTTTGTATTTAGTTAGTATTTTTTCAAGAACAAAAAAGTCATATCCATCTATATCCAATGATAAATAAAATCCATCAGGTACATTATTTTCTTCTAAAATTTGTAATATATTATCTGGGTTTACTTTTGTAGTTAAAACGGATACACTTTCATTTTTCATTTTTTCTATTTGTATTGGATATTTAGAAGGATCACATTCAAACATTAATCCTGACCATCCGTGTTCTAGTAATTTCTCAGACTGAGAGGCTTCGCTTGAACAGGAAGCACCAATATCAATAAAATATTTACTTTTTAATTTTTTAATTTCTTCAAATTCTACTTGTAAGGTTGACTCCATAATTTTATTTTTTTTTTTAGTAAGCTTCAATTACAAACTTACTTTTTCTTTAATTAAATTTTCCCAATAACTTATTTTAAGTTTATCTAGATTCCACTTTTTATTTATTATTTCTTCGTACTTTCCATTTAAAAAGTCTTCATTTATTTCACTCCATTCTTTTATAAAGAGAATGGGCAAATCTGTAAATAAATGGTGTGTATTTTCATATTTAACAATTGGTATACTACCCATATATAACGACTCCCATAATCTATGTGTATCTACACCATTTCCTCTTGGACAAAATACAAATTTAGAAGACTTTATATCCATAAGATATTTTTTATTACCTTCCCATGTTGTTTGCATATCACCAACTTTAACCCAATTTTTATCAGAAAACATATCAAATACTAATTTTCTTTCACTAATAAAAGTAGATACTGTGAAATTTATATAAGCTAAATTTTCTTTATTAATATCAGTATTAATAACATCGATAAATACATCTTTATTACCACATATTCTATGAGCAGGTGATTCATCGGTATCATTACTTATACCCAATGGAATTCCAAATGTATTATCACAATCAGTTACTCTATTAACACAAAATACATACTTAAACATTTCTGATATTTTATCAACAACCGGATAATCAGAATGACCTACAACACAAATGTTTTTTATTTCTTTATCAGGATGCAAATTACCTCTCCAAATAAAAGGACCTGTATAAAAATAATCAGTTTTTAAATATGTAATATTATTATCATTACAAAATGATAAATACCCATCAGTTGTTATTAAATCGCTTTTTTTAATATTCATCATAAATCTTTTTTAATAATTATTTTGCTCGTCTCTCCAATATGTTTTATTAACATAAAGTAAATGCCTATCAGCATGATAATAGCTTGCATATCCATTATAATCATGTGAAAATATTTTTAATTTTTTTTCAATGCTTGTTCTATTAATCTCGTCATCTGTTTTATTATAAACATTATTATCCTCTAAGTATTCTCTTATTGAATCACTATACACATATGGACCTGTTACTTTAGCTACATCATCTTTAATATTCATAATATTCCAAATACATTTATCTATACATATTTTTAATAGTTCATGATTTGCTGGAAAAATAAGCATCCATTGTACAAACAGGTTAGGATTATTTTCTCTTGTAATTACAGCACAATCATCCACTATTAAGTTTGAAAGATCTGAATATATCTCTGAGTCTATATCCAAATAAACTCCTCCAAATTTATATAAAACTAAATATCTCCATAAGTCAGCTTTCATTGCTCCTATTTTGATAGTATCAAATGCTGTAGATATTTCTCCTGGATAGTTATCATGAACAAAATTTAACATCTCATCATCACCATATAAATGATACTCATATTCTGGATTAAGTTCTAACATCTTATCTATACTTTTTTGTATAGGTTCTGGTAAAACTTTAGTATACCAAGTTTGGTATATTGATTTTGATAGTTTATTCATATTATTTTTTAATTTATATAGTTGTTACTCCAACCTCGGTAACAACTTTAGATGCACATTTATTAGCAAATTTTATAGATTTTATTATATCTTTTGTTTTGTGATACTCAGAAACTAAAGCGGCTATAAATGCATCACCGGCCCCGGAAGAATCTTTTACTTCTACTCTTTTAACTGGATAGTTTATAGATTTATAATTAGAACCGTTAGCACCATCAGTGTGAATAATCTTACTTTTTAATATATCAGTTAAATAACTTTTTGAATTATTAAATTCAAAATCATTTATTTTTATAAACTTTGCTTTTTCAGCCCATGGTCCTAATATTTTTTTGGTGTCTATAAAGACACAATCATGTTTAGAACATATAAATTCTATATCAGATTCTGTAAGAAATCCTTTATTATAGTCAGAAATAACAATTATATCATAATCAAAATTAATTTCTTCTATTTTAACTCTTCTAATATCATGTGGTGAGTCAACTCTAATAAAGGTGTGATTACTTTTTTTATGAACGTATCGAGTTTTAGTTATGTTATACCAATTAAAATTGGTCAATATATCACAATTTCCCATCAATGACTTTATATTTCTTTGAACATTTTTAGCCATTCCTGGATTTTCACTTTGGTCTATAACATTAAGAACTGGAACCGGAACATCTGGACATAATCGATCAGCATTACAATAAACAAATATATCTCTACAACTTTCACCAATTACTAATATTCTACTCATAATTAATATCTTGATTTTCTTTCAATTATAATAGCAGGTCTTCCACTTTCTTTAGCTCCCTTAAATGCTTTTAAAACATCAACACCAGTAACCGGATCGATAACAGGAAAATCAACTACTTCTTTTAAAAGATTTGTAAAATCTTGATGATGAGTTGGCCCAGAATAAAATGGTCCACCGAAAGCTTCAATAGCTCTAATAATCACTGGTACTTTGAATTCACCATGTGAAATTCTCTCTATTTTATCTATATGATTACCAATAGCATCCATAGCGACTAACATAAAATCATGTCTTTCAAAATATAATACGGGTTTAAATCCTTCAAAAGACATACCTATTGCTAATCCAGACATAAGATTCTCAGCCACTGGTGTTTCTAATTTTTGATCCATTGGAACATTTTTGAGTGTTCCCATAGCATCACCTTTCGCAACATTGTATCCAATGAAAATCATTCCATCCTCACCAAACTCAGTCATCATTTGATGAACAGCGTCTTTATATGAAATACTCATATCGTCTAATTCTTCATACTCTGGATATTCAAATTTCTTCAATAATGGAAAATATTCTTCATCTGTTTTTACTTTTGTTTTAGACAAATCAATCATACCTGGTTTTCTAGCATGTGGATATGTTATTTCATAATGATATTTTAAAACAGATGGTGAATTCCATTCATACTCTGCCGTTTTACCCCATCTCTCATCATTTGTAGATTCAACAGAACGATTATTATTTTCAATAACAAAAGTACAAGGTAAATCAAAACCATCAACATATCTTACAGCTTCATAAGTATGACCAGAATCTTCAGTCCCATCACCTATAAAACACCAAACTTTTTTATCAGACCCTTTTCTTTTAAGAGCCCATGCTATTCCAGCAGCAATTGCAGGAGTTCCACCAATTATTGCAGAACAAAAGAAATTTCTTTCTCTATCATAGATAAACATACTTCTACCATTAAGAATTCTATCTTCTACTGTTTCTGGTGGAATACCATGAAGTAGTGCGTGATAATGACTTCTATGATTAGAAATAACATAATCACCTTCTTTTATATTTTTGAAAATTTCAATTAGTTGATCTTCATTACCACCAGATAGGTGGAAAAGAAATGGTAATTTATTATCCATATATAAATCACCAATCCTATTTTCAAAATCTATTAATTCTTCTTTAGTCCATTGTTTTCTCATTTCAATTGTTTTTTATTTTTTATTTATATTTATCATTATTCGACCGGCATTTCCAGTTTTTAATAAATCAAATGCTTCATTAATTTCATCTAAATTAAAATGGTGTGTTACTAATTTGTCAAAATTTAATAATCCCATTTTATTTAATTTTATATATCTAGGTATATCTTCTGATGGATTTGTTTTTCCACCTTGAGTGGCTTTAATAGTTTGACCGTTACCCGAAAATAATTTATTAGCGTTTGGAATAGTAACATTACTACCTGGTTTTGATTGACCAACTAAAATCAATCTACCATTACCCGATAATTTAGGAATCACAGACTCAAGTGCTGACACAACACCAGTTGTATCTATAATCACATCTATACTACCATCTTTTATAACATCATTTATATCTAATTTATTAATATTAAAATAAGAATTAGCACCAATCTCTTTTGATAATTCTTCTTTATCATCATTAATATCAACTCCAATAATAGGATAAGCATTTGACAATTTAGCGGCTTCTATAAGATGTAATCCCAATCCACCACAACCAACTACTAAAACACTTTCTCCAAATTTAACTTGAGCTTCATTTGTTATTGTTCCTATTGCTGTTGTCATAGCACATCCTAATAAGGCGCAAAGTTCTTCAGGTGTATCATCAGGAACTGTTGTTAATCTATTTTCAGAAACAACAGAGTATTCACTAATTGTTGTTACTTTACCACTAGACATCTTTTTATCATTGTAAATGTAACTAGGAAAGTTTGATTCGATTCCATCACCTTTTCTCCAATGCATAACAACTTTATCTCCTACTTTAACAGTTGTAACTCCTGGGCCAATTTCTTCAACAATTCCACAACCTTCGTGTCCCATAAGATGAGGAACAAATCCAGCATTTCCTTTTTGACCGGCAATTTCTTGTAATTGAGCTCCACAAAGACCACTTACTAATATTTTTACCAGTACTTGACCTATTTGTAGTTCTGTTGTCTCAACTATATCTACAGATAATGGTTTGTTAATTTCCGTTAAAATAGCGGCTTTAAATTTCATATTAATTAATTATTTTTTTTACATTTTTATATACAGGAGTTTCCATATACCCTAATCTTCTAGAGTATCTATGAGCATATACTTCTTTGTTTAAATCTAATGAGTCTATTATAAATAGAAAAGAACTTTCAATAGTATGAACTTCTTTAGCATTTTCTATTACTTTCAAGTAGTCAAATATATTATCAGTTAATTCTCTAATTGGTCTTATTATTTTTAATCCTTCTAAACTTATTCTATTCATATCGACCTGAAATCTATTATCATCATGTATAAAAATATATTTACTGTCGTTATCTAAATTAAAATAGTTAAATATAATAGACTCTCTTTTATCATCTCTATCAACTCTAAAGTTGGACCATCTAGATTCAAAGTCTATTCCAAATTGATTATAAAATGAAACATCAAAACTAACAGAGTTGGTATAATACATATCATTAAATCCAACCGTTATAATATCTGATATATTATTATTTTGTAAATAGTTTATAACATCTAAATCACTAGGTAAGGATATAATATTTATATTATCCAAGTCTCTATACATGAATTCAACACTTTCTTTATTATGTGGTTTACAAAACAAAGAAATATTATTATAGTCAGATGAAAACTTTCTAACAAGTCCATTACAAATAATGTGGTCACCAAGACCTAAATGATGATAAATATATTTCATTATCCTATTACATTTTTTATTAATATCCAATAATCTGGGTGTCTAATATCATCTTCATCAAAGACATCACCAACAAATTCGTAGTTATTTCTTATAGTAGGAAAAGGCCTAATTTCTCCTCCAAATCTTAAATTAAATTCAGAGTGTTCCACACAATTATTAATTATCAATGGATAAACAAACTGTCCTAAAAAATCTTGATCACATCCTTTTATCGAAAATTTAGACCAATTACTAATCATATTAAGTAATCCTATCCTTCTCATTAGACCATTTCTAGATCCCCACATTCCACCTAAAATAGGAACCGTATGATAAGGATGGTCTCTCATTATATGGAAATCTTTATCTGAATTTAACCACTCATTAATAGCAGAAAATTCTCTATCAGAAAATCTTGAATCACAATCTCTAGAAAGAAAAATATCAACATCGATATCTTCCGCTGCCCAGAATCTCCAAAACATTCCATGAAAAGAGTCTTTTGAATTAACTAAAATAACTTCAACATTATCTCCTTTAATTGATTCTATTAATTTTTTATTACAGTTTTCATCAATATAAAATCTACAAATCCATCCTGGAAAATAATACTTAGCTTGTTCAATATTTTTGAGAGCTCCCTTCCAATACATGGGATGATCACCCCAAAGTGAGTAAGCAATAACATTTTTCATTATATTTGAAAGTCATTTTTTATAAAAACAGAATCCCATTGAATGTTACCAAGTAATTTATAACCTTTACTTGATAAAAACTCGGTTTCTTTTTCTAAACCATAGTTATTTTCTATCATAAATACACCTATATCTACTTTATCAAAATTAATAGAATTTAAGACTTGTAATTCAGCACCTTCTACGTCTATTGAAATAAAATCGATTTTTGTAATGTTGTGTTTATTAAAAAGAGATTCAAGTCTTACCGCTTTCATAGGAATTTGTTCTTTTCTCGAATATAGCTCGTGACCCTCAGGATGATTACTATACATTTCCAACTCTCTGTTAATTCTTTCTAAATGTTGAGTATTATAGAATTCCATAATACCACTAAGAACATTACAAGGACCTTCTATTGATAGAAAGTTGATATCCATCTCGACATCAGAAATTGCACAGTTTTCAAAAATAGAGTTAGGTCTTGGATGTTGATTTCTTTTATTAAATTCTACTGGATTTGGTTCAATTAATAAACCCGACCAATTTCTTTCCATTTCAAAAAACCAAGTATTAGAAGCTCCAAAACCATCTAAAGCTCCAACTTCTACAAAAACACCATTTGATTTCCCTTTAAATATTTGCTGGTCAATAATTAAATCTTGTTGTATTTGTGATTTACTATTATTCATTAATTTATTCAAATATTTTATATAAGAAAGATTTTATATTCTCAATCTTATTATTTTCTGGTATATTATAGTCTGTAAACCATGGTTGGTTTAACTTCTCTAAATATTTATCATCGTTTTTGTCTAGTTCAATAATATAACCAATTAAGTCATCTTCACTTTTAAAGTCATAATAGTTAATAAATGATTTTGTATTAAATTCTAATCCAATATCTGGATTTCCCCAATAAATTGGCATTGAATTTACAGTCATTGGTTCCATAATCTTTTCAGTGGTATAACCAGAGTGTTGCGGTCTATAAGCATTATTCTCAAAAGATATTGAGAATTTATACTCAGATTGAAACTGTCTTTTATTCTGAACAGGTCCTCCGATATTATTCATAAAGGCACCACCAGAGTCAACTTTTTTATACTTTGACAACTTAGTAAAGAAACTGTTTCTTTCAGCACAATTACCATTTGAAACTATAAAGTTACAGAATTTTCTTTTGGCTAAACTTTTATCAATTTGTTTAGGATTCTGTAAGTCATAGTATCCTGGATAAAGTAAATAATGAGGAAGTCGATAATTTCTCGGATCATCCAAATAATCAAATGAGAAAGACCAATCACAATAATCTAAAGGTGGAGCTATGTTTTCTCCAGTGTAAAATATTTTTTTACAATTTAATTCTTGATGTTGATTTCCAAATAAAGAAAAGAAAAGATAGTCTGGACTATTAGAAATCTCAACATCAAATTTTTCTTTTAACAGATTATAAAAATAATTATCTGTTCTATTAAATCCTCCCCAAAAATCTGAGAAATTTATTTTAATTTTTTTCTTTTCCATTATACTAAAATTCTTTTTTCAACTTCCATAAGTTTTCTTTTATTCCAAGTAATATCATCTTCTCCCCATTTAGCATTATAAGCTTGATCAGCTCCATCAGCCTGTCTTTTACCTGCTGCGTAATGTAAGTGTTCAAAAGTTGTTTCATCGTTTATTCTATCATCATATAATAAATCCAAATCTTTAAGATTCATATAAAGTTCACAATCTGAAAACATATGATTGTAAGCGGGATGATAAATTGTCATATTTAATTTCTTTAAACAACCGTAAGTCATTATAGGAATTGTGATTGCAGGGTGTAACATATTAGTCGAATCGGGTAATTGATAACCATCTCTAACCATCAATCCAACATCTCCTTTACCTTCAAATTTATTTATAAGATAAGTGTCCCATCCTTGAGGTGCCATAAAGTCATCAGAAGCAAAAACAACGATATCATCATCTTTACATTGCCCCATCTTAATTCCTAAATTAGAAGATAATTGATGTGATGGGTAACAAACTCCAATTTTATTTGTATTTAAAGTAATTAAATAATTTTTAGAAAGATATTCTTTTAACTCATCAGAATGTTGTTGCCAATTAACAGCAACATAGGTTTGAATATTTTCTGGGTTATCAGATCTTTTAATCCACTCAGAGTGCATTTCTTTAAATTGAGTAGGTCTTAATGTGCACCATAAAATGTGTATCATACTATATTTATTTTTTTTAAGTCGCTTTTCATCATTATTTTTACAAGTTCTTCGAATTTAACTTTTGGCTCCCAACCTAAAACATCTTTAGCTTTAGAATAGTCACCGAGTAAAATATTTACTTCAGCTGGTCTATAATATTTTTCATCGATTTCAATAATTGTGACTCCATTATCTAAAACACCTTTTTCATCTGCTCCTTCACCAACCCAATTAATATTCCAACCACATTCCTTACAAGCTAATTCAACAAATTCTTTTATATTATGAGTTTCACCAGTAGCAAGTACATAATCATCAGGAGTTTCCTGTTGCATCATTAACCACATTCCATATACAAAATCTTTAGCATATCCCCAATCTCTTTTTGAATAGAGATTACCTAATCTTAGTTTCCGAATATCCAAAATTCCATTATCAAATGAATTTTTTATAGAACTAAGAGCTAAAGTGATTTTTCTGGTCACAAAAGTTTCACCTCTACGTTCTCCTTCATGATTGAAAAGTATTCCATTACATACATAAAGACCATAAGATTCTCTATAGTTTTTTGATATCCAAAGAGCATACATCTTAGCACATCCATAAGGACTTCTTGGATGCATAACAGATTCTTCTGTGTATCCAGTTAATGGCATATTATAACCCATACCACCGTATAATTCAGAAGTTGATGCTTGATAAACTTTTGCTTTAGGACAATGATTTTTAACGGCTTCTAAAATAGCAAGTGTTCCTAATCCATCACATTGAGCGGTATAATAAGGGATTTCAAAACTCACTTTAACATGAGATTGAGCAGCTAAATTATATATTTCATCAGGTTGTATTATTGAGACCAAATTTGAAATTACTAGTGGGTCTGTTAAATCACCATAATGAAGTTTTAATCTATCAAAAATATGGTCGATTCTATCTGTGTTAAAAGTAGAAGCTCTTCTAATAATACCGTGAACTTCATAATCTTTTTCAAGTAATAATTCAGCAAGATGTGAACCATCCATACCGGTAATACCTGTAATTAGTGCAATTTTATTTGACATAATCTGTATAAGTTTTTTGTATTCCCTCTTTAAGGGATGTTTTATAAGTCCACCCAATTTCTTTTAATCTAGAAACATCAGAAAGTTTTTTTGGAGTTCCATCTGGTTTATCAGTGTTGAAATAGATATCACCATTAAAACCAACTACTTCTTTTACTAAATGGGCTAAGTCTTTAATTGTTAAATCTTCACCGGTTCCAATATTCACTATTTCAGATGAATTATAATTATTCATAAGGTAAACACAGGCATCTGCTAAATCATCAACGTAAAGAAACTCTCTCATAGGAGTTCCGGTTCCCCAGATTTCAACAATATCTTTCTCTTCAACTTTTGCTTCGTGAAATTTTCTAATCATTGCTGGTAGAACGTGTGAGTTATTTAAATCATAATTATCATTTGGACCATAAAGATTTGTAGGCATAACTGAAATAAAGTTATCACCATATTGTTTATTAAATGATTGACACATTTTGACTCCAGAAATTTTAGCAATAGCATAAGCATCATTAGTTGGTTCTAAAAGACCAGTTAGTAAATACTCTTCTTTTATTGGTTGTGTACAATGTTTTGGATAGATACAAGTTGAACCTAAAAAAAGAAGTTTCTTTACCCCATTATCATGAGATGCTTTTATAATATTTGACTGAATCATTATATTCTCATAAATGAAATCGGCTCTGAAATCATCATTTGCTTTAATACCACCAACTTTGGCTGCTGCTAAAAATACATATTCAGGTCTCTCAAAATGAAAGAATTGATTTACTTGAAACTGATTTGTTAAATCTAATTCTAGTCTAGATTTTGTTATTATTTTAGTATAACCTAAGTCTTTTAGTCTTCTAACTATTGCTGATCCAACCATTCCATTGTGACCAGCTACAAATATTTTTGAATCTTTATTCATTTAACTACTTCTATTTTTATCTTTTTATCTTTTTTATATTTTTCCCATTCTTCAGAATTCATCATATCTGGAAACCTCTCTCCCCCATTACAGGATTCACTAACATAAAGTTTACCAGGAACAGAACACCCACAGTAAATACACTGACGAGACTTAAGACAATCGTTTTTACATATACTAACACGGAAAAGAAACTGTTCTTTTTGGTGTTCAGGTAATAAATTGAATTTATCACCAAACATTTTTAAGTGTCCTTCTACAAATTGAAAAATTTTATTAATCATTTAATAATTGATTTAATTTTTGTTCTCTTAATCTAACTCTTCTATCACACCCAATAATATTGTATTCATCAGAAATAGTTGTCATTTTTAATTCAAATGGTCTGATATAGTGTAAGAAAATATAATTATTTTTACCTAATTTTTCTAATTTTTCTTTTAAATCAGAGTAATTTTTAAATTGTATTATTTCACAATGTGAGATAATTTCTCCAATAATATTTATATATCCAGTAACAAAATATTTAACAGAACATCTTGAAAATGGTGTATAACCATCTATCAAAATGTTAAATTCTTCTAAAAAAATCTTCGCCAAATCCTCATCGCTATTTTTTATAAAGTCTTTTAAATTAAAAGTATTTTTCCAGTCAGCCATTTAATAATTGATTTAATTTTTGTTCTCTTAATCTCATTGTCCTTTATCTAAAAAATCTTTAGCTAATGGTTCATAACTATTCTTTATAAACTGTTCAATATTTTCTTTACTCTTCCAGTTTCCCACAAAATATTATATAAAAAAAAAGAGAGAAGTTACTCTCTCTTTTTTTTTACTCTTCACTTTTCTTCTTACGAGTTTTTTTCTTTTTTTCAGATTCAATAGTGACAACCATTTTTTCTGTTTCACTGCTGTAATCAAGAACTAAATTTGAACCTTTTTCAGGATTATACTGAATAATATCTTCTGTTAAAACATCTTCAACGTGACGCTGAATAGCTCTTTTCAAAGGACGTGCTCCATATTGAGGATCAAATCCTTCAGAAGCTATATACTCAATTGCTGAATCAGTAATAGTAAGTTTATATTCCATTTTCTCAACTCTTTCAATTAGTCTTTCTAATTCAATTTTAATAATTTCATTAATATCATTTTTAGAAAGTGAGTTAAACATAACCACATCATCAACACGATTCAAGAATTCTGGAGCAAATTTCTTCTTTAACTCTTTTTCAATCACTGCTTTAGTTTCTTCTTCAGCAGCTGCTAATTTGTTTTTTGTTGAGAAACCAACACCTGTTCCGAAATCTTTCAATTGACGTGAACCTGTGTTAGAAGTCATAATGATAATACTATTTTTAAAATTAACTTTACGACCCAATGAATCTGTTAATTGACCATCATCTAAAACTTGTAGTAGTAAGTTGAAAACTTCAGGATGTGCTTTTTCAATCTCATCTAATAGAATAACCGAGTAAGGCTTTCTTCTAACTTTTTCAGTCAACTGACCACCTTCATCGTGTCCGACATATCCCGGAGGAGCTCCTACTAAACGAGATACTGCGAATTTCTCCATATATTCAGACATATCAATTCTAACAAGAGCATCTTCTGAATCAAAAAGATATTTAGCTAAAACTTTAGCCAACTGTGTTTTACCAACACCAGTTGGCCCTAAGAACATAAATGAACCAATAGGTTTATTTGGATCTTTAAGTCCAACACGACCTCTTTGAATGGCTTTAACAATTTTCTTTACAGCCTCATCTTGTCCGATTACTTTACCAGCAATCGCAGTTGACATTTTAGACAATTTTTCATTTTCATTTTGAGAAACTTTAGTTACAGGAACTCCCGACATCATTGCTACAACCTCGGCTACTGCATCTTCATCAACAGTTTGACGATTGTTTTTCTGATCGTCTTCCCAAGATTTTCTAGCTGTTTCTAAATCTGTGTTTAATTGACGTTCTACATCTCTTAACTTAGCAGCCTCTTCATATTTTTGTGAACGAATAACATCGTTCTTTTTATCTTTAATCTCGACGAGTTTCTTTTCAATATCGGTAATTTCTTTTGGAACATTGATATTGGAAATATGAACACGTGCTCCTACTTCATCAAGTGCATCAATAGCTTTGTCTGGTAGAAATCTATCATTAAGATATCTTTCTGTTAAATCAACACAAGCTTTGATAGCATTTTCAGTATAGGTAACATTATGATGTTGTTCGTATCTATCTTTAATGTTATGTAGAATCTGAACAGTTTCTTCACCTGTAGCTGGTTCAACTTGAACTTTCTGAAAACGTCTTTCTAAAGCTCCATCCTTTTCGATGTGTTTACGATATTCGTCTAATGTAGTTGCTCCGATGATTTGAATTTCACCTCTTGCAAGTGCTGGTTTCAACATATTAGAAGCATCAAGTGAACCAGAAGCACCACCAGCACCAATAATAGTGTGAATTTCATCAATGAAAAGAATCACATCTGGCTCTTTTTCCATTTCAGCCATAAGTGCTTTAATTCTTTCTTCAAACTGACCACGGTATTTAGTTCCAGCGACCATTGAAGCCAAGTCAAGCATTACAACTCGCTTATTGAAAAGTAAACGAGATACTTTTCTTTGAACAATACGAAGTGCCAAACCTTCAGCGATTGAAGACTTACCAACTCCAGGTTCTCCAATAAGAATTGGATTATTCTTTTTTCTTCTGGAAAGAATTTGAGAAACTCTTTCAATTTCTTTTTCTCTACCTACGATTGGGTCAAGTCTTCCATCTTCAGCCATTTTAGTTAAATCACGACTGTAAGTATCTAAAACAGGAGTTCTTGATTTACCCTCGCTCTTTTTAGAAGAAGATCCAAACTTATCATCATCATCATCATCTTCCAATGCCATTTTGATGTCTGGACTCACATAGTCTTTACCCTCTAATTTGTTTGTTTTTTTATTCATCATAAAGTGTTATTTTTATCTTTTTATTATATGTTATTATTTTTATAAGTTTCATTTAGTATTTCATCAATAATTTCATCTCTTCTTTCATCAAAGGGTTTGACAATTGAATAATCACTAATAATCTCCATAACAATTAATTTTGTAGTTGGATCTGTAGTGATTGATCTGATAATACAACCGTGTGCTAAAAATCCAGTAGATGATATTGAAAATTTATACTCAGAAGCAGACAACATCTGATTTCTTTTATCAAAGAGATTAAAAAAGTAATCTTTGTTATTTTGATTATAATCAACAGATATAGTTATATCAATTGTTTGCCCATTACTTTGAACCATTTTGGCATATCCAAAAGTATTATTAGCAGTATCAATTGAATATTGAATACTTAAATCTCTAGCAGTAAAACTATCATCACCTATTTTAAACCACCTCATTTAGGCTAATTTAAAGTTTTTTAGAAAGTCTCTTAAAAAGACATTCTTATTACCACCGACAAATTTAATCCATTCTTCGTAAACTTTTTTATCACTTTTACTTTCGGATGTTTTTATCTTTTGAGCCAACATATATGAAGTTGTATAATAATCAGAACGAATCAATTCACCATAGTTTTCAATAACCCAATCTTCAAAGTCAGGATATTTTTTACGATTAAAAACACGCTCATCAACAATAAACACAACAGCGGTTAATTGGTCACCCAAGTCTGGTTCATTAAAAGTTGCAAAATCAATTCTATTTTCATCTAATGTTAAAACATGATTATTAAGTGATCCGAAAGGTAATCCATCATCACCACTTCTATGATTTGTAGTGCCACCATTTAAGATAATAAATGTTTTCCAGTTATCAGCCCAATCATCATAGACACAACTAGCATTAATATTCATTTTACTTAATGATTGAGGCATTTTAACCATCTGACCATATTCAACTACGGCATGTCCGTATTGAATTGCTTGTTGTATTGGTGAAATGTTGTATGGAACAAGACCATACATTCTGAGTTCTAATTTCTGTTTCATAGAAATTATATTACTCAAGTATTAAATGTTTGATTTTTGTTAACATATTTATTTGATAAATTTCTATTACCAAATTGTTTCATTCCGGTAACTTCCATAAGTAACCTATCATTAATAAATTTAGGAATTTTTACTTCATATTCCATAGACGGAACTTCAATTTCAGCAACAATAAGATGATGTCCATTATTGAAAACATCAACTTCCCATTTTAAATCACCATCTGGGTAAATTAGTCTTTCTTTAGAAATATATTTTGATTGAGATATTTTACACCGCTCAACAAACTGATTAAAATCTTCTGAAGAGATTGTTTTTTCATCTTCTTCGTTTATACCAGGTGCTATATTTTTTTTGATTGTATGAACAAAATAGAATCCCTTTACATCAGAGTAACAAGAACGAGCTCTTTCCCAGATGCCTTCTGAATTCTTCAAATACCATTGAAATATCTCAATGGTTTCAATTGGTTCTCCTTTTGGTATTGCCTTTAAAAGGTATTTTCTTTCAATTTCAATATTCATTTTACCTACTATTTAATTCATTAATAGTGGTCCTTGTAGGACTCGAACCTACGACTCTCTCGTTATGAGCGAGATACTCTAACCAACTGAGTTAAAAGACCATAAAAAAACCTACCAAATTTGATAGGTTTTTTATTATTCGATTGTTGCAGCCCGTAGAGGATTCGAACCTCTGTATCCTAATGAAAAGTTAGGCGTCCTCTACGTTCACAAATTTCTGTATCTCTTTTAAGAGTCCACTAGACGAACGGGCCAAGTTTTTTTAGTATGGGGTTTGGTACCCACCCTACTTACTCATTTCAGTAGACCCCCTAATTAAAGGGAAAAGTTAACCACTACGAAAACTTCGTGGTCGGTTTGAGTCTTGCTCTCAATGGTTCCAATGAACCGACCAGAAAAGGTTGAGATTACACCTTATTACGACAGAACTTTTGTTAGATTATGGTTTCCCTTCTTATCCACTCCCTTTTGAGAAGTATTCTGCCAATACCGGTTAGTTAGACTAACCACTCCTTAAGTTACTAATTACTCTCCATTTAATCCACTTACTCAACCTTGCGAGCTGACTCGAGGTTCGACCCTCTATAAGCTTTTCGATGAAATCACATCAGCCTTTCGAGCTTCAGTGGCCGTGAACACTCACGACTAAGTAGGTACCTTTCACCAGTAACTAGGTAACACTTTCGATTTAAGTTTTTACATTTAAATTGTAGTGCTTTGTAGATTTTGTCGAAGTTGTGGTTACCTTTCAGCTCCCAAATCTTTTGAACTCAGGAATACTGGACAACTCCGTGTGATGCCTCCATCACAACTTTTTAAGATATCTTCACAACAACTCTCCTGGTAGAGAGTAGAGTGTCAAGTAACAGCACCACCCGTACACTTGATTGTCTTTCAACTTTAAGACACCTCTTAAGTTGGACTCCGCAATGATGAAGACCGGTGAGTCAACACTTCTCGCAACAGACCTATGGGTTATTCCTATTCCTCTTCCGAGGTCAACCAAACAATCTACAATTGCCTGGTCACAAACTCATTTGGTCTACAGTGTTACCCTCGACTACTCAGAATTTGTGGTATCCCACTTGCTTACTCGACCTCAATTGTTCCGAAGAACTTTCAAGACGCAAATCCATTTTGCTTTGGATTCACTTTATCCTCCTTTCGAAGTTTATTTTAAGGACTATAAGCCGCCCTTCTTTTCACAGTCAGCCGAAACCGACTGTTAAAGACAATATTTCAAAGAACGTTGTTCTCCGTTGAGAACTCTTTTGTAGCGGAGACTGGACTCGAACCAGTGACCTCAAGGTTATGAGCCTTGCGAGCTTCCAACTGCTCTACCCCGCGATATATTTTTATACTCTTTATTTCAATTTTGTTTTACAAAGATAAGTAAAGTTTTTCAATCTACCAAATCTTATGTAAAGATTTTTTGTTTAACTTATATCAGACGTTTCTGATTTGTTTTACAAAGATAAGAAGAATATTTTAATCTACCAAATCTTTTTTATTTTTTTGTGGGAAAGGTTAGGACTCGAACCTACGAAGATCATTTGAGACCAGTCACGTTACAACGTAACTCCATTTGCCGCTCTGGAACTTCCCCATGTTTGTGAATACAAAGATAAGTCAAGAATGTGGTTCTGCCAAATTTTTAGTGAAAAAAATTAAAATTAATTTAATTTAGGAGTAAAAGGTAGTAAGTCACTACTATCAATGATATTTAACTTTTTACAGACTTGAACAAATGCTTCTGCAATTTTGAATGTTTCATCTAAAGTATCAAAGAAAAAAGTATGTCTGACCCACTCATCTTCATTTTCATGGTCTTCTATATTTCTTAATACAGTTCCAATATAATATTGTTCATCGTGATAAGCAAAAGATAATTGAGCATAAAACTCAGCATCATCTATTGGTTCTTTAGAAGTTGCATAGAATGAAGTTAAAAGTGAACCTTCAAATCTTTTATAATCTTTTTTAAATCTTTCAATAATAGGAAATCTATAAATAAGTTTTTTTAACTCACTCTCAGTATTGATTTTATTAGAGTGTCTATAAAAAGGTCTTAAAGTAGGACTATCGGGTTCGAACTCACCCATTAGGTTAGGAATCTCATACTGAGATTTCATTTCTTCATCGTCAAATCCAGCTTCTTCAGTAAATCTTCTAATTTTCATAGGTTATATATTATTTCTAATAAGTCTAAATTTCTGTTGTATAAACGTTCTCTTCTAAATAAGTTAATAAATTCTCTAAAAGATTATCAGCTCTTTCAAAAAATTCTTTAGTTTTTTTGAATGTTTTATTTGCTGTGTTATAGTCTATTCCTCTATTAACATAGAATGCTTCTATTAATTCATCTGGAACAAATATTCCAGAGTATTTTAATTGCATAACATAAGGCATTACTACACTTTTTGGATTGTGACCGAAACCATCATCTAAAACATCAGCATATGATGGTGGAAGTTCTGTGCCGGAATAATCATTAGCCCCGTCGTCACCATGAACATAAAAAGCCGCAACTTTTCCTTCTAAATGATTTCTAAATAAGTGATTATAATCTCCTGAACGGCCAAATTTACCTGTAATTTCCGCATTTTTTATATTGTCAGCTCCCATTAAATTTTTAGCATCATCTATTGTGAGTGTTTGATTAACACAAACAAGTCTATCAAAAAGTAATTTGATTTGTGAAGTCAAAGCATGCCAGTGAATTGGTGAAACAATAATAAAAGCATCACATTCTTTTAAGAGTTGATAAACTCCTTCTTCTTTTAACAAATCTGGTTTTTCAGAATCACCTTTGAAATAACAAGAACATGAGAAATGACAATGGAATCCACCAGATGTAGAGACACATCCCTTACATGGTTGAATAATAGGTCTTTTTGATTGATTAACAGCCAAATCTATAACTTGAAAGTTGATAAAAGGTGACCATTTTTTTATGATATAATCAACTACTTTATGAGTCTTAGACTCCATACCAGAACAAGTCTCAGGGTCTCTTGGTGAGCCCTGAAAAACTAAAACCCGTGGTTTCCAATCCCCTAATTTTCTTATTTTCATTAAGGGTATATATTAAAAACTAAAATCAACTAAGAGTATATCCAACAAAAAATATTTTTTCATTATTGATTAGTCTTTCTAAGGCTGTTGGATCCTCTGATTCAATAAGATAATGAACACCATTTGGTTTCATTAAAAAAAAGTATTTTACTCCTTTTATTTCAACATCATACATTCTTACGTGATATGGATAGTCTTTTAAATCAAAACCTCGCGTCCAGGAAATAATTTGATTTTGTTCCTCGTTAGTTTCACAATTAACACTCTTAAAAGAGTAGAAGTCTTCTGGCTCATTTACAAACCAAGTCTTTTTTTCTTTGTCAAAGTAAACTTTATTCATACTAATCTAAATATTTTTTTACCACATCTGATAAAGTCTTTTTAAGATCTTTATCAATGACTACCTCTTCATCAGCAACCAATAGATAATTTACATCAATATCAACATCTGTGATATGAGTTTCACCATCTTCTGGTTCCATATATGATGAAGGTCGATACCAATGCCAACCTTTAATAGTCAGTTCAAATCCAATACAAACTTCAATTCCTTTGAAATCAAAGTATAAATACTGGTCTTCTTCTGAGTAAGAACCATCGTTTTCAACAATAAGATATTCCCAATCTTCGAATACCTCTTTGCTTGTTAAAACTAAGTTATCAAAATCAATTACGTGCTCAGTAGAAATCATATATATCCTTATTATTTATACAAAGATAGTATAAATATTCAATTTTACAAAAATTTGAGGGGTTTTTACAACAAAATAATTTTACTAAATCCTTCATCGGATGTAGGCTCTTGATAAGAATCTATCATTGATTTTATTACCGATGGTGGTATCCATTTATTTTCTTTTGAATTTCTATCAATATTTCTCATTTGATACTGCTCATCAGAAAGTATAGGAAAAACAACAGCGATTTTATAAAAATTATCATCAAAATATCTCAAAGTTTGAGATCTTCTTTTTACTGTCATATTTGTCATATCAACAATAGTAGATGTTTTAGTTAAATTAGCATCAGTTAGTCTTTCTGCTAAAACTCTATCAACTAATTTTTGGTCGACTGTTTCAAATGCCTTATTGTAATCTCTGGTTCCAGCAACCTCCATTACTATTTCGTCTCTAGAGATAACATTTATAGTAGGATAATTATTTCTTATCCAAGTGGACTTGCCGGATAAAGTAGGTCCAACAAGTAACATAACAAAAGGCTCTTTTAAATTCATAATACAAATATATATAAAATAAATTTAAGTAAAGAAATTTAATATATAAATTATGATTTTAAGATACAATTCTTTTATTGAAAATGATTTACTTTTTGAAAGTTTAATCAATGAAACTTATGTTTACTTTGTAAAAGATTTTAAAGATGTTCTTAATAAGTTATCAAAGCAATCTGAAATAGCAAAAGACTTAATTGATTTAGAATATAAAGATGTTAAAAATGATATGACTTTTATATCTCTTTCTGATAGAGAAGGATATATCTCAGGTTCTACTTTAAGAAACTTAAAAAAGAATGTAGAAAAATCCTTTACTGATTGGGCCAAATCTATGAAATTATCGGATGAACATATTCAAAGTGTTTTAAATACACTAATCAATAAAATTGAAAAAGGGGAAACTAGTCAATCGGATGTTAATCATCTTTTTAAGGAGTATGATTTAGGAACTAAATCAAGAAACGATGTTAAATTAGGTAGGTTAATAAACGCGCTTCTTCCAGGTAAATATACACCAAAAGATATTGAAGAATTTACTAATAAATTTAAAGCATCTTTATCAAAACAAGGTGAGTATTTTGAGGAAGTTTTTGGAGAAGATATAAATCACTGGTATAATGCTGATAACTATAAAGAAATGTCTGGAACTTTAGGTAACTCTTGTATGGCTAGAAAATCCGGGTTGTTTGGAATTTATACCGAGAATCCGGATGTTTGTAAATTACTTATCTTAGTTGAAGATGATAAAATTATTGGTAGAGCCTTAGTTTGGAAGTTAAGCTCAATTAAAATATATGGAAAAGATCCAGCACAGGACAGTTGGTTTATGGATAGACAATATACTATTAAGGATTCTGATGTTGAAAAGTTCAGAAATTATGCTAAAGAAAAAGGTTGGATTTACAAATCTTCTAATAATCATCACTCATTTACTAATGTAACAATAGAAGGTGAAGAAAAAAATGCCACATTAGAGGTTCAAGTTAAAGCAAAAAACTACGGAAGATATCCTTATATGGATACTTTTAGAAGATTTGATCCAAACGAAGGAATTCTTTACAACGATGATGATGAAGATGAAAGTTACGAAGGTCAATATATTTTAAATGATACAGGTGGTAGTTATGAAGAAATTGCATCTGGTGTTTGGTCTGAGTGGCATGATAGAAGAATTCCACATGATCAAGCAGTTTGGTCTGATTGGGCAGATTCTTATTTGAATAGAGACTATGCAACTTATGTAGAAACAGGTTCTCGTAGAAATAGGGACTCTTGGTATCCAGAAGATTGTGATGATATTGTTTATGATGAATGGATTGATGAACCAATTCACACAGATGACGCGGTATATTCAGAAGCATATGGATACTCTATTTATGACCAAAATGCTGTTGAAGTTATCAATCGTATAGATAGTGATGGTGAAGCATTAGGAGCCGATTCAAACTGGTATCATAGAGATGATGATGATATAATTAGAGCAGGTGAATACAGAAATCAAATTTGGTATGATGTTCTTTCAAAAGAATGGAGTAACTGGGTTGATTATGATTGGGCTTTAAGAGAATTATTTACTTTAGATTATAAAGATGAACCTATTCCAATTCAATTCCAATTACAAACTTATAAGATTACTGGTGATAAACCAGAAGATTTAGAAGACATTGAATACCTTTCTGAAGTTGACGCCCTTCTTTTAGGAGTTAAAGTAGATAATGAAAAAGAAAGATTAACTGATAAATTCACATATGAACTGACTGTTTTTGAAATCAGAGATATGCTTAAATCTAAATTAAACTCTGAAATCAAAAGAATTGAAGATATAATTGAAGAAAAAGGTCAATTACAAATCAAATTCGGTGATGAAGATAAAGAAAAGTATATGAATCAACTTAGAAAGAGATTAGAAAGATATCAAGAAAGAGTTGAGGAAATTGATACAAATCAATTTATTGAAAAATAATTTTAAACTCCTTTTGCTAATTTAAAATTAGTCAAACATCTTTCAGGGGTAACACAATTACTTCTTGAGTGTAGATAACCACTACTATTATAAGTTTCTCTCACAAACCTATCTTTAATATTTCTAAAATTATGAAGTTTAAGTAAAAGTTTGTAGTATTCTAAACAATCAGCAAGACTTAAAGGAAATTCATAAAGAATAAAATCAATGTGACCTCTAAGTAACGCAGATATTTCAGATTTAGAAAAAGTAGTGATATTTAACTTTGAGATAAATGCATCTTTTTGTTTACCAGGTTTAGCCAATTCAATAATCATTTGCTTCAACCTCTCTACATTAGAAGCATATTCATCTCCTAAAGCAGCGTCTAATTTGTTATCTCTTGTAATAGATGAAGAATAGTTTTCAATAATATTTAATCCGTTAGATGTTGATTTTACTTCAGCTTCATAAGTGGTCACATTATAATGATTAATATTCTTGCCAACGATTTTCTCGTTAGTCAAATAAGTATTAAGTTTTTTCTCACACTCAAAAATCTTTATACCATTATCTATCGTATCAACTATGTATAATATCATATCACAAATATAATAAAAAATTATAATCTATCCTCTGCTAATTGACAATAATTTTCTGTAATATCAAATCCAATATATTTTCTACCTAATCTATTTGCAACTGATGTAGTTGTTCCACTACCATTAAATGGGTCTAAAACAACCCCACCAATATAAGAGTGCATTTTAATACAACGAATGGCTAAATCTTCTGGAAAAGGAGCCGGATGATTTCTTTTTTTGGCACTTTCAGGAGCCATAACCCAAAGACCATTTGTCCAAGCAACGAATTCTTCTTTAGTTAAATCAGTTTCACCTTTTTCTAAAATCTTAGGAGACTCTTTATGAAAATTGATAATCATTTCAAAAGGTGGTAAGATGCGTGGATTTGATGGACTTTTCCAACTACCCCACGCGGTTCTTTTAGGAATTTGATTTTTATTCCAAATAATAAACTCTCTAAAAGTAAATCCTGTTTCCTGAAATATATTTGTAAATGTTGCATAACTCGGTTCATTTAACTGAGATTGAAAACATCCAATTTGTAAACAAAATCTACCGCCTGGTTTTAACACTCTATAACATTCTGATATCCACTCTTTACACCAATTGTAGTAAGCTTCTAATTTCATATCATCTTTATGATGAGCATAGTCAATGTTAAGATTATAAGGAGGTGATGTGACAACTAAATCAACAGTTGCATCAGACATTGATTTAAGACCTTCTATACAGTCACCGTGGTAGATTTTATTTAATTCCATAAATTAGAAAGGATAACAATTTTCAATCATTGAAAATTTCTTATTTGCAATCTTTTTAACTTTAGATATTGGAAATTGAAAATCTTCTGTTTCAATTGCTTCTTCGCAAGAGTAATACATAGATTCCTGACGCTCTGAGATATAATCCCATTTACCTTGTCTTTTCCAATCCTCAAATAATTCTCTTAATCCTTCTTCATCCATTGCTTCAACTTCTTCTGATTTCATATAAGAATCCTCAGTAAGTTCACCTAAAATCCAATCTTTTACTTCATCAATATCTTCTTCACCGGTTGCTTCATATGCTGGATCACTAATGTCCTCATCTTCTAAATTTTCTTCATCTTCAGTATAAACTCCATTCCAAATAACAGCGGTTCCACATTGAGTTTCTGTTTCGTCATACCATTTACAAGTCAATTTAACATCTTCAAATTCATCAACACATAATGAGTAAAGTTTGATTAAAAAACCATCTGAAATATAAGAAGGTGACTCAATACGAATATCATCATCAATTCCAACGGTAATCCATTTAGTTCCAACATTATCATAAAGCCAACCATGCATCACACCAGAATCAGTAATTGGATATTGAGTTTCACCGTTATTATAAGGTCTGTTAAGCTCTTCTTCTGTGTAAAATGTTTTAACAACTTGTGTAGTTTCTTTACCATATTCAGCCGCTGGCATTGACTCAATCATATCACAGATTTTGTCCATAGCCTCTTCAGGTTCGATAGTAACTCTTGAATAAATAAAATTTGCCATAATAAAAATAATTTTAGTTTAAGGTGATATAATTTACAGGTAAAAAAGTTTATTCAACAACTAAGACTTTAACTAATTTATTCTCTGTTTTAGAAAGTCTGTGATAACCATCAATTAATTTAAACTTAAGACCGTCTTTTTTTACAATTCCTCTAATACCAGAGTAATTTCTATCAGAGTAGTGTTCCAATTCTTCAATTACAACCTTTCTTTTATGTTCTGTGTTTGAAAAAATAATATCATCTATGTCAATTACAGATATGTGATATTTTTTGTCTTTTATATTGTCTAATATAAATCCATTTTCTATAGTCAATAAATACTCAACTCTTTCAGAAAGATTGTCTATTTGGAAAGCCCTTTCTAATTGAGAGTTTATCTTTAGAACCACATCTTCTATTAAGACAACTTCATCAATTTCCTGACCATAATAACCACCAGAAACATTTATATCCCAAAATTGTGGTTTCCAGATTTTATTTACTCTTAATATTCTATCAATAGTATATTTTTGAATCTCTTCAGAAATACCCCAAAGTGAATTGATAGCATTATGTCTTTTTGTAGATATCGAATTGTCAAAAATTTCTGAATAAATATTAGTAACTATTGCAGAAACATCGACTTTATTTAAATAAGTATTTGTGATGCAACCACATCTACAAATTCCTTCTTCATTACACCCAGATTCTTCGCATGAATATATGGTATCATAATCATATGACACCATATATTTAAAATCATTTCTAAGTGTTTCTATCATTTCTTTTTCTTAATTCTCATTTTATGAGATTTACCGTCTAACATTTTATAGATATAAACATTATTTTCTTTCAGCTGTGAATAAATATCCAAAAGAGAAGTTCCTTGTAATTGATACCAATTTAAAGGTATTAATTCTTCTTTTGGATAAATTGACCACTGGTTCAATCTATTTATAGTTTTTTTTCCATCTTCAATAGGATTATCTAAGAAAAAGAAACCATCAAACTTTAATATTTTTTGTTTTTCCTTTACACTGTTTTTGATTTTTGAAATCAAATGAGTTTTGATAAAGTCCATTATAATAAGTGTTTAGTAGCGTTATTTAAATAAGATTCAATATTTTTTTTACCAACCGGATTAGCTGAGTGAACCACAAATTCAGGTATTTTTTTTGAGTTTTCTAAACACCAATCAACTAACCACTTAGCACATTCATATCCTGTTTTTTCTGAGTATTCATCATATTTCAAAACAATATCAGAATCCGGAATTGACCAATTTTTATCAGAAAAAAGATCGTTATAATGCTCATCTGCCAGATCATGGTCAAAAGAGATAAAGTTTGGTAGACCAAACTTTTGTATGTAGTTACAGAACTCCCAAAAATTTCTTACTACAACCCAATCATTTTCAAAATAGAATTGATTAAGATTAGAAGGAACTAATCCTATAGCATCTTTTGGAATTCTTATATCGTCTAGAAATAACTTTTTCATTTCTTTTTTTCTAATTTATATTTTTCAATAACTCTCATTCTTAACTCAGTAGTCGAAAACGAGTGCTTTCTAGAATTATAATACATTTCAATATGTGATAATTCTTTTCCGGTAAACTCTTTGTCTTTATACTCATCACCAACTATTCTTATATTTATTGGATAAGAATGTAAAATATCTAATAATTCTTTTTCTGTTGCATAAACAACAATTTCATCTACATACTTACAAGCTTCTAATTGAACATATCTTTCAAAGATACTTTGTATTGGTTTATTTTTTTCAGGTCTATCAATTGTAGGATCCGTTTGAAGTCCAACTATTAAGTAATCACAAATAGATTTTGACTCTTTAAGCATCATAATATGTCCTGCATGAAAAAGATCAAAACAGGAACAAGTAAATCCTATCTTTTTCATTAGTCTAAGTAAATTTCATGAAACACAATACAGTAAGCGTTTAACTTAACTGCTTGGTCAAAGGTGATAAAAAATGAATCAGAGTCGATTTCAGTTTCTAATTTTTTTAATAAGACATTGGCGCAAGCTTGTGCGAAAGTCTGTATAATATTTCTTTTGAATTTTTTAAATTTATTAATCATAATACTTTTTTTTGCTAATATAAGAATAAATTAGGGAAGTTGAAAGTTTTTTAAGAATTCTTTTTCAATTTCTGATAAATGTTCTACCGTTCCTAATTCAGAAATTCTATCTAAAACATCATCAATATTTAAATGTTGAATTATCCAATCATTGATATCATCTATGAAAAAACTATATTTGATAGAATTTATTGTACTAAGTAATGGTTTAAGTTCTGTTTCTAAATCAATTTTAAATTTAAGTATGTCATTAGATAAATCACACACATCATGACTGATTAAATTTTGAATAAGTATACTTGAATATTTTGATATCTCTGTTGGTTTACAAATCACATAACAAATATATCTATCTTTATAATCCTGATAGTCAAAAAAAGATTCAGCGTCTAAATCTGAAATTTTTTGTTTTTCATGTTCTGACAATCTATCATAATCTTCATTTAAATCAAATGAAGATTTACCAAACTTTATTTTGTAGACGTGGTTAACCATATATTATATATTTTTTTATTTTTTTTAGTTTAATCTTTATTGAACATTTTCAGTATAATAAATGATGGAAAAAAAACTACCCGATTCTTATGTTCCGGAAAGGAGATTAAAAGAATATCCTACTGAATTAGGTTCTCAGAACTTTTCACCGGATGATATTCAATTATTTAAGCTTGAAAAAACATCTAAACTAAAACACCATTTTTCTTCTAAATTTGAAGAGATACAAAAAGAGTATCAAAAGTTGATTAAGGAAATTTCTGTAAATGAGCGTCTTTATCTAGCAAAACACAATTTTGAACCAATATCCGGTCATGTATATTTTTTATATGAAAAAGAAGAAGGTGAGTTTCTCTCTATAATTTCACCAGAAGAATGGAATAATAAATATATCTATATCGGTAAATTTCAATTCTTATCTGATGGTAGATGGATTGAAATTTCTGAAAGTTAAACTCATTTTTTTATTTTTCAATTGTTAATATTTTTTCATAGTATCTTATCCACTTTCTGATAGAATTATCGCTAACTCCATATTTTCTACCAGTAGCTGAATATCCGTTTTTTAAAACATCTTCTTTTAGATCCTCGTAATCAGGCCTCTCTACCTTTCGTCTTCCTTCATTATACAATCTTTTTTCAATTTCCTTATCAATTATTTTTTTCGATCTTTCTTTTTTATTAGAGTTTTTACCAGCATGTGTATCTAATCCGGCATTACAATTAGGACAAACAATTCTTAGATTTTCTAATCTATTATCGTTATAAACTCCGTTTATGTGGTCCAATATTAATGAGATATTCATTCCATTCCAGTTTTCATCTTGTCCACATAGAGAACAAACATTTTTTAAAACTTTCTCTTCTAACAATCTTCTCTTAACATTTCCTCTCGATGCCGTTGAATTCTCAACTAGATAGGTTTCTAAAGACTTTTTAACAAAATTTTCAACTACATTGAATATAGAGTTGTTTTCGTTTGTAAAGTGTGTTATATCTAAATTATACAATATTATGTATTTTTTTATAACAGCATAGTTACCGCCCGCTCTTCTCAGATTTAATTTATCTAAAACTTCTCCAATACTTTTTGATTCTTTGATAATTATCTCTATATTATTTTTTCTATATTTTTCTTTAATTTTAACAAATTTAAATCCTAATTTTTTTAATTTTTTTGTAACTCCCAATTTAGTTCTTTTCAACTCATTTGAGCAAAAATCCACACCTTTCTCATAATTATTAATTAAAAAATTGATTTCAATTTCCGACCATTCCATAATTTATTTTTTATTTTATATATTAAAATAAAGGTCTTTCCTCGGAAGGTCTTATATCTGGTTGTCCTGTGAGGGTTCGAACCTCAAACTTATCAGCCAAAATGATACGTGATGCCAATTTCACTACAGGACAATTTTAAGTCTAAGTGACAGGGTTCGAACCTGCGGCCTGAGAGTCCCAAACTCCCCGCTCTACCAAACTGAGCTACACCTAGTTTTTGAGAATTATTTTACTCTATTCCCTAAAGAGTACTTTCACCACCAAACAGTTACTTTGTGCGGTCTATGACGGTTACGATCCGTCTACTCCACCGTGACAGGGTGGGATGATAAGCCATTTCACCAATAGACCAAAATTTGAGAGTTCCATACCTAAGGCTTAAGCCAAAACGGGAAGTCACTCACAACCCAACTTGCGGTCTATGCGAGAATCGAACTCGCGTCTCCTCATAGACAGTGAGGAAGGATAACCACTACCCTAATAGACCTAAAAACAAAAAAACCCGATTAGATTACTAACCGGGTTTTACAAATTTGTTATATAAATTTTTAACTTATTGTAAAGACATAGTTAGCCACTCCGACACGATCTTGATCCTGCGGTTGTTGATTTACTACGATATTTACATTTAAGTTTTTCATTGTTAAGTATATATTCAATTATTTTTGTTTGTTTATCAATTTTCTATACAAATTTAGAAAAAAGTTTCTATTTTACAAAGATTTTTTAATAAAATTTTCAAAAGTTTGAAGTTTTAGTAATTTAGTAGGTGTAGAAATTTTACATTCATTAACAAAATTATCTAAAATTATGCAAGTTTCTTCTAATTCTTCTGGATGAAAAAGTATTCCATACCTTTTTAAATTCTTATTAGATATCCCAGCTATTGTCTCACCTAACATAGCAATATTTTCAAAGTCAACCGGAACATTAACCGGATAGTCATGGAAACAGAAATTAACTTTTTGTTCAGTAAGGTCAATATTCTTAAATAAAAAATGTTCTGAATCAAAATCAGTTAGGTTAAATAAACCACAATTTAATTCACCACCATCAACGTTCTGTCCATAGAACTTAACCATTGATTGAAATCCATAACACATTGCTAGTATAGGACATTTTAAAATTCTTAGTGCTTCCTCAGATGCCGCAAATTCTGCTTTTGAGTCCGGTGATTTCATACTATAGTCAGAACCTGTAGAAAAACATCCAATAATATTATATTCTTGATTATATCTTTGAACTTCTTCAGGTGAACAAGCTGCTTTATAAGGAATATCTTTTACTCTTAAGTATCTAGCAACTTTTGGAAAATATTTAAATAAAGGTGATTTAGCATTATTAATAATCAAAAAGATATCTTCTTTTTCAGTGAAGGATTCTTCATAGGAATTTCCAAATTTAATTAAATCTGAATCATCATTATAAAGGTGTTTCGGATTTTCATCTTGATGTTTATAACTATCATAGTTTTCATCTAAAAAATTTAAATCATCAGAGGTAAGTTCTATACCGTGATTAAACGCATTAAAAAACTTTACTAAGTCATCGATTGACTCATGAGTGAAACCCCAGTGTGTTTCTGAATCATATTTAGACCCAACTGATGTATAATGAACAATATTAATTTTATTAGGAGCTTCCAATGAAAACTCAACTGCCATATTATTACCATAAGTAATATCAACAAGCATTTTTATTTCATCATCTTCTGCAAAAATATCACCTTGTCCTATTTTTGAAAAGTGTATGTCAAATTCAAGCATAGATGGCTCACCATTTTCTAAAACATAATTAGGATCTAATGGTATTGGTCTTTTATGTTTGTTTTTTTCATCTTGTTGATCAGCACTATTGTAGTAATAACTAAACTGAACTAATCCATTATCAATTGTGCATTCATTTTTATCAAAAACATATTCTTTATTTCCATCAATATCAGTGATGGTCAAGTCTTTATTTAATTTTTTAATATTTGGATTAGAGTGTATAGTAAAAGTTTCAGGTAAAAGTTTCTCGAACCAGTCTTGTTGTAAAATAGATATCTTATCACCTGAGTGAATTGGTTCACCAGCATGTGGTAGTGACTTATTTCTATAAGCCTTATTCAATCCTTCGTATGTTTGTAGAAACTTCATTAAACTATATATTAAAAAATATGAATCAAATTTTAAAATATAGTAAAATAAAGAGTTATAGACCTAAATCTCCTAATTTTTTTTCTCTTACATCGGATAGATTATGAATAGCATAAACAGAGTTTTTTGTAATAAGAATACAACCATCTATTATTCTTTCAACTTTAGAAGTGTGCCAACTGGAGTTATTTATTGTATAAGATTGACCAATTATTGGTTCACCATCTGAGATACCTTTTAAAATATTTTCTGATTTTACTCCAGGTCTGAAACTAAAAGGGCTACCGACAATAGACTGAGCGGTTCTTTGATAACTATATTCGTCACCACAATTTACTATTAACCCATTAACATAGTAATCAAATAGTTTACCACCATCAAAAACAACCATAATGGTTGTTTTTCTAAACTGAGAAGTATCATATACTCTTGCACCTAAAATAGGAACAATTGGCATGATACTTCCTATCTTTAATATTTCAACTTCTTTATTCATCAAATAAACTATCTAAAGCGTTTTTTCTTTTAACATAAGAATCAAATGCCGATCTCATTGTTGCACTTTTTAAATAGAAGTGATGAAAAGAGTCTAAATCAACTCTGATATTCCAACCTGGATTAGTTTCACCTGTGATAATTGACTTCTTTTGAACTTCATCCCATTTTTTTGTGTGTTTTTTTACCACCTCAATAACGATTGACTTTTTATTCTTTTTTACAATTTTTATCTTTTCACCAGATTGAAATGAATTATTAGATTTAGGATCTTTGCAAAAACCACTAAATGAATAATAACTATCTAATTCAATAACTTCACCAATTTGTAAATAATTTACAAATTCTTGCATTTCAAGAAGATTATATTGACTTCTCAATTGAGTTAATTCTGTTTGTAAATTAATCAACTGTTTATGTAACATATTTGATGATTTTTGTTTTTCATCAATTAATGATTTAATCTCACCGATTTTCATAATTATTTAATTTTAAGAAATCTTTTGGATAGTATACTAGTTCTGATATAATCTTTATTCTCAAGAGCATTTTCATACTCTTTGTAAATCTTATCTTTAATCTTTCTTTTTTGAAAATATTTTTTAAAAATGCTCATCATATTACAAATATAAAAAAAAAGTCGGAATTAACCGACTTTTTTGAATTCTTTTTCTAAGAATTTTTCTAAACTATCTGGGATAAATTCTCTTTCATTAGAAAGCCACAGTATTTCGGCGGTTCTACCTTTATATCCAAAATGAAATCTTCTGAAATTTTTATTATCGAACTCAACCTTTGTGTGTCTAGCACAATTAGTTACATATTTATCTTTAATTACTTTCATAATATTAGTCATAAAAACCATCACACATATCCAAGTAAGAATCTGTATCAAAGAAATTGTTTGAGAAATCTCCTAAATCTTCAGTTTTAGAGTAGTCTAATTCTGGTAGATATCCAATCAAATCATTTCTATCGCACTCTGTTGAGTAGTTTGTTTCATAATTGACTTTAAGTTTGAAACCGTTCCACTCTGTTGATTTGAAATCTAAGTCAAGAGATTTCAACAATGAGTCAATAATAATCTTTTCCTCAGAAATTCTTTCTTTACAAAGGTCAACTGAAATTACTTTTTTAGTCCACTCTTCAATTTCTATTTTTGAAACATAGTTGTATTTCTTATCGTGAAACCAAATGTTTTCTGTTTTTGTCTTTGGTTTAGTTATACTCCCCCAATTGTTGTAAGTAGAATATCCTTTTACTTGACTTCTAGACCCATATCCATAACCATGGTAATCATCATAATCATCCCAACCTGGAGAACCCCAAGAGCTACCATAAGATTTATACTCTACTACAGAAGGATCTCTTTCAACAGGAAGTGAATTCCAATCAACTTTTAAACAAGCCTCAGCTAATTTTTCTAAGTGTTTAATATTCTGAGTTTCAGAATAAGTGTGTTCTGATTGATAACCTACAGAGATATTTGTACACTCTGAATAGATACTAATAAATTGAATAGAGTCTGTTAAAATTCCAGTTGGATCAGTTTCATATTCAAAATCACCACCTGCTTGATTAAGTTGAGCAGCTAGTGTTTTACCAAAGTTATCTGAACAACATCTTTTACCACTTTGATAAGTAATAACCGAATTGGTTCCTCTACGGTCAAATGAAATTACTTTATTGATACCTTCAATTTTATTTTCTTTTTGAACGTTAGCCACTTTTTTTGAACCGATACATCCAACTTCTTCACCTAAGAAGAAATAGTAAAGACCTGGTATGTTGTTTTTAATCATATACAACATAATAGTAACACCTGATTTATCGTCAGCTCCTAAGATAGATTTACCATCTGTTTTAATAATATCACCATCAAAAACATGATTTACTGGAGTGTTAGCAGAAGTTGCTGTATCTAAGTGTGAAGTAAACATTACATCACTATCTCCGATTTTTATGAATAGGTTTCCGAACTCGTCTTTCTGCAGACCATCTACGGTATTAAATAAAATTGGAAATAGTTCTTCCTCTGTCCCGTGAGGGTAGGTTCTGCTTGTTAATTCTAAGAACTTTTCTTTAATATTCATAATTTATATTTTTTATTTCAATTCAGTTTAGAACTATTCTAAACTACTATCCTTTGATAGATTTATACAAATATACGGAGTATTTATTGTTTTAACAAATTTTTCACAAATATTATTGTGAATAAATAATTTTAATATATACTTTCATGAACATCTCTTCAGATATAATTCTAGGTAAACTTGTTATTTCAGACAAATTCGATCCAACTGTAGGAGTTCAAGCGGCTAACGCTTGTCCTTCATTTTCAAATATTGGAGATGAATATATTTTGTCGTTTCCTGAAATTCAAAATGTTAAAACGTTAACAAGATTTTACTATGACACTATTGGATTAACCGACGCAAGATATTTACTAAACTATTATAGAGTTTCAAGAGATGGTCAAAATTGGACAGATTGGTTAGACCTAACTTTAAAAGTTATGAACTTTCCAATTATCGATCCATTAGATCCTTTTTATTTAGAAGTTAAATGGGTAAGAAAAGGAACATCTACTATTGGTGTAATTAGAATTTTAGAATATAATATTCAAGGTGAATTAGAAAGACCAATGCAAAATGAAGAGGGTGTATCTACAATTCCAGCTGGTAAAACTCTTATTATTAAGCCACCTTTTATTTTTAAAGTATTTAGAATTACAGATATTGAAATTATATCATCAACTGGAATTCCATCAGGTTGTAAAATATCTTATAGATTTTCACAAGATAGTAGTAGAAGTTGGTCTGATTATGAATTATTCACTAAAGAAAATATAACAACGAGAAGAATAAATCCAATTAGATTTTTTCAAATTGAATATTTAATAGAAAATAATTCAAATCAAAGTGTGACTATACAAGATATAAATCTATTAGGAAGTTTTCAAAATGTCTCGGAAGATTCTAAGAAAACTAACTTGTTTGGTATTAGACAATGTTGTCAGTCTAATTTAATGGGTGCTTATGATGAGAATGGAGTATTTGTTCCTAATAGTAATTTAAATGCTAATGGAAGTTCAGGTGGGCCTGGATGTGATCCAGAAACAAGCTCACTACCACAAATGACTACAGATGAGAAGGCAAATCTTTTCAATCCTTATCAACAAAGTCAGGCTATGAATTTATTACAAAAATTGAGTAATGATGCTCAGATGATTTTTGGACATAGAGTAATTTACTACGCAACTGATCCAGATAAAAAAGGACAAGATACAATACTTCACGAGTATCAATTATATAATGTAGTTTGTGAAGGAGAATTAAAAGTCTCAGTAGAAGGAAACAATTTTCCCGATTCACAGATTATAATGAATCAATTTGATTTGAATTTATTTGAATCATTTCAAGTTCATATAACTAAACAACAATTCAAAGAGATTTTTGGAGCTCAAAGAAGACCAGCAAAAGAAGACTTTTTATATTTCTGTGATTTAAATAGGATGTATTCTGTTGATCATGCTCAACAGTTTAGAAATTTTAACAATGCGGCAGTTTACTACAAACTGGTTCTGAAAAAATACAACAAAACCGCAAACATCACCTACGCAGATGAAAACATCAAACAATCTGTTGATAGACTTACTAAAAACACAACAATTGATGAGTTATTTGGATTTGAAAATAACCAAGAAAAAGAAGCAATTGCAAACAAAGATCAATTTAAACCACTTACTACTGAAGTTATAAGGTTAGAATATAATGCAAGTATAAATAAAGAATTAATTGAAAACTCAACTACGATTATTTCAAAAGCTCATTATGATTTATCATCACTAGCTTATAGAAATTTAGCAGTTAGATATGTAAACTTTAATCCTATTTTAGGAACTACTAATAATATAGGATTTATGTGTTGGTTTAATTTGAATAATTATATACCAGGTGAAACGTATAACTTTATGAGTTACTATAATTATAATTCGAATATAGGATATAAGTTTGAACTTGAAAGTGATGAGTTAAAATTCACTCTTAATGGAGTGACATATAGTCAATCTTTAATGGGACAACCTAATAACAATGCGATTGCTCTTACAGAAGATACTTGGTATTGTTATGTATTAAATGTAGATCAGAGAAACAAAAAAGCTGAACAGTTTATCTATAAGAGAAATGTTGATGAAGAAGATGAGGCTGCTAATTTATCATATACTATGTTAAGACAGTTATACAAACAGTCATTTGATATAGAACAGTTTGAATTTGAAGCTGAAGGTTTCAATCCAGAGATTTTAGCATCAGATATGAAGATCACTAATATAAGATTATTTACAGAAATAATACCTGAAACAGAACACAATAAGATGTGTAATCAATACATCATTAGAGATGATTCGAAATATCTAATCTTTGCTGATAACGCAACAACTAGATTATATCTACCAAGATTCCCTCTATTTGAATAAGAATGCTAACCCAGATATTGATTTTGCTAAATCATATACAGAGTATATTTTTTTTAATACTTTTTCAGTAAAACCTCACATAATCAAAAGATATATACACTAATACTCGACCGGCCCATGGAAGATGGGGGTTTCTTAAAAAGATTCTTCAAGTGAGTTCAAATAAAATATTTTGAACTATGAAGTCTTTAATTGCAATTTTTTTCTTTCTTTTTACTTACACGGCTGTACTTTCACAATCATGTACACACACAATTAAACGAACAGATACCTTTGGTGACGGTTGGAACGGAGGAACCGTTGCAGTTTCAGTTAATGGAGTTACTGTTTTAAGTGGCTTAAGTTGTGTTGGATTAGGGCCTACCAATTCTACATTTACTGCCGCAGTAGGTGCCACGATTAGAGTCTATCGAACAGCAGCTGGATTATACCCTTCCGAAATGCGTATACAAGTCCTCAATGGAGCAGGGTCTATCATAATCAATACTATACAACCAGTTGCGGGTACTGCAACTACAGGTGGACAAACAGTACTAGGGAGCTGTGCAGCTGCAGCTCCCGGACCGTGTACTAATACCTCATCATACGGATCAGCAATCGCTCCATCAACTCCAACAACTGTAACTATTAGTACATGTCAATATCAAGCAGAGTATAGTACAATTACTTCTTGTGTTGCAGGACAAACATATCAATCATATTACAATTTAGGTGGATATATCACAGTTAGATCGGGAACTTATAATGGTACTGTAGTTACTAGTGGAAACTCTCCACTAAATTGGGTTTGCCCATCTTCAGGAACATATTTTGTGCATTACAATACAAATAATACGTGTGGAACTGCTTCAAGTTGTGGAACATCCTCAATATCTTGTTTAACATGTTCTGCACCAACCCCGCCATCCAACGATTTAGTCTGTAATTCAACATCTATTACGTGTGGTCAAACATTATCGGGAACTACTGTAAATGCAACAAACTCAGGCACTGGCGAAAATGGAACTTGCACTACCATGCAAACAATGCCGGGTGTATGGTATGCTGTAACAGGAAACGGACAAATCATGACAGCTTCTCTATGTGCAACTGCTTGGGATAGCAAAATTAGTGTTTTTTCTGGACCAAATTGTAGCACACTAACATGCGTAGGAGGTAATGATGATTATGGCCCAGCTTGTGCTAGTACGTCTGCTTCATATTCATGGACTTCCACAGTAGGAACAATTTACTACATATTGGTTCATGGATATTCATCAAATAGTGGCTTTTCTGTTAATCTAACATGTGTATCTCCGCCTCCACCAGATCCATCCTCTATATCTGCAACACAAAATACTATTTGTGATGGATCATCTACCACTTTGACAGCAAACGGTGCTATTGGAGTGGTTTATTGGTATACCGGAGGATGTGCTTCCACTTTTGTGGCAACCGGAAATTCCATCTCGGTAAGTCCTGCATCAACCACTACATACTATGCAAGAAATCTAAACGGTGGTCTTTTTAGTGGAGGTTGTGCCTCAATAACTATAACAGTTAATTCCAACCCTGTGATAAACATCAACGCAGTAACTAATACTATATGTAATGGGTCAAATACTCAATTGATTTCATCGGTAGGAAACACAGGTGGATCACCGATAACGTATCTATGGACTCCATCAACCGGACTCTCAAATCCAGCTGCGCCAAGTCCTTTTGCCTCTCCCACAACTACACAAACCTATCAATTAACCGCAACATCAAACGGATGTTCAACATCAACATCGACAACAATAACCGTTAATCCTTCTGTTGGATCAGTATCTAACATATCGGGAAATAATACCATTATAGCAGGAACGCAAGAAACCTATTCAATCACACCAATAGCTGGAGTGAACTACCAATGGTCTTATACAGAGTCCGTAACTGCACCTATGTGGATAAACATCGCTAATTCCAATTCACCAACGATTACTTTTACTTGGCCACAAACAACAACAGACGGATCGGTTCGAGCAACCGTTTCCAATGGCTACAACTGTGGAACACAAATCATCGATTTCTTTGTTATCGTCAATGGTGCACTTCCGGTTGAATTAGTAAGTTTTGATGGAAATTGTGAAGAAGGTATAGTAACTTTAAATTGGATTACATCTAGTGAGCATAATAGTGATTATTTTAGTATTTTAAAATCTAGAAATGGTTTAGATTGGTCTCAATTAACTAATGTTGAGTCATCTGGAAATTCAACACAATTAATTTATTATTCTACTGTTGATAATGAAGGATATTACGGAAACGGATATTATAAACTATTACAAATTGATACTGATGGTAAATCAAAAGAATATGGTCCAATAAATGTAAATTGTCAAACAAATAATAGTGGTTATTTTTCAATATTTCCAAATCCTAATTCTGGTCAATTTCAAATATTGTTAAATAACAAAAACTTAGTTGGGGAATGTTCAATTTTTATTAAAGATACAAAGGGTGCTGAGATTTTAAACAAAGAGATAAATGTTAAACCAGGTATAAACGCAATTTATATTGATAATGTAAAAAGTTCATCTGGAATATACTATATATACATTAGTAACAATATTGAATACACTCAAATTGTTAAAATAGAAATTAAATAGGTGAGAATAGTTTTTTCAATTTTATTGGTTCTATCTTCAGTATTTAATATATTATTTGCTCAATCTCAAACTTTTAATTATACAGGAAACGTCCAAACCTGGACAGTTCCACCATGTGTCACTTCTATAAACGTAATTGTTGCTGGGGCAAAAGGAGGAGGAAATATCGGAGGAAACGGTGCTAGAATCTCAGCAACAATAGCTGTAACACCTGGTCAAATTCTAAATATTTATGTTGGTGGTCAAGGTTCTTGTGGTAATAACTCAGGTGGTTGGAATGGTGGAGGAACAGGTTTTGCATCTAATCCAGCAAACGCAAATTATAATTCTTGTGGAGGTGGAGGTGCTTCTGATATCAGAATTGGTGGAACTGCTTTAGGTAACAGAGTAATTGTAGCTGGAGGTGGTGGCGGAAAAGGCGGAGGTTCAACAACCACTACAAGTGGTGGTGTGTCTAATTGCAACAATGGAGGTGCGGGTGTAAATAGTTTTGGATTTGGTGGCGGAGGCGGGACTCAAACTACAGGTGGTGCTGGTGGTGCTCCCTGGGCTGGAACTCCTCCAGGTGGACAATCAGGAACATTAGGTCAAGGAGGTAATGGTGGATTTTGGCAAACTGCTTCTGGTGGAGGCGGCGGTGGAGGTTACTACGGAGGTGGAGGTGGTGGAAATGATGGTTGTTGCACAGGATCTAACGGAGGTGGTGGAGGTGGAGCTGGTTCTTCATTAATACCGGTCGGTGGAAGTTGTCTTGCTGGAAACAATACAGGAAACGGATATGTTTCGATAACTTGGACTCCTGTAAATTTAATTGTAAATCCAACTTCAACAAATGTAACTTGTTTTGGTCTTTGTAACGGAACTGCAAATGCTAACTATCCAGGAGCAACTTACCTTTGGTCAAACGGATTGACCACTCAATCAATATCTAATCTTTGTCCAGGAACCTATACAGTATCTGTTAATTTAAATGGTTGTATAGCTACTGGAAGTGTTACAATAACTCAACCACCTCAAGTAATTTTAGGCCCAATAAGCCATAATTAAAATAAAAAAAAAGAAAAGTATGAAAAATTTAGTTTTATTATCGTTTTTGTTTCTCACGACAATATTATTCGGTCAGTTAACCACAACAAATCCAGACACAGTTTGTTATCAATCTCAATCACTATCTCAGTATCAAGTGACTTCAATCGGTGCGGGAACTTATACTTGGACAGTTCCAGCTTGTGCTACAATCACATCTGGCCAGGGAACAAATCAAATTCAAGTCAACTGGTCAAACTGTCCTCCAGGATTAATTAATAACGCAGTTAGTGTTATTTATACTTCACAGGCTGGGTGTCCATCACCAGCAGTAAACTTAAATGTTCTTATTTATCAAGTCGTTCCGACTATTACACCAATTGGACCGTTTTGTGTTACAGATCCGTGTGTGGCATTAGTTGGTTTACCAGCAGGTGGAACTTGGACCGGTAATGGCGTTGTCAATGGTCAGTTTTGTCCGGGAAGTGCAGGACCGGGAGCCGCTACAATAACATATACTTATACCAATGGTGGATGTTCATTTACAGCAACTACAAATACCGGAGTTTCTCCACAACCAACATTAACACCAATACAACATAATTAAAATAGAATATGAAACTAATTTTATCTTTGTTCTTATTAATCAGTCTAAATGTTTTTAGTCAACATACATTTGAGATTTGTGAGAATGCAAATACTTTTACTTATTCAACTACAATTGATGTTAATGGTTCGGTAGAATGGTTTCTAAATGGAAGTTTAATTGGTCAGGGTTTATCAGTAGATATAACTTATGATGAACCAGGTGATTTTCAATTAGTTGCAATTGGGTATAATGATATAGGATGTCCCGGAACACCACAGGTATTGAGTATTATTGTTACTCAGTGTGATCCACTAATTTATTGGGTTCCTAATTCGTTTACTCCAGATGGAAATGAGTTTAATCAGACGTGGGGTCCAATATTAACAAGTGGTATATCTGTTGATAATTTTCAATTATCAATATACAACAGATGGGGTGGTTTAATATGGGAATCCAATGATGTTAATTCTAAATGGGATGGAACATATAACGGTGTGTTAGTTCCGGATGGAACATATTCTTGGATAATGAGGTTAGATATGATTGATAACGATGATAAGAAGTTAATCACCGGTCACGTTACAATTGTAAGATAGTACCGCGTATGAGGTTCGAACTCACTTAACATAGGATATGAGCCAATGTTCTTTTCCACTAAGCCGCGGTAGCAATTTTTGTACCTCAGGTCGGACTCGAACCGACAACGTTTACCACTTGGGTACTAGATCCTAAGTCTAGCGCGTTTCAACCAAATTTCGCCACTGAGGCAGATATAACAGAGGAAAGTCTTGAGAGTGATTTTACTGAGGGACTTGAACCCTCAAAAGTTTGATTATAAGTCAAATGTGTATACCAATTTCACGAAGTAACACTCTTAATCACCATCTGTTATTGAGCTTCTTACCGGTAACGATCCGATTTCTCTAGTTTACAAGACTAGCGCATCACCATTAATGCTTAAGAAGCTTATTGAGACACCGGTCGGGTTCGAACCGACATACCACAGTTTTGCAGACTGGGACCTAAGCCATTCAGACACGGTGTCATTTTTTTTGTTGTCGATGCGGGTTACGATCCCACCACCTCCACGGTATCAGCGTGGCGCTCTGACCAAATGAGCTAATCGACAGTTTTTGTAGTCCTGGTCGGTTACGATCCGACTCCCTCCACTATGTAACAGTGGCGCTCCCCCGATTGAGCTACAAGACTATTTTTGCGGGCCAGGCAGGATTCGAACCTACTTTATTTCAATTTTTCATACAGTGATTAACAGTCACCAGCTAAAACCAAATCAGCTACAAGCCCATTTTAGTAACCCCTACTGGATTCGAACCAGTATCTTCGCTTTAGAAGAGCGATGTCCTGTCCCGTTGGACGAAGGAGTCAAATTTTATTAAAACAAAAAACCCTCAGATTTTTATCTGAGGGTTCTTAATTATTTAGTTATAAATTTTCACATATCAAAAGACAAATTTACTAAATAGCGGAGAACCCTCAGAAGGTCTAATATTACATAACGTAATATTCACCACATTGAGTGTCAGGTTCATCATATTTGTATTATTTGTTTTCATTATTGTTATATATTAAAAGTTATTAACCTCTTTCGAGTTTTTGTCATTATTTTATACAAATTTAGATAAAAGTTTTAATTCTACCAAATTTTATTTAAAATTTTTAATTTTTATGCAACTGCTGGTTTGGCACCGGGAGGATTTTCACCTGGCTTAGCAGGTGTTCCTGGCTTAGCAGGAGTTCCTGGCTTGACCTCTTCACCATGTTCTTCATCTTCTTTGTGTTCTCCGTGACTTAAATGTTTGAATTCTTCAATAACATGCCAAAGTGTCATACCAGCACAAAAACCAGCCATAATATATTTTAATGTTTTATAAGATGGGAATAATTCTAATGATTCATTTATCGCGTGTGATAACCATGCTTTAACCATAGCCATTGTATCAGCACCAGACGACGATCCAACAGATTTACCACCAAATAACATTATTGAGTCATATATCATACCAATTATACCAGCACAAAGACCACCTAATAAAACAAATTCAAAAGAACCAGGACCACCCAAAGTTTCTGTAATCATAGAAACACCTTTAAGTGCTAATTTCGATCCTGCTTTAACAAGAACTTCAACAATTTTAAGAATTGGACTAAGACAAATTGATAATACTTTTAAAAATAACTTACCCCACCAAAATAATTTTTTACCAGTTTTAGCATCTGGATCCATTTTCTCTTGACCTATGAATTTTAAAATCCAATCAATACATTTCTGACCAGTTGTTTTTTTCTCTCCACCTTCTGGAGCCTCTTCAGCTTCTTTTATTAAAGAAAGGTTATAAAAGCTTTGTAAAACATCATCACCTGTTGAGTAGATAATTGTTGATAGTGATTCATTCTTTGCTTCTTCTTCAGCTTCTGATAAATTTTTCTCAGTTGATGAAACAGCTTCACCTTCTGCTGTTTTTAGTTTAGCCTCAATTTGACCAGCCGCTTTGTCAGCAGTTGGTTTAGCATCAGCTGCTGTTTTACCAGGTGCCCAAAATTGAAAGGTTTTCTTTAAATCTTCGATTTCATTTTTAGACTTTACAGGATCTAGTTCCTCAATTTGTTTTTTTACTTCACCTTCTCCTGTAATTTTTTGTTTGAACTTAGCAGCTTGGTATAAAACATTATCTATTCCAGCAGTAAATAACTTCTTAGCAAAAGCAACCATAGAACTAACAAAGTCTTTAAGTCCATTTTTGATAGCTTTAATTTTATCTGAAACAAAGTTTAAAGTTTTTTGTCCTTTATCTTTTGCCATATCAATTGCTTTATCTAACCATTCCCACTCTTCTTTGATAAGAGATACTTTTTTATTAGACAACTTATTTTCAATATAAACTTTTTCTTCATTTGTGAAAATTGATGATCTTAAACAAAGACCCCAAAAGTCAGATGAAAACTCATTAAGAACTTGTTTTTCCACAACAAGTGCATTTTTATCTATTTCTCTTTTTGATTCTTTTATAAAAGAATGATAATTTCTAACATACTTCATATTAAATATTTTTTTGTTACAATTATATATTAAATTCCTGGTTTATTTTTTTGTGCTTTTAGTAGTTTCCAATTCTCAACATCTCTTTCCATAAATTTTCTAATTCTTTTAGAAAAGTTCATAGAATTTTCATCACAGAATTGTTTATACTCTTCGAGAAGTTTTTCTGGAATTCTAATTGAAATCATTTTATCTTTTGTTGCCATATAATTATACATTTTTATACATATATATCATTGTATGGACATTCTGTTTTAAATATTTCTTAAAAAATTAAAATCTTCTAAAGATAAATTTACCCCTATATTAAATCGATTAAAGAAATCTACAAGTTTTTTTAAACTTTCATCTTCGATAGCAAAAAGTGTATTTGTAGGATCATACTTTGATCCATAACTAGTGCCTTGAATAACACTTATGCCATTTTTAGTAATAGAAAATTCAGACGCCATCATATCTCCAAAAGTAATATCAACATCTAATCTTAAATTATGTATGTAACTACCTGGACTTCTATCATAATCATAAGTTCCTCCTTTAACAATAGTTGTTTGGTCTTGATGTGATTCACCTGAATCGTCTTTTACTAAATAAATATCAATTTCAAAAGTATCTGGAACTGACCACTGATTCAAATCATATGATATTTGTAGCATGTCTGAATTCAACATAACATTTCCCTTTTTATAAGTTAATTTGTCAATACCATAATCCTGTCCTTTTAAAACTACAATAGTTTTTGGTAAAAAAACTTCCCATTTCGGGTCATAGATACTTATATTTTCGTTAAAACTTTTAAGATACTTCATTAAGATTGTTTCAATTTTATCAATATTGGTAAGTGGTCAGAAAGTGTATTTCTATTTCCCTTATAAGAATAAATAAATACCTTACTCTCTAAAATCTGATACGTCTTATCAACAAAGAAGTGGTCATAGTTATTATCACTAGTAGCTCCATCTCTTTTTAAAGATGTTCCCTGACCACAAAGAGGTGAATTAAAATACTTTAACATAGGTATATAAACTAAGTGTTTACAAGTTAAATTAAAATCCCCACAAATTATACCAGACTTATATTGATATAAATCTTCAACTTCTTTTTGAGGAGTTTTACTTGTAGGAACTAAATGAACTTCTCTAATAATTAAATCCTTATTATTTATTTTAAATGAAGCAACAAATGGTTCTCTATCTATTGAGTCTTGTAAAGTAACATCTAATTTAGAATAATTTAATGTAATTGATTTTCTATATAAGTAAGCATATCTTTCAGATCCTTCTCCTGTAGTTCTAGCAGATATAGTATAATTATAATCTAATATCTTAGCCATTTTGATTATACAAGAATCACCATAAGGGCCTGTAATAACTTCTTGAATAGCCACAATATCAGCATTTGAAGACTTAATAACTGTAGTTAATCCAGTAATAACCGAATCTCTTTTAAATTTTGTTTCTCCTAAATTTTGAATGTTCCAAGAAAGTATTGTTTGAGAGTAAGATATAATTGATAATAAAGTAAATAGAACTAATAAGATGTTTTTCATTCGGTTGTTTTTTGTTTTCTTTCTATTTATTAAATTATAGAAGTTATTTTTTCAATTTCATTTTTCTTCTGACTCTTTTAATGAGTTTGTCTATGAAATTGTTTTTTTGAATGTTAATTTGTGATGTCTCGATGTATCTAAGATTTTCTCTACTACCTTTTATTTCTCCTTTTATTATTACTTTTCCGTCCATAATTTTATTTTATTTATATAAATCCTTCGATTTTATTTTGTTCAATTTTGAAAACCACAAAATCTTGTAGATTACATTTTTTTAATATATCATTCTGATCTGACACCTTACCAGATGGAAATGCTGTAAGTGTTCCATCACTATTCTTATAAATAGTGTAGAGTTTACCATCTTTTTTATTTTTAAAAATTGTCATTCATTATATATTATTTTTTGTGGAGGTGAGGATAATCGAAATCCCCCAACAACATTGCAAATGTCATTCGCCAGCCTTGGACATGCACCCCCAAATATTTAGTGCGGGTAACCAGAATCGAACTGACATCACCGACTTGGAAGGCCGGTGTAATAACCATTATACGATACCCGCATTTTGTTGGTAAGGTGGGTAACGATCCCACTATCTTGTGTGTATAAGACACATGCTTTTACCGTCTAAGCTACTCACCAGTATAAAACAAAAAACCCAGTCCTTTTGAGACTGGGTTAAATAAATATGTAGAGTCAAAATCTTACATAACATAACTCAGTCTCTCGACCAAACGCCCCGCGCCTGTCGCTATAACTACTGATATGTATGTGAAATTTTTCATTGTTTCTATTTTATGTTATTATATATAAAAAGTTTTACTTTTCCTTTAATTTTGTTGGAAGGGAGGGATTCGAACCCCCGTACTCGTAAGAGAGCAGATTTACAGTCTGCCGCATTTAACCACTCTGCCACCTTCCAATAAATTTTGTAGTCCCACGGAGAATCGAACTCCGATTTCTAGGATGAAAACCTAACGTCCTAACCGTTAGACGATGGGACCAAGTTAGTAAAAAACCAAGGGGTTACTTGGATTTATATTTACCTCTTTTGTTTTACAAAGATAAGTAAACTTTTTTATTTACCAAATCTTTTTAAAATATTTTTTAAATAAAAAAACCCAGACCGAAATCGGACTGGGTTTGTTTAAAGTAATCAAATCGTTACAACACACAAACTCGTCCGACTGGGTTTAAACCCTCGGCTTCGTAATAATATGTTGCTAATTTATTCATACTTTTTTAATTTTTTTAGTAGCGGGGGCCGGACTCGAACCGACGACCTTCGGGTTATGAGCCCGACGAGCTACCAACTGCTCCACCCCACAATGTTCTAATTGTATGTGTATATATTATAAAAGTTGTATCTCTTTTAAGATTTCATTAATTTAATATATAATTCAATGAGAAATTTATCAAATTTTTATCAATTTATCAAAGAAGAAGTTCAATCTTATCAATTCAATTTAGAATCAGATGATCCTTTTATGTTTAAATATACATTTGAAGATGTTGTTGGAAATAAATATTTAGTTGAGTTTAAAAACATTCCTATTAGTAATATAGGTGAACTAAGCCACGTTTATGAATTGATTTATAGTGTAGAAGATGAAGGTTTATACTCAGTTTATAAAATTGTAAATGTGAATCCTTATAGAGTTCTTCAAACAGTGTTTGGTGATATATTAAATGACTTTACATTAAAGTGTCCTTTAGCTAAAAATATTTTCTTTGTTGGGCTAGGAAAAGACACAGAAAAACAATTTGTTACATCTAGAACTAAAATATATAAGAGGTATTTAGATATGAATCCACCTAAAGGATTTAGTGTGAGACAAGGTGGAAATGCAATACAATTAAAAAGATTATGAAACATTTAAAATCATATAAAATTTTCGAATCACATTCTAATATTTTAGAATACATGTATATTTTAACAGATAATGAGCCTGAGATTAGTTTTGAAAGCTCATATGGTATATTAATTTTTGATTTAAACAGAAAAACAGAATGTGATAAAGATGATATAGAAGCTGTCGGAAGTGCATTAGAAGATATTGGATGGTCTATTCTTAATGTTTCAAAAGAAGTTGAAAAAATCAGATACAATGGTCAGATTTTAGATGATACTATTTACTTATCTATTATTAAAACTGATTTTTTAGAAGAATTGAAATCTAAAAATGTTAAATTTTGGAAAGATTTGGAGTGGGAAGATTGGCATTTAAATAAAATAACAAATTCCAAATGTCTGCAAACTAAAGTAGATGCTGGATCGAAAACAATATCTATAGTAGATGGAACAATGGATGAAAATAACCAAATTACTTGGATAGACATATGTGATCAGAATACAAGTGAAGAATATAAATTTGATTCTTATGTTGAAGCTGAAGTTCAACTGATTATTTTACAAAAAAAATATAAATAATATATAATAAGTGAAACATTTAAAAAAAATATTTGAAAATAACGAAGAAACTAAACGGTATATCGAAGAGTGTTTTTTAGATATATCAGAAAATTCAAATTTTGAAGTGGATGATTTGAGTGGGGTTGACTTTAGTGATTCAAACAAATTTTATTTAAAATTACACATAGAATTAGGTAAAAATTTAAGTATACCACAACCAATTAACTCTAATCTTTATATTGGAATGTCTGAGGTTGATTTAGAATTTTTGAGAAATAAAAATAAAGTAATGTTAGAACTATTTGATGATATAGAAGTTGCTATAGAAAGAATAAAGGATAGATTTCAAAATGCTGAAATAAAAGTAGAAGCTAATCGAAGAGAAGAAATTAATATATTAGTTAGTATCTAAAAAAATTAAATAAAGTTATGGAAAGACCACAAGTTAGACAAATAGATGCTCAACACGTTGAATCAGAAAGAGAAATCACTGGATGGGAAGCAGAGCAACTTTTAAGAAAATATGGACATGAGCCTCAACACTATTCTTCTATACCTGAACAAAGACCGGTTAATCCTAATCAGAATCTAACATTTGAAGAAATGGTTGCTCAAGAAGAGTCTAAAAGAAAAGAAGAAATGTTAAGAAATCAACAAAGGGTTAATGGTCCAAATCCAATTACTTTTAATGGAGAAAGAGGTTATGATTCTGAGATTAAATATTCTACAGATGAAGATACCGGTTTTGGATTTAAAATTGAGATTTCAACTGATATGAAAATTCCAAAATATTAAATTTTTTGGAATACTACAATATCATCAATCTGAATTTTCTTTATTCCTTCTAATTCAGTAAGAATTCCATGTAAACCTAAACCAGCATTTTTATTTTCAATTAAAATAGAACCTGGTGAGATTTCAGAAATAATTTTATTATAAAGATTAGAAAGTTTTTCAGTAGTTTTAAATGGTGTGTAAGTATAAACAATATTATACTTTGAATAATCTACATTCATTATATCATCTTCAATTAATGTAAGGTTTTCTTCCCAATAATGTAATAATTTTTCTTTTAAAAAATCGATATAAATTTTTTGTTTTTCGATACCAGTAAATGTGAAAGTCTTTCCATCTTCAAAAAGTTTAGATTGTTGATACATATCAAATAAGGCTGTTGCAAGTCCAACCCCACAATCACAAATATGATTTTCTTGTTTAAGAAGACCTCTTTCTTCAAGTCTTTGAAGTAGAAATATATTTAATTCAATATTAGAGAGAACATAATGCCACTCTTCATTTTGAATGAATTCTGGTTTTGAACTATCGAACTCAGTCCATAGAGATTTTGAATCTTGAAAATACTTTACTAAATTTTCATTAGGTGAAACTTCTTGCGCCATATGTGTTATATTATTTTATTAATCTAAGTTGTCCAGAAAAGAACTACTCAAACATAATATATACTCTATAAAATAATTTGTTTAATGAGCAGTATAGCTTTTGGTAGCACATATTCATTCTTAACATCTGCTACACCATCAACAGGTTGGGTAATAGGGTTTGACACAGACGGCGTTCTTAAACAAAAGGATAGCTTAGGAAATATTATCTTAATTGGAGGTGGTCCAACTGCCGGCAATTTAGGAACTTATTCTATTTCACAAGTTTTAACAGTTGGAAATAATACTGGAACTAGATCCATTATTATGGGAACTGCCACAAATATTAAAAGCGCAAATGGTGGTGGGAAAATTGAATTAGATCGTATAAGCGCATCTAACTCAGTTTTAATTTCAACAGATAATAGTTCTCTTAGTGAGAGTTATTTAAGTTTAAGACCAACTTATGCAAAATTATCAACTGACTCATCCAAACAAATAGTTGAATTAAGTCAACTTGATAATCAAATAAGAGTTTACAATAATAATGCAGGATCTATTACATTAGGTGTTGATACTGGTTCTTTAATTTATGGACAATTAGATGAAATTAAAATAGCATACAATGCTACTGCGACCGCATCGACCGGTGATTATAATAAAAACGCGGTCTTAATCGGATCGAGAAACTCAAAAATCGGAAATGGTATTACTAATACTGTTGTTTTAGGAGGAGTAGGTTTTACAGCTTCTAAATCAAACTCTGTTTATGTTCCAGATATTTATTTACAAAATCAAAAAGGAATACTATCCACTGATAGTAATGAAGTTTTTTATCTAGATAATGGTAGTGGATACACTTTATTAGACAGAAACTCAGGAAATTTAGATAGTTCTTGGTTATTGATGGCAACTGACTATCAATCAACTTATCAATCTTATATTGATATTGGTGTCAATTCAGATCCAGGATATGGAAATGACTCTCTTATTTATATTCATAATTCTAAAGGCCCATCATATAGTTATGATGATTATTCGGGTATATCTCTTGGTAAAAATCTTCTTAGAATTTTTTCTAAAGATGTAGATGGAACTAGTGATGAGTTAAGAATAGATATGAGTGCTGTGGGTAATTTCATATTTGCAGATGGGCCAACCGCATCTTTCAAAGGTATAGAATATAATCAAGACTACTCTCTAAACTTTGTAACTCATTCACTTGTCGACAAACAATATGTTGATAGTCAATTTACTGGATTTACTTTAGATACAGTATTGACAGCAGGTAATAACTCCGAGTCAAATGATATTGTAATGGGAACCGCTACTGTAATAAGTTCTGCTAATGGTGGTGGTCAAATTGATTTGGATTTTGTTGGTGTTGGTAATGATGTTGTAATATCAACCGATAATGGTGTACAAGCAGAATCGTATGTTTCTCTTTCACCGACTGATGTGCTTGTTGGGTCAGTTGGTGCTGTAACTATAGATAGTGACGTAATGAGAGTATCTACAAATAATTTAGAAGGTATTAAATATCTAGGAAACTATGAATCAACATTTGTTACTCAATCTTTAGTAAATAAAGGATATGTTGATTCAGGAACTTCATCTATCTGGTCAGCAATTGATTCAATAAACTTAGATTATATTTCTGAAATAACCACAGGAGTAGGTCTTACCGGTGGTGGAACTTATGGAGTTTTAAACATAGATGTAAATATTGGGAATGGTTTAGAATTCGTTACTAATTCTATTTATCTGGGTGGAACTCTTTCTCAAGATACGTTAATAGACGGTGGTTTATATAACTTTGAATTAACAAACTCAACAAATATTAGTTTAAGTGCTTCAGGTGTTATCAACAATTTTGCAACTGATTTATCCGGATATTATGGACAATCTTACTTAGACTCAAATGTAGTCAATTTGAAAGTTGGTTTTGCTTCAGATTATGGTGTGGATGTTATGACTCACTCTACAGTTACTATACAAAATCATATAATCTCTTTACACTCAGTCGGTTCTATATATTCAGTATTTATTGCTCTTTACACAGATGCTCAGACAATATCTGATGGTTCAACTGATAACAGATTAATTGTAGAGGATGATGAATTTAATAAAGGTTTAGTTTACCAAGATGACTATAGTTCTAATTTCTCAACATATTCATTGGTTAGTAAAAACTATGTTGACGACAAACAACAATATGTAAATAATGGTCTTACTTTTAGTTCAGGATACATTGGTTTAGGAGGAACTCTAAGTGGACCAGTGTTTATTGAAGGTTATGATAATAATGTATATTTTAACGATTTTAATAGATTTTCAGTCACAGCTTCATCTTTTATAGATAATAAAGTTTATTCTCTATCCACAAATACTAGTCAGCAGTTTAATGATGGTGACAATTACTATACTAGAGTTGATGACTCTAGTGGAACTTACTCATTTGTAGATATTACACCAGGATTATTACAGATGGGTAGTCATGATGGAATTGGAAACTCTGGAATAAATTTTCACTCACAAGACCAAGTATTAAACGATGGATCAACAAATAATAGAATTGTAGTAGATGATGATATTAGTCAGAAGGGTATAGTATATAGAAGTGATTATACCGCAAACTTTACTACTTACTCATTAGTAACAAAAGGATATGTAGATTCTAAAAAACCTTATAAAGTATATGTAGCTTTACTAACTCAAACTGGAATTAACGATCCAACATCTGTAGTGCTTGAAAATACTTTTGGAATTACGGCCACCTTTAGTTATATTTCTACCGGATATTATGAATTATACATGACTGGTCAATTCACATCAGGTAAAACATTCATAGTAAATGGATGTGCCGATCAAGATCTAATAGGTGGTAATTTTGGAATATTTATAACTGAATATTTAAATACTACTACAATTAAACTTTTGACTGTGGATGATAATGGATCATTCTATGATGGATTAAATAATACATCTATTGAAATAAGAGTATATCCGTAAGCGGAGAACAGAGGAATTGAACCCCACACAAATTCAACGTGCGACTCGCTTAGCAGGCGGTCCTAATCACCAGATTAGTTTATTCTCCTTTTTTGCGGAAGAGTGAGGTATCGATCCCCATACCTTTCAGTACCACTAGTTTTCAAGACTAGGTCAAGCGCCAGCTTAATTACTCTTCCTTTTTTTTGTAGTCTCGGAAGAAGTCGAATCTTCATTTCTCGGTTCGTAGCCGAGTGTCCTGTCCAGTTGAACGACGAAACTATTTAGCGGGGATGGTTGGATTCGAACCAACGACCTTATATGTTCAAAATATACGAAGTAACTCTTTCAATCAACACTCTTACAAGGTAAAATTTCAAAAGAGAAGTTTAATCTCTACCACTGAGCTACATCCCCATTATTAGCACGCCATGTAGGAATTGAACCCACCCGTCGAGGTTTTGGAGACCTGACCGACACCATGTCTGTATGACGTATTTGGTGAATGACGGGTTACGATCCCGCTACCTCTTGAATCACAATCAAGCGCTCTACCAATTGAGCTACATTCACAGTGATCCCGGAGGGGTTCGAACCCTCGACCCCCGCATTAAAAGTGCGGTGCTCTACCAACTGAGCTACGAAATCATATTTAGTGGACCCGGTGGGTTACGATCCCACTCTCCCTCCGTTAAAAGCGGAGTGCTTTCCCGATTAAGCTACGAGTCCTAAATTTTGTGGAACGGGTGGGTATCGAACCCACTCCTCTGGATTTTCAGTCCAGCGCAATCACCTGATCTGCCACCATTCCAAAATGATATAAACAAAAAAGTCCGAACTCTTTTGAAGTTCGGACTTTAAATATTGTCTTATAATTTACTACATTATAGTGTAGAAAAATCACACAATACTTTCTCAGTACCGAACTGGGTGCTAAACCACTTGCTCGATTTACTAAAATGCTTATGTGTGCGATTTGTTGTCATTTCTTTATATATTAAAAAGTTTTTCTCTTTTGTTCTTATTTTACACAAAATTAGTAAAAAGTTTTAATTCTACCAAATTTTATCTTATTTTTTTAGGATTATCCACCGAAAGCGTCAGTTACAATCCCATTTCTTACTCTAAAATTAACTCTGTCTCCTCTATTAGACATATCTAACATTTTGTGTTGACCATCGGTCTCAACAATTCTGGTGATAAATCCACCCGAAGTCGCATATTGTGTTGCTTCTTCGATCGTTTTACCAACATATTCTTCTTTACTTATAATTCCGTTGTTTCTTAAGTATGGCATGATTTAAAATTATTTTTTAATATATAGTAAAAAAATTATCTTTTGTTATGCCATCTGTTTCAAAAACTCAACAACGTCTAATGGGGTCAGCTTACGCTTTTGCAACTGGTCAAAATAAAAATGTTCCAGAGACTGCAAAAGAAGTTGCTAAGTCTTTTATTGAAGCAGAAACTAAAGGTAAAAAGACAAAGAATTCTAAAGAGTCAGCAAAGAAAAGAGCAATAAAAAAACTCAGAGATTTTGCTAAAACTAAACACAACGATTTACCTGAAAAATTGTCGGAAAATAAGATTTTGAGGTTCTCTGAGTTCTACTAATCATGAAACATCATGATTCATTTATTGATTATTATAAAAATGTTTTTGCTATTTCAGAAACCAATTTCTTATCTACAGGTAGAGTTGCAAATTCTTTCATAATTAATCCTATATTTGTTACACCAGAATTTACAAGTTCAGTTACTTTATCAGCAACTTCTTCTTTAGACATTTGTTTTGGTAGGTAACATTGAACTATTGCTAATTCAGCACACGCTTGAACTAAATCTTCCCCTTTACCATCAATTGGTGATAATGCTTTAATAGTCTCATTAAGAGATTTTGATGTCTTTGTTAAAATTTTGAGAACTTCTTCATCAGACAAATTATCAACACCAGTATTTTTTTCAATAGTTTGAATTTCTCCTTTCACAACAGAAAGTAAGTTTTTAGCAACAGTATTCTTTGATTTGAATGCCGTCATGTAGTCATTGTTAATTTGTTCTTTTATCATTGTTTAAATTTTTACAATTAAATAAAGAGAGTTTGGAACGCCTGTCAAGTATGGTCGGAACCCTAGAACCTATAGTAACTTGACTTTTAGTGACCTCATCACTTAGGATTACCTTTTAATGGGTTCATCGCCCTTGGTTAAGCAGTGTTACCATTCTGCTCGTTTAAAATCTCTTTAGAGTTGAAATTTACTAAATTAATAGAAGTATATCGAACCAACTCAATTCTCAATACATACACCCTTCTTATTTATATCTAATATATATAATACAAGGTGGTTCACTGATTTTTAGTAAGAGTGTTAATTTATTTGTCAGCTACTTACCACCATAATTACATCAAAACTCACACATAAGCGTTTGAAGTTAAAAACTTGTTTCTTTCCGCATTTTCTCGAAACTATTGTTTTGATATCTCTTTATGAATACAAAAGTAATAATTATTTTTTAATAAACAAATTTTAATATATAAGAAGTATGAAATATCTAAAATTTTATGAAGCTTTTCAATCAAAAGGAATTAGTAATACTTTAAAATTCTTAAAAGATAAAGTAGGTAAACAATCATCTGATAGTTTTATTAACTCATTAAGAGATTTTATGACTGGTGTAGACTTTCCAATAGACAAATTATCGGATAGTAATATTAAATATTTAAGTGCAAAAAAAGCTATTCAACTAAGATGTGAATCACCAGTAACTAATGAAAGAGGTATCTGGGTTATTAAATATTGGTTTTCAATCGAAAAGGGATTTTTAGGATATACAGCCACCGGAAATAAAGAAGAAAAAGAAATAGAATCTTCAGATAATAATCAAAATGGTTTAAGAGATACACTAAGTTTTACCGATAGAGATATACAATATATCAAAGATAGAATAACACCAACTGGAGAAATCTGGAAAGTTTTAGACTATAATAAGTTACAAACGGGAGATACGGTAATTGGTGAGTTTGATTCTAGTATCGGAATTGCAAAAATATTTGTTGATAGACATGATAATAGAAGAACTTATGCGATTCAAAGTGTTGCTTCAGGATCAGAAGCACCCAATCCTGATTGGACAAACTATAGACAATATGGTGGTCAAAGTTGGTGGATATTTGAAAATACTGAAATGGGAAGTGACCACCGTAAATTACACTATTGGAAACAATCAAGTGATGAACTTCACTATGTAGAACCACCTAAAGAAGAATCATCAGAAGAGAAAGAAGAGAAAACAGAAAGCCCATTGGTTTGGAACTTACCATTGAGTAACAGATTAGTTTTTAGTAGATGGGGTAGAGGTTCATCAATAGGAACAACTAAAGATATAAATGAAGCCGATTTTGCACTTGTTCTTTATTTTGATGAATTAATAAATCCAGAATCTGATGCAATTTTGTTTGAAAAACCAAGTGAAACTAAACAACAAAGGAGGACAGAAAAAGAAGGTGCAACTAAACTGATGTCGGACTCTGAAATTAAAAAAATGAATATTGAAAGATACATTCAGAAGTTAGTTGTTTCTTTAAATATAACAGAAACTGATTTTTTTAATTTAGAAAAAATTGTAAGTAAACATTTATCTCAAGAATTCAGTTATATTTCTATTTTCCATCAAAGACCAGATTGGAGTGATTTAACTGACTTTACTGATTATTTATATCAAGTAGTTGATAGTAGTGACAAAGAGTATTATATAAACAGAGTAAAAGATATGTATAAAAGAAAAACCGAAAATTATTATAATCAATTCTTGAGGTACCAAACAAATAAAACTTTTATAAAAGGTGATAGTCCGTTAAAAAAGATTTTTGATGAGATATTTAAATTAGGTAGTGAAATTAACGTAATATTTACAAAAAAACAACTGAATACAATTGACGACCTTTGGTTAACTAGTAAAAAAATTCGTTCTTTATACGAATGGATAAGAATGAGTAGAAATCAATTCAATTATCAAGTGAGAGAAGTATTAGGTGGATTCAGATACACAGACGAAACAAATTACTATTTCTCAACTTATGATAATCAATACACTGAAGAAGATTATAAACAAGATTTAGAAAAAATAAACAGAATTAGAAGTTTCATTAAAACTTTATAATAAAAGTAAATCCTCTAATCTATTATCTAATTCTTTTATCAATATTAAACATTCTTTTTTTAATTGCCGAAGTTTTGAAATATCTGGATCATTTATAGAAGTAATACCCTTACTATTTAAACCCATAATTTCATTGTTAATTGCTGAAATTTCCTCTTTAAGAGTGTATTTTATCTGCGATAATTCAGATGTGATAATTTCTTTTATCTCAGGAATAAAAGACTTGAAATAAGGATTTTCATATAAATCATTTTTGTAATAATCAGAAGTAAATCCTTTGATAATTTTAGTGATGTTAGTAATCACTTCTTCTTCATTTTGAGATAATTTTAAATCTGATAAAATCAGATCATAATCTTCACGTTTACTCATATTATAAACCTCTTTGCATTTCTCTTTTGATATCTCGTTCTTTGATAGACTGTCTTTTATCATAAAGTTTTTTTCCTTTTACAACACCAATTTTAACTTTTAATTTGTTATTTTTGGAAAAGACCTGAAGTGGAACACAAGTTATACCTTTATCTTCCATCATTCGAGATATTTTTATAATCTGTGTCTTTGTAAGCAACAACTTCTTCTCTCTATTATCTTCGTGTTTTTCAGAAAGATGTGTTTGTTTATATCTTGCAACTTTAAAATTCTTAATCCACACTTCACCAGATTTTAAGTAAATAAAAGAATCGGTTAAGGTAACATTACCCATTCTAATTGACTTTACTTCAGAACCCAATAGCACAATTCCAGCTTCAAATTCTTCAAGAATATGATACTCAAAATATGCTTTTCTGTTATTTACTATACTCATATAACAAATATAATTAAATTTCTACACTTTGTTTAGTATTATAAAGAATATAATCACCTTCACCACCGTTTCTGTTCTTTATAACTCTGGATATTTCACCTTTTAGTACAACAACCAAATCAGACATATAAATAGGTTGGTTACCTCCAACAAAACTACCCATTTCATCTTTATCTGAAGTTTTGTTAAGTGGTGAAGTTACAATTATTTTATATTGAGGTTCTACTTCTACCCATATTCTTTCTCTTAATTTTTCAAGAACATTTCTTATAAAAGAAGACTTATCCCATTTAGATACACCATCGTATGTAGGTCTGATATTATTTAGGTCTAAAAGAATATAATCAAACTTTTTACCACTATCTAAAACTTGATTTAATTTCTCATTTCTTAAAAAAGACTTAAAAGAAAAAGACGAATCAATTTCTTTAATCTCAACATAATTGAAATTAGAAATTAATTCGTCTTTAATTCTTTCGTCTTTGAAAGTGTATCCAATAAGTGTAAGTGTTGATTCCCCAATCAAACTGCACAAATCTTCTTTAGAATTCATCTATTAAAGATTTTCGTTAATAACTTCTTTAAGTCTTTCTTTCTGAACAGATCCAACTAGTTTGACAGTATTTCCTTCAGAATCTTTAACTTGTTCCCCATTTTTAAAGAATAGTAAAGTTGGAATATTTCTAATACCAAGTTCTTTTACTAAATCACTATTTTCATCTGCATTTAATTTACCAACTGACAATTGACCTTGATATTCTGATGAAATCTCATCAACCATAGGAGCAATTAACTTACAAGGTCCACACCAAGGTGCCCAAATATCAACAAGTGAAAATTCACTATCAGTAAACATTTTAAAGTTCTCACTATTAAGTTCTGTTATATATGCTATCATAATTTTGTTTTCTATTTTATATTTTTTAATTTGATAAAAGTTTATTCCAACCACCAATGTGAGTTATTTAATGGGCTATCATCATTTACACCTAAAACTTTATTGGCTTTACCTCTCGTATCATTAACTATTTGTTTTCTGACTGATAATTCTAAAAGAAACAAATCATGTTCATCTAAAATATCTTGAGATAATTTATGTTTTTCCAAAATTGAAATAGCAACGATTGGATCTTCTTCAAACTTCTCTAAAATCCATTTGACTAATTTAATCTGTTCTGATAGTTTTTTACCTTTAAGATTATCAATTGAATTTGGAGCATATTTTCCTAACCGACTAATCAAATTCAAATCTTCCTGAGTTGGTTGACAATCAATATATGATTTATCAGTGAAGAAAAAGTAAAGTTTAGACCAAATTTCAGGTAAATCATTTTTTCCAAAGATATTTCTCATATAAAAAAGAAACTCTTGACTATTATGAATCTTTCTAATATTAGAATCATCAAAAACTTCTCTTCCATAAATAAACTCATCAATATCATTAACCGGTTTATCAATTATCGATTGTAAATAATAAAGATTTACTTCTTCTTGAAAGTGAATTTTAACGTATTCTTCAGCTTGAAAATCTCTTTTTATTATAAAGTTTTCTTTTAAATCATCTATATAATCATTAAAAATATCATAATATCTATCTTTGAATCTAACTTTAATAATATCACTAAATCTATATTCTAAAGAGTGTCTTAAGAGATCTAATTCAAATTGTGTCAATTTACAATCTAACTCTTTTCTTTTTTTAACAATTCTAATTGCTGTGTGTGAAGGTGTCATTAAATTACAAACCTTCAACTCACCAGTTTTTAAGAATTCTTCAAATTCTGGTGTCCAATAACACTTATCTTCTTCAATTGAATATCCAACCTTTGTGGCGTTAATATCAAAAGATCTTAGAATAATATCAGTATCTGCTTTATTAGATTTATACTTGACATTGTTAAACATTCCTTCATGTTCAGAACTTTCAATTGTATAAAAATCTTTATTGATAGTAGAATATCTAATTCCATTATAATCTTCCCAGAACTTAGATTCTTTTTCTTGATATCTGAAAAGTGATTTTTTATTAGTAGGGTCTATTCCATCAACAATTCCGTCAAATATAAAAACATCAATATCATTAACAATAGCTTTTTTACCAGAGACCAACTCCCAAACTAAATTTGCAATTGATCCTCCAGCAACAAAACCTTTATCAGGCAATCCCCAATCTGTTTTTATTTTATTTACAGCAGTTCTTACAAAATTTTCAATATTCATATTTTTTATTTTAAAATTTCATCAACAACTCCTAATTCTAAAGCTTCTTCAGAAGACATATACCAGTCTTTCTTATTCTCTAAAATTTCTTTTAGTTTCTTTTTACCGATTTTTGTTCTTTCGGTGGTGTAATCTTCAATTTGTTTTTGAAGTCTTTTTGTTTCTTCTAACTTTTCTTCCATATCTTGAACTTTACCCCAGAATCCAGTTGAAACTTGGTGATAAAGTGGTGTAGACATTTTGTGAGCAAATCGTTTGTGACCAGAAAGAAGTAAAAGAAATCCACAACTCATAGCACACCCTGTAACAATAGTATGAACAGGAGTTGCACTTCGTTCAATAACAGAAAGTAATCCAAAACATTGATAAACTTGACCACCATAAGAGTCAATATAAATGATAATTGGTTCTGGTTTATATTCTAAATTGTAAATAGAATACACTTTCTTTAAATGTTCATCATCCTGGTTTATCTCAATTACTTTTTGAGTTAATTCACCAATAGATGATTGGTCGACTTGTTTAGTAAAAAACAAGTCGCGTTTTTTGGGGAGGGGTAGATTTTCTGCCATTTTTATAAAATTTAGTTGTTAAAATTACATATACATTTCATCAATATCATCAAATTCTTTTTTACTTTGAGATATTAAAATGTGTCTTCCGTTTCTAATTTGTGATTTGATTGTTGAGAGGTTTTTACCTAATTGGTCGGCTATATCTTTATAAGCCATCTTTTTAATTTCTCTCATTTCGATTACTGTTTTATATGGTTCTTTTAAAGTATCCATATGTTTCTTCATAATTTCTGCCTTCATTGTTGAGACAGACTGAAGATGTATATCAGACTCTTCTTCTGTGATAAAGTCTTTCATTGTTGTTCCTTCATCATCAAATTCAATATCCAATGAGATAGATCTTTTTTCAATCTTTAAGTCTTGAAGAGTAAGATTTTTAGCTATTGTAAATAGCCAAGTTGAAAACTGTGATTTGTCTTTGTCGTATTTTTCAATTTTATCGAGTGCTATCATAAAAGAGTCTGTCGATAAATCCTCTGCTTTTTGAGAGTCATTACAAATACGATTTGTAAAGTAGATTAATTTGGGATAATACTTAGAATAAAGTTGTGTAAATTCTTTCCCTGTTTTTTCTCTGAATAGTTTTTCCTGTTCAGAAAATGATTTCATTTTTGATTCCATAATTGCCATTAATTTTTAAATTGACTGTAAGCCGCCATCGCCGTTAATTTGCCGTTTATATTATATTTATATTGTATATATCCAAAAAGTTTATTTTCCAATGTAATTAATTATCAAAAAAGAAGCAACATCTTACATTAAGAGGATCATTATCAATCTCTTTCATTTTTTCTAAAGCTTCCATAAAATCACTAATGTATCCTGGTTCATATTCAGACCAATCAACATTTAATAATTCATCTAAAGTAAAGTAAGAGTGTGAGTGAGCATCACTATCCCATTGATCACACTTATAAAGGTAACCAGTTGAAGCATCATCTGGGATACCTTTCGGGTAATTAATAGGTTCTACACCACCATCATTTCTTACATCCGCTAAGATACCAAAAATATAGTAATTTCTATCACCATAATATTCATCATTCCAATCGATTTGCCATTCACCATCTTCAATTTGCCATTTGTCAGCAGATACCCATCTAAATTTAGTTGGAACGTCTTCTAAAACTTCACTTAATTTTTGTTCCCTATCTTCAGATAGGTCTCTTGGTCCACCATAGTTATTTGATGAAGTCCACCTTTCTACATAAAAATGTATATCACAACCCATATTTATTTATACTTTATATTTTAATTCGTAAAAACTAGAAATACCTTTTCTATCAATTAATACTGATATATGATGAGTTGGCATTTCTTTGCAAAAGAACTCAATGATATTATTAACATAGTCAGTCTCTATTTCATCTAGTGTTTTCATTATTTCAACAAATCTTCTAATTGTTCAACTGTAATAACTTCAACTCCTAATTCAATAGCCTTCTTCTCTTTAGATGAACCACTACCAACTGATTTCATAACTAAGTGTGTTGTGTTTTTAGAAACACCGCTGCTGATTTTTCCACCACGAGATTCAATCACAGATTCTAAGTCCGGTCTACGAACACCAGTGAAAACAAATTGTTTACCATCTAAGTCACTTCCAGTTTTAACAACTTCTACTTTTTCAGAGATAGTTACAGGTAAGTCTTTAACAAAGTCAAAGTAAATATCATATGAGTCAATGTATGATTTAGCAGATACTTCAGCAAATCCTTCAATTGCCATTACTTGGTCAATAGTTGGTTTAGTTGTAAAGTCTTCTAAAAGAACTAATTTCTTAGAACCCAATCCTTTAAAGATGCCGGTAGCGTGTTGTAGTTTAGACAAGCTAACATTAGTAACTGATTTCTGAATAGAGTCAAAAACAATCTTTGCTTTTCGTTTTCCAAATCGGTCAATTTTCTCTAAGTCTGATGTTGTCAAATTTAAGATATCAGAAATAGTTTTATAACCAGCATCCCACAATTGAGTGATAACACCTTCAGAAACATTATCCGCTTCTAAGATTTCAAAGAAAGAAATATTCTTTTTCAATTTTTGGTCGTCTGTTTCAGTTAAAGTAATCAGTTCAACACCATTTTCATTCCAATCAATATTATCAACATCCGGCATTTGGAATTCAACTGTCTCAATAACATCAGCAATGATTGGAATAACCATTCCACTTCGTTTTACAATAACTTTTGCACCAACACCAATACCCATATCTTTTACAAAACGAGCGTTGTTACCAGTTACATTAGAAACAGTAACACCGTCTAATTTAACAGGACTAATATGCAAAGTAGGTTTAAGATATCCTTGTTTAGAAATATTCCAAGAGATGCCAATGATTTCAGTTTCAGCAGATTGCTCAAAAGAAGGGTGTTTGAATGCTCTTGCCCATACAGGATTATTTGAAGATGTTTCGCGACCTAAAGTAATTTGAGTATTAAGGTCATTAATCTCAATAATTAGACCATCAATTTCATAATCGATAGAATACTCATGGAAAAGATTAATAAGTAGTTCTTCTGTAATATCAGAAATTCTACAGATATGGTAAGAAACTTTAACACTTTGACCAGAGTTAAGTTCATCTAAAATTTGTTTTTTTGACTGGAACATATTTCTTGATTGAATCGCTCCATATTTAATATAATCACAATCTTTTAAAGCATCAGTTGCTTCTTTGGAATTAAGAAGACCAGCAACTAAATTACGAGGGTTTGCAAAATCACTTGAATACTTTTCTAAAAAAGTTTTCTTTGACATCATAACCTCACCATAAGTGAAAGAAAAATTAGTTCCTGATAAGTGATTACCGATGCGAGAATAGTGTTCGTTTGATTTTTGACCGTATGTTCCATCACCACGAGTAAAAGCTTCTGACGTAGTTTCATTGACACATAATGAAAGACCATCATACTTAGGAGTGATAATAACGAAATTGTGTGATGTTATATTTTTTAGACGACACCAATCGTTAATATCATTCATCGATTTAATTTTATTCATCGAAGCCATTTCAATTGGTAACTTTGATTTACGAGTTTCATCAGCAACCACATGACCTACTTTAGTGAGAACATCATCATTAGGTGATAGTAATTCTAATTCTTCAACTAATTGGTCATAATCTTTATCAGACATTATTGGTTCTCCAATTCTATAAGCTTCGTTGGCTTTTACAATTTTTTCTTTTAGTTCGTTAATCATAATACAAATATAGTTAAATTATTATTAAATATCAAGATTTTCCAGATTCTTTTCTCGATTATACGATACTTCATTATAAACTTCAATAACATAACCTGGAATTTTAAATTCAGTAGCCCAAGCGTCATATCCACTTCTATATTGAGGATTCTCAACTAAAACCTTTTCAATTGCTTGTTTAACGTCTTCAGCAACTACCTTATAATCGGGTCTATTACTATACCAACCACCATCATTAAATGTAACTGTAAATATCTTCATAATCACAAATATAAAAAATAAAGAACAAACATCAAAGAAATAACTAAAAATTAATATATAACAAAAAATCAAAATTTAAAAATGGCTACATATTCTACAGTTCAAAGTTCATTTCCTAAGGTAGCAGAACAAATAATAAATTATAATAAAAATGTCGTTGATATTTTAACAAATTTATCAAAAATTACCGAAACCCAGGATACAACGATAAGTTTTACAGTTGCTGATGAGAATGGTGCTTCTAAATCATATACGATGCCTTCATTATTAGGTATACAAAAAGAACTTCAAAGACTAGACACTAATATTAGATCTTTATATTCAATAGATGGATCAGGATCTTTGATAAGAACCGAAGGATCAAACAACTTTAAAAAGATAATTACTGTAGATTTAAATAGAGAGCCACAAGATTTAGGAATAATTTCATCAGTTGCTAAGTTTAAACAATCTCCAAACTGGTTTTTTGACTCATTATTAAATCCACTACTTTCAGTTGAATTTGACTTAGCAGGTGTTGAAGATAGTGTCAGAAAAATTCAGTCAAGAAGATATATTGTTGATTTTGCGAAAAATGCAGATGGAACACTTACAACTTTAGGCCAATCAGCACTTAACTCATTTAATGATAATTTTGTGGGTAAAGCAACTGGAGCGGGTAGTTTAAATAACTTTTTAAATTGGCACACAACAACACCTGGTGTAATGGAACCTAATAATCCAAGATATGATGAACAAATGTTTGATTGTGAAGCAAATAGTTTATTATATGATGGATTATTTAATGTGCTTCAATTTGAGGAAGACAAAATTAATAGAAAACTATTCATTAAAGTAGATAAACTTGAATATAGAGATATTCAAAATAATTCACAAAGAACTTTAGCCATAGGAGATGAAATGGTTATTAATACATTTGGTCAAAATGTAAAAGCAGCTACTAGATATAAAATTTTAGAAATCAATACTAATAGTGGTTTTGGATTGAGAATGGAGAGAATTGATGGATTTGATCCGATAACTACTGGAATAGGAACTTTGAAAATATATTCTCCAGTGTCTTTTGCTAAAAAAGTCAGAATTAGTATTGGATATGATGAGAGAAACGTAGTCTTCTTAAAACCAGTTAACGCAGAAACAAACATAGTTGCTAAAAATTGGAGTAGTGGAACTGCTTTCTATACAAATGATTTGTTGTTAGAAGATTCGTCATCTGCAAATGGAACATCACTTCAACAGTTTTATATTGATTATGTTTACGATTATGGAACCGTTCTTAAAGATTTAGTTGCTAAAAAAATACCAAATACTTTAGCAGGAACACCTAATCCAGTTACGTTAAATACGGATAACTTTAAAGTAGTTCAGATTAATCAACATTTAACTGATACACCAGATGCTAATTTAATTAAACAAAAGCACAATATACAACTTAATATAAAATCAGAGATTGAACAAATTCAAAATGCAATTTCAGATAGGGGTAAGAAATTAAAAGTTAGTAAATTCAAATCAATTTCTGAAAAAAAGAAATTCGATATTGAACTTGATGATTTGCAATTAAAAAGAGAAAGTAAGGCAAAGCAATTATCCACAATAGCTCAGGAAATTATCAATATTTCAAATAATCCAAACTCAAAAGTAGAGCCAAAATTCAGAATGAGAGGATTCTGGTCGATACCAGAGGCGGTAGCAACTAGAGGAACTAAACCACAAGAAATAGTTCAATTTAGAGTTCAATATAAATATGTCTCAAAAGATGGGAAAGAAACACCAGTCGAAACGTTCCAAGTAGATAACGCAAATAATAAAGCTAGTTTTTCTAACTGGGTGGAATTCAAAACTGATGCGAGAAAAAGAGTTTTTAATGCAACAACTGGAGAATACAGTTGGCAAATAGAAAATGTGGCAGATGCTGATACACCAAATATCAATCAAATTGATATCTCAATTCAACAAAATGAGTCAGTTCAATTTAGAGTTGCTGCTATTTCTGAAGTTGGTTGGCCAGATTCACCAGTAGAATCAGAATTTTCTGAAATATTAACAATTGAATTCCCAGATGATTTAAATAATGTATATCAAGAAAATGATATCAATGCTATATTACAGTCAGCAACTAAAGAAGAGCTAAAGGTAAATATGGCAAATGAACTTTCAGCTAAAGGTTTAGATGAACACCTTTCTGATCAATTAACTATCGATGGAAAAGTTTATCATCATGATTCAGCATCGGTTTTATCAGGATTCAAAGATGAAAATGGAGCAGCTTTAGACCTTTATGAATATCTTCAGGCTTTACAAAATAGAATAAAAAGTTTAGAAGATAGAATTAATAGAGTTAAAGGTGAACTTGAAGTTATTGTATTTAGAAATAATCAAGAATTTATAATTACAAATGGATCAGAAACCGTGTTTAATGTAGAATGTGAAGATTACTTAGAATCATTCACTGCTCAAGGTATTCCAACGGGTAGAGTTTATGAAAATAATATTTATGTAATTAAAGACTTTGTTGTTAGAATTAAAAACAAATCTACTTCACCTCTTGGACTATTATCCAATAGAACTTATCTTCAAAACTCAGCGGTTTATAATACATCTGTTCCTCAATCTTTCTGGGTTAATGAGAAAGATGAATTAATGACCTCTGATGTCTCTGGTTCTACTAAGACACAAATTAACTATCAATTTGCTTGGTCTGTTAATTATGATTCGGTTTCGGATAGCAGTGTGACAAAATTATCTGAAAACATTGGTAACAACTTTACAACAAATAACTCAATTACTGGAGTTTTGAGTTCAAATGAATTCAATGTTGGATACAATGAAACAACTGTTTTGAACTTTATTGGTAACAACTTATCTTTACTCGAACCAGTTAAATGGATTGATAATTCAACATCAGTGGCTTCTACAACAAAATTGTTAACGAGTATTCATCCAGTAGTTCAAGACTTAGAAAAAATAACTGAAACAAATAGTGATAAAGTTAAAACTGTTAATTCTGGTGACCAGAATGATATAGTTATTCCAATTAATATTTATTTTAAATTGAATGCATTGGATACCAATCAACAAGGTCTTAACTATCAGTATGTTAATTTGAATAATTCAAATAAAACTGTAAAACATATTAAGAAGGTTAAATTTTTCTTAGAAAATGAGGCTGAAAACAGACCATTTACATTTAGTTTGAAATTTAATATCAATAGAAATAAAGTTATACTTAAAAAGATTACACCGGCATTAAATACACAAATTAAATAATGAGAAGTTTTGCTATATTAAGAACCAATGTTGGGTTGACTACTAATGTCAAGGTTATGATAGACTCGGTTTATAACTTGAGTTTATCAAGTATTGAATCAAACTCTGAACTTTCTTTAGATAGATACCAAAAACTATCTTTTAATAAATCGAATTATTATGATGAATTAGTTCCTTATTTTTTCAAGAACACACCATCTGATATAGCATACTCGATTAAATATGATAGAGATGTTGATACAATGTCAACAGACTTCAAAGACCAATATGATGAGATTTATCAATATGGTGCTAGAAATATTATTGCTAATAAAAGCTATACTGAAGAATTTGAATATTTTGCACCTCTTTATTTAGATAAAAGTCGCATTCCATCAAATTTTATAATTTTTAGAGTAGATGGTCCTGGAATAGACTTATTAACAAAAGAAAACTTTATTAACCAAATAAGTAACAGTTTTAAAGTTGTAAAAATATTTGATTTAAGTTTAACGACCAGTGCTGGTCAATGGATAGATAGAAACTTTATTAAAAATGAATACTATCCAGATACACCACTTGAAATGGATTTTAGAGATTTAGAATTTTGTAAATGGAATGGTATAGATTATGAATCTGGTGGCTATACATCAAAGTCATTTTTTATAGATGATTTCTTGGAAGAGGAAAAAGAAATATTTGAATTTGAAAAATTCATTTTAGAATCTTATAAAAGTAATAAAGTGGTATTTTCAAATATTATAAATTTCTCATTTCTTTTTGATGATGAACCAGCAAATCCAGATATTAAAAGAAAGTGGTCTTTAAACAGATATTATGGACTTTATGTAGATAGTCTTGAAAAAGTTAGAACAATCTCTCCTTACATAACTCCGTTTCTCAGAAATGATGTTGAGATATTAGAAGGTAACATTTTTTATTCACCTTCAAATACCGATCCTTTTGTTGAAGGATTTTCAGATAAAAGATCATTTTATGTAGAGTATAATGGTGAATATTACAAAGTTGAGAAGTTCTTAGAGACTTTAACAAATCAATTAATACTTGTTCCTGAAAGTAGTGGACTAATAGTAGAACAATACGCCAATGTTAGTCAAGATAAATACAGAATAATAGCGGATGTTGATTTAACAGGTAAGCAATCACAACTTAATCTAAACTACGGTAGAATTGATACACAAAATTTCTTAATTGATTATAATAATAACTACTTAACAATTGATGGATTTGAAGATTGGTCAGTTTGGTTAATTGAAATTGATGGAATTTATCATAATTTAATACTCACAGATGGTAAGTTAAAAGTTAATACTGACTACTCATTTAGTTTTTTTGAAAATATATATGATTATAAAGTTGCTGGTGAAACTACAACAGTTAACTTTACAGTTAATTCAGATAATCCACCAAAAAAATTCACTATTTATAGAGTTAACTTCACGGATATAAAAGATTTTGATACAAAAATATTAGACACCGAGTATTCAAAATTTGAATATCAAAAAGAAGATGAGTTAACACAAACAGATGAGACAAAAATCTATTTAGAAAATTACTTAACAAGTGGTGATCCAAAAGATTATGATGATTTTATATACAGAGGAGAAGTTGTAAATATTCCAGTTTCATCTGAATACACAGCTGGTTATGAAACTTTCAAAGTAACAAATAATGAACTATCTGATATTTGGAGAAAGAATCCGGTATATTGTAGATGGTCATATCAAAATTCAATATCTGCTAATGACTATCCATATTGTTTAAATAACTCAACAATTTTTGAAGATTTTAATCGTTCAGTAAATGTCTTTGATCCAAATCCTTCTAGAATAGAACGAAACTTAGATTATTTTTATACAATTAACTCTTCAACTAGTTCCTATGTTCATCATAGTCTTCATATTGAAGGTTATAAAGATGACTACTCATTGGATACCAATTTTAATTTTGAACTTGATAAGTATTTAGGATTAGCAACATATTCTGTTGGAACAAATTCTTATGCAACATATTCATCTGATTACTTCACAGATTTCTTTTATCAAAAACAAAGGTTTAATGATAATAATATAATCAAAAATGTAAAAAAATATTCTGAACTTAATAGAGGGGATGTTTCTTTGCCAAATGTGACAGTTTTTAGAGGTTTAAAATTTTATATGTATGATGTAAATAGCGTAGATGTAAACTCTACTGGAGAAATAAACACGGTTAATTTGTCAAATTCAAATAAATATGACAGTTATAAATTTTCAATTTTATTATCAGATAATGATACTTCTGTGAACTATTCAGGTCAACTTGAAAATTCTCAAAATCTAATGGAGTGGGAAATAATTAAAGAGTGGGAAATGGATAGAACATATGCGACAGGTTCTATAATTATATTTAATGATATACTTTATCAAGCACAGTCTGAGACAATTACTACTGAGCCAACCAAAGCCAATGTTGGATTAGGTGTAAAATCAGCACCTTATAATTCAAATGATTGGTCATTTTTAGAAAACTCACCAATTAATCCATTAGGAACTAATTCAATATTTTGGTCACCACTTACATCTTATTCTAATGGTGATGTAGTTTTTAATAACGAGGATTATTATTATTATGATTCTACTGGAACAGATGACTTTTGGAATCCTAGCTTTGCTTCAACAACAGGATATACACAAAGTGATGTAGTATTATTTCGCGGTAAATACTATATCTCAAATGTAAATAACAATGAGTGGCCACCTGATTTTAAAATTCCATCTTTTTCTTTTAATGGAATTGGACTCGGTTTTACCGTAACAATGAAATGGAAAGCAGCTACTGCATCAACAACACCTAAATGGAAAACAGTTGATCTATGGAATCCAATTGTATCTTATGGCTTAAATAGTTTGGTAGTTCATAATGAAATAGTTTATGTAAGTTCTTCTGTGACAGCTCCTTTAGTTGGAGATGAACCAGGATTCTCAAATCTGTGGAATAAAAAATATAGTTTAGTTCCGGATACGGATTTTGTATATGATAAAATTAGCAATCCAATTATTCAAATGAATGATGTTTACTATATGTGTAAATCCAATTTATCAAATTCTACTTTAGACAATGGTATAGTAGTGTATGTTAATAAAAAATGGAAAAATATATTAGTTAATGTAAATATATCTGATAATACTATGCCAAATCTTAGAAATTCAGATAGAGATTCGATTTATCAAGAGTTGTTTAAGAAACTAACAGCTGTTAATTTTTCTAACTGTATAAATGATATTTCAAATAAATACGGATTTACTGATTATATATCTTATGTTATAATTAATGAAGATAATACCATTACTAAACATAATTTTAAAAATAATTTATCTAATCTAAGTTGTCTATTGAAAGTAGAAGAACCTGAGGAATTTAGAGTAAAAATAAACTCTATTAAGGTAGTTCCAATTGAAAATCCTAAAAAACTACAGTCTACAAGAAGACTAGTAAATGGAAATATAAGAACATTAAGTCAATTGAATTGGTATAATGATTTACCATATGCGGCAGATATACAAAAAATTTCAATTACAAGAAAAATAATTGCTAACTTACACGGTGTTAAAAATTATTCCACTAATATTCTTTATAGACATAATGGATATTACATGCCAACTTTCTATGATATTCAACTTTTTGACAAACAGTTAAATGGTATATCAGAAAACACAAAGTTTGATACATCACTAACAGAGTTTGCCATTATGAAAGAAAGAAAAGTTTCGAAAATTAACAGAAAAGGATCTATACTAAAGTTAAGAAATGAACAAGATTTAACATCGGTTTATCCTATGTTAGATGAATTTGGATATTCTACAAGAGATTTCTTTATATTCTCTTCTACATGGGATTTTCAATATCACTGGGAAACTATAACTCAAAATACTAAACCTAGATTTAATATTGATTTTCCATCAATACAAAGCTCTATAAGAGAAAATTTTGGACAACCAGAAGATGTCAAAAAAAGTAACGAAAATTATAATTTATAAAAATGAGAAGAGACTATATTTCACCTGAATATAAAAGTGTTAGAGTTTATGGAACTTTTAATATGGTAGAAGAAAGTAATTTCTTTGGATCCAAGATGCTTGAAATAGAGGATTCAATTATAATTTCTAATCAAGAAATAATTTACTATCAAAATGCAAACGGTGAACAAATTGACTTTTCAATTGAATCTTCACTTCAATCTTACAATTACTCATCAATAACTGATAAAGAGCAAAATCACACATTATTTATTGACGACTCTCAACCACTTTATCAAAAAACCGAAAATACAAGGTGGATTCTAACTATAGATTTAGAAAAAATAATAAAGAATTTCTTATTTGCTAATTTGAAAAAGTATAGAACATTTGAAGGAATTAAAAAAGACATGACAATTTATGATGATGTTAATGTTGCTATTAGGAATTACATAGACTTTAATGTTTATGATAGATACAAAGTAGAAACTATAGATTTATTTGTCTCATATAAATCTCTTAGAAATCAAAATATTTTAAGACTTAAAAATACTTGGAACAAAAACATTACTGATGTTGAAAATAAACTTACAAAAGTTCAAAGTGAATACTCTACAAATAACTCAATAGTTAAACTAACATTCAATCAGGAACAATCAAGTAAAGACTTTTCATATGATTATTTTTTTAATGTCAATTTAGTTAAACTTTAAATTACCATGATAATATAAAGTTTATGAGTGATAGAACACAAAGAAATCTAATTACATTTTTAAAACTGTTTAAAAACAGACCATATCATTTGTCTAAATATCTTTTAGACAATTCGGCTTTTAATAAAGATTTTTTGAGAAAGATAGACAAAAGTTTTAAATTGAATGAACTATCTAACAAATGCTCAAATTCAGACTTAGAGTCTTTTAACAATCTTAATCAAATGGATGATTTTTATAACAGTCTACTTGAAGAAATGAATGAAATTGTTATACATGATAAATCAATCAACTTAACTATAATTCTTAATGAAAAATTAGATGCTTTAATCAAAGAAGAGAAGTATGAAGAAGCGGCTGCTCTTAGAGATTATATGCTATCAATGAATATCAAAAGAAAAATTGATTAATAAGTAAACTTTAATACTAAATAAGAATAGAATTTTTAACTTTTAAATAAAAAAATATGACACAAACAATTGGAAACCCAGATTTAGAGTTCTTATTTGAACAGGACTCTTTCAGAACAAAGAAAAAAACTCAACAAGAAATAGAACTTTCTAAACTTTACGAATCAACATTCGTTGAAATGCCACAAGTTGGACAAATTATTAACGCAACTTTCACGAGTGAAACAAAAGACTGTCTTGTCTTTTCTAAGACAGGATATAAAGATGATATAAGAGTGGATAACAAATTATCTGAGAGTAAATACTTAAAGAACTCACAATTTGGTGAATCTGTTGATGTTTTAATTACTGATATCAATCATGATAATTTTTATATCAAAGGAAGCATTTCTACACTTTATGAAAACAGAGCTCACCAAACTCTTAAATCATTGAAAGAGGGGGAATCTGTTTTAGCACACATTAAATCATTGAATCCAGCTGGATATGATGTTGAATTGACTCACGGTGGAGTAACATTACCAGGGTTTATGCCAAACACACTAGCGGGTATCAATAAACTATATGATGTTAACTCAATTGTAGGAAGCACATTTGAAGTTATGATTGAGTCTTATGCTGAACAAGAAGGAACTTACATTGTAAGTAGAAGAAAATATCTTCAAACATTGATTCCAAAAGCAATTAAGGAATTAAATTACGAACTAACTTACACTGGTCACGTTACGGGAACTACTCCTTTTGGTGTCTTTGTTGAGTTTAACGAGTGTTTGACTGGTATGATTCACAAAGCGAATGTTCATCCTGATTGGCAAGAAAGATTAAAAGATATCAAACCAGGTTTCGAAATCGAGTTCTATATCAAAGAGATCGTAAGAGAAAAGATTATTCTTACTCAAATTTTACGAGAAACTCTTTGGGATAACATCAAAAACGGACAAACACTTAAAGGTGTTGTCAAAGATGTTAAACAATTTGGAACTTTAGTAAGTCTTGACGATGAAACAGTCGGTTTGATTCACACTTCTGAAATGGAAAAATTGAAAATGAGATTTCAAGCAGACCAAGAAGTGAAAGTAAAGGTTCTATCTGTTGATAGAGCCTCACGAAAAATCTTCCTGACTATAGGATAAGATTTAAAAAAACCTCAGATTTAATCTGAGGTTTTTTTTATATATACTAAATGATTATTACAAAATTTGATTTATTTTGTGAGGCTAGATTAGCTGATGTTCTTAATATTAAGGGTGATGGTGATTTAGTGAAACAAATGACAGATATAAAAGATGCTGAATTTGATATAAATAAAAAATTAGTAAGATTTATAACACTTAAGAAAAGAGTAAATAATAAAAAGATTCAATTTGAAATAAATTGGAATGATTCAGCCACACACAACTTGGTAAAAAGGATTAAAGAAAGAACATCATTTGGAAGTGTTGAGGATTTTAATCAATATTTTAAAGGCGAGTTCAATAGAATATTTCCTGATATGGTTGGAAAAGAAATTTATGTATCTGGTAGATACTCACTTTATTCAAAAGAATATAACTTTACAATTATAATACATTTTGATATAGACGAATATTCAGATGGTATCTATGAAGTAAGAATTATTACAATTTTACCAGGAAAAAAAGGAAATGGTGTTATAAAATTCATTGATATTCTATAAAATTTCCTTATATTTGTATATGATTAATTCAGACTTAGATATCAAAGATAAATTTGTTGAAATGTGTAAAATGATATTCATCAATGTTGATGGTAATTTCGTTTTTCCAGTTGATAATTTATTACACGACGAAGACTACTCCAACTTCATTAATCACTCTGATTGGTCTGTTTTAGAGTCTAAAATGAAAAACCTTATTAATTTAGTCAACTCTGATAATTCTATATTAGAAAAAGATGTTGAAACTGAAATCTGGGAAATGGTTTAAAAGAGATGTTTAACGTCTCTTTTTTTATTTCAATAATTTTCTTAGTTGAAATTCTCTCCAAACATCTAATGGCATAAAATGTTTATCATCAAATATACTAACGTGTTCTCCTGATTTACTTACACTTACTAAGGTTTTTTCACCTACCACAACAAAATCATCAATTCGATATTGTTCGCCTTCCTCTAATAGGTATGTCATTCCATACATCTTATTAGTTACACAAATTACAATATCTCCTTTTTTATATCTCATTTATATTTCTTTTTTAATTTATGATATTGGATGAAATGATTAGTCGCTGATATGTCTAAAACCAATCCAAATGAAAACCAAACTCCAGTATAAAGATATGAGTATGGATTTTGTTTATTATAAATATAAGTCTGGTAAGCAACCGAGTAAGGCATAATTGATGCGGTTACCATAACACAACCACCTATCAAATGTTGTCTCATTAATTTTGTTGTATCTTGTGAGAACAAATTAAAACTTAAAAGAACAGAAAATAAAAGTATCTTAATCGTGGTCATAATCTGAAATGTCAACACCGTTTTTATTTACTGTAATTTCAGCATGGTCTCCAAACTTAATCAAATAAAAATCATTATCAAATTGTTCTAAGAAATTTACAATCTCATTTGATGCTTCAGTCAAAATTGGATCATAATCTACATTATCTTCTTCAACACGACCTTCGTATTTTTTTGTATCTTTATTCCAAGTTCCCCAATTAAGAACTTTTGTTTTTTGAGACCAATCAGCCTCATCAACACACTCTTGATTAACACTTAAATAGCTGGTGTTTGCATAAAAAATGCAAGATTCTCCGTCATTAAAGTAAGGTGTGTATTGCGTCCATCCAAAAGATTCTAATGTAGGATACTTCTCAAAAATATATTTGTAGAATTCTTCAAAGATATCAGAAGAAATGTCAATAATCTCTGACTTAAGTTTATAAACTTCAGAATTTTTTTCTCTTAGTGTTTTTAATTTTTCTTGGTAATTCATATTTATTTAGTTTTCAAATTTTTCAATAATTTCTTTAAGTGGTAGATTTAAAAGATAATCATAATCTTTTCTTTCAATTCCCATTTTTGAACCCATCTTAGAGGCCCATCCAATAATGTCCATGTTATTTCTATTAGAATCAAAAATTGCTTTAGATAAATAAAGAATAAGTTCTTTGTCTTTATTCTTAACGTGGTCAATTTTTCTTAACTTATCAGTTTTGATGATTTCTGGATCTTTTCCTTCTAAAACTTGACTTAAAGAAATCTCTCTAATTTCTTCAGTAGATAATCCTCTAAATTTCCAATAGCTAAAATCAAACCAACGGTTAACACCTTCAAATTTTACTTTAGGATAATTTCTAACACCTTTGGTTCCATTCCAAGCGGTATATTCTACTTTATCAACTTTTAAGTCTGTAATTTTATACTTTGCGTTAGGAACAAGAGTTTTATAACCATTGCTATTACAAACAATTAGGTCTCCTTTTTTAAGAGACTCAAACTCTAATTTTGGAATTTCAACAAATGTCGGCTTAATATCAATTTGAGGTAAGGGATTTCCATTTGTATCAGAAAAACCTTTTACATCATAACCGCCAAGTCCTTTAATCCAAACTCTGTTTCTACGGTATGATCCTGTTGTAGTTGTTGAATTGTTAAGTTGATAAACTTCATAACGAGCTCCTTTTACTAGTTTTGTTGTGTTTTTTAATGCTACTATTACCATTTTTGTGAATTTTTAAATTTTTTCCAATTATATCTTTTCTCAGTATATAAAACAATAAATAAGGCCCAAAAAATAATTAGGGGAAGTGACCAATAAGTCCAACAAAAATAAAACATAAAAATATGTAATATTAATGAGATCGTAGAAGAGTAAATTATTTTTTCCATATTAGTCTAAATTTACTTTAATATTTCCTTTATCTGCTAATTTCCTAAACGAAGATGGGTGTCCTTTAATTCCATTTTGCATCCAGTCTTTGAATTCCATATTCTCAATGTAGTCCTGTGCCGTGGGTATGAATTTCATACCGAAATCTTCAAGTATGTGTTGTTCACAAACATCTTTTACAGATACTATTTTTCCTGCGGAATTTGTGAATGTGTATCCAAAAATCGGAAGCATTACTTCGTGGATCCAAAAGTTGGTATGAGTGAGCGCACGGTGCCTGTTATCAGCAACGTAAGCCTTTGAACAATCCATTTTGATATGAATTGCTAGGTAGTCGTCTGGTTCACCACCATAACGACGAGCTGATGATTTTGCGTGTATAAATGCGTTTGCCATATTATATTTTGATTTGATTTACTAATTCAACTAAATCTTCTTTCTTTAATTTAGAAAAAAGAACTTCTAAAATCATTTTATTTTCATCAGAGTTATTATAACTCATATACTCAGATACAAAGTTAGCATAATCTTCAACATCACCGACACCAATTCCTAACATTTTTGCATCTCTTTCCCAAGATAATCCACCGGTGACATGAAAATGACCAAAATCTTGAATGTTTTTTGCGAATTCTTCATATGGATTAAAAGTTTTACCTTCTTTTATATAAGGCTCTCTTAACTCAATTTCTTTGACTAAACCAATATGGTTGAACATTTCATCAGCGATATCTTTAGACTCTCTTAAACCTAATCCAGTGCAGTCTTTAATTAACTTAACAACTTGAAGTTTATTTTTACACTCAGAAAGTAGTTTCATTCTTATTCTTCTTTTCATAGTGCAAATACTTTTTCGGTCATATTCTCTTTGAGATAATTATCTATAATCAATTGGTCAATTTGATTGACTTGAGTCAAAGCATCACCGTAGAAAGAATTATCGATATTATAGTTATGAATTACATATTTAGAAAGTTTATTTTTATCTAGCTCATCCATTTCCGTTTTAACCAGTGAGTAAATTGATGAAACCGACTTATTAGTTAAATACTTACATCTATCAACTCTATCAGAAAATGGAGCAAATACTGAAATGTTTTGGTTCATTTCTTTATACAAATTTGACTCGAATAAAATTGATGAATGGAAAATACAATAAATAGCCCCTTTATTTTTCTTTAAAAAACGATTCCAAGTTGACATCAAATCAGGTTTTACAATTTCCAATATTTCGGAAAATTTACCATCACATTTTACTTTTTCTTCATTAAGAAGACCATTTTTAAAATAAACTCTACCTAATTTGTCAGAGATTTCGGCTTGTAGTTCATAGTTGTGTTGAAGAATAAACTTTAGAATAACATCGGCTTCAAAAACCGGAACTCCGATTTGTTTGAAAATGTTTACAACTCTATTCTTTCCCGAATAACGATTACCTGATAGTCCTACTTTTATCATAATGAAAAATTATATTACAAATATATAACTTTTTATAAACTAATCAAAATATTTGACTAATATTTTAATGAACTGGACCCCAGAAGAACTCGGATTTATACTTTACAACAACCGTTCTGTTAATGGTGTTGTAAAAAACTTCATACCAAAAGGTATAAATCCATTCACATTGACGAAATTAGAAAGGATTTTAAAAAATTCAAAATCTAAGTTTCAATCCGATGATAGAATGGTTGAGGTAAATATAAATGAAATTAATGAAAATTCAAATGATATATTAGTTAACTCAAATGATTTAAAAGAACTATCAGAGGACTTTTATTTAAATGTTGGTAAATTCTCTTATGATGAAACTCACTTTCTTTTTGATAGAGGTGTTGGTCAAGAAGTTATGTGGAAATGGAAACTTTTCGGACTCTCTCAAATTAAAGATAAAAGAGAATTGGAAATAATTGGAGCTACTGTTCATCCAACAATGTCAAAGTTCTTAAATGATGCTATTGAAAGTGGTGGTATTGTTATACCTCTTTTTGATAAGGATGAAAATCTAATCAATTGTGCTGTAAGAAAAATTGGATTAGAGAGTAACGGTTCTACAAGAACTCTTAAATATACTTTAGCTTGTCCAGATATTCCTGTTTGGGGATTAGATAAAATTGAAGATGGTGATGAATTTTGGATTACAGAAGGTGTATTTGATACAATGGCTATTTATGAATTAGGTGAGAAATCAGTTTCTTGTTCATCAGCTATGTGGTCAGGAATTCAGTTATATCAGTTATTAGAAAAGAAACCAAAGATGATTAAATTCTTTTCAGATAATGACGAGGTAGGACTTAGAACATCTGCTATACTTTCAGATTTCTTTAATCAATATGATATTGAAACTAAAATATTTATTAGCGAAGATTACAAAGATGCTTCAGAACTTTACTTCTTAAAAAAGATGGATTTATCATCATTAAAAGAAATTGAAGTTACTGATGATATGATAAATATAAACAAAGACAATTCTTTTAATTTTATAGAGCACCTCAAGAATAGAAAATTCTAATTAAATATATACTCTATGAAATTAAGAAGATATAATCACTTTATTAATGAATCTGTTGAAATAACAGATGAAGTAATCAATTTACTTGTAGAAAGAGGTAAATTCTGGAACGAACTTATCGAATTAGATTATTCTGATTTCGGTTTCACTGGTAATTACTCAGATATGTGTAAAAAAATAAATAGAAATCCAGAAGAAGATTTTCAAAAAATTCAAAAATATTTGGATGAAAAAGGATTTACTTTAGAAAAGTTGAAAGATATTTTCTCAGAAGAAAGTAATAAAAACTGTGGATATGACATAGTTGACCTTTATGTAGGTGGAAGTTATGCTATAAATAGAGAACCAATGAAGAGTATCATATTAAGTGTGAAAAATAAATTGATATTTCCAAAGTTACACACAAACAATTCAACACAGTTCGCTTATTTCCGTCAACAGTATGATGACATCATAACACCGTTTTCAGTTGGATCCTCACTAGATTCACAAAATGCTGCAGTTGATTTTTATCTTTATAAATTATTTGAAAAATTAGGACTTAATACAAATATTGTTCAACTCGGTGGTGCAGGTTGGGGAGATATTGACGGATGGGAAAATGGTCTGGATTACTCAGAAGCTTTTATCAGATATAGATATGGATATCATCAAACCGAATATGGAAAACTTTGGATGAAACAATGTCAAATAGATGAAAATTGGCTTAAAGAAGAAGCTATGAATGATTTTCAAAAATATATTGAAGAAGAATTTACATCAATCTGTGGTAAAATACTATATGCTATAGCATTCAAAGAACCTAAACAAATTCTTGGTATTGACAACATGCTGACCAGAGAAGAAATAAGAGGTTTAATAAGACAATTTAAATTAGATGATTTTTCTATTGTAGAAGAAGATAGAATCATTATTGACATAGATAAATTATGTTTAGAAATACTTAAACTAAATGGAATTGAAGAAGTAAAACATAGTGATATTGAAATGGCTTCTGCTGAATTTGTAAAAGAAATGGAAGGATTCTCTTTAGATATTGAACTAACAGATACTGACGATTTAATTATTTGGGGAACGTTCAAAGAAGATTAAAAATTAAAAATACAAAATGATAACTAATTTAAAAAGTCAAACAGATCTTTCAGGATTTTATGTGGTATATGAAGGTTCCACAAATTTAGAAAAGAAAGGATGGTATGGGATGAGTCACCTAATGGAGCACCTTATGTGCAAAAACTTTGACCACTTACAGGAAGATTTTGACCGTGACGGAATAGAATGGAATGCTTATACCTCTTCAAATGAAATCGTATTTTATTTAACAGGATTAGAAGATAAAGTCAATAAATGGAAAGGTGAGTTTATGGACTTACTTGGTGGATTTAATGTTAAAAAGGCAGAGTTTGAGAATGAAAGAAATATTGTATTAGAAGAATATATGGATTCTTTCAACGAACAAACTCAATGTCATATGTTGAACCTTTCTAGAAAATTATTTGGAGATTACGATCCAATTGGTTTAAAAGAAGATTTAGAAAACCTAAAGTTTATGGACTGTCTAAACTTCTTTGAACTTCAATATTCAAAACCAACTAAAATTATTAATGTTTCTAAAAAAGATTATAAAAATCCTACTTTAGATTTTGCAGAAAGAACAATTATCAAACCTCTTTCTTACGGAAACCACGATGTTCCACTTGAATTAAATAATGAATGGAAAGATAAAACATCTATTTCTATTCTTTCTCCGGTTATTAATGAAGACTTTGCTTATGTTCATTTTATTAATGCAATGCTTTCATTAGGATTAAAATCACCTCTTTACCAAGAAATTAGAGAAAAAAGAGGTTTAGTTTATTATGTTCATTGTTATCAAAGCAGAATGAATAACCAAGGTTTAAACTCAATATCAACTCAAACATCTAACAGAAACTTTAATGCTGTTGTTGATGCTGTTGAAGGTGTTATTAAAAACCCTAAAAAATTCTTAACTAAAGATAGATTTAACTTAGTAAAAGATTACTATACAGTAAGAATGAAAAAAGATGAAATCTTAAGATATAAAAGTGTTAATCAATGGATTAACCCAGAGGGTTGGTCGGTGTATGATATTTTAGACAAAATCACTTTAAAGAAAGTATTAGAAGTTTATGACAAATATTATCAATTTGATAATTTCTATATCTCAAATGATAAGAAGGAGTTTTCAAAGTAGAATATTAAATTTTCAATATGTTAATACCTTATTTAGGTGAGAAATCAAAGTTTGCTAGTTTTATAACTCCGAATATTCCAACAGATATTTCTACTTATGTTGAACCTTTTGCTGGAATGTTTGGAGTTTTCTTTTCTTTGGACTTTTCAAAATTCAAAGACATTAAGTTTATCTATAATGATATCAATCATTTAAATCATAATCTTTTTTATCTACTTAAAAATGATAAAAGATTTATTGAAATCGTTAAAGGAATAAAAGTTGATAAAGAAAGATACCAAAAGGCACTAAAAGAAATATTCACTGAAACTGATAGAATGACTTTTGCTATCAATTGGTTGATTGTCTTAACTTGTTCAGCTCCTAATGAAATTGGTAAAGATTCTTGGAGAGGAGATACTGAATTTGAAGTATTTAAACTAAAGTGGAAAGCATATGAACCACATTTAAATAAAATATCTGAAATTTTAAATTTAGATTATAAACAATTGATTAATGAGTATGATTCTAAAGATACTTTCTTTTATTTAGATCCTCCTTATATGGGTAGAGAAAAATATTATATAAATCACGACTTTGACGAAAATTCACATTATGAATTATCATACATTCTTAATAATATAAAAGGTAGATTCGCTCTTTCTTATTACTATTTTGACGGAATTAAAGAACTTTATCCTAATTGTAGGTTTGAATCAAAAAAGACAATAATGGGAACTGAGTGGTTGATTATGAATTATTAGATTTTATATATTTGGTTGTAAATTTTAATATATAACATTAGAAAAAAAACGTAATTGTATGAAACATATTAAATTATTTGAAAATTTTAATTACGAACTGATTAAAGAAGATATTTTGGAATTGAAACAAATGTCTAAACAAATGTATTCTTTCTTTAAAAGTAAAGGATTTCCTGTTGAAATTGAAGAAAAAATATCTGATCAGAAATTAAAAGAATTAGCAGAAAAAGGTATGGTTAAATCCGGATTGTCTGTTGGTCCTAATAAAAAGAATGCTTATCAGTGGAAAGGTGGTGATAGAGAACAATCAACAATTAATAAAGTCGCAACTGGTGAGTTTGGTTCTGTTCCTGTGAAATTACACATCAATGAAAAAGAAGAATTTGTAATGGTTGCTGTTCCGGGAAATGAAGTGGAGAAAATTTTACAAAAAGATGGAGGAAAAATTACACGCAAATTTGGACAAAATTTTACAGAAGGCCCTGAAACATTGGAATATGCGAATAAATTAGGAGTCGAACTTTCAACTATGATAAAAGAAAAGTATCCTGAGATGGTTTATAGATTTGAACAACAACATGGTTATTGGTTTATAATGTATTTTGGGTATCAAAAAACAGCAAAAGGTGGATATAAAAAATAAATCATTAAATATATGAAAAAAACCTCTCAATTGAGAGGTTTTTTTATATCTTATAAATTTCTATCTGTTCTTTTAATTATCTTAGGTGTGTTTTCATCACAAATTACTAATCCAGTTTCTCCCTCACTTACTAACCTATCAAAATATCTACCTGGTTGAACTAAATCATCATCTTGCCAGTGACCTATTGGAGAGTCTTTAATTTGTAAATTAACTTCTGATATTACTATTAATGGAACCTCAGGTAAAAATTTATCTAATAAACCTCTACAAAAAGAAGCAGAATCTTCAATATTTGTATCTAAGAGTGCCTGAACTCCTAATCCTCTACTGCTAGCTCTTGATATTTCAACACTTGTTGGAAATTTTATAGTTCTTAGAATCTCAACACATTTTATCCAATTAGGATTCATATTTGATGTTCCTATTGGAAACTCTCGTCTACAAATAAACATATTCATTATGACTTTCTTCTCCATTTTAGACTCTTTTAAGAAACTATCCCAGGTCTTTATATCCATTTTAGTAGTTAGTTTTAACCCACTCAGCTAATTTAAGTAAGTTCTCTGTATTATGAGGATATTTGTCCAATAAAGATTCTAAGAATTTTAATCTACCATTTTTATAAACTACTTTATCATAACCTTTATACTCTTCCGCAATACCATTTTCCCATTCCAATAATTGGTCAAAATCTCTTTCAACAATACTCATATCATAGTGATTAAATGACTCTGAAAGGTTTGTTGTAGCTTCGTGAGTCTTTGTATCTAAAATCATTTGTTTTACTTCTAAAACATCTGAATTAGATTTATCTAAACAACACTCAATAAAGAATTTAGCAGATTTTTCTTCGTTATCACTTTTCATTGGGTCATAAACACAATCGTGGAAAAGAGCAGTCAACATCAATTTCTCATATTCTTTACCAGAGTATTTAGATTTATTCTCATTGATTTGGTCAATAACATCATTTAAATGATTTAAAGTGTGATAAGATCTGTGTGATTCATTCCACATTGAAAGCAGTGTATTAACATCACATTTGATATTCCATTTATTAAGTAGTTCTTGTAAATTCATAAAAAATTTAATTTTTGTTATATATTAAAGATTTTATTTATACTTTCTTTTCTTAACCGAGCTCTCTCATATTTAGAATGTAATTCTTTCCAAGCCATTAAAGATGCAGTTGACCAACTTTTACCAGTTTGTCTGGCTTTTCCCAAAACAATATTAGTTTTACTTGGGTCAATTCCAGATTTCATTAAATCATTGAGATATTTGTTGATATCTTTCATATCTTTTTGTATATGTATAGTCCATCTAAATCTATCTCTTCTAACTCAGTAAATTCTCTTAATAACTCAAAGTGTCCTTTTCCTAAGTTAGCATTTTCAACTATAATAGAACCTAATTGAATTTCATTGACTATCTTTTGATACATTTTCTCTAATTGTTTTTTATTATTGAAAGGAGAATATGAATAAACTATATTGAATTTAGAATAATCTACATTCATAATATCATCTTTAATAAGACTAAGTTTATCTTTCCAAAGATGTGATAAATTATCAATAATAAATTTTATATAAACATCTTGTTTTTCAACACCATAGAAATAGAAATTTTTATTTATATCTAAAGACTGTAAATAAATTTCAAAAAGAGCATTTCCTAATCCAATTCCACAATCACAAATATGATTTTCTTCTTTTAAAAAATCAAATTCATTTAATTTTTTAAGTAAGAATATATTTTGGTCAATATCACTTAAAACATTATAATGTTCACCGTTATCTGTAAAAACATTGACCGATAAATCTGATTTGAAATTGTGAGTAATTTCAAAGTATTTTATTAAGTCAGTATGTGGTTCTATTTCTTCAATCATTTAATATCAAATTTATTTTATCATTTCTTTTTTCAACTTTTTCACGAGCCAATCTTTCCTCTTTGGTCTCAGGATCATATGTAGTCCAATCACCATATTCTTTTATATAATCATTTATATCTACATAATTACCATAGTCATTATATGTGCTGTATGTGTTGTATTTATTTTTCATAATTATAAATTTATTAAATCGTTTTTAACTTTTTCCATTCCAACTGAAGCAACTTCCTTAATAAGATATAAAAATGGTTTTCTTTGTTTGTCAATATGAAAATCCATTTCAGCTGGATCAACTACATAAATAAGTGTATTGGGTTTTGTTAAAAATGGAATTTGATTTGCTGGAGCAACTTGCATTGAAGTTCCTACAATAATACAGATATCACACTCATAAGCAGATTCTTCAGCTCTTTCAATCATTTTTGGATTCAAATTTTCTCCAAACCAAACAATATGTGGTCTTAACTGAGAACCTTTCTCACATTTATCACCTATATTACAATCTTCAGTCCAATCATAAATTAAAGTAGAATCTAAAGTAGAACGAACTTTTGTTAATTCACCGTGTAAATGAATTATATTAGTAGAACCAGCTCTTTCGTGTAAATTATCAACATTTTGCGTCACAATCACAACATCAAAATCTTTTTCTAAATCAGAAATTATTTGGTGTGCCAAATTTGGTTCAACCTCTTTAAGTTGAGCACGACGCATATTGTAGAAATTTAAGACTTTTTCTTTATTTCTACGCCACCCATCTGGAGTAGCAACATCTTCTACTTTGTGATTATACCACAATCCATCATCACCAGTTCTGAATGTAGCAACACCACTTTCAGCAGACACTCCAGCTCCAGTAAATATTAATATTTTTTTCTTTTCCATAATATTTTACAAATGTAAGTAAAATAAGTTTAACATAGATAGAAACTCTTTGAAAATTTATATATAGTCTTAAAGTTATATAATTTTTATGCCTACAATTGGTGGATTGAGTTTTAGTAAAATTGGACTTCAAAAGATTTTTTCTGGAAAAACAGCGTCAACCACTTTAAATACAAGTGTCACAATAAACACGAATAAACTTCTTAAAAATAAGTTAAAGAATCTAGTCTCAATAAAGCCTAGACTAATCGATTATACTTTTTATTCAAGTTTAGGATTTGATTCCAATATTGTTGGATTTGACACAACTCTTTCTTTAGACGAGACAGATAAACCAATGAGTCCAAGACTCTTAAACTGGGTTGAGCCTTACATTATATCCGGAGTAAGAAAGACTCTTTTTTATACAGAAGTTAACTCTGGACTAAAAATTGGAGATAGAGTTTTCATAATAAATGGAAATTACGATAGTGATTTATTAATCAAAGAAGATAAATATAAAAGAGGAAGAGATGGGTATAAAGTTCTTTTTGTAGATAACTGTAGAATAGTATTAGATTATGATTATACAGGTATGTTGCCATGGATTGAAGAGAACTTAGACAACTTTGTTAAAGTTCATTATGTTGAGACAAAGAGTGATTTTGAATCAGTTAATAGACAACTAACAACTAGAAATGGATTTATTGACTATAAATTCAATTTATACAATAATAATTTTATTTTTACAAAAAATACGTTTGCTTCAAATTCTGGACCAGAATGGGGAGTAAATGGTGGTATCACTCAATCAGGATTTTTTGTAAGAGATGACCAGAATGTTCTTTCAAATGGAACTTATTCGTGGAACAATATTACATCTTCTTTTATACTTGGATCTTTCTCATATGCAGAGTCACCTATAAACTATAATAATGGTAGATTAAAGGTATTAGGTGGATCATTTACTTTTTCAAATTTTTCCAGAAGTTTTAAAGAAAACTTTGTTTATAAATATGAAGTTGGACCTACTCAATCTCTATGGGTAGTAGATGTAAAATACTCAAGACCAATTCTAACAAAGGGAAACTTTAGAGATGGAAATTTTGATGGTGTCTGGAATGTTGGTCTTTTTGGAAGACAAGATAAGAAAATAACTTGGACCGGAGCAAGATCAACTTGGAATACTGGAACACTTTTAAATACAAACTGGATTAAAGGAACTTTTAATTCAAAATTCACACTAGCTGAAAGTTATTTTTGTGAATATGACCAGTATGGAATACCTAATCAAAAACAAAACGGTCCTAACAACAACGGTAGAGGATTTAATTTTATAATTGACTCGGATTTAAACAGGTCTACAGTGGAAAATGCTACTTTAATTAGCACAAGTATTGGTTTAGGAACATCAACTTACTCTATTGTTGAACAACATATTATAAATAATAACATTTCTTACCCTAATACTATTAAAAAAGGATATTTTGATAACTGCGAATTCAACAATGCAAAAATTGAAAATTCAGAGATTAAAAATGCAAGATCAAAAAACACACTTTTTAATAATATAAAATCAATTAATTCTTATTTTAAACAATCAGTTGTTAAGAATTCGGATTATATTAGTGATGAGATTATAAAAATATTGAATTATGAAGAGTTAAACATATCTGAATGGAGATGGTCAAGTCCTTTAGCGACATCGGCTACTTTTTCTCAAAGAAATGGACCGTCTCATAAATTGTATAAGTTCTATATTTCAAAGAGAGATTTTGAGAGATTTAGAAAAGATGATTATTTTTATCTTAAAAATATTATAATAAACGATGGTCAAAAGAAGTTAGTAAACTTCTTTGATAAGAAATTTAAATTAGGAACTTGGACAGAATATTTTGATGATTTCTATAGTCCAACTGATCCAAACTTTACATCACCACCAACAGTTGGAGTTTCTTCTATTGTAGGAACATACTCTTTCTTTAAAAGAAGTATGTCAGCTACAGCTTATTTATCAACACCTCTTGAAAATAAGAATCTTTTAACAACCGTAACTGATGGAACTAACTATTGGACCGAATTAGCAGGAACCAACTCAAATCAAAACTACTCAATTGATGTTTTTGTCGCTACTTACGATAGAGATGATAACTATATTACAGGACTTGATTTTGACAGACCTGGTGATACATTCACAATCTATACAGATGAAACTATTAGATTTACATATACAGATAGTGGGACAGAATTCATCGAAGTAAGAAATCCTTCCGGTTATTATGATACTAAACCATATTACATTCTTACAAGTGGAACTGGAATAACTCAAAGTTATATCTTCTATACCGCTTCAAATTCAAGATGGGAACATTATCAATATTTTGACGCATCTTATGGTTCAGCATCTGGAACATTTTGGATGTCATTAGGATGGACAGGTTCTTTACCAGTTAGTAGTGCTAGTTACTCGTGGGAATTATCACCTTCTAACACATTAACAACTATTACAAGTTCAATTGCATACAACCCAGTTATAGCACCTCCTACACTAACACCAAAAGTTGCTATCTCACCAAGACCAGGAGCAATTGGATATGTTATTGATTCAGACTTTGAAAGTGGAATTATTGAAAGGTCTAATTGGAATTCAGGAAGTAACATAAACTATAACAATGATTTAAATATTACAAAGTTTTCAAATGGTGGTGGTTTTTACGATTTAACATTCCTTACTCAAAGTTCTACTATTATTGCTAAAACAGGTTTATATAATCAACATCAAGAAACAACAGATGATACTATTAAAGTTGGAAATGTTATGTTTTTAAATTCAGTTGATTATGATACTACTGGTAAATTATTGACAATTCAATTGAACACTCCAGGAACTGGATATGTAAGTGGTTCAGGAATTCAATTATCTGGTGGTTCAGGAACACAAGCAACTGTTTTAATAACAGCTACTGCTATAGGTGGTGTAACTGGAGTTACGGGACCGGCAAATAACTCACATACATATCCTTCTATTTCTAATCCAGTTACCGCACAACCAGTATCAACATCGGGAACAGGATTGACTTTAAACGCTGTTCTTAGTGGTTCAAATATAGCATCGGTTACGGTAGTAAATCCAGGAAGTGGATATTTAGTAGGAGACGTGGTTTATGTTCCTGGTTACACAAGTCCGAACCCAGCAACATTCTCAATCACATCAATCACAAATGGTGAAATTATTTCAGTCACTATTTCAAATGGTGGAATTCAATTTGTTGAAAATGAATTATTAACAATAGTTGGAGGAAACGGAGATGCTATTGTAGAAGTTTTATCAACAACTGGATCTGTTACAAAATTACCTGATTCATACAAAATTACCTCAATAGTAAATGATGAGATTAGTTTAAAAGTAATTGCTACATCATCTACTGTGATTTCTAATTTATTAACTGGTGGTGTTAGTTACACCAAAAACTCAAGTAATAGATGGGGTTATTTACACACTCTTAAATTTAATAAAACATACGTTAAGAGAGGACTTCTAAGAAGAACTTATTTATATAATTCTTTAATTGAAGATAATACAATTGACTTAACGGATATAGATTTTAATAATATCTTAAACTTTAAGAAATTGATAAATATTGAAAATCTATTTATAAACAATAAAAATATCTTATCTAAAGCATCTTATGTCAACTCAAATATAGCTTTAGGTGACGATTTGTGGTATGATGGTTTATGGAATAACTCAATATGGAATAGCGGAACCTTCTCAAAAGGTCTTGTTAAAGAATCAAGTTGGCATAATGGAAGATTTGTTACTGGGAAATTCTATCAATCAAAAAGTTTCAATGCTATTCCAGATAGTGTTTTTCAATATTATGATGTAGATAGAATATATTCAAGTTGGAAAAAAGGAAATACTTCTGATATTTTAGCAAATGATAGATATTCTTGGAGAAAAGGAACTTTTGTAAATGGAGAATTTGTTAAAAGTGATTGGGAATCTGGTGATTTCTTAAATGGTAAATTTTATAATTCAAAATGGTATTCAGGAACATTTAGTAAAGGTATAATTGGTGATAACACACTTTCATTCTCAGATACTAAGTTTTATAATGGACAGATAAAAACATCAATAGTTGAAAATGCTAAACTTTATGCAGAAGATACTTCTTTTCTTGGAGCTTCAACATCTACTATATTATGGGAAACAGGAACTTTCAATGCTGGTGTTTTTGGATGTGACATTTTAAATCAACCTGCTTCTTATCACACTGCTACTTGGTATGATGGTGAGTTTAATGGAGGTGAGTTCCAAACTAATGGTAAATGGAAAACTGGTATATTTAATGGTGGTAAATTCATTTCAGGATTTGGTTGGACTTATGCTACAACAGCTCAGATTGATTATGGATGGGAAGATGGTGAATTTAACGGTGGTGAATTTGGAAATGCTAATGTAGGAACAAATTCAATCTGGTTTACAGGTGAGTTTAATGCTGGCAAATTCACTGGTAGGTTATGGAATGACGGTGTGTTCCAATCAGGTGATTTCATAGGAAGTGCTACATATTCAGCAGTGGGTGGAAATGAGCCAGACGGAATGACAACTTCAAACGTTGATTCATTTGTTGACTCTTTTACTAGTGATTTTTATGGTAAATGGAATAGTGGACTTGTAACAAATAACAAAGATGAGTTTATTAAAACTAAGAAATTGTTTACTAAACAGACTAGATCAATTGAGTTTAAAAAACCTTTAACTATTGCTAACTTCAAAAATATGTTGTGGTTAGGAGGAACATTCAGTCATCCAGGTGGTAAATTTTACAATAGTGCTTGGTTAGATGGAAATTTCATGAAAGGTAGATTTGAATTGAGTTCGTTTAATCCTTATGTTAAAAGAAATGGATCTCCGAGTCAAAGTTTTAATTTAAATGATGATTTATCTACAGGTGAAGGAAGTTGTTTATGGCAAGATGGATTCTTTTCAGAAAGTGAGTTTTATATTTCTCAGTGGAAAACAGGAAAGTTTTTATCAGGAACGGCATATGGAATGGTTTGGAGAAACGGAACAAGTAATTACATGAATGCTTATAATGTTTTCTGGGAAGATGGTTTATGGAGAAATGGTAACTGGTTTGGTTCACACATTGATTATAATGGATTGATTGCATCAGACTTCAATAGACAAATTCTTTTTAGAGGAATGTCTTATAGTGGAACATCCTCAGTTCATTTTTGGAATGTCTTTGAAGAAAGCCAGTCTGGGATAGAAGTAAGTAATATGCCAGGATCTCAACCCCTAGCAGGATTTCAAAGTGTAATAGTTTTTCCAACTCTTTCATTTCCATCAGATTTAAGGCTTAAGAACATTATTGAATTAGTAGATTGTGTAAATGGTATTAATGTATACAATTTTGAATATATAGATAAACCAGGAGAAATTTATAGAGGTGTGATAGCACAAGAACTCTTAGATACCGAATTTAGAGAATCTGTAATTTTAGAAGATGGTTATTATAAAGTTGATTATTCTAAGTTAGGAATAGAATTTAAAAAAATAAATTAAAAGATGCCTTGGATTTCTCAATATAGTGGTTCAACTAGTCCAATTGTTCATTGGAATTATAGCACATCTGTAACTCCAAATAGATTAGTGAGAGGAACACAAAGTGTTGCATCAAAATCAACATTAGAATTTAGAGGATCTACAAATTATAACTTCAAATCAAATAAAACATATATTTGGAAAACATATGTAAGAAGTTTCAATTCAGCTTCTCAGAGTGGTTCGGGTTATCCTATAAGAAATTTATCAATAACTCCTCCTTATAAGTCAGGTTCAACATTTTCATATCAAGGTAAACTAAGTAGTTCAGGAGCATTGGCGCCAAATGCATACACTCTTCCAGAATCTGCATCAGAAACAAACAACTGTTTAATTTTTATTGATAGACCTACTACTAACCTATCTAAAATTCAACAAGTTATATACAGTGCAACTTTTTCAGGGTTTGATGCGGCGGCGGGAATTAAATGTGGGATAGTAGAAACAAAATTAATAGAAATAGACTGGTTAATTCAGGGTTATTCTTTTGCAACTTCTTCTGATACCTCCAGAAATAGATACTATGAAGGATGGAGATATGATGAAAGTGATGAATCATTTACATTTAATCACCAGAGTAAATCTTTGACATATAGACTACCACTTTCATTAGCTTCATCTGTTTCAGGTGATTTAAACATAACTGCACAAGCTACAAAAAGAGGAACTCCATATAAAGGAATAACAGCTAGTAATTTTATTTGTAGATATATTGACACTCCTATTTTTAATATGAATGTCACATACACAGTAGCTTCAGGTTATATTGATGTTTATTTGTTTGAAACAGAACCACCAATTACTACAAATGTCACGACCTTTAATTCTTTCTTAAATACTGGACAAAAATTAGCTAGATTTGAAGCAGGAACCTCAACAAAAACGTTTTATAATTTGAGTGGTGATAAATATTTAACATTTGTGAGTGAGTATAGAAATAACACTTCCGTATATCAAAATACTTTAAGTAATATTCAAATAATTGAAGGATATTCTGATACTGATAATAATGAAGAATTTTTATTGACAGATACAGACCAATATTTTGACCCTATTACTCTATCACCAGTTGGAGCTTCTGATTACGCGACTTATGGTGTTGTAATCACAACACCAACTACAAGACATGAAGTAGGTGTTGATTTTTTTGGAGCAACTGGAGCAACCGGTTCATTTTCAGGATTTTTCTCAAACATATATGGAAGTATAGTAAATCTAAGTTCTCAAATATCTAAAATAGGTAATGGAAAATTTAAAGCAGGTGTTTGGGAAAATGGAGTTTGGAACAATGGTTTAAGAATTGATGAAAATGTTTTTGAGTTTGATGATGTTAGTATAGCAATAAAATTGAGCACAAAAAATATTAACTGGAGAATTCAAATTCAAGGTTCTACCGCCTCGGTTGCTAATTTTGAAATTGGAGACAAAATAGCAGTGAGTAATATTGTAGCCATTGATATTAATGAAGAAAGAAAGTTACTTACAAATTACTATACAATAGTAAATAAAACAGACTCATTAATAGTAGTTGAAACAGAAAATAATTTTCCAATAAGAAGAATTGAGAAAGACTCAGAAATACATAAAATTTTAGTAACAAAAAATATATGGCTTAATGGAGGATTTCTTAATGGATATTTCGAAGGAGTTTGGAATAATGGCCTATTTAGAGGATATCCATATATTACTGAAATGTATAATTCACACTGGACAGATGGAACTTTTAATGGCGGTCACTTCTTTTCAGATAGAAACTGGTTTATATTTACAGATACTTACTACTATGAAGGATATGTTGGTTTAACATTTGGAGCCACCGCACATGGATTTATACCAGGAGATAAAGTCATAATAGATAAATTTGATAAAACAATAAATGCGGATTATGATGGAATTCACACAGTTACTGAGGTTATTGATGATTATTTAGTAATAACTGATAAATTGTGGGAAACCTCTACTACTGCTGAAGAAGGAATTGTTTATAAACAAGCTCCTACTGGACTAGTTCAAAATTTTAAATTCTTTGATAATAATGTTGCTTCTAAAACAACACAGACTTCAAATGATCTTAAACAAATATGGAGGTTTAATTCTTGGATGGACTTAGTTTATAAAACTCAATCTTCAACCAATATTGGATCTAATAAGATACTATTTAATGCTTCAAGTAATAATATTAACGAAGTATTAGAGACGCATAAGTTTGGATTTGGTGACTACACAGCAATGAATTTATATGGATATGTCACAGATGATGTATTATCAAGCACATCACAATTCAGGGATAGTGATACATTCTTTAAAAGAAATTATTCTTTAGGAACTAAATATCAAATCTATCAAGATTTTCTTGGTGATATATCAGAGTTTAACAACTCTTTCGATTCTAATCCAGAATTAGGAAATTTAGAAAACTTCTATGCCGATGGATGGACTTATAGTTTTTCTGGAATATTAGCTACCTATTCTTTCTTAAATAGATATATTAAACAAAGAACTACTGTTCAAGATTTCACATCTTATGATTATGCTGGACCTTCAGCTAATCTTAGTCCTACATTTAGTTTCAATGGTGGTGGTCCGATTTGGGGAACAGTTTCATTTAATTCATTAGTAGAGAACTCATTTGGATTGCTTCTTTCTGAAGATGTCTCTAATCAAAGCTTTGGAGTAAGTATTTCTGGCGCTTATCAAGTAAATATTAACATACCTGCTAATTTCTACACAGCGGCTTATGCACCTGGTATAGCAAGTGGTATAGATAATGATAGATTATATCTTGCTGGAAACTCAATAGTAGGTGAGCTTAGATTGGTTAAATTTGACGAATTAAATAAAGGATTTAATATTTTATCAAAAAAGATAATTAAAACAACAGGTGGGGATTTCAATGTTGGAGTCGATTCTTTTGAAGAAGGAGAAGATTTTGCAGAATATGAATCAGATTTAAATTTGACAATTGATTGGAAAGGTGAACTTAAGTCCGGAGATAAACTAAGAGTCTTATTTCAAAGATGTAGAACAATAATACAGAATTACAATTTAGCTGGACCTTGGAGAGGAAGTGGATTTGACACAGGTGCTGGTCCACAGTTCACTAATCCAGTATCACTCAATGATAATATTACCGACGCCGCGGTAAGATGGAGATTCGGAACTGCTTCCACAATTTCAATTAATAATGAAGGAGTAGATCAATCAATAGGATTCAATATTAATAGAACTGCAAATAAAACACTACAATATGAAAGTGATAAAGAAATATCATTCTTCACATTAAATAATACAAATATTAATATAGAGAAGAATAGATACTCAATGATTGAGTTTGATATCATTCAACAACCAGATTCACTATTAAATATATTTTCTTATGGAACTCAAAGTTTTAATTTACAGTTTCATACAATTGATTTATATAATTTTACCAATAAAATAAATTCAAACTCTAGTTATGGACCTACTCACTCATTCCCAGCTGGTTATGATCCTATAATAGATCCATTTAATGATTATCTTAGTATTTATTCAAATGGTATTGATTATAAATATTCTGGTCAAACTACAATTAAAGAATTCTTTTATAATAGACCGGGCCTTGATTTAGGTTTCTGGAATTTCAATACACAATATACCGAAAATGATACTACAAAAATTCATGAAGTGGATAATGTTAAATTCTATGAAGTGGATATGATACCTTTCTTTCAATATACAACAGAAGAATATATTAACAAACAAATTCAGGTTCCGCTTATTGGAGTGGCCCCAATAATTGACTATTCAGATGAGAATTTTAATTTTGTAGGTAATATACAAATAAGTCTTGATGGTATTTCTGTAAATTCAAATTTAGTAGCCAGTACAATATTTGTGAATGCGACAACACCAGGAACATTAGGTGGTGGTAGTGTTACTAGTTAGTAAGTTTTATAACTAAATATCCGACTTTACCAGCTTCTGACTTTGAATGATGACCCATTGACTCAATCTTTGTTTCATCTCCTGTGAGTTTTATTCCAGTTAGTTTTTGTTTACCTAATATACGTTTTTCACCATTACAAGATTTACATGGGTTTAAGCCAACTTTGCCTTGTCCAAAACAAAAACTACATTCAAACCCTTCAAATTTACCAGTTCCTTCACAAAAGTCACAACCATCTTCAGCTTCAAAAGTTTTAACAACCTCACCTTCTAAATTTTTAACAATAATTTTAGACCTATTATCTTTACCAGATCCGTCACAAGTTTTACACTTAACCCACCTTTCATACTCTAAAGTTCCATCAAAATTATCATCTACTAAAACCTGTATGTTAAAAACCTCATTTTTCTTAAACTGTTCTAACTTATCTTTACCTTGTTCAAATGAAAAATCAACATTAATATCAAACAGTTCATAATACTCATTATAATTATTACCGAATTTACTTTTTAAATCATATTCTTTTCTTAAATCTGAACAAAGAACATCATAAGCCTCGGTCATTTCTGCAAATACAACCGGATCTCCATTTTTATCAGGATGATGTATAAATGATAACTTATAGTAAGCTTTCTTTATTTTTTTCTCATCTGAATCCGTACTAATTCCGAGTATAGAGTAATAGTTTTTATTTTTATCCATTAATCGTTACTTCTGTATTTTTTCTGAATATAAGAAGCTCTCTGTAATTCATCTCTTCTTTTAACAGACTTTTTTTTGAATTCTTTTCTTGCTCTAAGCTCTTTCATAGTTTTATTTTTGTCCCATTTTCTTTTAAGGACTTTAAGTGCTCTCTCAATTGGTTGCTTTGCATTTACTTCTACTATTAACATAATACTTTTAATTTATTTTTTATAATTGTTTAAGTGTATTTATTAAAAATTCTTTTGAGTAATTCTCTATAATTGTTTTCACAATATGTCTATCAATTGCAAAATACTTTTTTTCTCGAATCCAACAAGTTAAAATCCACTTTTCGCCTTCTATCGGTTCAACTCCACTATGTAAAGATTCAGGATAAATATTTCCATTCTCATCTACATTTGACCAATAAATACATTGGTTCTTCTCCAACTTAATAGTCTTATTTAATTTATCAAATTTTGTCTCACCACCTGATAAAGATGGTTGTAAACAAATAATATATGTTTTTAATCTTTGACCTCCTAATAATTCTTCGATTTCAAATTCATTATAATCATGAAACGCATCTAAATGAGGTTTAAAATGTTGACCTTTTTTATATCTGATTATAGTAAGAAGCTCTTGATTCTCGATAGGTAATTGTGAGAACTCAGATATCTTATTTTTTAAATTTTGTAGAATTTTGATCTGTTTCTCATCAGATATTGAATCTAAATCTATATAACAATCATCGGAGTTTCTAAGATAAGAATCTCCTATCACCATTGATGGTGTTAATTTATCAGAAAAAAAATTAATTATACTATCTGATTCTTCAGATGTAATAAAATTATCAATTATTTTATATTCAAAACTCATATTTTACTTCTTCAATTGATGTAAAAATCTCTTTATTGATTTTTAAAATTTTATCAAACATCTCTTCACTTAAGATTGCGTGGTGAACTACAAATATATTAATATTATAGTCATTTGCAAATGATTTTAACAACAAAAGTATTGAGTCGATACCTTCCAGGTCAATTGAAGAAAAGACCTCGTCTAAGAAGAGAATATTGATATGTTTCTTTGTTCTGATTAGTTTCAAATAAGCAATTAAAATAGCAATATTTATTTTCTTTGTTTCTCCTGTTGAGAGTGAGTCATGCTCAATTGGAACTCCTAAACTTTTTATTTCAGCGGTAAATGTTTCATCTAATTTAACATCAAAAGGAAGTAACATTTTTTTAACATTTTCAGTAACGAAATGGTTAATAGGTTTAATAATTCCAGAAATGATCGCTTTTTTAACTCCATCTTCACTTAAGATGCGATTTAACTCTTTGTAATACATTTCTTTTTCTTTACAAATAGTTGAACTATCCTGTGATACTGATTTTTTATCTTCTAACTCTAAAATAGTATTTTGAAACTCTTGAATATTAACCGATTCTTTACCAGATTCTTTGGATTTATTTGAAGTTAATTTTTCAATTTGAGATTTATAGTTTCTAAGCAAATAATTTAAATCATTAAAAGAAGTTGTTGTTTTTTCGGAGAGTGTTTTTAACTTTTGTTGTTTTTCTTTTATAGATTTTATATTTTCTTCAATTTCTTTTAGTATTGATGTAAATCCTTCTTTCTTTTCTACTAAAGTTTGTCTTAATGAGATAAAGTGATCAGAATTAAAATCTGTTCTACAAGTGGGGCACTTTCCTGAATCATATAAGTCAATTTCTCGCTGTACATTTTTAATATCATTTTGTGTATTGATATATTGACGTTTCTCAGTATCGAGTTCTTCATTAAGTTCATTTTCTTTTTCTTTTATTTTTTCAACTTTTTCTTTAAGATTTTTATAGTCTTCTTTTTTAGAGTTCATATCTAACATCAATTGGTCAATCTCAGCTTGAATATTTTCTTTTTCTTTTTCAATCGCCTTTTCAATCGATCTTTTTATTGAATCTATAGATTCATCTAAAGTTCTAATTTCAGAGTCCAATGAGGCCAATCTAACTTTATTATTTTTATTGATATCTTTTAAGATTCCATTCAAAATGTTAATTACTTCAAGATTAAATAACTTATCTAAAAGTAATTGTTTTTCTTCATTTGTTAATGATATAAAGTTTTTGAAGTCGTTAATAGACATTGAGATGAATGATTTGAACGTTTCAATATCCATTCCAATATATTTCTCAATTTTCTCATCTACATTGGCTTTTCCCGCTCTTTCGTTAAGCACACCATTTTCTATCAATTCAAGAGTGTTAGGTGATATTCCCCTTTTAACTTCAACCTCAGTTGAATTAGAAATAAATTTTATACGATTTAGTAGTTCACCGTTAATTCGGTTTGGTAAAGTAGACAATTTATGCCATTTTTTAGTTTTACCAGATTTCACTTTTCCATAAAGTGTATATTCAAAAGATTCAAGTAATGAAGATTTACCATTACCATTTTTACCAACAAGTAGAACTAATTCTCCACTTTCTGTGTTAAGTTTTACAACTTGTTCATTATTTCCAAAAGATTTATATCCGCGTATTCCAATTTCACTAATTAACATTAATAAGTATTATTTTTTACTTATATAAAAAAATAGTTGAATAGTTATTTAGTCATCTGTATTTTATAGATATTTGGATCGAAATCATTAACTATATTAATCATTTCACTATAGGGAACTATTCTTTCTATTATTTTTAACATTAAATTAGAGTATCCTTCCCAGTCTTCAATATCACATCCTAATTTTTTTTCTAATTTTTTATCAGGAGTAAGAGCTACAACTCCTTCTTTATAATAAAAAATAGTTTCATAAAATTGATTTTGATAAGATAGAGTTAGTAAAACAAAAATACCACCATCTAGTTTACCAATATACTCAATAATATCAAATTTTATTTCATCCATTATGATAATATCTGTTCTATTTTTTCAGATCTGATTTCTTTTAGATATTCTGATTTATTTAACGTGTTAAAAATTGACATACCCATAGAATTTCTATTATCAGAAAAACAGTGCATCATATCCATATAATATCGATGTATTTGTTCTTTTTCCTCTTTTGATTTAAGAGAATTAACTTTTTCTAAGTCTAAGTAGTAATTATCAAATTTCATAATTAATTAAATTAAATTTTATCATCAATGATGAATTCTATTTTTTTAAATCTTTCATCTGTATCGGTGAAGATGATTTGAATTCTATCAATATCTTTGAACTCTTGAGCTTTTCCAGTTACCTCATTTACCATTACATCTTTTTTGTAAAGGATATCAATTCCTGGTTCTTCTCCTAAGAATCTACGCATATCTTCTTTTATTTGAGAAAGTTTCCAATCGTCTTTTTTAAAATCAATATGTGAAATATATTCTCTAATTGACATTTCTTTTAATGAACTCATAAAAATAATTATTTTTTATTATATATCTAAAAATCTCCTTTGTCTAAAAAATATGTATTCTGCTCAGAAATAAATTTTAGATTACTATGTATAGAACTACAATGTATGTTGAATTTTTTGACATCTTGTTCATCTAAGTCAAACCATTCACCTTCAACTTTTTTAGATTTATAGATTTTATGTAACATAGCCTCAATCTTTGTTCCCCATTCGGATTGAAATGAATCAACTAAATAAATTTCAGATGCATTACCGGTTTTGAACTCTTTAATTCTTTTCTCTGGAGTTCTTCTTGTAAAACCAATTTTATGTAGTTTTTGACCACCTATTTCAGAACATACTAAATAAATTGAAAACATCATCTTTGTTATTTAGCAGGTTTTTGTTTAACATCCACTTTAATCTCTAATGGTTCTTTAGGTTTATTACCCTGAGCAGTTACAAATCCATCAATACTATTAGTGTTCTTTCTAATTTGAGTTAATAATTTAACAACCTCATCCATTTTTTGAGAAACGTATAAGATTTCATTTTTTCGCTCTTGTTCGGATGACTTCTTTTTCTTACTATCAGATACACTGAATAACTCTTTAGTTTTTACAGGAGAAACTCTTTCATTAGGGTCAAATTTACCAGTTGTAAGTCCCTTTGTAACTGATCCTAATTCTGTTAAGTTTTTCATCTTTAACAGTTTTAAAGCTTTTCCGAGTTTCAATAAGGCAGTCGCCATCGCATCATATCCTTTTGCCAATGTCATCATTTTACGAGTTGTTTGAGAAATAGGATCTGTTCCAATAGCTGATTCAAAAGCGGACCCTAACCTACCCATAAATGTCGATCCTTTTCCTTCTATCTCTGCAATTTTTTTAACTACAAAAGTAAAGTCTATTAAGTTCTGACCTACTTTTCTCATAAAGAAAGGATCCACTTTTGTCTCAAATGCTTTTTTACCACTTTGAATTATGTTTGCTACTCTAACAAGTTTATAAGCGTAATCAGTAATAATGTCGTATCCAAATAAACCAAAACCAAATAATCTGCCACCGTTTAATTTTTCTAATACTATAACGGTTTTTGCATATGATAAAATTGCACCAGATGAACCAATTATAGATGTTCCCCAGGCTTTAACATTACTTGCTATAGAAGAACTAAATAGTTTTCTATTATGATAAAGAATAGCAGCTACAGATGTCATTTGAATGGCAATATCTCTTGGCAAAGACAAATCTTTTCTTTCTCTGACTTTTGTTGTTGTTTTAGAAGAACCAACTCCAAAGAATCCACTATTTGTTGATGTTACAGTTTTTTCACTTACTAACATCTTATCCAATGCTAAAGCTAAGGTTGCAAATCCTAAAAGGTTCTTCGATATATTTTTTATAAAGTTTGGATCTAACTTAACTGTAAAGAATTTCTTATTTGTCCAAAGAATTCTTGCCACATCAGCCATTGCTTTAACACCAAATTTTAATATTTGTGAGTTCATTGCAAATGAAGTAGTTGTGTATCCTCTTTCTTCAATTGTATCAAATAAATCCATAAATCCAACAACAGATTTACTTACACCTTTTGCCCATTCAGATGTAGGATGTGATTTCCAAGCTTCTGGTTTTACTGTTGCGAATGCTTTTCCTGCTGATACTAATGCTTTTGCGATAGTAACAATACCATATCTCATATTTTTTATAACACCTTCACCACTTTCATACCAACTTCTACCTGCTAAAGCCTCAAATACTGGAGCGAATGCTTTTAATGATGCTCCTACTCCCTTACCCCATTTTTGTGACGGATATTTACCTTCTTCAAACTTAGCTTTGTTTTTAGAGAAAACATCAGCTGCCGCTATGACACCTTCTGCAATTAAAATAATGGCTCTTTTCATTTTAGAACCCCCACTAAATGGAAAGTCCACTAACATTTTATAAACAGGAGCAAATGCGCCAATTGCTAATCCTACTCCTTTTGCCCAAGCTTCTGGTGGACCATTTACGAAGGCTGCCTTATTTTTAGAAAAATACCAAGCCGCTGATATAATACCACCAGATACTGTTTTTATTGCTTTTGCAAAGTCGTCAGGTCCAACACCTCCTCCTCCAAAAAGACTCATCACTGAATTAGCAACAAGCATTTGATAAACAGGTGCGAATGCTCCTAATGCAATTGCTACTCCTCTTGCCCACTCTTCAGTTGGACCTCCAGTATATTTACCTTTCGCTAAAATCTTAGAAACATCAACAATTGAGTAGGCGACACTTTTTAACATTTCTCGACCTGTTTCAAATGGATTTGGACCACCAAAGAGACCAGTAATAGCAGCAGCAACACCAACAGCTCCCAATATTAGAATGATTGGAACAAAAGCGGCATAAAGTGCAACAACACCCATAGCCCACTGACCAAAGTTTGCGTTATACTTACCTTTTCCTAAAATTTTAGCCACATCAACAATTGTTTCAGCAACTGTTAATATCATTGGAAGACCTACCCAGAAGAATGGGTTTATCACATTAAGTCCTAAAGCAATAGCTCCTAATGCGAATGCTCCTAATGTCGCAGCTACTGCTACAGTCCATCCTAATTTAGGATACTTTTCATATTTACCGGCATTTAAAATCATTGAAGTTCCTGTGATAACCGCTGAGGTAACTAATATAGCGGCCAAACCAGCTAAGAATACCAAAGCTTGAGGTCCAAATACCGCAGAACCCAGGGCAAGTGCTCCTACTGCAAATCCTGCTAATGAAGCAGCGACTCCAATTGCCCATTTCAATGATGGATAATTTTTATACTTACCTACATTTAAGATAAGTGATGATACCATAATAACTGCAGCAAGAATAATAATAACAAGTCCACCTTTTAACGCATCTACTGGTTTTAGTAATTTTCCAATTATTTTTGTCGCAAAAGCATAAGCCACAAATACTATAGCAGTTACAATACCATATAGTAGTAGCTTAAATATCAAACCAATACTTAGCTTATCAAATGATGATTTGAATTTAGCGATTATAAATGCTGATACCGCAATAGCCAATGACATTAGTGTGAATAACAGTGGAAGTAATATAACCTGCTTTAGGCTTAATTGACCCAAGAATTTAGAAGCAAAAGCCACAATTACTGTAACAACACCCATTGCGAATCCTAATAATAGTATTTTAAATATCATTCCATAAGTCAATGATTCAAAAGCCTTTTTAAATATCGGTTTAGCGAAAATAAATGCTGATAAGGCAAGTGCCATTGACATAGTTGTTAAGAATAGAGGAAGTAATAAAACTTCTTTTATACTTAGTTTACCTAACTTATTAGTAGCCATCGCCATAAGAAAAGCTATTATACTTATACTAGCTCCTAATAAAAGTATTTTAAATATTGTTCCATATCCTAAAACATCAAATGAACCTTTGAATTTTGCAAAAATCTTTGCAGATAATGCAATTGCTAATGCAATCGCCACCATTGCGACCGGTAACAATAATATTGCAACCGGATTAGTGTTTTCAAGTGAATTAATTAATTTTGCAATTCCCATAGATACAACGGCAAACATACCAGCAATTAAAATTGCCGTTATAGCTTGTCCAAATCCTATAGGTTTAATCTGATTCAAAGTCTGAGATGACCAAGTTATACCTTTGGCTATCATAAACATTACAAATGGTAGTAAAAGTATCATTGGTAACAGTTTACCCAGACCAATTGACTGAGTCTTAAATCCAAATCCACCACCACTTCCTTCCTGAGATGTTGTTAAAGATGTAATTAAACCAGCAATACCTTTAGCGACTATTGCAAACATAACTCCAATTAATATTGCAGTCAAAGCCTTAGGTATTGATATAGGAGTAACCTGAGATAAAATCTTAGAAGAAAGCATTATACCAATTGACATTGCAACCATTAACATAGGAAGCATTATAGAAGCTTGTATTACAGTTCCAAATGACATAGCCGATGTTTTAACCTTCATGCCTCTAAACTCGACTTCTTGTGAAGTTGTCATGGCTGATATTAATTTACAAATTGCCGGAGCCACAAGTGTAAATAGGAGTGCGATTGACGCAGCCGTTAATATTTGAGGAATAGTAATTGGTTTTATTTTAGATAAAATCCAAGATGATACAGTAATTGCAAGTGATGCAATAACCATTATTGCTGATATTATCACCGCTTCTTTGATTGTCATCGCACCACCAGTAGGTCCTTTAATTTTTGAAACTTTTTCAAAAGCAAAAGCAACTAACATAATTCCAATACCTAGTGCTAAGACAGAAAGTATGTTTACTTTTCCTACTAGTTTAAAAGCCATACCGATTGCTAAAACAGCAACGGCGATTAATAGAATAGTAGCGAGTCCTTTTTTCATTTGTGATTCTTTTTTAGGATCACCTGCTCCTTCCATTTCATCAGTCTTCTTTTCATCTCTTTTTTGTTTAAAAAGACCAATAATAGTTTGTTGATTCTTTAAAATTTCTTGAGTATCGGTTTTTATAGATTGTATCTCAACACTAATTTGTTCTAAAGATTTACCGAAATCACCAGATTGCAAAGTAGCTCCGGTATCGGTTTTACTCTCACCTTTATTGTTTAGTGCTTCAACAAGTTGTTCTAGACCGATTGATAAATTGTCTAGAGCTTTTAATAATTGTTTATCCATAAAAAACTTTTAGTTTTCACACTTATATATTAAAAATAAGATACTCTTTAGAATATATAATTAAGAGGAGATTGATAATTATGAAAATAAAAAGACTAATAAAGTATTATCTTTTAGGAGAATCTTTAAAAGAAATAGAGATGAATAGAATTTTAGATAAAATATACAGAAAAGTTAATCTAACAGACCGAGAAAGAGGTTTTTTAGAATTATATAACTATACTGTAAATAAACCAGAAGATAAAGATTGGATGATGTTGTCTAAAAGTGCAACTTCAACAAAAGTCAAAGAACTTATTGAATTAGATTATAAAGTTATTTGTGACTTACACGACCGAAATGGTAAAATTGGTTTACAAATTCTAAATATAGTTGATGATATAGAATCAGACTTTTCAACTATTATAATGAAAGGTGAAGAAAAACATAAATTACAAGATAAATTCCTTTATAATTTAATATATAGTGTTAAGAAGAATCAATATTCATTACAAGAACACGATGAATATTTTGAAAAATTGACAGTTGGAGGAAATGAGGATTAAAAAATATCAAGATTTTATTATTGAAGAAATATCAGGAACCGAAATGGTTGGACCAGTTGGTCCAGCTTACGGTGAAACCAGAACTCAGAATAAAACTGTGAACAAAGACCACACATCACTTTTAGGAGTATCTGATAGAAAAAATCCAGATTCTCAGAATAGTCTTACAAGTGATTTATTTTTTGAAGATGACTACAATAAAATATACAATGATTTTTTAAAATCAGGTGGTAATCAATCCCAACTTTCGGGTAATAAAGAAGATGATATAGCTATGATGTTAGATTTTTTACAAGAAAACTAACTTTTTATATATAATTTGATAAAAACAGAAATCAAAATTTATGAGTAAATTAATTAAGTTAAACAGCACTGAAGATAAAGCGTTATTAAATGAAATTTTAAATGACGAATTAATAATAGTAGAAGATATTCAAGGTTCAAAAATTTGGATTAAATGGGATGGTCAAGGATTTGAAATAAGACCAAAGTCAACTACAAATGAACCAATCAATTTGATTGATTTAGCAATGCAAAATTACTACAATCCAGTAACAAAATTCTTTTCTGAATTAGATGATAGAGTTAAAAGTTTACTTAATCGCAAATGGTGGTTTTGTTTTGAATATTTTCCAGATGAACAGCCAGCTAATATCGAGTATGCTAGAGTTCCTAAAAACCATTTAGTTCTAAGTTCAATTAACAAAGGCGGTAAGTTTGAGTTTAATATTGAAGAGCTTGATGAATACTCAAGACTTTTTGATGTAGATTTGATTCCAGTCATTTATCAAGGTAAGTTGACTGAGACTATGAAAGAAGCTATTATCTACTTCCTGAATACGTCTGAAGATGATTTAGACTATGTTTTTGGTGATAAATCATTTTCTTATTTTTTCTATAAGATATTAAATCCTCTTTCTGAAAATTCATTTTTAATGGAAGAAGACTTCCAGAAAAACTTGGAGAAACTTATCATAAGAAGTTCAGTAAGAGATATTTCTTTTGAGTTATTGAATCCACTTTATAAAAGAATGAGTGATTCAAATTCTACTGAGTTTGTAGAAATCTACACACTAATTTTGGTTAACTTTTTAAATTTCTGTCAGTCTGTTCAAATAGAATCTATTAAACTAAAAGGAGATACAAAAGAAGAAATGTATATTTATTTAGTTTGTAAATTATTCAACGTTTATGTTGGAGAAGTAAAAGAAGATTTGCTTAATTTTGACTTTGTAGTTCCTGAATTTTTTGATAAAGAAAAGTTCAAAATAAATACAGAGTTAATTAAAAATAAACTTACAAAAGATTATCTTAAAGAAGACGATAAACTTGAATATATCTTTAAAGTAATTTTAGGATCTTTCAATAAAAAGAGAAAAAAGCCAATTGGAATTTTTACTGAAAATACAGTTAAGTTATTTAATAAATTTGTAGATGATATCGAAAACTATATTGGTCAATATCTGAATAAGATTCAAGAAATTGAATTGGGTAGAGCTGGTTTACTTGATTTTGGTGATTTCTTTGATATTCAATATGATACAGATGGTGAAGGTCAAGTTTATCCAGATGTTTATGATGAGTTTGAAAAAGAGGCAGATACTGGTAAAAAGAAAAAAGGCAAAGGTAAGTTTCCAATAGAGGATCAATCTAAATCACCAGAAACACCAACTAAGTAATGAAATCGGTTGATATTAGTATGACTTCTGTTGAGGTCAAAGCTCAAACAAGAACATTAAAGGCTTCTTGGACTCGTGAGATGGCTAAAGACTTAGAGGTATTTACTGATATTGATATGAGTTCTTTTGAGATTTATATTGCCAAAGAGCTAAGAAGAAAAAATCGAAAAAATTCAATCAAAAATATATTTTCTAACTAAAAACCATAAGTCGTATTTCATATATAATTTATATGAAAATATCAAACGAATTAGAATCAGTTTATCGCTCAACAATAACTCAAAAATTAGATAAAAAAACCAAATCATTACAATTCTTACCAAAATGTTTAGAAGAAATCAGTAAATTAAAATTCGTTCAATTCTCTGATAAAAAACTTAAAACAGCTTATCTCGTGGATATGATCCATAATATGATACTTAAGTATTACTTTAAGAAAGAAAACAAATTCACAATTAACGCTACGGTTCTAAAACAGAAATACGGACATGAGTATAAGTCTTATGTGGATTTTTTAATCTACAAAAATATTATCAAAATGAAGTGTAACTATAAAGCTGGAGTTACATCTAGAATATACGAACTAAATTCAATTATATTCAAAGAACAAATTAGTCGTGTAAAGAATGAAGATAAATTTCTTTTAAAGAAATATAAAAAGAAGATTTACGATACTATAGATTTTGTCAAACAACACGAATCATCGATTAAACCAGAAATTAGAGAAAAGCTAATTTCAGATCTTTTTAGTGTTGAAATCGACTTTGAAAGAAGTATACTTTTCTTGAATTTTCTTAAAAAAGAAGATATAGATATTTACAATCGTAATGTTTATTCAGTTGAATCTATAAACGATAAACATATTTTTTATCACTTTGATAACTATGGTAGATTACATACCAATTTTACTATTTTAAAATCATTCATAAGAAAAAACTGTCTACTTATTGATGGTGAAGAAACTTGTGAAATTGATATTAGCAATTCTCAACCACTTTTCTTATGTAAACTAATTAAGGATAGTCAAACAGCTTGGGTAAATAAAGATGAGTTTGATTTTTTTAGAAAATTAGTAACAAATGGTAATTTCTATCAATACATAATGCAAGTAATTGGTGAAAAAGATAGAAATAAAGTAAAAGAAATGATTTATAAAGTTCTTTTTGGACATAATAGAGTAAATTCTAAATCTGATAAAATATTTTCATCAATTTTTCCAACAATTCACCATTTTATAAAATTGTATAAAAAAGAATGGAGTAATCATAAGATATTAGCTCATGACTTACAAAGAGCCGAATCTAATTTAATCTATAATAAAATTATTAAAAAGATTATGTTATTGAATCCTGAAATAAAAATCATAACAGTTCATGACTCTTTAGTGTTTCCTAAAAAATATAGAGATATAGTTCAGTCAATATTTGACTATGAATTATCAGCTGAATTGATTTAAAGTAAAATCAAAATTTAATATATAATTTGTGATAGATTTAAACAACCCTAAATTGTCTTTTATTCTTATTTCATCTGATTCTTTAGATGATATGATGTCTGTTTTGTGGGCAAAGAACTTTCAAATTATACCAATTAAAGGATATTATAAAGGCCAATATGAAGATTCAGCAATGGCTTTTGCGCCAGTTAATAATGATGAGTTAAGAAAAGAATTAATATTTTTATTAAATCACTTTCATCAAGACTGCGGATTTATAAAGTATTCTGGAGAAAGTGACGTAACTAAAGTTTTCTCTGATGGTTCAGAAAAACCAATGGGTGTTACACTTTATAACACAGATGAAGAAAATATATCTTATCTTTATAATGGAGTGAGTTTTTCTTTTGTTGAAAAGGTTAGATACTGGAAACCAACAAAAATGGAAGATTTTAAAGTAGGCATGCTTGTTGAATATCTTAGCAATAATAAGTGGTATCAGAAAAAAGTTGAAGATCCTTTAAAGGATTGGAATGATATGTTTAAACTTCTTACTAAATATGAAAAGGTTAGAGTTGTTTCAAATTATTAAAAGGACTTAAGATCATAAGTAATAATTAACTTTTTTGATAACTCTTCTTTTTGCTCTTCAGTTAATTCTTCACCAAATTCATCTATATACCAATCAACTAATCTTTCGGTAGCTAACTCTTCTGCTTCACCATTACCATGGTCATCATACCACTCTCTTTTAGTTTCATATCCTTCTTCTTTGTCTAATCTTTTTGAAGAAAGTGTTATATTAGAAAGGCTACTATCATCTACCAACTCTTCGATTTCTTCGTCAACTAAATTTTTAATATCATAGTCAGAGTAATGGTGTTTTATTTTAGCCATTATAAAGTCGATGTCAAATTCTCTAAAATTCTCATATGTTTTTACAATTCTCATAGTTGAAAGTATTTTTTTATTGAGTACAGTTTAATTAATTTCATAATTTTATTTTAATTTTAAATGGAAATAAAGCCAGAAAGATTCTGGTTTAACACTAATTAAAACTTTACTTGACCATTTTTTTGACATTAACCAATTTGTAAAATTTTGTTTTAAATTTTGATATTCACCTTCATCTAATTTTCCGTTATCCCAACGACCAATTCCATAGAAACCAAAAGTTATAACTCTGTCTCTTAACATAGGGTATAATTTTTTCTCAAAATAACCAGGTTGGAATGTCAACATATCTCTTTTAATTTGACCAAGTGTTAAAATATCTAAATAATTTAAGTTAACTATTTCTTTTTTAAGAGAAGCAGCTGATTTAGAATCTAAACTCAAAATCCATTTAATAACAGATTGTGATAGTTTAAACTGACCAATTGCAAATCTTGTATCATATTCGATTCCATATTCAAATTGTCCTGAACAATTTAACCCAAAATAAAGACTTAGTTCATTTTTACCATAGTCTATTAAGTGTGAGTATCTTTCAAGAGATCTAAATCTTCCAAATATTTGTTTTATTGATTCAGATTGTATGTTTTGAAAAGAATAATAAAGTAAAAAATCATCTGGACAATTTGACCAATTAGGATTAGATTCTTTAAGACCAAGAGCCGTTAATGATTTTAAAAAAGAAGTAAAGATTCCTTTACCAGCAACCGTTACTTCAGACTGAGCTTGAATAGACTCTCCTAATAGCTCAGTAGTGTCGGTTGATGGTAGAACCACAGGTTCTTTTTCTTGTATACCTGATTGTAAATATTCATCAATCTGTTGTTTTATTTCTAATTGAGTTCTCTCATCTAAAAGATTAACAGCATTTGATAAATCAATTGTAGGATTGACATCATCTCCACCATATAGTTTATTATAATCATTTATATAACGATTGACTATATTTAGAATATACTCATCATCTGATAGTGATTCTATCCATTTTCCGAATGAATCAAACTCATCTACATTTGATTCTGAAATAAACTCTAAGTATCTTTTAATCATAGACTATATATTAAATTTATAATCCAAATCTATTTTTAGTAGCATTGAAATTCTGTATAATACTAAACTTGGAGCTGATGAACCTGAAGAGAGATGCTGGTCCTAAATATGAAGATAATTTACTTATCATTTATTTTAATTATTTTTTAAGCAAATGTACCTACTTGTCCCAATACTTGACTTAATACACCTGAATTATTATAAACAAACATTAATACAATTGTATCAACTTGGTTTGCTGTACCACTTGGCACATTTCCACCATTCCATTTAATAGTTTCTGTACCACCACCATTTATAGTTAAATCGGTAATCATATAAGGACTTGCTCCTTGATTTAAGATTAATGTATAAGTAATAACAGAGTTATTAATAACAGGATCAGGGAAGTTAGTGAAATCAACTTGGAAGTCATTACTCAATGATGATAAGTATTTAATACTACCATCTAAGAAGCTAGCTGTAACACCTGGAGTACTTACAGTAACTTCTTCAGATGTTTCAACCGTTTGATTTAACCAAGTTGTACCATTTAACAATATAGTATTATCTCTTTCATAGAGAGATGCTGCGGTTCCACCTATTATAACCGAGTTTGAAGAACAACACATATAGTTGTAACAACCACCGATAATTGTTGAGTTAGAAGAACAACAACAAATACGATTATCATAACCCCCTAAGATAACAGCACCTTCATTATTGTTAATAATTTCATTATCAGTTCCACCTATAATAACAGACTGACAAGAATTATCATAAATAGTATTATTACAACCACCCATAATAGAAGATAAACAAGAATCGTTACAAATTTCATTACCACAACCAGCTATAATAGATGAGTAGTCGGAATCACTACAAATACAGTTAGCTCGACCTGACATAACACCAGATCTTTCTGAGTTACAAATGTGGTTATTATTACCACCAACAACAGTTGATTTATCAGAACCACAAATTTTATTCCAACCACCAGCAAAAATACCAGAATTATCAGAATAATCACAAATTCTATTACAACATCCACCAATAACTGATGAGTAACATGAAGCATATCGTATTTCATTTCTATAACCACCAACAATAGTTGAATTACAAGAACCATAATCCTCATCCTCATCATAACCACAAATGAAGTTATCATAACCTCCAATAATAACAGAATTACAAGAGTATTCATCCACACAATTATTTCGACCACCAATAATTGAAGAGTTACAAGATTCATAGTATATATTATTATCAGAACCACCGATAATTGAAGAGCCTCTTGAACCACCTCCTACATAGCTACTATATCCACCAATTATAGATACACAATTACTACTATAAACATAATTACAACGTCCACCTATAACAGATGAGTAATTAGAGTTACCAATGCAGTTATTAGAACCACCTATAACAGATGATAAACCAGAGTTGCAAACCTCATCACAACGACCACCAATTACAGATGAGTAATTAGAACCATCAACTATATTATAAAATCCACCAATAATTGCGGATTGTACAGAACCATCATCAATACAGTTTCTAACCCCACCAATAATTGATGAATCACAAGAGTAGCTAGTAATACAATTACAACAACCACCTATAATACTTGATTCAGGTGAGCTACTAACTGTTCCAAAATTTCCTCCAATTATTGAAGCCGCATTTGATGCAGTCATGCTGTTATAAGCACCACCAACAACTGAACCATTACTAGAGTTATAAATACTGTTCATAAACCCTGTCATCGATTCAGTAGCACCAACTACGATACCACCAAATTCAGGAACTAAACCAGATACACATCTGAATCTAATTCTACCTTCACTATCAGCAGTAACTATTCTAGTATCACCTGCTCCATTTTGTAGAGTGTCAATTTTAAGACGATTTACTAAAACTGTATCATCTTCATTATCAAGAGTCATACTTGAACCACCAATAATAACAGATCTATTTGAATTACAAACTTCATTGTTGTAACCACCAATTATTCCAGAGTTATTAGAATCATAAATACAGTTATCAAAACCACCAATTATAGTTGAGTTATCTGAATCACAACAAATTTCATTATTAGACCCACCAACAATAGATGATTTACAAGAATAATAGTTTATTCCATTATTACAACCACCAATAATAGAAGATAAACAAGAGTCATTACAAATACAGTTATCATATCCACCTAAAATAATAGATCCTTCATTGTTATTCATAATACAGTTGTCAAATCCACCAATAATAGCCGATTGACAAGAAAAATCACATATATGATTACAACATCCACCTATAATTACCGCTCCTTCGTTACCACATATTAATTCGTTACACTCACCAGCAATAATAGCTGAGTAATATTGACCGTTACCACAAATTATGTTATTACATCCAGCAAAAATACCAGAAGTATCAGCACAATAACCAACTATATTATCGTGTCCACCTATTATGACAGAACCTAAATCAACACAAGATAAACAGTTACGATGTCCACCAATAATAGTACCTTCATCGGTACATGACATTATGTTACAACATCCACCCATAATTGTTGAATCTTCTGAAGAACAACAAATTGTATTACAACGACCTGCTATAATAGATGATCTATCAGAATCACATATATAATTACAACATCCAGCTGATATCATAGAATTATAAGAATAATCACAAATACAATTACGACCACCACCCACTATTACAGACCCTTCATTACCATCTGAGATTAAGTTACAACATCCAGCTATAATAGCTGAGTAATAATTATAATCACCATCACCACAAATTTTGTTACACCCACCGGCGAAAATACCAGAACTAGAAACACCATCGGTAATTGTGTTTCTAAATCCACCATCAATAATAGATGTATAAGCATTAGATAAATTATTACAATATCCACCAACAATAGTAGATGTGTAAGAAGCCGTCATGCTATTACAAGATCCACCGATGATATTTGAATCAACCGTATTACACAATGTATTATCAGATCCATAGAATGAACCACCACCTAGTGAAGAAGCTTCTCTATAGTTAATATTACCATAAGCATCAGATACTAAAATTTTATTATTACCATTACAACAAGATAAATTATTTATTTTTAAGTTAGGAACTAAAACAGTATTACTTTGAGTAGCTAATGTTAAACCAGTACCACCTAAAATAACTGAGTTTTCAGAGTCAATGATACTATTTGTAAGACCTCCAATGATTGAGTTACCACCGAGACCTACTGAACAAATACCAAAGAAGCCACTTGCTGTAGGACCACCATCACTTGTGATAATTGAGTTAGATTCACCACCAATAATTGATGATTTAGTTGAATAACAATTTATAGTATTAAAACATCCACCTAGAATTCCAGAATTATCAGAACGACAACCTAAAGTATTATCTGTTCCTCCTAAAATAACTGAGAATCCTCCTTCATTAGGACCACCTACACATATACTATTACAACATCCACCAATTATAGCAGAGCTTTGTGTTTCTAAAACTAAACCGCATTCTCCGCCAATTATAACAGAATAATCAGACTCACCATAGATTTTGTTATAACATCCACCAACAATTGATGAGTGATCTGAACAACAAATCGTGTTATCATATCCACCTATAATAGAGTTTAATCCAGAACCATCATAGCCAACAATTTTATTATAACGCCCACCAATAATTGATGAGTTATTTGTATCACATACTATTTGATTACAACATCCACCAATAATAGATGAGTTACAAGAACCATAATCAGAATCATTATCATATCCACAAATACAGTTATCTTCACCACCAACAATAACAGAATTACAAGAGTTATCATCTACAATATTATCACAACCACCAATAATAGCAGATTGACGAGAATCATTACAAATCTCATTAGAATAACCACCTGATATAATTGAGTAGTCTGAGTTACAACAAATAGTGTTGCCGTAACCACCTAAAATAACAGATCCTTCATTATTTGAGATTTGATTACAATAACCACCAACAATAGTAGATTGACAAGAATTACAAGTGATTGTATTACGCTCACCACCTAAAATAGATGATTCACAAGTGTAACAACAAATGGTATTACAAATACCACCAGATACTACAGAGTTATTTGAATCATAACAAATATGATTACAACATCCAGAAATAACAGATGAGTTACAAGAATCACCAACAATTTGATTTCTAAAACCACCAATAACTGTAGATCTACAAGAGTTATCACAAATTTTATCTTGAGAACCACCTAAAATAGTAGATCTATCTGAGTAATTACATATATTACTACCAACTCCAGAAAAGATACCAGCCTTACAAGAATAATTAATTATATTATCACTACCACCTATTATACTTGAATCAGTTGATTTAGCACAAATTGTGTTATTTTCACCACCAACAATTGATGAATAGTAAGTATTATAATCATAATTACCACAAATTGTATTATCTCTACCACCTATAATTGAAGAGTAATCAGCACAACAACAAATAGTATTGTTATTACCACCTATAATTGAGGATCCTACAGCACAAATAACACAATTGCAATGACCACCTATAATTGATGAATCACAAGAAAAACTAGAGATTTCATTTTGATGACCTGATACAATTGAATAATCTGAACCAGTACAAATTCTGTTAGCATATCCACCTATGATAACACCTCCTTCATTTGAGCAAATAGTGTTATCACAACCACCAATAATGGCTGATTGAAAAGAATCTGTAGTGATTGTACTATTAGTAGCAGCTACTAAATTACTACATTCATAATCAAATGTGAAACTTGATGATGATGTTAATCCAGTTCCGGTTCCTACTGCAATTTGAGTATTTGGTTGGTCTCCCCCTTCTTCCGCTAATGACTCTAAGTATGTGAAGTTACCATCCATTTCAGCGATAGTCAATCTTCTTCCAATCTCACCTCTTAATGTTAAACTCTGTGTTGGCATAATTATGATATAATTTTTATAAAGTATATATTAAACACACAATGTTAAAAAATTCTTTTACACATATTTTTAAAACAAATATATAACAACTTATATAATTAATATGAATTTAACTGCGCATAATTTTAAAACAACGAAAGAAAATAGAGAGTCTATTAAAAATCAAAAATCTCAAACTATTTGGATGTCAGGTCTATCAGGATCTGGAAAATCAACTATAGCTAATTTAGTTGAAGAAAAATTAATTAGTTTAGGTTATCACACTTATATCTTAGACGGTGATAACACTCGTATGGGTCTTAATAAAGACTTGGGATTTTCAGAAGAAGCAAGAATAGAAAATATTAGAAGAGTATCAGAAGTTTGTAAACTTATGAACGATGCCGGACTTATTGTTATCTGTTCTTTTATTTCACCATTTGAAAAAAATAGAGAACAAGCTAAAGAAATTATCGGTGATAACTTTTTTGAAGTTTTTGTAGATGCTAGTCTTGAAACTTGTGAAATGAGAGATCCTAAAGGACTTTACAAAAAAGCAAGATTAGGTGAGATTAAAGATTTCACTGGGATTTCATCTCCGTTTGAGTCACCAAGTAAAGGAATTATGTTAAAAAATAATACAGAAGAAGATTTAGAGTATAATGTAAATTTTCTTACTGAATTAATCGTAAAAAATAATAAATAATATGTGGTCAAAAGTAAATCACGGTGGAGAACCCACTAAAAATCCAGATAAAAAGTATGCTATCTTTATTGGTAGATATCAACCTTATCACTGGGGACACATTGAATTAATTCAACAAAAATTAGATGCTGGTATTCCAGCACTTATTATGGTTCGAGATATTGAACCAGATGATAAAAATCCATTTACAACTGAACAAACAGTAGAAATGATACAAAAATATCATGATGCTAAAGGAGATGATGTAAAAGTGATTATTATTCCTGACATTGAATCTGTTAATTATGGAAGAGGCGTTGGTTATGAAATTAATGAGTTTACACCACCAGATACTATTGGATTTATTTCAGCAACTAAAATTAGAGAATCTATTAAAAATGGTGATGATTCTTGGAGAACAATGGTTGATGCATCTATACAAGAAGATGTAATAAAATATCTAACAAAACATGCAGAAGCCTAAAGTTTATCAAATAAGATTTAACACAGTTTCAAAATCTGAAGAAGATAGATGGAGACTAATTGAAGATGGAAATGAAGTATTAGTTTCTAATATAATCATAGATGGTCATACTTACACAACAAAAGATTGGATAGAAGAAGTAAATGATTGGAAGTGGCATATTAGTTGTTCAGGGCACTGTGAAATTAAAAATAATGTGGCTTATGTTACTACGATTAAAGAACAATCTGTTTTTTTAAGACATATACTAAAAACTATAAGTTATAGATTCTTAGGAACTTTAACAACTGTAATTACAGCTTATTGCCTTGGAGCACCAGTAGCTTTAGCTTCGATGTTGGGGGTTGGTGAAATACTTTTAAAGCCTATAATTTATTTCTTTCATGAAAGAATGTGGTATAAATTCGTAAGAGTTAAAAAATAAATCAAATTAATGTTTTCAATATTTCATATAGAAGGCGGAATTGGTAAAAATATTTTAGCAACCGCAGTGATCGAATCACTAAAAAAATCTGAACCTGAAAGAGAAATTATTATTGTTTCAGCTTGGCCTCAAGTTTGGTTCAATAACCCCAATGTAAGTCAGATTTATCCAATGGGTCAAATAGCTAATTTTTATAAAAATTACATAAAAGATAAAGACACAAAAATATTCAGAATGGATCCTTATCATACTGAAGACTATATCTTAAACAAAAAACATCTTATTGAGATTTGGTGTGATTTAATAGGAGTTGAATGTTTAACACTAAAACCACAACTTTACTTCTCTGCACTTGAGCTCGATAATGTTATGAACAAAATGTTAAATAATGTCACAAAGCCAATATTTCTTTTACACACAAATGGAGGAGGTGCTGGTCCTAATGCAAGACCATACTCTTGGTATAGAGATATTCCTATTCAAAATGCTACAGAAATAGTAGACCATTTCAAAAGAGATTATCACATTTATCATATTGGGTATAAAGACCAACAAGTATTACCAGGGTGTCATAAATTAACTTTAGAAACAAGAGAAATATTAGCAGCTGTTAATTTTTCAAGAAAAAGACTTTTAATAGATTCTTTTTCACAACATGCGGCAGCCGCTTTTGATAAAAAGTCTGTTGTTTGTTGGGTAGGAAATAAACCTTCGGTATTAGGATATGAAAGTAATATCAATGTTAAACCAAATGTTGAACCTGTTATGGATACCTATCATTCATCATATTTAGAAGATTTTGATATTGGTGGAAATCCAGTTCAATATCCATTTGATAAATTAAAAATATTTGATTCAGAAGAGATTATAAAAAAAATAAATGAACTATGAGAAAAATCCACTATATATCAGGATTACCAAGAAGTGGGTCAACACTATTGACTAATATACTTATACAAAATCCTAAATTTGCAACAACTGCAACATCATCTTTATTGGAATTCGTTCTTCAAGTAAGAGATAATTGGAACAAATTAGAAGGTCACAAAGTATATGAAGACGGTCAAGATAAATGGGCAGTAATCAGTAGTATTTTACAAAATTATCACAAAACAGATAAAGAAATTATATTTGATAAAAACCGTGGATGGTCAACTCATATTGAGTTTATTGAAAAAGCAACTAATAAATCGGCTAAAATTATAGCATGTGTTAGAAATCTAGAAGATATTTGTTCATCTTTTGAGAAATTATTTAGAAAGAATAGAGCAGATGGTGAAATTCACGGGGAGTTTTCAAATACAAAAATGAAAACTATTGAAGGACGTATTGGTGTTTGGACTTCTGATGAAGGAGTTATTGGAAGACCTTATGTTTCTTTATTAGATACTATACAAAGAGGATTAGGTGATAGAATTCTATTATTTCCTTACGAACAGTGGAGTTCTAATCCAGATTTTTGGTTTAAAAAACTTTATGATTTTATAGGTGAAGAATACTATCAACATGACTTTGATAATATTGAGCAAAAAATTCGTGAAAACGATGCTGGATATGGTTGGGGAAATGATTTACATGAAATAAAAAGTGGGAAACTTCAACCAGCTAAGTCAGATGCTTCTAACATAATTGGTAAAAGTTGGTCTGATAAATTACACAATACTGAATTTTGGAAAAAATCTAAAATGAAATAAAAAAACCCACTCAAATGAGTAGGTTTAATTAATTAGTTCGTTAGTGATTATGAATATAACTCAGTCAATCTAGTTTGAACATCAGTATCAGTCCATTGACCAATAGCATCGTAAGATGCTGCTTCCCATAATACTACAGGTTCGTCAAGTTCTTCAACAAAAGCTCTAACTATCTTTTTCTTCGGTAAGTCCACAATTCGGTTAACTGTTAGTGTAGTTACTGTTTTACTCTTTTCTTCTTGTAAAACTACTTTCTTTGGATTTTGTAAGTTAATTTGCATACAATTTTTTTATTTTTTTAATATATCTAAATGATATACTTGAAGTATATATTAATATTTAAAATGATTAAATTCCGTAAATATTTCTATTTGCTTCAAAGTTTTTAGAAATATTTAATAATCACAATACCAGAACCACCTTTACCACCATCTCTAGCGTTAGATGATAAAGCACCACCACCTTGTCCACCATTCCCTCTATTACTTGTGCCATTTGTTCCACCATTTTGTGTTCCGCTATTTGCACCAGATCCACCGACACCATATGTAACTGAGCTTCCAGTGATAGTTGATGCTATTCCAGAGCCACCAGATCCACCAGTTGTACCTGAATTATTAGATCCATTACCAGTGACACCACCACCACCTTTACCACCACTACCACCGCCTGTACCACTACCACCGGTTGGAGACGCAGTATTACTAACTTGTGAAATACCAATACCACCACCGGTTCTACTACCTAAACCAGGACCACCACCTAATGCTGTTATTGTTGAGAACACAGAGTTAGCACCAACTGTTCCACTAGCATTGGTCCTTCCGGGAGGAGTAGTCGCTTGACTTCCAACACCACCATTACCACCATCACCAACAGTAATAGTATAAGAAGTTCCTGGTATTACTGATATTGTTCCGGAAAGTACCATACCGGCTCCTCCACCACCTCCACCAGCGTTATCATATCCATTCCCACCACCGCCACCTCCGGCGACAACAAGATATTCAACAGTACTTACACCAATAGGAGCAGTCCAAGTAGTTGTTCCAACTGTTGTGAATATTTCTAAATTCTTATAAACATGTTTTAGAGCATCAAAATTTTGTTTAATTTGTTCCTGTGTTAATTTTTTATTATATAACATCATGTTTCCAACATGGCCAAAAGGTTGAGAAGATCCAAGATTGTTACCTAAACCATCATGTAAAGTTCCGCCAGATCCATAAGAAATTGAGTTTCCTACTTGTGAATCGTTTATATAGAATGTTTGAGATGAATTATCACCAACAACAGCATATTGAACCCAGAAACCAACTAAAGATGAGATATCATACCCTGAACTTCTGGAATTAGTGTCCCAATATCCTAATTTGTTTGCATCAGGATGTGTAGAATCAGGAATTGTTATTGGAGTGTAACGAGGTGATTTTGTATAAAGTAGTGTTCTAAATGATGAGTTATCACTTCCAAGCCTTGCCCAGACAACATATGTATATCCGGATGTCGATAATGTAGGACCTGTACCATCCACTACAATTCTTTTAGAACCAGTAGTACAATCAAAACACTTTATTCCATCAATATTAGATAGTGTGGCACCTGATGTTAAAGAATGTGTGTATCCATTACCACTTAAATCACCTACAGATGTTCCACTGATATAACTAGCAGGATCATTAGCGTCTATCCAAATAGACATACTACCTGTATAAATATAGTTAGATTTAGTATAGTTGTAATTATTAAGAATCTGTTGTTGATTAAGAGATGTGTTATAAACATGAAAAGATCCTAACTTCATTTTAGCAAAAGTACCATCTCCTAAACTCGTAGAATCACTAGCACCTATAGCATAATGTAATCCATTGTTTGAGCTGGAATTCCAAGGAGTTAACCTACTACCAGTAGTTGTTCCGGCAAGTTGATTATTTATATAAGCTCTTAATGTTGAGCCATCATAAGTTAAACCAACATAGTACCAATTATATAAAGATATTGGAATAGATGAAGTTATACCTATACCATTCCAAACCCTAAATTTTAATGTTCCTGAGACTATTTCAATTTGTGAATCGTGCCAACCAGAGTTCAATGAATATGTTCCTTGTTCAGTTATAATTACACCATCATCTTGTGGATAAATCCAAGTAAAATATGATATCACAGTTGATGTGTTTACGGGTGATAATTTAGAATTAAGTGAAGTATTTGTCATCACATAATCATTTACACCATCAAAATTTAAATATCCATTAATTGAATAAGTTGGTCCATCAACTAAAGTAGCATTTGAATTACCTTGTAAATCGCTGATACTAGTTGTTCCTGAATATGAGTCAGTATCTCCTATATCATATCTTAAAATTAAACCATCTGCTGTAAAACCAACTGGTATCTCTGGTAAATCCGCATCCGACACATCAGTTCCCTTATTAACTAAAGTTTTATTATAAGATGAATCTATAAAGTTACCAGTATAAATTGAATATTCGTTTATCAATAAAACCGTATCAGGAATATTAGTCGGTGGTAGAGCAACTTCATATGGATTAAAATCTGTTGAATAAACAACACCATTATTTATTCTTATCCCATATAAAGAACCATTAAAATATTGGAAATTATTTAAAGGACCTCTACAACCAATTGATAGCCCATATTTATTATTACTTAGATTGCCACCACTACCAGAGACAGACTGACTAAGACCATTATAATATACCGATAATGTGGTATTATTTGATACTATAGCAACGTGTGTCCAAACACCAGGAGTTGGTTCCGCTGTAACAACCACACCATTTCTTATAACCAAATTACCTGATTGATAAAATATATCTATACTTGAATCACTATCTCTTTGTGACATAACAGTAAAAATTTGACCAGCAGTGCTACTTGTCGCAGCTTTACTCCAGAATTCTATTGTATAAGAAGTTCCTAAATTAAACTCATTACCCGTAGGAACTTCAATAGAAGAACTACCATTTAATACTATACTAGCAGTAGCAAATACATATCTTGGACTAATACTATTATAGTTATTCAAAATTTGAGTTGAAGATAATGTACCACTCCATATTCTAACAATATCTATTTCACCATCTATAAATTCTGGTAAATCAAATCGTTTTCCTATGTTGATACCCAATCCACCCGACGATAATTGTAGACCATAATTAGTAGATGAATAAGTATTACCATTTAAGTATAAATTTAGATATTCCTCATCATATGTTAAAGTAACATTATACCAAGTATTAATTTCTGGTAAAAATCCATCTGTATAATACCAATTTGGATAGATAAAGAAACCTCCAAATATTTTGAAATCGGTTTGAAAACCTAATGAAAAGTTTAAATTACCGCCAGTTTCATAAATATCGGTTAAAATTTGTGGTATATTAAATTCAGTTGCTGGTAATGAATTTAATTTAAACCAAGTATCAATAGCAAATTTATTTAATGTTCCAAGATCACTACCAGTAGCAGATTGACTTAATCCATTATTGAAATTAAAAGATCCATTTGAATATTTTGGTGAATTGATAAGATTAAAGTCATTAGCATTACCTGATATATCATTCCAAATTGGACTTGTAGCACCAAATTCAATATCAATAATACTTTTATCATTCTGTAGAAAAAGTATGTATAAGAATAAATCATTTGTAGGAACTGAACTGGATGTATAAAATAAATTATCATCAATATAATATTTAACTCTTATTCCATCAAAAATAATACTATAAACAGTAGAAGCTGGATACGAACCATTAGTTTCATTAATACTAAAATAACCACCTTCAGTTAGCGATATCCTACTTGCACCACCAGTTCCAGCACCTAAATAAAAACCAAAACTTGATCTTGTATAAGTAGCCTGATTATCTATAGGCGGAGTTTGAGATACACCACACATAATATCACCGAGAGTTTCTCCTCTTTTAAATTTTAACTTAAATGGGCTACCAAGAGGTATTTTTTCAACAGAAATTCCTTTATCATTCCAACCACCACCAGTTTGTGAGGTCACTGAATTAGAACTATAAGTTACACCAGAACTAGCAACTGAGTCAAAAGTAAATAACTTTCCATAAAAATCATAATCTAATGAATCTAAACTAAGTATAAGACCGGTTAGAATTTCTCTAGAAGATGAAAAGACACTAGATAAAGGTCCTGAGAAACTTGATAATCTACTTAACATATTAACTAAATGGATTTATCTGCCCTAAGACTTGTGCCCAAGATGAACTTGTTCTTATAAATGTAAATCCAACTATATCAACTTTATTAGCACTCCCAGAAGCAGTTCCACCAGCCCACTTAATTGTTTGAGCAGATCCACTTATCTGAACAGAAGTTGGTATATAAGCAGTAGCACCTTGATTAATAACGATTGTCATTGTTATCGCTTTGTTACTATCAGTTGGCACATTAATAAAATTAGCGATATAATCAGTATTAGCTGATGAATGATACCATATGGATCCTGCTGAGAAATCATAAACAACTGTAGATGATGTCGCACCAGGTGTTGTATTTATTACTTCAGTAACTTCTTGTAAAACTGTTAGTCCATTTAAAGAAGATGTTCCACTGACTGTTAATTCACCAGATAAAGACCAATCACCAGTTGGGCTTGTTCCACTTGATCCGGATGTTCCACTTGTTCCACTAGACCCTTCTGTTCCAGATGTTCCACTTGGTCCAGAAGTTCCACTTGTTCCACTAGATCCTGATGTTCCAGATGTTCCACTAGATCCAGAAGTTCCACTTGAACCATTTGTTCCTGTCAAACCAGACTCTCCGGTTAAATTTATATACCAAAAACTAAATGTACTACCCACAGATTCTGAATAGTTTACAACTATAGACATCGAACCGGTTATAGGATTATAAGAATCAACATCACCTATAATATGACCGTAGGATTCTATATAGTCTTCATCCATATATAGATTTGGTAATTCACTATACATTAAAACTTGTTGACCAGAAGTATAAGAAAGATTTGTTTGAGTATTAAATGTAAGAACATAATCTACTGTCGGAACTACTATTGTTGTTGATGAAGTTGCAGAATAAACAGTAGAAAATCCACTAGATCCTGAAGTTCCACTAGATCCTGATGTTCCATTAGATCCTGACGTTCCATCTGTTCCTGACGTTCCATCTGTTCCTGACGTTCCATCTGTTCCTGAAGTTCCATCTGTTCCCGAAGTTCCATCTGTTCCCGAAGTTCCACTTGCTGAAGATGTTCCATTAATTAATAAAGAGGATGTTCCAGATGATAAAATAAAAGGATTCTCAGCAGTTCCAAGATTGATACTATTCACTACTAAAGAATCACCGTCTGTTGAAATAGTAACACCACCGATATAAATAGTATTGGAAGATACGTGTAAACTTCTCCATTGAAGACTAGATGTTCCCAAATCATATTGAGCATCATCACCCGGTAATAAATGACCAGAAACAATTGTGTTATTAGAAAAAATACTAAATGTAGGAGCGTTAATCTCACTAATTTCAAATGCATTAACGGTTACCCAACCTTTACCATTCCATTTCCATTTTATTCCTTGAGCGTTTGTATAAAACTCTCCAATACTTGGGTTATTTGGCCAATTTGTATTCACTTTCTATTTTTATTTTTATATCACTCCATATATTCTTAAACTATCTACTGTCCAAGTTCCACCAGCGGAACTTGTAGTTGTTATTGCAATAAGAGCACCACTAGTTATTGATTCTGAATATTTTAAACTTCTACCAACATTATGTTGGTCAGGGAAATCAGTGTTATCAATTCTAATTATTTTACTTCTTTTAGTAACACCACCTACAATTATATTAAATGTTACTGTAGCATTAACGTTAGCATTAGTGAATAACCCACATTCGGATTCAATTATAATTCTTGAATAAGCGTTAGATGCAAGTGAATATGTAAATGCTGCAGTATTAGAAGAACCACTCACCGATATTTCATTTGCACTTAGTAACATCAATGTTCCTGAAGCAGGACTTATACCAGATGTTCCATGTGTTCCTAAGAAACCACCATCTACACCATTTGTTCCGTTTATTCCAGAAGTTCCGGTTGTTCCAGAAGTCCCACTAGTTCCACTAGTTCCTCTTGAACCGGAAGTGCCTCTTGTTCCTGAAGTACCAGTAGTTCCTGATGATCCAGAAGTTCCATGTGTTCCTAAGAAAGCACCGTCCACACCAGATGTTCCTCTTGTCCCCGATGTTCCTGAACTACCACTTGTTCCTCTTGAACCTGAGGTTCCTCTTGTTCCGGATGTTCCTGATAGACCGGAAGTTCCTCTAGATCCTGATGTTCCAGAAGTTCCACTAGTTCCAGAAGTTCCCATTGTTCCAGAAGTTCCATTAACACCACTAGATCCAGAAGTTCCTCTTGTTCCTGAACTACCACTAGATCCAGAAGTTCCTCTAGATCCTGAAGTTCCATTAATACCACTACTTCCTGAAGTTCCATTAACACCACTACTTCCTGAAGTTCCTGACGTACCATCACCACCAGCCGCTCCGTCTAAGTTTACAATCCAAGTTGAGTAATCAGAAGTGCCAAACTTAGCTAATACTTGATAAACTAACTCACCGGTTGATGAATTATAACTTAAAACTTGAGCTTGTATATAATTTGATAAATCATGTGATATCAATATAAGCTGAGCCGCACTGTATGATAAATCCGGGTCTATTGTAATAGTGTAATTTGAACTAACAGTTGTGGTATCTAAATCTATACTTGAATTATATTCTACTCTAAATGCGTCACCATCATACCCAGAAGTTCCTGATGATCCAGCTATTCCAGTTGTTCCAACAGGTCCTATCTCACCAACAGCTGTAACCCATTGATAATAATCACCATCATAAATATATGTGTATAAATTTCCATACTCGGAATCATACCAAAAAGAACCGGGTATAATTTTATCAGTTCCTGTTCCAGTTGGGATTGTAGTCTGATAGAAAAACTTAGCCGATACAGATGTGATGTAATTTTTTATTTCATTGTTAATAAAAATTGGAGCATTCTTTTGTAAAGTATCAATAAGTTGCTTTATACGAGGTAAAGCTAATTTAGCCTCATTATTAGAAGAAAGAGGAATACTTATTATTCTTTGACTTTTAAGACTAATTACTACCATATTATTCTTTACAAAAAGATTAATTACGGTGAATGGATTTATAGTGTATGTTACAACACCAGTATTATCCATGATTTGAATATTTGTATCAGTTGCACCTAAAGGTCTTAAAAATTTATCCCAACTATAACTCATTTTTTTATCATATTTTTTAAATTATAATATCTAAATTTACATTTACTCCACTCAAATTATTATGAGCTAAATCTGTAAAATTAAATGTAAGTGAATATGTTCCAACAACAGATATTGAATTTACCATACCTTGTGTTCCCATAATCAATAATTCTGAATCCATAATAGTAATATTTCCATCTCTATTATCATCTATATAATCAATCAACAAATCCGTGAGTTTATCTTTATAAAGAACACTTGAAGTTCCCCAATTAGATAAAGAAATTGTTGTTGAGTATGTTAATCCATCAGTTCCTGTGTTATACGGAACACTATAAGTTGATCCTGTGTAATTTACAATGTAACTTCCTGTGATACCTGCTTGTGAATTAAAGAAAACTACTGGAGGCACATCATCTGGAAGAACTACTGTATCAATATCAACATTAGGATTTTCTAATACATAATTTATTAAAGAGAATGCTTGATTAGCATGAAACTCACTAATAAAGTTTAAGAAAACTGTTCCATAACTTTGGTCATCTATAATTATAAATGTAGAATCAACTGATAATGATTCTATGTAAGGTAAACCAAAATAAACAAGTGCTTTTGGAGGTGTGCCTTTATCATAAATTACTATTGATTCACCAACAACAAATGATTTTATATCAGTATACTCTAAACCAGTAAATGATGTAGCACTTTGATTTAAATCATCATTAAAGAATGAATAATTATCATCGATAACACCAACCATTAAGTCCAACATTACTGGATATTTAGAATTAGTATTTGTTAAATAAAGTTGAGGTATTCTGTTTGTAGAATTTCCAGTAAGAACTAACATTTGAGCAAATGAGAAACTTTTAACAGGATAGTCATAATAAGAATAATTTACAAAATTATCAGCTTCAATCACTGACTTAGGATCGTAAATTGTTTTAATTGCTAAAAAAGTAGCATTGTCACCCAAACCTAAATGATTTAATAAATAATTTGTTTGACCCGCTCTTAAAATAACTCTACCTTTTAGAAGTTGTTTATAGGGCATTCTAGAATCAGAAACTAATAATCTGTCTCTTGTTGATGAACCCTCAATTGCAACGAATTCTCCATTAGTTACTTTGATATATTGACTTGAATTTCCGAATAAGGATGCGCCGCATACTGCCATATTAAGATTATAATTTTAATGTATATATTAAAATTATAATCACATAATATCATTTACTTCGATATAATATCTTTCTTCTAGGTTAGATGAATTAGAAATTCTTGTCAATGTTAATTTTTTACCTTTGTTTAGAGATAAATAAGGAATATTTGATAAAGTGCTTGATGCAGTTCCGTGAATTTCATATGGTAACGTTATAGATGAACTAAAATCAACTAAACTATTATTTGGCGAAACATCAAATATAGCATATGATGATGTAATACCAGCGATTGAAGAAACTTTATATTGACCAGAAAAATCATAAACTGATGATGTCCCAACATATAAATTATTCATTACATAATAATCACCAACTTTAATAGTATTTGATAAAATATTCACATCACCTTCAAAAGCCACTTCTAATAAATTATCTTGTAATAAATTAATTGGTTTTGTAAAATCGATATCTAATTTAGATGACTTCCATAAATAAGCCGAATTTTGTAAACCCAAATCTTTATTATAACTAACTGGAAGATCAATATCACCTAATAAAAGTGTTTCTGTAGTAGCTCCTGAAAAATTAGTTCTTATAAAAATATCTAATTTTTTATTCTCACTTGAAAACTGACTTGGAACAATATTTAAATCCATTGATTGTCTTAAATCTAAATCTTTATCTAAAACTAAAGTTAACTTTTGACCTTGTGGTAATTCCAATTCAACTTCATCATTATTGACAATTTGAATTAAGAATTTTTTATTTAACGGAACACTTAAAACAACAGGAATAGAACCCTGTTCACTATACAATGTAGAAGTATTTACTATTGCTACTTGACTATATGGTGTGTCTATAGTTTCTATTGCTAATTGTGGAGGAGAACCAGGTAGTGTTCTTACTCTTACTGATTCTGTATCAGCAATTTGCATTGTTGAATATAATCTTAATAAGTTTTCTAAATTCTGAATCTTGCTATTTAAAACGTTAATATCGGTTTGTGTATAAAGAAGAGTTTTAATATTTTGTAATTCTTCTTTGAAAAGAAAATTATCAGCAATAATATTTACAAAATTATCATTAAAACTAGCCAATCTTTGCATAGCTTCATTGAATCTTATCATATTAAATTGGGAATTAATAGCTTCTGGATTATAAGCAGGAACCGTATTATCATTAATTATATTAAAATTCAATAATAAATTGAATGCATATGAAGTTCCATCTTGTTGTTTTTTGTCATTTGCTACTAATTTCTTATAAGTTGGAAATCTTAAACCAGTTTCACCTTCTGTTTCATTGGCATCTGGATGATTTAAGAAAGAAACACCATAAAGATTTGTTGATGCTCCAAAAGTTGTTGTTCCATCTGCATTTGTAGTTTCTTTTTCAACAGTATAATACCATAAAATAGCATTGAATTCAAAATCTTCTGGAATCTCACTGTTTACAGCAAGAGCATTAAACTCATCAAAGGTTGTTATATTTCTACCAGTTACTGATCTTGTTTGATTCATTTTAGCATAGTGTCTATAATCAAAATCAATATTTAAACCATCTAAAGTAGAACCATCATAAACAGTATTTTGAGTATCTCCAGATACACCAAAATAATCACCACTTCTTCTTTGAGAATCACCAGTTGATGTCTCATAAGTATAATCATTGGTATCAAATTGTCCATAATAAGAACCAGGATAATCTTGAGGATCTGATACAATAGGAGAATTAAAACTTTCAGCTCCTAATATTTCTGATTGATATTGTCTTGGAAGAATTGGATAAGTTAAATTAGGACCATAATTATAATCAACCATAGTTCTAAATAAAATATCTGGAGTTTGACCAGTATGGTCTGGAATATGAGCATAAACCTCAGTGTAAGCTCTATTTGCTTCCTGAACATTTGATAAACCATTTACTTCACCAACATATTGAACCAATTTGTTATAAACCAAACGGAAAGTTCCGATTCTATTGCCACTATCTTGGACATTTGTTCCAAATGCTGCATCAAAGATTATTGTTTGCCCAGCTGTTGGTCCAGTAGGTGGATTAATCTCTAATATTTGTAAATTTAAACCTGCTGCTTCTGTATAACCTTGAGGATTTATCTCATTAAGAATACTTGTTATCTCAACACCTGATAAATTCACAATATCACCAACTCTAAAATTTGTCAATCCTTCTTCAAATTCTACTTCAAATAAGTTTGGATAAGTTGCACTTGGACTTTGATAAAAATAAATTCCATAATAATTATCAACAGATCTTTCTTTCCAAAGAGTTTCGGTAAAGAAATCAGTAGCACCTTGACCTAAAGAGTTAGCACTAAAATCGGACAAAGTCCCAATGTAATCATCTTTTGGATCAGCAGGTTCAAAATCAATAAGATTTAATTTTTTACACCATTTAAAGAAAATCTTTTCAGATGTTGTTTCTAATGATTCAGTTTTGTAATTATATTCGTTTGAGTTAAGTCTACTTTCTCTTAAAACACATTCATGATTTGCAACATAATTTCTTAAAGATTCCACAGTTCCTTCAGCAAAATTTGTCACTGGGGTAGCAATTCCACTTTTAGAAAAAGCGTTATCAAAGTCCCAATAAATCGGCTTAGATAAAGTTCCTGAAATTAAATTTTGCTTAGGAAAGTTTACTAAAACATACTTTGTAAAGTACATTTTGTAAAGAGGATTTTGAAATGATGCAGAAATGTCTTCAGCTGCACTTGGGAACGCATAAAATGATGTTCCGTTTGGTTTTAATGATTTATAAAGTGGTGTAGACGCCATTATAATTAGATTTTATTTTACAATCTATATATAAATAAACCACCTTCTCTTTTTATTTACTTAATCATTTTGACTATTTCCAAAAACGCTTTTTCAGTTCCTTTAATAGCGTATTCATAAATACCAAATGCGTTATTTTTAGTAGGAACTTCATCAAAAAACTTTAGATTATTTAATATCTCATCGATATCATTTCTCCATTTTAGATAAAAATCATAGATATCAGCATCATTGATGAATCCTCTTACTTTAACATCTTTTGGATTCTTTGTATATGATTTAATAAAAGATTTCAGTTCACCTCCAGATTCCTCTACGGTTTTTTCAATCATTGACTTCACTTCATCAACCACTTCTGTGTATTTAGAAGAATCAGATGCATCAGTTTCTTCCGCAGTGGCTTGGCTTTCCTCTGGAACTTGAGCTTCGGTCTCATCTGCTTCTGTCAAAAATTGAACATATCTTTTAATATTCATAATGTATATATTAAGTTTAAAAAATTAAATTACATCCAAGTGGCTTCAAATACACCATTATACCAGATACCACCTTCCCATAATCCTTTTTTGTAAATTCCATTAGTCCAGATTCCTGATTTCCAATTACAATTTGCGAACTTACTAACAACTCTAAGATTCAAATCAACTGGAGGAGACTGACTTATAGCAAATGAGGTAGCCACATAAACCTTAGTCCACTTATTTACGGTATCTTCTTCTCTATATAAAACTTTAAAAGTTTTTGGAGTAGCGTTTCTACCAAATACTAAACTAACTGTTGAATTTGAATTGTTATCAATAATTGTAAATTCATCACCAATATTGAATTTAAAGATTCCATTTAAAGTAATATAATAAGCTCCAATACCATCATTTCCATAACCAATCATTTGAATATCTTCTAAGATACCACCATACCAAGTTCCTGTTCTCCAATTCATATTGTAAGCAACTCCACCATAGAAGTCTCCATCAAACCAATTACCGGTATACCAAATAGAATACTTATGAACATCAGACACATCAGCATCTCCATTATCATTAATATTTAATCTTGAATGAAACTCACCATCTAACCAGTTACCACTATGCCATATTGAGGTCCTACTATTGTATGAGTTTACGCCGAATCTAGACCTCTTACCTTCAGCTTGATTCCAAGTTCCATTATACCAAATACCATTTTCAAAATCTCCAGCAAACCAACTACCATCTAACCAATATGAAGTTTCATTATCTGTATTAAAAACACCATCATTCCAAGTTCCTAAAACCCAAATACCACCACCAAATCGGCCTTGATTCCAAGTTCCATCGTTCCAAATTCCTCTGTTCCAAGTTCCATTTCTCCATGTTCCGTCATACCATCTACCATCAACCCACACACCTTGATTCCAAGTTCCATCAAACCAACGACCATTATACCAAACAGATGCCGAAGGAGAAGCAATACTTCCATATTTTACTTGACTTACTCTATCATCAATTTCTTTAGAGTCCCATACACCTCCATACCAGTCACCGGAAATCCATTGACCACTAATCCACGTTCCACCAAACCATCTTCCGCTTTCCCAAACACCTTTATACCATACAACTTCATTGTTATTAGTTCCTATAATCGCATCTGAAATTTCAGCTTCAAGTAACCAAGAATAGCTTTGATAAATTTGATTTAAATCCAATCCATCAATTAACCTAAATCTATATTTTGTAAAATCAACATTAACAAGTTTATATGTTTTGTTTGTTAAAATTTGATTATCCACACTTAACTCAATGGATTGTTTACCCATTTTATTCACACCAACATCTATTAAATCAACTGGACTAAACTCAAAGAAAGGATCTTGTTTTGAATACTTTACAAAACCAGTGTCATTACCAGATAGTGGAACATTTCCATAAGGAAAGTCTAAATAGAAGTTATACTCATTAACAACTATAACAGGATGATATCCAAAATAGTTTTGATTTATTTGTTGAGATGATGCAGTTCCACCGTTAAACTCTAAAACAACACTATCATTTGTTTTCAAACCATGTTTTTCTGAGCAGAATATAAATAAGTTACCACTAAAGTTTGCAGTATTACTAATTGGAATAGATATTTGTTCTTCAAGGTTTAAAATGTTCATAGACATTTCATTCTTATAGTCTATATACATCATTGCTGAAAGAGATTGAAACGTATCAGCATCTGATAATAAAACTTTAGCATATGAGTCGGTAGGAATTTTGAAATTTAATTCTCTCTCATAGTTATAAAACTCATTTCCAGGAGGATAAACAATTTCTCTTCGTTGAAATTTACCTTTTTGTATGTTGTTTAGTTCCTGTAAGTCATCACTAATTTGCTTAAGTTTTCTTCTAGATGTTATATCAATAAAATAGTGAAAATCACCAAGTGTATAATTTATATTCTTATGAAATTCAATAATGTATAGCTCATTTGCATCATCATAATATTTGTTCAAAACAAGTAGTCTTTCGGTAGTTGAACTAGGAGCTCCAGCAACATAAGGTGTGTAATTCCAAATAGAAACATCTACAAAAGTATTTATGAATATAGATTGCCATTCTAAAACCAAATCTTTTCCAAATCTCAACGTATTTGAAGTTTTTTGAATTGGATTTGTATAGTTAGAATAAGTTATACCATTACTAGCTAAATAAACAACTGAGTTAGTAGCAATTCCAATTCCATTTCCAGACATAATAATTCCTCTATAATCAGGCATCGCATAATATTCTTTATCCGCTGTAAATTTAGGATTAGGATAACCAACATCATTTAATCCTTCTAAGTAACTTAAAATATTATAAGTTGGTGTATATTTAAAGTCCAAAAATCCTTCAGTATATGACATAGTGAACTGATTACCAGTCAAATAAACATTGGTAGCTAAATTATAGTAAGCTGTATAATTATTAAATTGAGGTGATAAATTTAAAATTCTATTATTTGAATAAGTAACACCATAATTTTGTGTTTCAACTTCTAAATAAGTTTCTGTGTAAAGACTTATATCTTGAATCGAAATCCATTTATATCCCGAAATAATAGGATCTCTTTCAACTACAGTAAAATCAAACTTAAACTGTGAGAATGTTCCACTTAATGCTAAATCAACATGTTGTGGAACCGTTGTACTAAGTGAAAAAGGTATACTATATGTAGCAATTTCAACCCAAGTAGAAGCTGAAAGTCCCTGAACACTTAAAATAGAGTATGATCCAGCAACAGCGTAAGTTCCTGAACGATAATCGTAAGAAAAAGCCACATTAGTGACACCACTCATAGTAGGACTGATAATAGAAGCTGTTTGTGCTCCTGAACCTGAGCTAGGATCGATTAAAAGAGAATTTACCGAAGAAGTAGTGAAACCAGAAACGGCAAATGTTGTTGATTCAGTTAAACCTTGAACCTGCCAGTTCGAATAAGTTATTCCTGTTTCTGGGTAAAGATTAACCGCTGTTATCTCATCCACATAGTTAGACTGTAGTAAATATCCTTTTGAAATTGGATGACGATTAAATCTACTTTCAAATTCATCAACACTAGAATAAACGTTTAAGTTTACTATCGATGCAGTATATCCTTTTAAATTCGTAATGATAGTATCATTAAACTCAGTGAACATGTAGATATATTTAGCAGATCCTGTGTTTTTAATCTTGTTAACTATAAAGTTTCCTTCAATATATGAACTACTTAATCTCATCACATCACCGACTTTAACCGGGTATCCAAAATCAGTTGTTTTATAAACCATTAGATACTTGTAAAGATATAATTCATCATTTGTTAATGAATCACTTATTCCAACTAGTCCCATAGCATTAAATCTAGAAAGAAAGTGGTTAGAAGATGTTCCAATAGTATCAGCAATTGTCGGTGCCAAAGGTTGAATAGATGAAGCAGAAGTCGTAATTAAAGTAATATTGTTTAATGATTGTGTTGCTGAGTATGAAAAAGTTGACGAAATCAAAACCATTGACGATTCATCAAGTGGATTAGTGTTGTTATAAAATTCAAATGTTTTTTGATTATCTGTCCAATATGTCCACCAGTTTGTTTCACTTTGAGTTAGAAAATCAGGAAAAACAGGACCATAACTAAGTGTGTCAAAATAAAGGCTACTGTTACTTGAAAAAGATTTACCTCTAAAGTTTAATTCATTTGGTAGTCTATAATCACCAAAATCAGTAAAGAAATTTAATTTTGAAGCGGCATCATAATCTAAAAATAATAATTTAGACTTTAATCTGTTTTCAAATGTATCATCTAAATTAATAAAGTCTAAACCTAAAGAATAAGTTGCATATTTATAAAGTGATGAGTTACCACACATTAACAATTCAACGCCATTATAATCAAATAATTCATTTGGAAAATATGAACTTTCAAAATTAGGAGTCGAAGCCGTGTAAGCTATTGAATTTGAATAAGAATTTCCTATACCAATTGATTGAAAGTTAGCTAAGTCAAAACTAAAAACCCCTGAATCTTGAGTTGACATTTTTACACCAGTGTATAAAAAACTAGTTGTTCCTCCCCTTCCAGTTATGTTTAATATATCACCAAAATCTTCTCCTAAATCTAAATAAAGAAAATCATATAAACCATTTGTTTTATTTACATCATAAACTATAACTTTACTATCATCAGTTGTTATAAAAACAAGTTCTTTATCAACAGGTATTGATTGTGTAAAATACTCAAAATTCAAGTTCCAAGAACTTAGTGTTGTGTGATATAAGTCATTGATATTATCAACTAAAAGATAATCATCATCATCATCGATGATTTTTGAAATTCTTCTTTTATAAGCAGTCCATCCATTAATTGTTTCTTTAAACTCAATAAAGACCCCGTTTTTACCACCAATAATAAAGTTATTATTTTTGTTAAAAATTACTTTAGTATAGTAGTAAGTATCGAAGTCTCTTATTCTTAATCTTCTCCAGTTATTTCCACTATCATCTGTTAAATAAATAGTGTTTAAGTCACCAACTACAACACCTCGTAAATCACTATAAAAAGATATTGAACGTAGACTTATTGAATACTTATTATCTAGTTCTAAAGTAAATTTATCAATTTGAAAATCATGTTTTCTTACTCTAAGTAAAATTCCAGTATCACCACATACCCAGTAATATTTAGATGTTTGAGAAACGCTTCTAAGATTTGTCTTATATTTGTTGGCAATTAAATTTGATATTCCATTCTGGTGACAAATTATGGTTCCAAATTCACCAACTGTAATTGTTCTTTCAGGAATTGAGTAAGTAATACCATCTAAAGCATAAGATTGAGTTGCATGTTTTATTATATCATAATGGTTTATCTCAAATAAGTTATTATAATTAACTTTATTTCTCAACATCCAGTTTTTGTTTTCTACAAACTCAAAAGGATCTCCAAAATCTATTGGATAATATCCATTTTTTAATCTAGATAAGTGAAATTGTCTTCCTGTATTAGTATTACCTAATTTCACAACTACACTAAATCTAATACAATTTTGATAATTTTGAAGTTCTGTACTTCTTTCTAGTATACCATTTTGAACTTGGTAAATTCCATTTTCATCATCTAAATATTCATATTCTATAGTAGAACCTAAATTTCTTAAAATTGTATACCCAGCTTTAAAATAAACTTCAGGGTCAATTGTGTTAGCTAAAACCAATCTAGTCTTTTGGTCTTTAATTAAAACTCTATGTCCTTCTTTTAATAATACACCATCAATGGATAAACCATCAATATTAGCCCCTATTCCAGTAATTTCAACAGTAGTTGCTACATCAACTTCATTATAGTTTTTGACAGCATCATCAATAAGTCTTTTTGGTGTAAATAAAGTTTTTAGTGATAATCCATATTCACCTAAAAACTTATCATAATAGTCAACAGAAGTTGTAGCATTAATAGGTTCGGCATTAAAAGAAGGAATCAAAGTATTGGTATACTCAGATCCATCAATACCAATATACCAGTTTCTAGCTTTATAAGATCCAAGAACATCATAAATGTTGTTAAAGTTATTAACTGGTAAATAAGTAGCACCACTTAAAGCTTTTGAATAGAATCTAACTAAAGATAATTCTTGTAAATAGAATTGATAATCATTGTCTATCATATTATCAATAGACATATTCCATTTATTATACTCTGAATTATATTCCCACATATTTATTTTTTAACTTTTAAATGCCACATAGCTGTTTTACTATCAACATTGATTATGGACTTTAATATCTTTACTTTAGACTTTTTGAGTATAATTTTAATTTCCTCAATAAAGTCATCATATTGATATATGTCATCAACGTATTCAGCAATATCAATTTTAAACTCTAATTTTTCTGAAAAAATTAAGTCATAAATTAATTCTTCTTTGTTTTTCACATTGAAAGCTACCATTTTCAGTTTATATATTAAAACTTTCAAGTTCTTAATCAAATATAATGGGTAAAGAACCTCTAATGATATATAACCTATGAAACTAATTCAATTTTTTTTAAATCCATTTGATGCACTTATGAGATGGAAAATCAAAAGACAACTAAAAGTTGACAAAAAATAATACTTTTTATGAGTAAATCTAGGTTAGAGTTAAATCGTGAAATTCAAGAAGGAGTTAACGATTATGAATACAAAAAGAATCTAAGAAAAAAGAATTCTTTAACTAAAGAAGAATTTCAAAAAAATGGAGTTAGATTAACTGACAAACAAAACGATTTATATAAAGGAATCAGAAACAATATTTTAACAGTTGTTCACGGTCCAGCAGGAACAGCAAAAACATTTGTTACCTGTTATACCGCGTTGGCTTTATTAGCAGACAAAAAAATTGAAAAAATAATTATTACAAAACCAATTCAGGAATCAGGTGAAAATTTAGGATTTTTACCGGGTTCTTTAGAAGATAAATTACACCCTTATAAACAATCATATTACACAACATTTTGTAAAATAATTGGAAAACCATCAACTGATTTTCTTTTTTCAACCGAAGAAATTATTTTTGAACCACTTGCTTATATGAGAGGTTCAACTTATGATAACTGTATAATGTTACTTGATGAGTGCCAAAATGCTTCTATTAAACAAATTATGTTATGGGTTACTCGTTTAGGAACAGACTCAAAAGCGGTAATGATGGGAGATACTTCTCAGTATGATGTAAGAAAAAAAGATTCAGGATACAATGATTTCATCAAAATGGTTGATGGAATGAAAGACCTAAATCTTTTTGAATTTACAAATGAAGATATTGTTAGAAATAAATTTCTTATTGAGATTGCTAATCGATATGATAAATATCGTTCAGAACAAAAAGATTTTTAGAATTCATCATCGTCTTCCCATTCAGGTTCTTGCTCTTCTTCTCTTTCCACTCTTCCACTACTTTGGACTAATACATAATCGAAGTTATAGTTTTGTGAATTAGAAAATCTACCTTTGTAACAATCATAGAATTTAAATGTATCTAAATAAGGATAGTAACTTAAGTCATGATTTTCTAAAATAACATAAAGATGTTTTCTTTCTGGATTACCGTCAATATCAATATAAAGTTCGGTTTTAGCATTTTGTTCCCACTTTGTGATATATCCGTTATCGGAAGCCCATTTTTTGAAAATATCTACATCATGATCATAAACAGTGTAAATACGATCCATAAACTTATAGACTTTATCAGAATCAAATTCTTTTACTTCATCCCAAAGAAGAGCACGTGCTCTTACTTTTCCATCATCTGTTAACAACACTAACATTTTGACAGGATTTACAGAATATAATTTCATAAATTTATTACGTTCTGATTGTCTCATACAAGAATTCCAAAGAGTTCCATATCGACAACCATCTGGTCTAAAATAATTATCTTCTAAATAATATTTTTTAATATCATCACCTTCTACTACAATTAATTTTTCAGGATCATAGTTAAAGTAAGATTTATAATAATTTACAAATTTTTCAACATCAGTGTCTTTTAAACCAAATTCTTCAAAAGCAGACTTAGTTAGAAATCGTTTTATAAAACGACCAACTTTAATTTTAGTTCTACCGACACCATCACCAAAAGGATCTTTTCCCTCATCATTTTTAATCATTTCGTATTTAGATTTTGGTAGATAAGATAAAGTATCAATTTCATCATCTTCACGTTTGACGAAATTTCCTTCTTCTTTTATTAAGCCACTCATACCATGAATGAGAATTTGTGATATTCTAAAATGCGTGCTTCTATCTAAGAAGTTAGTCATTTCGTGGTCAAAAATAAGTCGGTTATACATTTTAATATATAGTTTATGAAGTTTATTGTTGAATTTAAATCTTTTTATAAAGTTGATGATATTGTCCTAATTGAATACTGGTGGGATGATATGATAACACCGGTAAAAATATTAGAACAAACATCACCAAGAACACTTAAAATTAGTCATAATATTCCACAATCTAAAATAAAGAATGCTCCTGATGAAATCATTAAGACATCCGATATTATAGACCATTCTAGATAGTATCACATTTACCATCCTCATACATCTTATCAAGTAAGTAATCATAAAAGAACTTATCATACTCAACATTCATATCTAAGTATTGTTCTTTAATAATTTGCAACTCCCAATATTCTAAATTAGAATCTGTGAATTTACTCATAATCCAATCATATTTTGCGTCTTTATTTGAAACAGAGTCAATATTCAAAATCTTTGAAATTGGTTCTAATTCATAGAAATCATCATATTGGTCATAAGCATATGACATATCAACTAAGCCAGTTGCTCCATCATAATATTTCTTTCCACTTCGACGAGTTCTTTTCTTCTTACCACGATTAGAGTTAAAATCAGACATACTATCACCATAACCCATACTTTCACCACCATAGTTACCATAGTCATATTCGTCATATGCGTAATCCTTACGACCATAAGTAGGATATGAGTAATCTTTCCACTCATTGGTCTTAGGATCTCTTTTTGTTGGAAGGTTTTCCCAATCAACTTTGATACAAGCTTCTGCTAAATCTGTTAAGTGAACAATATCCTGAGACTCGTTAGTTGTGTGTTCTTTGTAATATCCAACAGAAACGTTGGTACACTCTGGAATTAAATGTGTAAACTCAGCAGAGTCAGTATAAACACCACCTGTATCTTTTTTGTAAGACAAACTACGAGTTTGATTTAATTCTTTACAAAGAGCATCTGCGAAATCATCAGAACAACAACGAGAAGAAGATTGATAAGTAATAATTGAACCAACATCACGTCGGTCAAATGAAATGATTCTATCATAGTTTCCTTTGAAGAAACCAAACTTAGCCGCGTTTCCAGAACCAATACAACCTACTTCTTCACCAATAAAGAAATAATAAAGACCGGGAACATTATTTTGAATCATCCAAAGAAGAACAGTGACGCCTGCTTTATCATCGGCTCCTAAAGTTGTTTTACCGTCTGTTTTAATTAAATTTTGGTCAAATACGTGTGTAACAGTGACATAATCTTTTGATACAGTGTCTAAGTGAGCTGCAAAAATTGAACGACTTTCACCGACTTTGTAAAAGTAGTTTCCCCACTCATCTTTTTGCATTCCTTTTGGAAACAACTCTCTCATTGATTCAACAAGAACATCTTCTGAACCATAAGGAACTGTTTTAGAGGTTAATCTTAAAAATGTTTCAAATACAAAATCTTCTACTTTCATACTACAAAGATAAGGAACTTTGTTCGAAAATACAAATATTCTATGATAAATATGGCATTTAGGAACAAAATACTTAAACAAATAAAATATTTTTCAATATATAGTTTTAGCTGTTCGCTACACTTATGTCGGGTATCAAAAGGATACCATTGAGATTTAGAAATGAATCAAAGATATAGGATAAAATAAAAATGAATAACTATGGCAAAACAAATTGCAAGTAATTCCAAGCCAGGTGCTTGGATTGTATCTTCCACAGACAAAGGAAGAAAATCAATTAAAAATGGAAAAGTCTTCTTAAATGATGGAGACGAGTTTGAAATCGAACTTTTTAACCCACTAACCGTTTCAGTTCTCGCTGATATTAAATTAAACGGTCAATCAATCTCAAAAACAGGACTAGTAGTAAAACCAGGTCAACGTGTTTACTTAGACTGCTTTATTGACGATAAAAAGAAATTCAAATTTTCAACTTACGAAATTGATGGTGGTTTAGAATCGTTAGATGCTACTCAGAATAATGGGGTGTTAGAGGTATTCTTTTATAAAGAAGATGTTATTACTTTAAATAACTGGCAAAGAAGATTTGACAGAATAATTGTTGAAAAACATTATCCTTATAATCCATATCCTTATAATCCATATACAATCTATGGATCCTCAGGAACCTTTGGTGGTTCAACATTTACTACAAATGGTTCTAATGTACTCGGAACAATTACAACTTCAAATGCTCATTACTCGTCTAATAATATTAATTGTAGTTATACTTCTCATGTCGATTTACCTAATCTAAATATTGCTGGATCTCTTTCAACAAATTCTATAGAAACTGGTAGAGTTGAAAAAGGTGAAAAGTCTAATCAAAAATTCACTGAAGTAGATATGGAGTTTGAAAAACATTATATTGCTTCTACTATTATACAAATACTTCCTGAAAGTAGAAAACCAGCAGAAGTAAAAACTATGAAAACAAAACAATCTCAACTTCTGTCTTCAGATGAAGTGATTGATTTAATTAAAAAGTTGGGTGAGTTACACTCAGTTGGAATCTTAACAGATGAAGAATTCTCATCAAAAAAGGCAGAATTGTTATCTAAAATCTAAAAATAAATAAACGAACAGCTATAAATGAAAAGAGAGACTTTAAGTCTCTCTTTTTTATTTTATTAATTTAATCACATCTTCTGCAATTTCTGATTTATCTCTTCTAGTTCCATCATCATTATAAACCTCAACTATATGTTTTGATATATCTTTATTCTTTTTATCTTCTTCAGTAGTTAGTGGAAATTCTTGGTCCCATCCTTTCTCCATATTAAGACCACCCCATCCTTCAACCTCAGGAACATTTGGTAACTCTTCTTTAGTTATAAGACCGGCTTCACCTTTTTTCATATCTTCAATCTTTTGAATATATTCCTGTTTTTTATCCTCTGGGATATTATTGTCTTTTTGATAAGCACTTATTAAAGTATTCATAAATACAGACCACCTTTCATAATTTCCTTTTCTTAAAAACTCTTTTGATTTTTGGTCGTTTAATGATGGCATTAAAAGAATAACATTAGGATAATCTTCTAAAAGTTCTTTGACTCCATCATTATAAACATGTCCTCCACCAAAATCTAATATTGAGGGTGTGTTATATTTTTCAAAATCTTCGGACAAAATAAACTTAACTAACTCAAATTCTTTTCCATCACCATGTCCAAAATCTTCCTGTAGTTTATCAAGTTTAACATACTCAATTCCTAATTTTTTTGAAATTTCTTCAGCAACTGTTGATTTACCAACGGTTGGAGGTCCTATCAAAATAATTCTGTTTTTACCACTATAATTATCAGCTTTTGGTATATCAAATCCTGGAAGTGATTCTTCCATAAAATCTTCGTATAGTTTTAAGTATTTCATGTTATGTTACAAACTTAATTTTTCACCACTTCTTGAATTAAACACAGGACTTTTATCTTTATCACCTTGAATTCCACCCTTCTTAAAATAAAAACCATTAGTTTTCATATCATCTGTAATTTTAGAAATAGAAATAAAGTCTTCAATTTTAATATTCAATCCTTTCATTGATTCTTCAACTTCTTGAATAGTATATTTTTTATCATCTGGAAATGAAGAATCTGTAGTTTCAGATAATTGAAACCATTCAAAAAACTTTTCAATTTTACCTTTTACACTCATTTCAGGGTCTTTTTTCAATCTATTAATTAGATTGTCACTTAGATAAGTCGTAATAGGTGTGTAAATTATATACTCTTTCACACCATCATAAAAATTGTTTATTGTTGGTCGAACATCATCAAATAAAATTCTACCAGTTCCCCATAAATAAGCAATAGAAGCTAGTTTCCATACTCTAGTATCTTGTTGAGATGTATTAGGGCATTTACTATTTGATTCTGTACAAATATTCCATAAAGGATTCAATATCTCTTTTTCCTCATCACTTGATTCAGATTCCCACTTTTTATAAACATCTTGATAATATGCTTTTATAGAAAAAATCAAATCATCTTTAAATGTTTTTGATATCTCAGCTAGCTTAGGACATCCTTTAGCTTCTAACAACTGTGTAATTTTTTCCATTTCACCAATTTCATTATCACTAGTGATTAAACAATCACCTTTAAAATCTGATGATTTAGTCCAATGATTGATTCCTATTTGACCAGCTAAATATGTTTTTCCAGTAGCACTTGGCCCACATAGTAAAAATAATTGTTTTCCTTGACTATCCAATTTTTCTAAGATAAGTCTAAATTGCTCGTATAGTTTTAAGTATCTCATATAAGTTTTCAATTTTAATATATATTAAATAATGAAACTTAAAAGATACATTCAATTCATCAAAGAATCTTTAAAAGAAGATTTAGACTCTGGAAAAATATGGGAATTAAATGAAGACCAAATTCGTGAGTATCTAATAGAATTAGATGACGCTGGATATTTAATAGTAGTAAATTTTGGATTTGTAAAAAAACACACTATAAACTACTACAATAAACCATCAGTAGAAAAAGATGTTTATACGGAAAATATAGTAGCTGGTGAAGAAATAAGACCAGCCTACTGGATTGAAATTCAGAAATCAAAAGATGTAAACAATGAAGATGTAACAGACTCCTTAAAGTTTGCTTGTTCAATCATAGAAGATGAAGCAGACGCTGATATAAAATTATATGATACTGATACTGATGTAGATATAAATACTACATTAATAAAAGGTGGAATTTTTATAAACGTGGATCCAGAAGATAATATGTCTGGAGAAGAAGCTAATAATTATATTTCAATTTTTGCTAAACAAAGAAACACAATTAAAATCAAGCCAACTGATTTAGAAGACTATTATGGTTGGAGCGTTGAAGTTAAAAAAGAAGAACAATTATGGGCTGAAATGGATTTAGAAGATTTAGCCGATTTTATACTTTCACCAAGATCTGATTATAAAGACTCATTAGTTAAAGGACAAGAACATATGTGGGATTATTATGAATTATCTAGTTATTATCCAGAAATTAATTCACTTTTTCAATATGATTTGGATAAAGAAAATGAGGTTTTAGTCGTTAAATCTATTATCAAAGAATTAGGTGGTTTTGAACAAACTATAAATCATATCGGAGATGAGTGTGATGATGAAGTATATGATAAAGTAAAAGGCATGTCTGAAGAAGAGTTGATTAATTACTTACTAAAGGAAAGATTTTATGATACTATCAAACAATTAGTAAGTGGTTCAGAAGTTTTTGGAGAAATAAAATATACTGTTGCTAACTGGGAAATGTCAGCACATTGTGATGATAATCATGATGAAATAGTTAGTAGTTTTGATAGTATTGTTAGTGATGAATTAGGACAATTTGAAAAAGTAGTAAAAGAAGTAACCAAACACTACACAACAAAAGATGGTAGAAGAGTAGAGTATAAAACTGATGTTACTTACTATCAATTCCCTTATAATAATGATTGGATTTCAGATATAGATTCTGAATACTTATTCAATAAAGATTTAGATGAATTGTTTAGAGACTTTGTTAGAGAATCAAATATTGATAGAAACTTAAATCCAAGAATATCTGATTACGGAAGTGTTGATAAGGTTGAAATGAACAAAGATATAAAGGCTTATTTAACAAGATTTTTATCTAAATAATTACTGTCTTAGGTTAAGATACTCTTTTAATTTCATCAACATATAATCAGTAATTAAATCCGATGAATTTACAGAATTTATAAATTTAATATCAACCTTTACTGACTTACTGATTCTTTCTTCTTCAGAACCGTCACCTTTTGGTATAACTTCGTGATAATCTCTTTCATTTAATGGTAAAATAAATGGATGATATCTGTTAGTGTGTCCTTTACTAATATAAAGTGGTTTATACTCTTCTTCAATTGTGAAATCTTCTCTTAATACAATACCAGCTTCTTCTTCTAACTCTCTCAAAAGAGCCATTTTAGGAGTTTCCCCGGTTTCAATTCCACCACTTAAAACAGTTGCGTGGAATTCTTGACCATCTACATACTTAAAAGTTGGAATATATTCATATCTTAAAACCATTTGATTTGATTCAATAAGGTAAGGAATACAAACCACACAATCTTTTTCTTTAATCAAAGACCAATCTTCATATTTTACTACTTTGATTTTATCATCTTGATAAAGTATTTCATCATCTGGTTCAGTGAACTCATTTTTTGGTTTAAGTTTTGAGAATTTTTCCATAAATTATATATTAATTTCTCATTTTAGAAAACTATTGTTTTCAATACAAAGATTTATCTTTTCAATAACCATATCTGAAGTTATTTCTGTAGAACATTCCCAGTTTTTTCATTTTGACCATCTGTTATAACAATATTATAATTTCGATAGTTTGGACATATAATTTCAATATGACAACCATCACAATAACTAACTGTAATTTTTGGATTCATTACAATTATATTTCAATAAACGATTTATGTTTAGTATTTATAATTAAGAGTTGCTTTTCTGCATTTAATTTGACTCTTAACGTTGTTCATTTCTGATGAACCAATTTCAAGTCTAGCATTTCTTCTTTTCATCACCAAACCTTCAATTATATCAATTGGAGTAAGTTGATTAAAAAGGTCATTAAATCCACTCAAATAAGATTTAACACGATAAACGTTTTCTGAAATACCAAATAGATATTCTTTTTCACAATTTCTTTGGTCATACAAAGTATCCAAAAGTTGAACTCTTTCTTCAAAAGTTTTACCAACAAGATAATCACCATCAAAACAAAGAATATCAAAAATAACAAACTTGTGGTTGAATGGTTGACCAGTTTCATCCATCTTGCTTTTATTGAGATATTCACCGTTCAATACCATCCAACCGCCATTACCACGATAAAGAGATTTAACTTCTTCATCTGTTAATCTAAAATTAGTAAGTCGTTGATTATGTCGATTCATTACAATTACTTTAACTCCATTAGTAAAGATAAGACAGTTTGAACCATTCAGTTTTGGCTGAGCTAAAAGAGAATTATTATCCCAAAATGTTAAATCATTTGGAGAAATAGCATTCTTTGGACGTGGTGGATACAAATAGCGATAATTGATATACTTTGGCATAACACAAAGATAATAAAAAATGATTAAATATCAAATTTTCTAAAGATAATTTCCAAATCTCTATAGTGTTTATGAGAACGAGTCATTCCCATTTTAGCTGAAATAATTTCTAAAGGATGTTGGAGTTTAAGAGTAGTTCCTTCAAAATCAAATTCAATATATTTAGCATCCAAATTTAAAAAGAAATCAACCTCATAAACTCTGGTTTTTGAAAAGAAGTTCTTTTTATATTCAAAATTGATATAACCAAGTCGATTATCCATATTACTGGATTCATCACCAACATATGTGCTATTGATATATCCAGAATATCGGTTCTTATCTTTAATAAGAATATCAATATCAGAAGCCACTCTATTAATAAGACCTAATAAACTGAGAGTGATTGACCCTGAGATTATATCGTTTTTAAAATTATTTCTAATAAAAGTTAAGTCTGTATGATATTTTTTTATTACTTCTTTACTGACTGAAAATTCTATATCAGATTGAATTAACTTCAATTTGAAATCTCTAAATTCTGATAATAAGTCTCTTTGGTAGTCTTGTCTACTTATATAAATTGACATAAAAAATAAATTAGAGGTTGGGGATAGTAACTAACTACCGTATTCACTATTGCGTAGTGACACCTAAGATCTCGGTCACCCAACCGTATAGTATTATAAACCTTCTTCTTGAAGTTCGGACATCAATTGTTGGTATTGGTAATCTTGAGCCATTGAAATTAAATCAGAAAGTGATTCAAAGTCGTAAGCGGGGTTTTCTAAATAATCATTAATTGTTGTAGTGGCGTCCATATCTTTTATATTTTAACAAATATACAAATTTTTTTAATTATCACCAATAACTGAATCAATATTTTTTAATCTTTGTATTATACCACTAAATTTAGAAACAGATTCTGCTAAACTCTCACACTCTGAAATAACAAATTCTTTTGTTCTATAAATTCCATCATAAGAAAAAGCTGGACAAAAGTCACCCAAATGAGAGCAATCAAAACCAATAATCCATCCTCCTTCGCCTTCATCTGAATAAGTTAAACCACCATGAACAGAGATATTGACTTTTGAGTAGATATTATCATAGTCTAATCCAAATAATTTATTATCTGAAGTTATAACAACATAACCACAAAAGGCTAAAGAATTATTTCTTCTTATAAAACAATCTACTTCTAAACCATTTTTTGCGGTATAAGTCCATTCAAAGAAGTCACCTTCTTCTTTCATTATTTGTTCAATATTTTCCATTAATTAAAAATGTTTTCTTTAAATTTCATAGTTCCATCTGGATTAAGAGTGCAAATAAATTCAAATTGTGTTTGAAATAAGTCATCAATTTCTTTATCTTCAACAAAGTCGTTATTAAAACCTTCAAACATAGACCAATATTCTTTAGATATAAAATCACAATTATAAGACTGTGAAACTTTTACTACTAAATATTCATTACTAAAAACGTTTAAATTAAGTATTTGACCCGGTTCATATTTAGTTTCTGATGTAAAAGCCACTTTATTTTCCGATTTAATTAAATCAAAATAGTTAAAAATTCCCTTTTCAAGACAATCATTTCTAAAATAACTATTATTTATTGGTAAAAGAACTGACTCATTTGATATATTTAGATACTTTGCAAAATTTAACTCATCAAAAGAAGGAATATATTTCCAAGACTTACCACTTTCATTGTCAAATTGAAAAAAGTTCCTTAAACAATTAACTAAAAAATCAAAAGTTTTAGGAGCCTTTGACTTTAGTGAAGCTAAACCTGTTCCGTATCCACCGTTAGAAAATACAAGCTGTTTTCCAGAAACTTGTAAATATTTTATTTGTAAAATATCTTGTAATATTTTTTGAGTATTGAAATCATAATCATCATCCGAATAAAAAGAATCACCTGAGTTAGATGGTTTCTTTTTCGTTCTTATACCAAATGTGTTACTACAATTTCTAATTACAGCTTGACCACCTGTTCCAATTCTTAAATCATTATCACCAAAAATAAATATTTTTTCTGCATTAGATTTTATATCATTTACTGTCCAAAAACCTTCATAAATTTCAATTTCTTTCATTTCCTTTTTTATAATTTATGTAATCCAAAATTGTTGGTTTACTCGTCACTTCCCATTTATCAATTCCTAATAGATAATCAATTTTCTTTTGTCTCAATACCTGTGGTGAATAAATTGACATCATATCAATATAGTTCCCAACTAAATGTCTGTCTTTACTCCATTTACCTCTTTTTGAAAAATATTCTCTATAAACAGGCTCAGAATAATCATAAGTATAATATTGACCATAATCGTGGTCAAAATAATCCCCGCCATCATACCACCAATAAAACCAACTATCATATTCCGAGTTGATATCTTTATCAATTTCTTTACCTATTATATCCCACTTATTCTTTTTCATCTACTAATTTACTTATTCTCCAATCTCTTACATTAATCTTAAAATCATCAAACGAATGAGAATTAGACATTATTTCTATTTTAGTATTTATTTCTTCTATTAAGTCTTTTATTTCGGAATCTCTTACTCTACCCCAACCATCATAAATACAAACAACTTCATCTTTTTTTGCGGCCACGAACCACATTGTGGCGTTCTTATAAACGTCAAAGTGTTTTTTAGTGACTTCTATATATTCTTGAGCTGATTGACGTGATTTGTTTTCTACGTTTAAATAGAATACAAATATAGGATTATTTAAATCTAACTCTTGAGTTTTCTCAGACTGAAACATACTTTTCTCTTTTATATCTTAAAAAAATATAAAAGTTAATCCATATGCCTAACATCTTTATTAGAAGATTTTGATTGACCCGAATGTGTCCAAAGTCTAGCAAATGGAGTCGAAAAGAAATCATTGTAAATTAGGGTATCATCAATATGTAAATCAATTCCATTTTCCTTACAATACTGAGCTTTTACCGAGTCCCAGTCTTCATTTTTAAATTTCTTCTGTATAGTTCCATCTGGAAATTGAACCTTACCGATAACTTCAGCATCTGATTCTTTTAAGTAATCATAAACAGAGAACTTATTTGTCCATTTTATGTTGAAATTATTCAACATGGTTTCAAATTCAGAATCCCATCGACCACCAGTTATTATATGAACTTCACCTCCGTTTTTAATAAATGAATCTGTTAGAAATGAGAAAAACTCAGGCATAGCATCTACAACTCCGTGTATATCCAAACCTAGTTTGAATTTACCACCACCTATTTCTTCATTTACCATATGAGTAAATTTTTTCATAAAGTATATATTAAATATCAGAATAAATTTCTAAAAAGACTATTTAACTTAGCATCTCTGGTCTCACTTTTATCAAGTTCTAATTCAGTTACCTCAAAATACAAAATAAAAATTAAACAAGGTATAAAAAAGAAAAGAAAACTTGAAAAATAACCTAATAAAATAGTAACTATTATATTATATCCTAAAAAATAATCAACAAAATAAATAATTGTTAAATTTATTGACGTTAGAATAGCGGAAGTAACACCCATTTGTCTTTTATCCGATTTAGAAAAATCTTCATTATTTATAAACATAAAAACAAATAACGAAATAACAGATGCCATTAAAGAAAATGATAAAGTAGATTGAATGATATCTTTTTTTCTTTCTCTTAATACTTTTTTTAATTTATATAAAAACATTATTGTAGAATATTTTCAATTTTTCTATCTCTCATAAATTGCAAAATGTGTTTTGGTTTTTCTTTGAAACTACCTAAAATAAAACTCAAAAATAATTCTAACTGAAAATCATTTTTATCTCCAAATGTATTTAAACTGAAATTGCCAAAGTTTTTACCAACCATCACATGAGAACCCATTTGTGATAAACTAAGTTGAAATGATCCTCTTTCATCATTTATGGAAATTTGTAATTTATCTAAATAAGCAGGTGAGTATTTTTGACTTGTAGAGTCAGTAGCCATAGAGAAGGAGTTTAATGGACCTGATCCATCAGATTGATAAGTCTCTTGAAAGCCGAAAATTTTAATAAAAAGTATAAATTCTTGTTTTGTCATTTAAATGCAATTTTAAGGTTCCATATTATAACAAAAATTATGTGAATTGTTTCAGGAATTGCTAAACCCGTAAATAGTGAGAAAAAAAGAATATTAAATCTAAAATACTATTTTGAGAATGTTTTACTGTATACGTCTCGAATTGCTCCAACACCATTAGATTTTATTTCACGAGTTCCAATTCCAGCAAAGTTTTGATAAGTAATTTTAGGACACTGACACTCTACATAACAAAGTGAAGAATAAGACCAACGAAACCATTTATCTCTAATTTGGTCAAAAACATAAACTTCTTTTTGATTATTTATTGCCATTTGAACTGCATATCCAGTTCCACCATCAACCATGTCATATTTCCCCTTATTATAATAACCTTTTGGATTTTTTTGACCAACTTTTACAATAGTTCCAATTGCAATAATTTGTTCAGAATATTTGACTTGAGCCCAATTACGGGCCAGTAAATTCATATATTTATGAATCCCATATCGATTTAACCATTTATTGGCTTTATTTACTTCTTCAACTCCTTCTTTATAGTCAGATTCTGAAATTTCAACTTTGTTTTCAGAAACGTGATAGGATGTTTTATATGAATAAGCTCTGGTTGATACTCCAAATTCTTTACCAATATTCTCCCACTCAGAGTCAGAACCAACTGCTCCACCCGAGTGACAAGTAATATTTATCAAGTCTAATTTTTTAGTATCAAAAATATCAATCATTTTAATAAATCTTTTAGTAAAAATTCTCTATTTAGTTCAGTATTTTTATCAAAAATCACACTGATTTTTGAACATTGAGTATCATTAATAAATCTATTTGAAACTATTATTTTATACTTTGAATTCAAATAAAAAGAATTCACATATTTAAAAAGTAAAACTCTTGCATTATCAATATTAGTAACATCCTCTTCAAAATGATAGGTTTTTAATTTTTTACTTTTATTCTCTAAATATAAATTAACTTCTGTCATTTGTTTTTATTATCATTGAATACTCTTTTAACTTTAAAAACTCTATTTTGTATTTTGAAAAACTTATTCTTTTTCTTTAACATTTCATCATAAAGACTCAGACTAACCCCACTCATGCCATAAGAGGAATTAATCATAATTTTCAGATTCATCATTTCATTTCTTAATTTATGCATGATGGTCAATTTGATGAATTTCTCTTTTATCCATAATTCTGGTAATATCTCCTATGTTAAATGGTCGATATTCTCCAAACATTCTATAAGCAACATCAACTCCAACATCCATTGAACGACCAAAGTCTGGAATAGAACCATGGCTATGACCATAAAGATGAATTACTCCTTTATGACTTCCATTCCAAACACGATGTGAATAATGTGATAGGAATATTTTTGTTTTACCTATTTCTAAATGTAGAACATCCTGAACAGAAGAAAATAGTTCAATTGGATTAAATGATGAATCGTGAAATTTTACTTCTTTGTCTACAATATGTTCATCGTGGTTTCCTAAAATAAGATGTATATTTTGACAAATAATCGAATCTCTAAATAATTTGATATTGTGAATTCCACCAAAACTCCAATCACCTAAGTGATAAAGTATATCATCTTCTTTAACATATTTGTTAATACAATCAATAAGAGATTGATTCATTTCCCAAACACTATTAAAATCACGATAACCTCTTTGCCAGCGAGAAACTTTAGGACCCGCTATATTTGTATGTCCGTAATGACTGTCTGATGTAAACCATATATTCATATTACAAATATAGTTAAACTTATTTAGATACAATATATAAAACATAAAAATTATCTCTTTTAATGCAAAAATTATCACAAGAAGTTGGACAAACTCCACTTTTACAAATCTCAGAAAGAATCTTCGCAAAATTTGAAGGTCAAAATCCAAGTGGATCAATAAAAGACAGAATGGCAACTTATATAATCAATGATGCCGAAGAAAAAGGATTGATAAAAAAAGGAGATACAATCATAGAAGCAACATCTGGAAACTCTGGAATAGCATTTGCCTTTTTAGCATCAGAAAGAGGATATAAGTGTATAATTATTATGCCATCTAATATGAGTGAAGAACGTAAACAAATGTTAAGACTTTACGGAGCAGAACTTATTGAAGTTCCAGATGGTAAATTTGACGACGCAATTGCTTTAAGAGATAAATTAGCTAAAGAAAATGGATATTTTAATCCAAATCAATTTCATAATCCACTAAATATAGAAGCCCATCTTAAAGGAACCGGTGTTGAAATTTTACACCAACACACAAATAAGATATCAGCGTTTATTGATGGAACCGGAACTGGAGGAACACTTATGGGAACTTCTAGAATTCTTAAAATGTATCATCCTAATATGAAAGTTGTAGCTGTTGAACCAGCAGAATCTCCTGTTATGTCTGGTGGTGAACCAGGACTTCACGGAATTCAAGGAATTGGAGATGGTTCTAAATTTATGGTTAACTTAAAAGAAGTTGATGATATTATTATTATATCAACTGAAGAAGCTAAAGAAAGAGCAAAAAGATTAGCAAAAGAACAAGGTTTATTTGTTGGTATCTCATCTGGAGCCAATATCTTAGCATCAGAAAAATTCTTAGAAAAATATCCAGAGGTTGAAGGTAATATCATCACTATTCTATGTGATAGAGGAGAAAGATATCTTTCCTGTTTTTAATAAAAAATAAATTTCATATTTAATATATAAATTATGAAACATTTAAAATTATTTGAAAACTTTGACGATAACGAACCAGTAATTAAAACTTTAGAAACAATCTTAAGTTTAGTAAAATCTAACAAAAGACTAAGTTCAAAGTTAAACGGTGGAACTGTTATGGATTTACATGACAGATGTTCTGACCCACAAGTTATGGAAATATTAATGAGTGCTGTTGATGTAATTTCTCATGAAATCGAAGGAACTACTGTTAAAGCTTCTGACTTTATTGACACAGATGAATTAGAAGGTTTAATTAGAATCCTAAAAGCTAATCCAGAAAAATCTGAATCAGGTATGAAATTAGAAAAATTTTCAAAATTTATTAAAGAATCACACACAAAAAGCGTTCATATCTCAGATGATGAAATGAATCTTTTTTCAGATGAATCTGCTTTACAAGAATTAATTACTAAAAATAAAATCACTCTTAAAAATAAAGAAGTTCTTTTTGATGAGAATGATGAAGAAACAAGACAATTACTAGACCAGTATTTGGAAATGCCAGGAAAATAAAACTTAAATAATTAATGTAGTGTAAGTTGATTGCATGGTAACAGTATAGTTGGGTAAATCAAATAAATGATTTTTTCACCTAAATTATCTTTGAAATTAATATTTGATTTTTAATATATAAAGAAATATTGTATCACTATGTTAAAGAAATTTAATCAATTTGTAAAAGAAAATATTGAATTAAGTAATTCATCAGCTAGAATATACATCGATAGTGATGAGGTTGAAATGTTTACTACTGAACCAGCTTTACAAAAATTAGTATCAGATAGAAAAGTATCACTTGATAACTTACCAGAACTTTGGTTTGAATCAGAAGATAAAAGCACAATAGATATACTTAAAGGATATTTTCCGGATCACTCATTTTTAGTAGATAATGATGAAGAAGAAGATGATTCGGATGAATTTTATGATGATGATGATTTTGGATTTGAATCCCCATTTTGTAAAAGTTGTAAAGGCACAGGTTGTGAAGAATGTGATGGAAGTGGAATGAAAAGAAATTCAATTTAACTAGTCTTTTTTGTCTTTATATGTGTCTTCAGATTATCCCAAAGTATTCTATAAATATCATCAATCTGGTCATATCTAATCCTAATTAAACTAATATAATTATCCTCACAATAATCATTCTTTATTTTATCATTGATTTTAAGTCTTTCGTATGTTTGTAATCCACCAAAATGATCAACCGGTTCATAGTGTTGTTTCCCATCAAACTCTATAGCAATTCTATATTTAGGTAAATAGAAATCAAATGGCAGAGAGAATATGTTCTTACAGTCATCAAATTTATATTGTCTATAATATGAAATTTCATTCTTGTCTAAATATTTAGCAATTTCTTTTTCACCTCTTGATTCATTACAACTAGGACAACCATTCCCTTGTAGATGAGATAATGGATTTTGATTAAAATCTCCATGAACTGGACAGGTTATTATAACCTTAATTTGATTTTTAACATAATTTGTTTTATCATATGAAAACTTAAAATCATGAACTTCATTTGACTCTTTAATAAATTGCTCAGTTGTTTTTCTGATAGACAATCTTATGTTTTCAGGAGCAGATATTAGGTGACCAGCAGGTATTTGTTCAAAAATCTCACCCGTTTTATTATAAATTATTTTAACTTTTGACTTACAATGTTTATATTCGACTAATGAATAATCATATTTGTCTTTACCCCACTTATCTTGAGATCTCTTGATAAACCAATCTTTATTCATATTTAATTCCGGCGCACATCTTAAATGTGTTGATGCGGTTTGTTCAAAAATAACACCATCATATATTACTTTAATTGGTTTTAAAGCACCTTGGTAATCAGTAAGTGAATAATCATATTTTTTACCCCATATTTCCTCCGCTTCTTTAATAAATTCTTCATTTGTCTTTGTTGGTGTGTTTTTTTCAGGACATCTACCCAATGTAATATGTTTAACTACTTTTTGTTTATATAAAACTCCATTATAAACTATATCTATATCATCAGTTGATAAAACTTTATCACTAAGATTAGGATATTGATATTTATAACCGTGTTTATCCCTAGCTCTATCTAAAAATTCTTGTTTTGTCATATACTATATATTGAAAAGTTTATTCTCCCTTTTGTTTTTTATTAAGGCATTTTTTGAAAATTATAAAAGGGGAGAACAATAAATAAATATATAATAAAAAATAAATTATTAAAATGGCAAAACAACAACCAAAAGAAACAAAAAGGTTTGAGTTTTCTAAGATTGGTTCAATTTTGGACAATATAGCAAAGTCAGTTCCGATTCAAGTTGAAAAAGAAATTAAAGAAAAAAAGTTTATATCTACAGGTGTTTATATAGTAGACGCCGCAATGTCAGGTAGATTGTTAGGAGGTGGAGTAGCAACTAATAGAATTAGTGTATTCGCTGGAGAGTCTGGAGCAGGTAAATCTTTCTTAGCATACTCTTGTGCTAAAAATGCACAAAAAGCAGGATATTCAGTTATCTATATTGATACAGAACAAGCGGTAGATTTAGAAGACCTTCCAAAATTTGGAGTAAGCAACGATTTAGAAAAATTTAGATTAGTTAGATCGAATAAAGTTGAAGATATCAACATAACATTAACTCAGTTAGTTGATGAATTAAAAGAACAAAAATTAGCTGGATATGAACTACCTAAATTAATGATTGTTCTTGACTCATTAGGTCAAATGGCTTCTAATAAAGAAAAAGCTGATTTATTAAAAGGTGATATCAAACAAGATATGACTAAAGCTAAGGCAATTGGCTCTATGTTTAGATCTATCAATAATGACCTTGGTTATTTAGACATCCCTATGATAGTCTGTAACCATACCTACTTAACTATGGATCTTTTTCCACAAGCAGTCATGAAGGGAGGATTAGCATTATTATATTCAGCATCAGTAATTGGATTTATGACCAAATCAAAATTAAAAACTGGCGAAGAAGATGATATGGATTTAGGAGGTTCTGGTATTTCAGTTTTATTCAAAACACAAAAGAACCGTTTAGCAAAACCTAAGAAAATTAGATTTGATATTTCTTTTGCAAATGGTATGAACCCTTACACTGGATTAGACGCTTTCTGTCGTCCAGAATATTTTGAACAAATTGGAATCGCTAAAGGTAAAATGGAAGTTGATAAAAAAACAGGAGAAATGACTTTTATTCCAGGTGGTATCAGATGGTATATCAATCACTTAAATAAATCAGTTACAACAAAACAATTATTTTCACCTGAGATATTTACTCAAGAAGTTTTAGAAAAAATGGCACCAATCGTAAATGATTATTTTAGATTCAAATCATTAGATGAAATTGAAGAAGTTGAAAAACAATTCAATAATGTAATTGGCGAAGACGAAGAAGATGATACAAACGGATTTACAGATGCGGCTGACGCAGATGATATTTTCGGATAAATAGAAAAAGTTCAAGAGTACTTTAACTCTAAAAAATAAAATAAATCAAAATGACGAAACAAGAAGTTTATGAGCAATTGAAAACGTTGTGGGCTGAATTTGAAACAAATCATGCAGCAACAAGTAAAGTTTCTGATACAAGAGCGCGCAAAGCTTTAGGTGAGATTAAGAAATTGGTTACTCCTTATAGAAACGCATCTGTTGAAGAAGCAAAAAAGTAATTTAACTAAATGAAACACAGGATTAAAGAGATTCTTTTAGAGAGAGATGTAAGTATTGAAAACTTACCATTAGATACTTTATATAAAGTAGGAATGGATAATGTTAGAGAAAACATTGAATTCTATTTTGACAAGACTTATACTTGTGAATCGGTTATAAAAGAATTATTTATTAGAGGTATAGTTAATTATATCCAACAAAAGAAGTTTCCTTGTTTACAAAAATAAGGTGGTGGAGTCGGAAGAAATTTCGAGCCTTTTTACAGAGAAAAACCTTCAGATATTCTGAAGGTTTTTTTATTTTATATCACAAATGAATTCTTCAAATTTATAGTTAGAAAAATTATCAACATATTTTATAATTACATTTACAGGAAATCCTATCTTTTTTCTAACAACTTCAATTAACTCAGTCTCTCTTTCATATAAAGGGTCACAAATTATACTTAATTCTAATTCATCAACTTTAGTTTGAATCATTTTAAACCTTTTAATTCCAAAAGACTCATATTCCAAAGACCCAACTAAAGGCCATTTTTTATCACCATTAGGTAATATCATCATATTTCTCACACGACCGTGTATTTTCTTTATAGTCTGCAATTTACGACCACAATTACACTCACCTAATTCAATATGATCTCCGTGTTTATATCTTCTTATATACTTATTACTTTTTGTTGTTATGATTAAAGCACCATCAGAATCTACTTCAACTATTTGATTTTCCATAACGTGATAAACATCTGGATTATCAGGACAAGTCAAAGCTATTATACCACACTCTTCAGAAGAATAAGCTTTTCCACCAACTTCACCAGTTCCTTTCCAGTCTATAAAATTGGAAATTCTACTAGTGTCTATTTGTTTGAAAACTGATGGAAAACAGTGTATATAATGAGGATTTTTTTCTTCTAACCATCTCTGTAATTCTGATATTGGTAGTAAGTTATTTTTATATGATATACCCTGATTAGGCTCAATTGAATAAGGTATTCCCCATCCATTTACATCTTCAATTTTATTACCGGCTTTGATTATAGCAATGTTTTTTGTAACATCCCATTTTAGCCATCTAAATTCTCTTATAGAAGATACAATATACCAAATATAATCTCTATAAGATTTACCAACTGTTACTGGTTCACCGGTAGATCCAGATGTTTTGGTTATTCCAATATTATCCTTTATTTCACATTTTCTTAAATCATCTCTGGTCATTATATTTAAACCATCAATAAGATTAAAATCTATCTCATGATTCCATTGAGCATTTTCTATAAAGTCTAATAAATACTTAACATCTCTGTTAACATCTTCTTGTGTTATAACTGCCATATTTTACTTTTTAAATTCAAATTGAATCAAGCCCCAATCTACTTCAATACCATTTTCAGTAGATTTTATTCCTAATATATCACGAATTCCATCATAAATAATATTTTCATTAGCTTTATCTAGTCCAAAGAAAAACGAGAAAAAACAAAGCATTTCAGATTTATCTTTAAACACAAACGGATACTGGTTATATTGTGTTCTTATAATCTTTTCTTGTAATAATGGAAATTCATTAAATGAATTCTCTGTAAAGAAAACTCCATTATGACCTAATGAATTATATTTATTGACAAATTCATTTAAGAAAAAGTCAACCGGACTATCTCTTTTTACATCAGAAAAGATAAATGAACCATTCTTTTTCAAAATTCTCAAACATTCGTGTACAAATTTAGGAACATCATCCAAATGATGTAGTCCACTTAAAGAAAGAACTAAGTCAAATGAATTATCAGAATATGAAAATTGTGTAGGATTCACAAGTTGTATGTTTTCATTTGTAAAACCTTCTGAAAAGTCAGCAGAGATAAGTTCAATATTTTTAGGAAGATATTTTTTTAAATATGCACCACCAGATGGAATATCTAAAACTTTCTTAATGCTTGAAAAGTCGGTAGTCGATATTAAACTTTCAAATTCATAAGAGCGAACATCTGGATATTTTTGCATCGCATAATGATAATCATTTGCTCTTTTTATAAAAATTTTTTGGTAGTCGTTCATTTACTTTTAATTAATTCTTTATTAATTAGAACTGCCATATGTAAAATGAATAATCTTCAAATACTACAGTTTTTGTAGGTAGTATTTTGAAATCCTCAGGTTGAGGAAAATAATCAGCAATTCTCATAATAGGCAATCTTTTTGTATATGTTCTACAAATAAAAACTTTACAATTTTTAGAAGCCATTTGTATTAAACCATCTGCTAGTTCTTTAGTGAATGAAAGAGAACCATCAGCGATAATATTACCATAATAAGTTTTATTATCTAACCAATCACCTTTAATGACCGTTTTGGCTTCATACCAAGGATCTATATCCATTTGAATATTACTAATAGGAATTAATTTTTTAGTACAACCTAACATCAAAGTGCTACCTTCAATCATATTGTCTTTATAGATATCAACATCATTATCATCTGGTGATAATGGTCTTTGTAATTCAGAAGCCCAGTAATCTTTTTTGACTTCTTTATCTTTATGAATATAAACAGTATTAACAAATACCATTCTTTCATTTGAGTTAAATATTAATTGCTTATGGGGAACATAGTTTATAGATAACATAAAGTCATTATAAATAACGGCTCTACTGTCTATTTCTAAAACTATTATTGGTTTATCTCTTTCGATGATTTGTTTGGCACCGTTTAGAGCAGCAAACTCATATCCTTCTAAATCTAAATGTATTAGTGATATTTTGGTATCTTTAGTAATCATGTAGTCCAACTTGACCATTTTAACTTTAAGTCCTTCATCATCCATTTCACTCCGCGGACCCATTTCTAATCCACTTTCATCTATGTGTTTTAGATTTGAATATCCATTATATCTACCTAAAGCAAATGGAAATATCTCAACATTGACTAAACTATTTAAGGATATAGTTTCTAATGAAGATTCATACATTAAAGGATTTGGTTCAAAAACCCATACTTTATCACAATCTTTTAATGCTGGTAAGAAATCACCAAATCCAGAACCAGCGTGTATAATATTTCCACCAATAGATTGTAGGTATTCAATTGTCGTGTCTTCATGAACACCACCTTCTAATATTAGCTGAGCGGTATATGTGTATTCAACTTCTTTTGGTATTGAATATAAACCATACACATTTTTAGCTATCATTTTAGTTTTATCAAATAAAACTAAAATGTTTATTTTTTTTTCATTGTTGTATAATATGTTTTATAAGTTATTATTAACCACCAAATTATATTCAAAGAACCATAAACCAACCATAATCCTAATCTAATACCACAGAAAATAAGAATAACATCTAAGATAATAAAGAAAAAAATAATTGGTAAAAATATCCAGTGAATTTTAAATTTATTACTTACAATAGCTTTTTGAAATTTGTATTTCCAAATAAAAAGAGGTTTTTTAAGTAAAGATATTTTTCTATCTCTACTACAAGAAATACATATTTTTGAGAAGTCTTCTGACTTCATAAGTCTATCCCAGATATCTTTTTCTGGGATATTTAAACTTTCTTTACAGTTATAACAAATTTCACCTTTTTTTATTTCCCAAACCAATGTTCTTCTCTTTTTTAGAAGATAAAATTGAAAAAATAAAAATAAAAACGGTAAAAAACAAAAAATAACTGAAAACATTAGGCTAAAATTAATTCTAAAAATTTATCTCTTTTTTCCAACTTAGAAAGTTTTTTAATACAATCAGGTCCAATTCCACTGAGGATTGAAGAAGGAACAGTCAAACGTTTACCACATTTTCCACAAAATCCTTCGTGCCAAACCTCTAAAAAGCCTTCGACACTATCTTGAATTAGATTTCTTAACATATAATTAAAAACTTTTACAGATTGAACATCTTCTGAGATAGTCGATTTTTTACCGTGCTTATATCTTCCCTCACTACAAGTCCCTAGATAAGTATATTGTTCGGGTCCAGTTAGAACACTAATAAAGAATAAATTAGAGTCTTTAGCTTGTTTTAGTTTAAAAGTAAATCTATTATCAGTTTTTGTATTTAGGAATGTTACTACTGATTTACCAGAGAACATAAATTTAAGAGCTTCTTTAGATGTGTTTATTTTATGACCTTTCATAGTGGATTTATTTATACAAATATAATATAAATATATCTTAAATCAAAAAAACCGAGAATTTAATCTCGGCTTTTTTTACTCCACAAATCTTTCAGTGTGAAGTTCTTCAATTTTTTGAACTTCATCTTCAGTAAGTTTATCCCAGATTGGATCTAAACTTTCTTTAACTTCTAAAAGTGTAAAACATTCACATCGATAACCAACTTCTTCCCAGAAATACTCGTTATCGTTATCGAAAAGATATTCCCAATAAGTCATTTCTTCTCTTTCTGTTTCATCACCATCATTCCAAGATGTAATACCAGCGAAATCCATTCCTGGTTCTGAATACTCACAAGTAACAGATAAATTGAAATCTTTAGAAATCTTTTTCCAAAGACCATCGGCTGGTGCCCAAGCTGAATAACCATTGATAAACATCATAGTATCCCCTTCTGAATAATCAACATCAGAGAATACTTGCCATTTTGAACCCCAATCATCTACGTCATCAATAGAATCAAATAATAATTCATAATTACCACTATGTAATGATCCTTTTTCAATAATTTCTTGAATTTGTAATCTATCATTCAATCTTTTAACATCTTCAGGTTCTCCTGTAATTCTAATTTTGCAGTCACAATCGTTTGCCATAATTCAATATTTTTAGTTTATAAATATCATATAATTTTCAAAAAAAAAGTTTAATATATAAATTATAAAAATAATTTTAACCGTGAAAATATTAAAATATGAATCTTTTTTAGAAACTATGCAATTTGCGGCATTAACAAATGCTCAAAGATTAGCCAAACAAGAAGAAGAAAGAAGAAAAGCTAAGAGAGAAGAAGAAGATTCTAAAAAGAATATTCCAGCTGAAAATAGAGACAACCCTCAGTTTCATAGTGATGTAGATATGGAAACAGAAGAAGAGGAACCTGAAATGGAAGGTGAAGAAGAGGTACCTCAAATGGAAGGTGAAGAAGAGGAACCTGAAGAATAATCAAACTATTGAGGAAACCACTTACTATTCATATATAGAATTATGAATATTGTAGCAATTGATCCATCACTTATCTCAACAGCTCTTGTAGTCACTTCTAGTGACACTTTCAAGATGTTTAACTATTGTAGAGAATCATCAGCATTTGGTAAAACAGGAATCAAAAAGTGGTTCAAACTAGCTGAACAATGGGTAACTTATAAGTTTGTTGAATATAGAGAATTTGAAGATTACTCCGAAGGTGAAATCACCAAACTTAAAGATTATGATAAAATAACAGATGGTATTATTAAAGATATCTTAGATAATATTGATCCTACTAAACCAACCAAGGTTGGAATTGAAGGATATTCATTTTCATCAACAGCTGGTGATATTATTGACTTAGTTACGTTCTCAACTCTTTTAAGAAAGAAACTATTTGATAAGATATCAGAAGATATTACAGTTCTTTCACCATCAACACTTAAATTAGAATCTTGTAAATTAGCTTATCCACCTATTATTAAAGAAATTGGTGGTAAGAAACCAAGACAAGAGTTTATATGGAGGAATACTATTGGAATATCTGGTGGTAAATTCACTAAAACTGATATGTTTTTATCAATAGTTGATAATAATGAAATAGATGACTTTTGGTCAAAACATTGTAAATTATCAAAATCAGATATTCTTTCAGTTGCAACAATTCCTAAACCATATGAAGATGTAAATGACGCTTATCTTATTTACAAAATACTAAACAAATAGTATTTTTTCAATAAAATTTATATGAATGGTATTGTATATCCATATGGATCTAGTCACTTAATTAGCGAAAAAACTTTTATAAAATTATTAGCAAATAAAGTTGATAAAATAACTTTACCAAGCTCAGTTGGTGCTGTTCAAGCTTCTACACTTATTCAATTTAGTGGTGGTATTGATTCAACTTTTGTTCTTTGGTGGTGGTTAGTAAATCATCCGGATGAATATTGTGTTGTTCATCATATTGACATGATACATTTTGAAAAAAGAAATAAAGAAGAATTAGAAGCTGTTGATAAAGTTCTTAGATGGTTAGATTCACAAGAACTCACAAATTACTTTTATATTCAAAATACATTTGATTATGGTAATATTTCAGGAGTCGTATATGATGTTGAAGTTTGTGGTTTCATTGCTGGAATAATTCTTTCCACTAGTCGTTGGAGTTCTATCAATAAAGTTTTCTTTCCGATTTATGGACATGAAACAACAAGAGAACAAACTAGAAGAAAAGTTATGAATTTGACCTCAGATAAAGAAGTTGAATGCATTTATCCACTTGTAGGACTTACTAAGACCGATGTAATGAAAATGATGCCATATGAGTTATTAAAACTTTGTTGGTTTTGTAGAGTTCCTATTGATGGAAAACCCTGTGAGAATTGCCACACTTGTAAACAAGTTAAAGAAGGCCAACCAGAAGTTATTGAGGAAAACCTTAAAAACTATTTGAAAGGATTTTAATTACAGTTCATCAACCCAAGGCTTCTTACCTCTTCTTTCAAGTTTATCACACATATCTTTCCACTCATTAGGTTCAAATTTAAGTGCATTTTCTTTTAAGAATTGACCAACTTGTTTTTTCAAGTCTTCATTAGGTAATTTTCTTGTATGACCCATCCAAGCAAAAGCATCAACAAATCCTGTTTTGCATCCTTTTGTCATTTGGTCATTAATAATATCCATACGACCATATTCAGCTGCCCATTTAACTACAAAGTTTTTACCAGCTTCTTCAGTCTTAACTCCATATTTTAGTAACATTTGGTATCCAGCAAAATAAGACTCACCAATTTCTGTAAGACTTCTCCAAGTTCCCTTACAAACTTTTCTGATTGGAAGATTTGAATTAAAGTTAGCATCAGCTCCAGCCTTCAAACAGAATTCTAAAGCATCTTCATCACAAACGACGTTATTAAATACATCACCTGTAAGAATAGCGTGATTTGTAACTAATAACTTAATCATTTCCATATCTTTAGCTTTAGCAATTGCTGAATCAGCTCCTTTTTGTAAGTTAGGTGTTCCTCCTAATAGGAAAATCATTTTAACTCTCTCTATATCATTATCTTCAACAGCATTGATAAGAGCTTTTCCGTTATCTTTATTGATATCAGCTCCAAATTCTTTAACATATCCTTGTAAATCAGCCGCTGTAATAGTTCTTTCTCTACCGGTTTCTGGATCCGGAATTGTTTTCTTAATGATAAATCTCTCAGCGTCTTTAGCTTTTTTTCTTCTATCGATTTCGTCTTGACTAAGAGGTTGTAAGATATCCAAAAGACTATCACTAATTTCGTATTCATTTTCCCATTGTTTTAAGAGTGATTTGAATTCACCACCAATATAGTTGTTATTTACTGTTTGACAAGCTCCATTACCCCAAGTTCTATCAGGCTTCATTGTAACTCCAATAGTCCATCTAGTATTTGTAGATGAAAGATTAAAATTATAAATATAATATTGTATATTATATTCTCCAAGATAACTATTCCAATAACTTTCACTATTTACAATACAGTGGGAACAGTGAGCATTCAACATTTTATTAGCAGGATATGAATTAACTTCAACAATCATAATACCAGATACATTGTAAATAACTTTACATCCTTTAACACCAAGTAAGTCATTTACTTTATTAATCTTTTCAATTCTATCAGAGTAACCTTCTGTTCCAGAAGCATCTAAGTGTTGTTTTGCTGCTCTAATAAACTCAACAAGTGGATTTTCCTCATTATTAAATCTAGCTAATCTACTTCTCCAAACTAATTTTCCAAAATTTGGATTTGGTTTTCCATCTCTTGTTGTTTCATAAGTATCTACAAGCATTTCACCAAAGAAAGTTTTCCAAACGATTTCTTTTTTATCATCTTCTTCAATACTTTCAAAACCAACAGCTATTTCTATTAACTGTTCCATTTGTAGTTCAGTTGCTGAATTAGCGGCTCTTTTCAATTTAGGAGGAAGCGTATCAATAATCTTTTTAACTTTTCTATAGTCTCCTAACCTATCCAATTCATCTGAAAGAATCTCAGCATTTGTATGATTATTGGAAGGATTTGGAATTGACTCATCTATAAAGTTAATATCAAATTTTTTCGGAAGTTTATCTAATAAGTCTTTATACTCTATAAGAAGACCATAAAGTCTTTCCACTTCTTCATAAGAGATACCTTCAACAAAATACATATAAACAAAATTATAAAGATATCCAATGTTTGGTTGAAAAAGCTCTCTTAGTTTTACAAACTCTTCATTTCTTTCAAGATTTCTAACTTGATCATCAGTCAATCTAACATCTCTCATTTTCATTCTGATTTCGTTAAATTGTTCTGGTGTAAAGTCATTTTTAGAAAGACCTTTCTTTTCACCATTTCTTAATTGATAATCTAATTCAGAATCAATAAATTTTAAATCAGTAGCAATTTTTTTAATAACAAATTGGTCTTTTAAAAACTTCTTTGACTTATCGAGATTCTCATTGAGAGGTTCTAACTTTGTAAATTGGTTATATCTAAATAGTTTCATTTTCTTCTTATATGTAAATTTTCATTAATTCTTAAAAGTTCGTTTTCCCAAACTTTTTTAGCCTCTCCCTTAAGGTATTTATTTGTGAGTTCACCCGCTAGCTCATAATTTTCTTCAGCTACTGCATCATCAATTGCTTGTTGAATCTCTACCATAGTCATCTGATCATATGGTTTTTGTTGAGCTGGTTCTGGTTGTTCTCCAGATAAAGATTGTCTAACTAACTTATCGATATCAGACTCTTCTTCTGGTTCAATTTCTTGAGATTGAGCTTTCCAACTTTCTTCTTCTTGTCTTTCTTTTTGCTCTCTTTCCCACTCTTCGATTTCTCTCTTATAATCTTCAATATCATCAACAATATATTTTATAATTTTTGAAATCTCATCTTTAGCATGTGAGTCATTAAATTTATCTTCATTTAAAACAAATTGTGGTCCTTCTAAATCAAAAGTTGAAAATAAACTTTTCATAATTTCTGAAAATTGGTCATCAGTTCTACAAACATCTGCTCTTTTTTCTAAATATTGTTTGAATTCTGGTGAAGATTCCTTTGCTTCATCTTTAGCTCTTTCTTTATCATAAGCTAAAATTGTAAATACTCTTGTATCTAATCTTTTATACTGATTTGATTCTGGAAATTTATTAATAAATTTAACTAACATTTCAAGTGCGGGTGGACCATATCTAAAGTCTTGAGCCTCATCCATAAAAGAAGAAGTTGCTTTTTTAATAATCTTAGCGGTTTCTTTGTCTTTTTTAACAGCTCCTGATTGTAAGAAAAGATAAATACCTTTAATTGTTTCATGTATTAACATCGGAAAATCAATACCAACCGACTTAATAATAATTTTTGTTGCTTCTTTTTCTAAAAGAAGACTCATATTATATTCAGAACCAGAATGACTTTCCCAGATAACTTGACAAGCACCTGCCATACCCTGAGGCATGTTTTTCATCATTTCGGATTTTCTATTAATTGGAATAACCCAGTCCATTTTATCAGCTAAGTCTGACATTCTAACCCAACAATCTAAAATTTGTTTACCTTGTCTTTCCCCAAAAATTTGAGTTAACTCCTGTTCAACTGTCTCAGAAACTCTGATAATATCTTTTGTTGCTTTACCAGCAGCTTGAGTTATCATATTTAATAACTTCTTTTTATCAATCGCTAATGCTAAATTAGTTCCTGGAACTTCTTCACCTTCTTCAGCGTGTTGAATTTTTTCTTCTTCTGATCTTTCTTCCTCTTCTTTTTTTCTTTTCTCTTCGTCTCTCTTATCCTGTTCTTCTTGTTGTTCTTCGCTAGGTTGTTCAGCACGTTGTGGAACATTTCTAATATCAGAAATTTGATTAGAAACACTACCTTGTTGAACTAATTTAATATTTAATTCAATAGGTTTAATAGCGGTGTCTAATATATCACCAAACTCTTCTCTCACTACAGTTTCAGCTAACACCTCTAATCTTTTTATTCTTTCTTCAAGTTGTTCTCGATTAAGTTCACGACCATCTTGACCTATTCTTAATAGTTGATTAGATTGCATCATATTTTGTTGAAACTCTGGCCAGATTCTTGGCATTTCACCTCTTTCATCATCAGGTCTTACACCTAACGATCTTCTAGCTTCTTCTTCCGACTTTGACATAAAATCAGATGGAACAACCTTACTACCTCTTAAATCAACTTCTTCTTTTAAAAATTCACCGAATGTTTTCATAATTAAATTTATTTTTCAAAGTAAGAATCGATTTTATCTTTTTCTTCTTTTGTTGCTTCTGAGTAAACTCTTTGTAGTCTATCCATAACTTCTTTAGCAGCCGCTAATGGAGCATCTTCTTCCGAAGGAACTTCTGTTGGAGTAATTCCTGGACGAGTTGGTCTCGGTCTTGTCGGAGTATCTGGAGTAGTTATTGGCGTAGATGGTTTTGTTTCAGTTCCATAAGCCAATGGAGCATCTTCTTCAGAAGGAACTTCAGTTGGAGTGATTCCTGGACGAGTTGGTCTTGGTCTTGTCGGAGTATCTGGAGTAGTTATTGGCGTAGATGGTTTTGTTTCTGTATCCATCACAAACTCTTCCACAAATCTTTGATATTTTTTAATATAACTCATAGTTATAGTTTATTTTTTAGTATATATTAAAATAGAATATTTACTTTTTTAAATCAAAAAATGAGGTTTTAATATTTAATATATAAATCAGAAAAAATTAAATAATTCAAATGAAAAGATTTTCAGAAATTCAAAAAAAATCGCGAGTTTTAAAAAGAATAAACGAAGCTGATGAGACACCAGCTAACCTACCTTCAAATTATGAAGATATGTCTAAAGAAGAACTTTTAGCTCTTATGGCTGGTAAAAAAGAACAACCAGAACCAGAAAAAGAGGAAGAAGAAAAAGTTGAAGTATCAGAAGGTGGTGATGTTTCTAAATTTATCTCTAGATTGTTAGAAAGTAGAGAAATGGCTCAAGTTTATCATTGGACTGTTAAAGGTGATATGGGTTCACACGCAGCTCATTTGGCTTTAGAAGCTTACTATGACGGTGTTATTGGATTTATTGATGATATCGTTGAGATTTATCAAGGTCAATATGGATTAATTGAAGGATATGAAGTTATTGATACAACAGATTCTAAATCAAAAGATAGATTAGACTATTTTAAAGAAATTGTTGAATTTGTAAAATCTGATAGAAAATGTATTAAAGCAGAAGATACACACATTCACAATATAGTAGATGAGTTAATCGCTCTTCAATATAAGACAATCTACAAATTAACTTATAATAAGTAAACTAAAAACCCACTTAATAAGTGGGTTTTTTTATTTCTATAGTTCCGTAATATTTACTATTCACTATCTTTTTAGAGTATCTACTCATAATTGATTTACTTGGTGAGAATTCATCTTTAACATCTAAACCTAAATCAAATATTTTATTAATCTTTCTTTTTCTACTTATATTTTTAGAACCATAATCAACTATAACTTGTGATGTTGTCATTGGGATATAAGGAACATAAACATAACCTGGTTCTAAGTCAGAACTTTTCTTTCCTATCTGTATTTTTTGTTCCATATATTCTTTCGATTTTTTGTTTTCTTATCATAGATCTAAGTAAAGTCCAGGTTGCTTGAATATCATTATTATTATCTTCAATACCACGTAAAACTTTACGATAAGAATTTAATTTATTAGGATTGACAAACATATCAAATTATATTTTCATATTTAAACATGATATTTAAACAATATCTACTTTTATATTCTTTTGGACCAGTGCCATGATGTATTCTTTTTGAATCAAAAACAACACACTGACCAGACTTAGATTTTATAAAATTATCTTCAATAACTGTTTCACCATCACTATCATTTAAGTGATAAACTATACTGCAAAAATTTCCTTCTGTTTTCTCACTCATATCTCTATGAATAACACCAGTAGACGATCGATTGTAATAGTTCCAAAGAAATCTAACAGGTTCTATTTTTGTAAACTTAATTGGTAATTTACTTTGTATCTGCTGAAATATCATATCAGCTAATGAGTTTATTTCAGAGTGATAATTAAAATCATGACTAGGAATTCTAAAAAAAGACTGAAGTAACATTCCAGTGTCAGACAAATCAGAATCTATATCTTTTTTCTCAATTTGCTCATCACCACTTAAATGCCAACCAGGGTGAGTTTTAATTTTTTTAATAATTATTGAGTTGAATTCATCAGCAGTAACATCAGATCCATCAAATATATTCTCTACAACGATTATATCTTTCATATGAATATTTTATTTATGGAATTAATTCTACGTTTATTTCTATCAGGCTCAACACCTAAATATCTTAGAATATCTCTATCCATTTCTTTTGCTATTTGTTCAGATAAAATTTTAGTAAGTTCGGATTCTATATCTACACCATATGAAGATACATTGTTGATACTATCAACTACAAGACTCTTAACTTTATACTTTTTCACTATTAGTTTTAGTATAAAATGAGTTATTTGTTTTCGGTATATAAGTATTTTCTACCCTCATCAGTATAGCTCTTCATATTTTGCAATATCGTATCTATCTTATCCTGAGTATCATCTAAATTCTTTTTGATTACTTGTAACGCAAATATCGAATCGTCTATTTGGTCATTACCTTTTTGAGAATCACTTACATAATTATTAAATTCACTATTCAAAGATTCAATGGTTTTATTCTTATCTTTTATAGATGCAGAAATCTCATTTAATTCTTTAACTATCTCATCGATTCTTTCAGTTGAAATATCAACTTCTTCAGATTCATTAAATCTTTTTATTCTCATAGAATGAATTTTAAAATTTAATATATATATTAAATTATGAAACGTAGAAATAAACATCTTATCCTCGAGTTCACTGAATTCAACCTACAGCGTTTTAATCCAGACTCAGCTCAGGCATCAGTTCACGTTGATGATCCAAAATTGAGTATAGATGCTTTTGATAAACATCAAGATGCGATTAGAGCAGCGATGTCAAGAATCACAGACATTTTAATGAATGTTAAAGGAACTACTGCTTATTCTCAATTAAGAAGTAAATTAGCTCTTGAAAAACAAGATATACAAAACTTAAAAATTCAAAAGATTATTAAAAATGGTATAAAGTATGACTGTTATGTTGTTGTTACAATAGATGATGACGACTATTGGGGTGTTGTTGAAGATATCTTGGGTCAAAACACCGATTTCACGTCAGAATTATTTAAAGATATGGACCTTTATCAACCAATCGAATGGACAATAAAAATTAAAGGTTTAGTAATTAAAACAATTAAAGAGTGGTTAAAACCAGAACCAGGTATGTATAGACTTCTTAACGATGAAGTAATTTGTTATTCACAAGAAACTGGAAAACTTCTTAAAATGGAACAAGGTATCGAAATTGAATTAGTAAGAGCTTATGACGAAAAGTTAGTAATTCGATACGAATCTAATGTCTATAACTTAGTAGGTGATAACTATATTTACTTTAATTGGTGGTTTGAGAAAATGGATTAATTATAAATTATAAACTATTTTTCAAATCTTCTAAGGAGTCACAAGTCTTTATTTTCTCAATTAAATCTTCGTAATTTGATATAACTTCCTGTAAGGCCTTAGTTAAAAAAGGTGTAAATTGTCCATAATCTAGTCCATAATAATAAGGATTTCCGTTTCTATCAATTGGATTTTCCAAATCATTTCCATCACAATAAGATGAAATATCTGGTCTTAACTCAGGAAAGACATTATAAACCTCTTGTGCTACAAATCCAAAACTACTAGAATTATCTCCTTTCCATTTGTAGGTAGCAGGATTTAATAACATTATTTTATCAATCATGGTTTCCATAGTAGAAATATCTTCTTTTAATCTTCTATCAGAAGAAGTATCATAAGAAACAGATGCAGTTCCTGTACCTCTTATTTTACCTCTCAAAGTTCCTAATGTGCTAACAAAATTTATTATATTATTAGTATCATTATGTGCCTTAAAAGAAGCACCATCTACATTAGTAGCACTAGATGTAACTTGTAAATTTCCACTTTGACCAGTATCAGAATCAGTTCCTAGTCTTAATCTATCTCGTAAGAAAGCTCTAGCAGTTCCAGAAGTGGAGTTATCTAATCTAAAGTTACCAAATCTACTACCCAAATTACCACCCGTGATTAAATCACCATTTCCATCATGATATAAAGATTTAGCAGATGAGAGACCTAACGAGTTTTCTAAAAATATACCACAAACATTAACACCAGTTTTTTTAAAATATACATAATTACCACTACCACTAATAGATAAACTAGAATTTAAATATATTGCACTACTGAAACTAACATCCCCAGCAACTGCTAATTTATACGACGCATTCACAGCAGTGCCTATACCAACATTTCCAGTACTTGGATTTATTTTTGGAGCATTAGTTGTATTTGTATAAATTATAGTATTACCAGTTGTAGTAGCAAATACCAAATTATAAGAACTGTTCAATGATGTAGTAGTGACATTAACATTTGATGTGTTAGTTGCATTTGTCGCGTTAGTCGCGTTAGTCGCGTTACCAACCGTCACGGCTGTTGGATCTACCCAAGTAGACTGACCAGGTCCACCAAGACCAGAAGTTAATAACCAATTTGAATTTGAAGAGTTTTGAATTCTATTCAATAATAAAGTCCCACTTGTTATGTTATCAGCATTTATATTACTTATAGTAGCACCATTTCCAATAAACCCATCAGTTGTTCTAATAGCACCACTAACATCTAATTTATAAACAGGAGTAGTATTACCAACACCAACATAAGTTCCATCATCATAAATAATAGAATCATCTACCGTTGTTGTAGTAACAAATTTTGGAATTTGATTTACGGTTCCTGAACCACCAATTGAAACCGAGTTTTCACTACTATATGTGGTTCCGGTCCAAACATATGGCATACCATTGACACCATCATTTAAATCCCAAACTCTCATACCGACATATTTCCAATCAATTAAATCTCTATTTGTATAATAAGACTGAGAACCAACAACAAAACGATTATCCAATGGCTTTGAAGAGTTTAAATAAAAATTATCTATTAACTGTATTGACATAATCTATATATAAAATTTTAAATACCCATTATTAAAAATTAAAATCATATAATGTGGAGTTTGTAAATGTAGGTGGTGAAGACCACTTATAAATATAAAAATTTTTACCAGCCCATAAACCAGTTGGTGAAGAAAATATAGATGACGTTGCTGAAAAAGAAGCAGAACAAGTCACACCATAATCATCAAATATGTTTGATAAAGTTCCCCAATTAAAATCATATATGAAATAAAAATAATTACCACTTCCGTAAAGGTCCAGTTCTTTATCTTCTTTAAAAGATAATTCTTTTGTTAAAGATGATAAACCAACATTAGTCATAGTAGATAAAGTTGAATATCCATAAAAATAAGGATATATACCCGTCAATGTTGTCGAGGCAGAACCTGATTGAGTTCCATCACCAACTATAATTTTGAACTCAGTAGAAGTTGCTGAAATAGGTGAAATTACAATACCGATTGAAGACCCTAAAATTGTTTGTTCACCAGTTCCTGTAATTGCAGGATAAGCTCCTGGAATCATATTCATCAGAGATGTTATCTGAGTATCAAAAGTTCTCTTTTTTATAGACCATTGTATTGTTGGTGATGGGAAAGTTCCAACTTCAGCATATCCACCAGCATATTGACCAACAATCTGAATTTGTCCTTCAGGTGGTAGATAAGGAAATACAATTCTTTTTAACATTTCAACTAAAGGAACTTGTGAAAATGTAGAACCTATATCTAAATCGTTAAAATCTATTGGCATTCTTCTACTATCAGTGAACTCAAGTGGATAGTCGTTCATATATACAGGTGTTCCAAAAAAGTTAATTGGAGAACCAGTGACACCTAAATATCCCCCTAATTGAGATAGTGGAGGAAATGTAATCTGTTGCCAAGATGTAGCAGCAGTGGATCCAGTTGCTCCAACAAACATCAAAGTATCTAAGTTTGAAGGATTATTAGCAGTTTGTGGAAAATGTATATCATTTAATGAAACTGTTCCATAATCACTTTTTACAGATATATCTCCTGCATTTATAAAGTCTAAAGAGGTTGAATTTTGTGTTAAACCAGTTACTATTTGTGATTGAATTAAAGGAGAATCTTGAAAAGTATTAGCACCTGTTCCAGATATTAATAATATTTTAGTAGCTTCATTTGAAACAGTATCTAATTTAGTATTATAAAAAAATATATCCGTATCACTACTAAGTAGTGTCGAATCCATTATATTATAAGTCTGAGGATCAGTATAGGAATATGTTCCTGAATAAGCTCTTTTTCCAAAGAATAATTTTCTATCTTTTAAATCTCTACCACTTGGATTTAAAGTATCAATACCAATATAAGATGTGGTTCCGGTTGTAGTTTCTTTAAAAGGATAACTCACATTTAAAGAAAAAACAGCATCTCTCACCGACTCAGGAGTCACTAACCCAGAAACATTGTCTCTAAAATTATATAATATAATGTTATCCAAATCACTACTTGTTCCACCAAGTTCATAACCTGAAGTTTGAGTAGCAGATCCTATGTTAATACTAAATGTAGACATATTTTAAAATATAAATTCAAATTCACCACCACCTACATAACTACAAGTAGCTGATGTTCTATACAAGTAATAAGTTCCAAAAGGAGTTCCTGTATTAACAGAGATAGAGTATGTAAAAGCAGAATAAGTAAAGTTATTATAATCATGTATTATAAATCCGTTTGGATCTTTAATATACTTCAAATAACCATAAGTAGTTGGACTAGCAAAATATAAATAACCTTGACCATCAACATCCATAGTAACAGATTGACTCAAGCCAGGATAAGGAACAATTTTTCTTGTGCTTGAAACAGTAATACCGTCTAAGATGACTTTAGTCGAATTTGCTCTGTGTACTTGCTCTGGTAGTGTTCCATCAACAACTAAGAAATCCAAACTACTTGTTCCGACAAAAGCACTTACAATTGGTTGAATAAAATTAATTGAAGCTGTTGCACTGTATGAATATCCCCAAGCCGGAATCCATTTATTTGAAACTTTTAAACCATAGTTAATAGAACCAGTCACACCACTATAAGTTGTTCCACTCGCTGCTAAAGTAAGTGTTGAACCAGGAACAGCTGAATAACTGAATCCACCAACACTGAATGTTGGATTCGAATAAGTAGCTGAATTTACAATATAATAATCTCTAATATATTCATTTGAATCTCTAGCAAATGTTTTTATTGAAAAGTTTATTGAAATCGATGGTGTAGTTCCAACTTCAGCATAAGTAGTTCCGGTAACACTATTTACAACTGAAATGTTTAATTCAGGTTCAATGTAAGGATATAACAACTTTCTCATTACTTCAACTATAGGCCAGTTTTGATAAGCTGAATTTATAGTAGAGTAATAAGAAGATGATGTAAAACTATCACCTTGTAAAATACCACCAATTGTTTCTGGAACAATTTGACCATCAACAATGAATTCTAATGGATATCCATTTACATAACTAGAACTTCCGTAAATATAAGTTGGTGAACCGGTTGATCCAATAACCGAAGTTGTAACATCTGGATTAGCCCATTTCAAAAATCCATTTGGATAAGTTCCATAATATTTTAAGATTTTACCACTTGACGCGGTAGCATTTGTTTCACCAACGGTCGGAAAAGCAACCGCATTAATTCCAATTCTTCCAGTGCTTGAATAAATATTAATAGCACCACCAGCTAAAGAAGGATTGGTAATATCCATATTTATTGTGCTATCTGTAACAGAATAACTAGCCGATATAAAAGGAGCTGTATAGAAAAGATTAGAATCAGTTCCAGCTAATATTGAAATTTTAGTTTGATTTTGAGAAACATTTTCAGGCTTTGTGTTATAGAAAAATATATCAGCATCTGAAATATTTAAAAGGGTATCACTAACTACATCTAAGTTACCAACACTTCTTTTACCAAGTAATATTTTTTTCTTAATATCTCTATCTTCAGGATTTGAAGAGTCAATTCCAATATACTCGGTTGATATAGAATCAGGAGTAGTAAGCTTAAAAGCAGCTGATGCCCAAGATGTAAAAATAGCATCTCTTAGATCTTTTGGAGATATTTTCTTTTGAACATTATCTGGTAAATCAAATAATGCTGAGTAAATATCTGATTTTTTTAGGGCCTCTGTTATAGTTCCTACATTAATACTGTAAGTTGCTGACATTAAGAATCACTTTTTTGATTATATATTAAAAAGAAAAAGCCTGATGATGTCATCAGGCTTAAAAATCTTTTTAATTAAACAGAAACTCTAATTTCATTAGGTCTTTTACTTTAGCAGTTTGCAACTCTAAATCTTCAAAATTTATTTTTTCAAAAGGTATTTCGTTTTCGACATCCATAAGACTTTGCATCTCTTGTGTAAAAGATTCAGGATCAGTTAAATTAACAGCTCCTTCAATCACTTGACCATTATTATCAAGTGCTTGCTTAGGATTTCCATCTTCATCTTTTTCAACCCATTTATCAAGAATTCTTTTCTCCATTTTAAGTTTATCTTCTACAATTGAGGAAATCTCTTTTATTATTCTTGATAATCTAAATGCAGTAGACGCTTTTATATCTAAATCAATTAGAAAATTAAGAGCATTTACGGTTTCGGTGTTTAATTGTGAGTTTTTAACTATTATCGACATTGTTAAAATTTTATTTTTTATATTAACTAATTATAGATTTGTTTAATCTACTATCAATCATATTAAAGTATGTTTCTTCTTTTTCTATTAAAATATAATCTCTACCTAACTTAACACAAGCTTCGCCAACAGTTCCGGTTCCAGCAAAATTATCTAAAACTAAATCTCCTGAATTTGAATGTTTTTCTATTAATTGAGAAATTAATGATAAAGGTTTTTGTGTTGGATGTTGAAGTCTTTCTTTACCGTGACAAATTGGAAATTTATAAAATCCGTTATCATATGCTGAATTAAAAGTTGGTTTACCGCCTTTTACAAAGGTAAAAAAGTATTCAGTAGCATTAGACAGATAATTTGTTTTAGAGTTTATAGGAACAGGATTTGTTTTTGTCCATGCACAAACTCTTGGTTGTTTAAATCCAACTATATTAGCGGATTCTTTAATTTCATTGGATTTCCAAACATCATAAAAAACAATTAATGTTCCACCTTTCTTTAGGATTCTAAACCATTCTTTGAATAAATAATTAAAGTCTAATTCAACTTTATCCCAATCACCAAAGTCAATTGAAATATTATACTTAGTAGACATTTCTTTTGATGTTGAATCGGATATTTGTTTGAAATTAGAGTCTCTTGAAATAAGATATGGTGGATCAGTAATTATCAAATCAATTGAATTACTTTCAATTTTTGGTAATTCTTGTAAACAATCCCCTAAAATAATCATTCAGTATATATTGAAACTACAAGTCTTCTGTATTTAATATATAATCTAAATAAAGAAAACTATGTTATCTATCTATAACATACTCAAAGACTTGATTTTTTCTCAGAAAAAGATTGATAAATCTAAATTACCATCTCAAGGTCTTTTCTATAAAGATGATTTTTTTATATTTATAAAGAAGTCAAAAGAAGAGGATATCAAAGAATATGAGAAAAACTTTGTCAAGAATAATTTAGCTGTAATTATTCAAAAAGTAAAACAAATTGTAGAGAATAATATAATTCTTTCCAAAGGTTATATATTTGAAGATATTAAAAGTATAGATGTTGTTTTTTTGTTTTTAGAAATTGTAAAATACACTAAGAATCAAAACATTATGATTAATTATGTTGATGAAGTCAACAATAAATTAGATGATATTGAGTTCGACTATAAAACTTTTAACTATTATAAATTAGGTGATGAAGTTATGAAAGGTTACAACTCAATTGAAAAAAACTTCAAATTAAATGGTTATATATACTCTTTACCTTCAATTGGAGTTGAAAACAGTTTGACATTTTTTTTATTTCATAAATCATCATCTTACGACGCTTATAAATATCAAAGTTTAAACTACGACTTTACTTATTTTGTTGGAGATAAAAACTTTTTAACTTTTAACGAAATTGATAACTTAATACAAATTTTCAATCACGATTTGGAAAAAGATGAGTTAGAAAAAGTAAAAAAAACTATTGAAACTTTCGTACCACTACAAAAATACTCCTTAATTAAGGAAGGAAAAGAAGTCGATATAAATTCCAAAATCGACTTAGAAAACATCTGGAAATAAAAAAGTCACTAATTAGTGGGTTTAATATTTATTCATCAGATAATATAAAGTGACTGTCATTTTTAATATATACATTATGGATTTTGAAGAAGTTATAAAACTACCTATAAGAGAAAAAATATCAAGGTTTAAAAATATTGAGTTAAATATTGAGTTAAAAAATAGAACCATATTTCTACCAGAAGAGTCTGGTATAGGAGAAAGGATCTATTGTATAGACAATAATATTAAAAATAGGGTTTTATGTTATTGTGGAAGTCCCGTTAACTATCTGAAATATAGTATTGGTTATTCCAAAAGATGCTCTAGAAAATGTATTTATGCTGATCCGGAAGTATCAAAGAAAAGAAAAGAAACCTGTATAGAGAAATATGGTGTAAGTAGTTTCACTAAAACAAAAGAGTATATAGAAAAAACTAAAAAAACAAATAATGATAAATATGGTGTTGATTTTTATTTACAAACAGATGAAATAAACCAAACAAGAATTGAAAAAAATATAGAGAAATATGGTGTTTCACATCACATGAAATCAAAACAATTTATGAAAAAGTTTAAAAAGAATATTATCGAAAAATTTGGAGTTGATAATGTTTCAAAATTAGATTCTATAAAAGATAAAAAGAAAGAAACTTTTAATAAAAACTATGGATTTGACCATATATTCTCTTCAAATAAAATAAAGGGGGACTTTTTTGAAAAAAAACATGGATACAACCCATATATTCCGATAGAGAAAAAGACCGAATTTGATATTTATAAAAATGAGGTATGGAAATTAACACATAGAGTTAAAAAAAGACTCATAGAAAATTGGAATGGTTATGATTATTATGATAATGAATTAATAAAGGATAATTATAACCTACATCATAATAATAATAATTACCCATCTATCGATCATAAAATCTCTATACACTTTGGATTCATAAATAAAATTGACCCTTCTATTATAGGAGATATTAGAAATCTCTGTATAACAAAAAGGTCAATTAATAGAAAAAAAGGAATTCTATCAGAGAATGATTTTATATCTGAATAGATTTAACCTCATTTAGCAAAGCTTTTCTATCGGTTTTTAATAGTTCGATTATATCGAAAACTTTATCAGAGAATCCCGCTAAAGCAAAAACATTATTTTCTGGAAATTGCAATGTCCCATAACCAGCAAGATCCCATGAGAACACATGAGGGTTACAATTAAATATTTTCTTATAATCGTTAAATTCCTTTGTAGGTGATGTGTATCCAATCCAACCTTGTAAATCACTAAGGATCAATATATTATCATACTTTTTGTTTGCTTTTGTAAAAATGGCTTTGAAATTAGTTCCACCACCTGAATATTTAAAGCTATTTCTAATAGACATTACAGAATCCAAAGGATTGTATGACTTGTAGTTAGCATCGGTTGCAAAAGTCATAACATCACAGTTATTTGCTTTTGCTAAAACAGCTCCAAAAAGAGAAGCAATTTCAGATGCTCTACCCATCATAGAACCAGAAACGTCCATAACAACAAGAGTCTCACCATCAAACTTTGGAACGTTTTGAATAGAAACTTCAAGTGCTCCATTAATAGCCACCAAAACGTCTCTAACTTCTTTAGATGAACCAATTTTATTGATTTCATCATAAGCTGTTGCAAAACGGAAAGGAAGAACTCGTGAGTTTTTAATTAATTTTTCATCAACTAACATTTCACAAGCTGCCTTTACAGAACCAGGAGACTGAGTAATAATGTTTCTTAAGTTTCTAAGAAGTGCAAAATAACCCAATTTTCTTGAGGAGATAAGTTCTGACCAAGCATTTGACTTAAGATCAGCCAATTCTTCTTCAGATTCAGCTTGTTGTCCTACTTGAGATAATTTAGCTTCCCAAGTATCAGTGTTTTTCAACTCACCTTTGATAAGAAGTTCTAAAGCTTCTTTATTTCTAACTGTTGGAACAGGGTGAACTAAGTTAACAATATCAACTAGTTTAACATCTTTGTTTTCTCCTTTGTACTTAGCTAACTGGTAACCGTCAAATTTATCAAAAGCTTTTGCAAATCCTTTTTTCAAAGAGTTTGGAAACTTAGGATTGTCTTTTTCAGTTTTGTAAGCTAAGTAATAAGAAAGAATTTCAGTCATGTCATCTACTCTTACAACAACTTTGTTGTAAAAGTCTTTACCCCACTCAACACCATTCAACTGAGAAGTCAATTCACCAGCAAGTGCGTGAGTTATACTACGCATTCCAAACTTATCACGAGCATAGATAGCAGATTTAGCGACAAATTCTTTGTCTTTAACTTTCTCGGACAACTTCTTCAAATCATTGAGTGTATCTTTAGCACCTCTATAAAATTGGTCATTGACAAATGAAGTCAATAACAAAGATACAAGAGCCAACTCACTAGATTGAGTGTAAGCTTGACCACCAGCTAAGTTTTCAGTTAGTGTTTTTTGTTTTGGTAATGTTTGGTTAAATTTTGACATAACTTTATTTTTATTTTATTTAATTTTTTAACAAAAAAAAGACCAGACTATCCGAAGATAAATCTGGTCTTTTATATAATGTTGCAAACAAGATAATTTAGCCTGAGCGTTACAAAGAATTCTCCCGAAACTTTGCCGATAGTTGCAGTGACCATCTCACTTAACCCTTTACGTGGAATCATCCGGACTTTTTCACCTCACCTTTTACGGTTTTTTGGTAGTCTCAGCTGTCGCCATTAGACACTTTTCGATCTTAATTGAAATTGTATATCGAAGTATCTCAAACTATCGCTATGTTTGCTTATAACCTATATAATTGACCAGAGTAAATTGTCAAAGAGTGTTTTTTCATAATCCAAATATCGAAGTAACTCTCTAACTCACTACTGGGTAATTTTCAGTCTAACTTTTAGTTCCAAAAATAAAAAAGTTGTTAAAAATTTAAATTTTTTTTCTTAAAAGTATGTTATATATCCACCTTTAAAATTTCGTTTTTTTCGAAGGTGGATTTTTTATAGCATAAAAAAAGGAGAAAGTTTAATTTTCTCCTTTTTAAGTATTTTTTATTAGAATCCTTCGTGTTTATCAAACTCCGCCCACCTTTCTTCAAATTCTGAAGTATCAGTAACTCCTAATTCTTTAAGTATTTCAATTCTTCTATTATACGATGGAGTCCCGACAACTTTGGAGTATTGACCACTTGTTGATTTTCTCACACATTCTTCTTCTAACTTTGAAAATTCAGAAACTAAAGCTTCTTGATCTCGAGTAAGTTCAATTCCTTCATCACTTAAATCAAGACGAAACATATCTGGTTCTTCAGAACAAAGTCTTGAAAAATCAATATCATGGCTTTCATTCAAAGCAAATCTTTCAAAAGTTTTTACATATTTCATATAATTTTATTATTTTTTATAATGTATATATTAAAAAAAAGAGAGATTTTTTAATCTCTCTTTTATATTTAAGCCCCACAAGCTAAACAATCATCTGGGTTATCAAGTGAACAACTGATTTCAGCCATTTGTTCTTCAACAGACTTAACATCTTTTTCTTCTTGAACTGTAAATTTAACAGCATCAGAAGCAGATTTGTTTCTTAAGTAGTAAATACCAGTTTTAAGATTGTTTTTCTTTTCTCTATAGAATCTTGGGTTACCATCTTTATCATAAACCACTTCACAATTTTCATCTTGTGGTAAAATAATTTGACCATTACCATCTTTCAATAAACTTCTTCTACCCCAACCATAAAAGTGCATCGAAGTTAACTTAGCAAAATTAGGAGAATCCATAAAGATATTCATTGATTGAGTTTGGTCAATAAATGCTCCTCTCTCAGCAGCCATATCAATAACATCTTTTTGTTTAATCTCATAAACTGTTTTGAAAACCTCTTTAATATTTGTTGGAATCTGTGGAATATTCTGAACAGATCCATTTTCAGCAATAATTTTTCTTCTTAAATTATCATCCCAAAGTCCTAACTTAACTAATTCTTTCACTAAATATTTGTTTACTAAGATAAATGTTCCAGAAAGAACTCCTCTAGTATACATATTTGAAGTTTGAGCTTCACAAGAAGCCTCATTTCCTAAGATAGAAGCTGTAGAAGCAGTTGGCATAATACAAGTTGTTAAAGAGTTTCTAACACCATGTTTTTTAACATCTTCTCTTAATTTTTCCCAATCCCATCTTTTTGTGGGTTTAGTGCCCCATAAATCAAATTGAAATTTACCTTCTGAAATAGGAGAACCTTTGTAAGTAGCATAAGTTCCTTGAGATTTAGCTAAATCACAAGAGGATTTAATAGATGCGTAATAAATAGTTTCAAAAATTTCTTTATTCAGTTGTTTTGCTTCTTCTGAATCATAAGGTAAATTAAGTGTAAAGAAAACATCAGCAAGTCCTTGAACTCCCAATCCAACTGGTCGGTGCAATACGTTTGAAAATCTAGCCGTCTCTGAAGGATAGTAATTAACATCAATAACATTATTCAAATTGACGATTGCTGTATAAGCAACTTCATATAATTTATTAAAGTTATAAGTTTTATTTTTGTTAATAAACTTAGGAAGAGCAATCGAAGCTAAGTTACAAACAGCCGTTTCATTAACCGATTCTTCACCATAAAACTCACCTAATCCTAAAGATTCAAGTAGTTCTTTATTTTGAAGAATCTCTTTTTGAACTTTTGTAACACCAGTTGCTTCGACAATTTCAGCACAAAGATTAGAACTTCTAACAATACCAATATTAGATTGATTTGATTTCTCATTGATAGAATCTTTATAAAGAATATAAGGAGTTCCTGTTTCGATTTGTGACTCTAAAATTTTATTCCAAACATCTCTTGCTTTTACTGTTCTCTTAACTTTTCCTTCTGATTCATATTTTAAATAAAGTGTTTTAAACTCTTCACCATATGATTCATTTAAACCTTCACATTCATGTGGACACATTAATGACCAATCTTCGTCTAAGTCAACTCTCTCCATAAAAATGTCATTATTCCAGATAGCTAAGAAAAGGTCTCTTGCTCTAATTTCATCTTTACCTTGGTTTTTACGAAGGTCTAAGAAATCCATAATATCCGCATGCCAAGGTTCCATATAGATTGCAATTGAACCTTTGCGTTTACCACCACCTTGATCAACCGCTCTAGCAGTTTCATTAAATATTTTCAAGAAAGGAATAATTCCATTTGATGTTCCGTTAGTTCCAGCGATGTAAGTTCCTTTAGCTCTTACTTTATTAAAAGAGATTCCAATACCTCCAGCATTTTTAGAGATTTGAGCTGATTCTTTAAGTGTATTAAAAATACCTTCAATTGAGTCACTTTCAGTATCTAATAAAAAACAAGAAGATAATTGTGGTCTTGTTGTTCCTGAATTAAATAAAGTTGGAGTAGCATGTGTATAATATCCTTCAGAAAGTGTGTTATAAGTTTCAATAACTTTTTCTAAATTCTCACCCCACACTTGAATTGCAGTTCTCATATACATATACTGAGGTCTTTCAGCAACAACTCCATTAATCTTAAGAAGATAAGATTTTTCTAAAGTTTTAAAACCAAAATAATCAAAATTGTGGTCTCTTGAGTGAACAATAACCGAATCTAATTCGTCAGCATATTTCTGAACAATTTTATTAAATTCTTTTGATACAATAGGAGAATGTTTTCCCGTAATTGGATTTATATAATTATATAAATCTTTTGATGTTTCAGAAAAAGATTTTTTTGTTTCTTTATGAAGTGCTGTAATTGCCAATCTTGCCGCTAATACGGAATAGTCCGGATGTTTTGTGGCTAAGGAAGCAGCTGTTTCCATTGCCAATTGATCTAATGTAGATGTTTTAATATCAGGAGCCACACCAGCAATAACTTTCTGAGCGACATCAAACGGTGAAATCCATTTTGGATCTAATCCATAAGTTTGTTGATTAATTCTTTCTAAAATTTTATCCAGCATTACTGGTTCTTTTTTACCATTTCTTTTCGTTACTTTTATATTCATATTTGCCTTATAATTTTTTTGTTAGTTATATATTGAACCACTTTTTAAATCAAAAATTCATTTTTTGATTTTTAAGAGGTTTTTTATATCGTTATTTTTATATTGTTTTTTTTTATTTTTTTTATTTTTTACAAAAAGTCTATATTGTTTAGTTTATTTAGGTTGTACTTAAATTTAGTATTATTTAAAATTTTTGTCACATCAGATATTTCAACTAAATATATTTTCTCAAAAGAATCGACTTTGAAATTTGAGTCATCATAGTTAGTTTCCATAACCACACCTGTTATTAATTTATCCTCTTCTAACATTTCATCAAACCAAATAAACTCAATTTCGGTTCCTTCGTAGATATTTCTATTAGTCACCTCTTTTGAATTTTTATTCTTACCAATATGATCTTGTAGTTCATTAATTATTAAATTTCTCCAATTGTTATCTAGTAATTTAAACATATTGAATAAATTGTCAGAAAAGTAAACTGCTAGTTCATTAAATAATTCAACATTAGTAAAACTTTCGTCTTTTAAATTTAATTTTAATAGTGAATAATATTGATTGAAGTCATTACGAGATGGTTTTCTTCTATTATTTAAAAAATTAATTGAAGTATTTTCTTTTAAAATATCATAAACTCTTTCTTTCACAAGTTTAGCTCGAACATAAGCCTCATTATCCATTGATTCAGAATGATAAGCCGATGACTTATCAACTTCAATAGTTTCTTTAAAATAAGTTGAAAATCCTTCAAGTGTATCCTCATCAACAGGATCCTCTTTTTTTCCTTTAAAGATAGAATCATACTTTAATGAGTGTTTACCTTCAATTTTATGCTTTGAAAGAATTATTTCATCAGGGGATTCCGAATCAACTTCCTTTTCAGGTTCAATTGGATCTTCCAATTCTAAATCAGAATCATCTATCTCAATAACTAATTCTAAATCGGAATCATCATCATCAACTAATATTTCAGATTCACTTTCAGTTGTATCTTCCTCAACTTCTTCATAAACATCCTGTTCATCATCGTTTTCAAAATCGTTTTCGAAGTCGTCATCTTCATCTACTCGCTTTTTAGCCATAGAATTTTTTTTATTTTTATATAATCAAATATTAATTTGTTTATTGATCTAAAAACTGGTCATTTTCCAGTGTTAAATAGGTCGAATTTAAGTTCAACCTAATTTGTGATTTCAAAAAATCACCATCTCTTTGTTTTAATAACTTAAAACGAAAGAGGTTTTGCCTTTTCATTTCCTCGGTTCTAATAATTGCAAAGAAAGTATCGGCCGTTTCAGCAATTGCCTTTGATTCAGGAACACTTTCTAATGTAATATCAGATGAATTCCAAGCATCTTTTGCAACTTGAACTCCAGTAATAACCGGACATTTATATTTAGCACCTAAGGCTCTAAGACCTTCAGCTAAAGCTTTTCCTTTAGTATAAAGGTTATCAGCACCCACACCTTTAGGAGCAGCAACTAATGTGATGTAATCAACGATAATTAAGTCTATTTTTATATCTTTTTTATCTTTTAGTTTTTGTAAATAATAATCAAAGTCAGATATAGTAGCGGTGCCAGCTGCCCAGAATTTACTATAAATCTTTCCAACTTTTTTATCAAAGATATCTCCACCTTCTTTTATACTACCTAAAGCTTTGATTCTTTTTTTAATCATATCGGTATCTTTAGATGCAGTATCATAATCATTGATTGGAATTTTTAATCTCATTGCTCCCAATCTTTTCATTACTTTTCTTTCAGACATCTCGAGTGTGATATAAAGAACATTATATCCAGAATCTGCTGATTTAACAGCGAAGTTTTGCATCCATAGAGACTTACCATTATTAGTCTCAGCCATTATACAATTTAGTGTTTGGATATCCCAACCACCTCCTAACATATGATCTAAAGTTTCAAATCCAGATTTAATCTTAAATTTAGAAGAGTCTTGAACGTGATTCTCTGGATCATCAAAATCGGAACCTAAATCGTCATCTTGAACAAAATTTGTAGAAGACATTTCATCCACAATTAATTTGATTCTTTCAGCTGCTTCAACAGCTTTATCAAAATCAGATATTTGATCTAAATTTCTAGTCTCATCAATAATATCAACTGTTCCTGTTTTTAACCGATTGGAAAGAATCCATGCATTGAACTTAGGTTCAATAAAGTTTTTTTCGTCATATTCTTTGAGATCAACTTGTAGAATGGATTTTAATATTTCTTTAGTAATAACTCCTTCTTTATCTTCTAAAGAAACCATATCTAAAATTTGTCTTGGTGATGGTATTTTACTATCACTCGAAGTTAACATATAACTTCTAATAATACCATATACAAATTGAATTTCGGAATTTCTAAAGAAAAAAGGCTTAACTAATTCAAAGTATTTTTTATAAGCCAGTATATAGTTGAAAAATACCTTCTCTAATTGCGGAGTCATTTAAATAAAATCATTTTAAGTTATATGATATTTAAACGACATGGTTTACTATTGCTCCTTAATTAAATCTCCCTCTTGTTCTGACTCCGTGTCACCGTGTGTAAAATCACCAAATTTTTGTATTACCGGTGTTTCTAAATCATCTAATATTTCTCTTTTACTACTTGGGGAAATAAATCTTCTTAATCTATCTAAAATCTCAACAAGTCCATGTTTTGCAATTCTTGTGGCCACACCCATAGAAAGTGAGAAAAAGTTTGATATAACATCATCAACTGACATCTCGTGCATTCCAATTACAGATAGTATAGCATTCATCACTGGAATAAGAATTGCGGTGTAAGCAAACATATCAATAATACCACCAACGGCTGCTCCTAAATGTTTACCTATCGCAGAAAAGATGTTTTTAATACCATTGAGAGCTTTAATTACTTTTTTTACTATTCCATCACCAATACCCTGCATTCTCAATTCTTCTAACATGGATTTAGAATCTTTAGTTAAAATATCTTCTTCTTCAGGTGTTTTAAATTTCTTTTCTTCTAAATAAGTAATTGTGATAGCGGCTATTGTGAGAAGAACCACACTTTGTTTACTTACATCAACACTAATCGACATATTTTGCATCATCTCTAAAACCACTGGATAAAGTGCTCCGATTCCTGCTCCAAATGTTAAAACCAATTTTGAATCAAGCTTTAAGTCAGAGATGACTTTCTTTTCAATAGATTTATAAGTAGATTCTTTTTGGTCTTCAAAATCATCTGAATTTTCTTCATCATCTTTAGGTATATAATCATCTAAAATATCAAAAATTTCAGTTCCGTCAAATCCTTCACTTCTCAATTTGTGATAAAACTCAGCAAATTGTGTTTTTGTAGGAGTAACATCTTTAAATTCCTCTTTAAATCTTTTTAAAATTTCATTAACATCACCACCACTTGACTCGTTAAGTGATGATAAGAAATCATCTATAATTGATTCCTGTTTATAAAAGTCTCCAAATCTTTTAATTTTCATAAGTCTATATATTAAAAATTGAAATCAATCTTCTTTAGTTTCCCAATCGTCATAATCATAAACATCATAGGTTCCATCGGTATTCATTAGTCTCCAATAATTACCCTTAGGTTCATAATTATAAGCCATATCTTTGTATACATAACTAAAAGTGTCCATATAAGGATACTCTTCATCTGGAAAATCAAAAGCATTTAATATTTTAACACCAGTTAGTATAATTTCTTCTTTACCTGATTTTATAAATTTAGTAAGTCCACTATTTGACTTTTTGTAATAAAAATCATTTTCATTAGCCCATCTAATAAATTTATAATAATCCTTATCATAAACAAAGTAAACTCTATCCATAATATTTCTACCGTCTTTATCTTTCCAAAGAAGAGCTCTTCCTAAAATTGCACTTTCTTTATCTAAAAGAACTAATAACTTTACATCAGGACAATATTTATAAAACTGAACACAAGTCATATCATTCATACAAGAATTCATTAGTGGGTTCATGCCATTATCATAATCATTGAAATGATACAATCTAGAAGAATACCCTTTTACAATATCACTACCTGACCATACTTCAAAAGTTGAAGTTTCATCAAGTGACTTCCATTGATTAACAAATTTTTCTATCTCAACATCGGAAAATTTAGAACCAAAAAAAGCTCTAATAAATCTTCCAACATTCATTTCAGTTCTTGCAAATTGTAATAAATTATTATCATATGATGGAAAAGGTAATTTTTTTACAAAATTGATAATTTCATCATTATCCTCAATTTGATAGTTTACTGAAATATATGTCTTTACTTTACTAGAGTCGGTATAGACTATTTTATCATTTGAATCAGAAACAGAAATAAAAGTCCATTTGCTCAAAGGCTTGTATTGACTATGACCATAAGCGGTCATTCTCTCAAATTCAATAGAAATAGGTGAATCAATCTTTTGAACTTTATTTGTGAATTCTTTACTAAAAAACGTTGGTAATAACGCTTCTTCTTTTGCTTCCAAAATAAATTCAAAATATCTGAATAATCTCATAAACTATATATAAAAAGTTGAAAAATGAAAATCAAAATATAATATATACTTAAAAATAAACCCTTATATGAAACACCTTAGAAAATTTGAAGAATATGATTTAGGTCATAGATTTTCAACACCAGAAGAAGAAGAAATCACACCATTAGAACTAAATGAACCTACTGGAGACGAAACTGGAGATATTTACTCAGAAGAAGAAAGAGATGAGGAAGGTGATGAATATTGTGCACCTTGTGAAGATGAAGATGAAGATCCTTCAGAAGAACCTACAAAAACTTGGGGTGATGAGAATATCTATGTAGAAAGAGTTGTTTCATTCAAACAGTTTGAAGCTAAAAAGAACGCAAAAGGTAAAACTCCTAAAAATGAAAAAGAAAAAGAACTTGCAGCTAAATATCCACCAAAAGATAAAATTACAAAAGGTGACTTTATTGCTGCGGCAATAGAAAATAAAAAGGGTAAAAAAGAAGAAGATAAAAAAGGTGAAGATAAAAAAGAGGAAGAAAAAGGCGGTAAAGGTTTAACTGCCGCACAAAAGAAACTTCCAGAGGGTCTTAGAAAAGCAATTGAAGCAAAGAATAAAAAGAAATAATCTTAACATAAAATAAAAACCCACCAAGTTGGTGGGTTTTTTTATGCTCCTACTTTTACATTTACTTTCTTAATAGCTTCCTGAATCCAATCAGGTAAGAATTGAGAAGAGTGTTTTATAACATCACCAAATCCACCATCAATAATAATTGTATCAGCATAGTCTTTATCTGAACGAACAGGCCTTCCAGTCATTTGAATTAAACCAGAAACTGTTTTCCAAGAATACCAATCAGGATTATTCATTTGTCTCATTTTATTTTTCTGAGAAGCTAATGAAGGATAAGGAACCTTTGCAATGATTTGAAATCTAGCACTATCATTATCAAAACTAACACCAGTATCCATAGAAGGACTTACAATAACTGTAGGTTCTTCTGATTCCATATGCATTCTTAATACCTCATCTTTATTAGAAGAATCGTGAAAAACCAATCTTGGGTCTTTTATCGAGTCTTCTATCCATTTTGCTAATTCAAAAGAGTTAGTGTGTATGATACCCTTTTTCTTTTTATATTTATCTAATAACTTTTGTATGTAAGGAACATATCTTTTAAAAGTATCTTCTTTAGATTTAAATGACATTTTCCCAATTGGCATATAATAAATAGGTCTATTTTTTAAAGGAAAAGGAGAAGCTATTGAATAATATGATGCCTTTGTCACATCAAGTCCATTCAATTGACAGAAAAGATTTTTATCTAAAATAGTTCCAGACATTAAAAACACCATATCATAATTTGAAAAGATATATTTATCTAAGTAATCATAAGCCCAGATAGGCTCAAGTGATAACTCTTTACTTTTCATCTTCTCATTCCAACTAGACTCCAATACCCAGTTATTAGGATTGTCTTTATATTCTTTCAAAAATACATCAATTTTTAATTGATACTGTTTCAAATCAGTAACTAAGTTCATAACTTTAACATCAGTGTTTTTTGTTTTAAGAACTTTAGATATTTTTAAATCTCTTTTATCTGACTTTATATTTCTTGGAGCAGATGACATACCTCTTTCCATATCTTCAGTAGTTGTGATAATTTCACTATTCAGGTATCTTAAGAACTCAACATAATCTGAAATTGAATTAACACTTTTCAATTTTTTTAAAATATCATATTCATTTGAGAATTTAAATTTCTTAACAACATTATCTGTTATTTTAATTGAGATAAAATCTGACATAACATCATCAAAATCATGAGCTTCATCAACGATTAAAACTCTAGCTCCTCTATTTTCCATTAATTTTGGATTATAGATAGCATAAAGGATATAAAGGTAAAAATTTGTAAGTGATATTCCACCAGAGATATAATTTTCTCGAGCAAATGAATAAGGACAACTCTCACAAGAAGTCTTATTTAATCTATTGAATTCACCACCCTGAGCACAAGAACAAGAATATGATTCACATTCATAATTTTCTTTACCTTTTAAATCAGCAATTGACTCATAAGTATCAGCGTATTGGTCTTGTAAAATTTTAGAATTTGTAATAATGTCAACTCTAGACATTTTTGTTACATTTTTACGATACCAATCAGCGATCATAAGTGCTAAGTGACTTTTACCAGAACCGACTGGTAAATTAAGTAAGAAAAATTTTGTTAATTTATTCTTCTGATATTCAGAATCGATAAAATCTAAAGCCTCTTTTTGTTCTTTACGAGGTTTGTATTTTGAGAGATCATTTTTTAACGACATTAAAAAGATATTTTTTTGTAAAATTTATATCAATATTTCTATTTTAGTTTAAAAAATAAGGTTTTTTACAGAAAATGATTAATATATAAGAAAAAATCAGTTTTCTTTATGCAAGTTATTCCACAATACGATGAGTTCGGAATCTACACAACAGTAGACGATGTTAAAATCTTTATCACATCACTATTTGAACAAGGACTTTCATCAGAGGAAGATATTTTTTCTAACTGTGTTTTAGAGTTTGGGAAATCTAATTTTGATCTGATAGAGAGAGTTATTTATGGTGAAGATTGATAAATTTAATGAGTTTGATATAGAGAACAACACTCTATACGTTTTTGACTTTGATGACACTCTTATGGTGACACCAAGATATGAAGATATTGCCATAAAGTTTCTAAATGAGAACTTAACTGTTAAAGATTTATTAGATAGAGCTGTTAAAAGAATTGGAATAACAAAAGACAAACTAAAAGTTCAGGATAGAAGAATATTTGTAGATGATCCTAATAAAATTTATAAAGAAGAAAAAGATTGGGTTAGAAAAGGTAATCGTCTTTATTTAGTTCAACCAGATGAATTTAGTTACTTAGATGAAAGTTTACCAACTAAATTGAAAGAACTGGCAAGTCTTTACAAATCAATTGAAGATAAGTGCATAGTAACAGCTAGACCACAAAGAATGAGAAATAAAATAGAATCAGTTTTGAAACAATTTGGATTAGAAAATCCAAAATGGGGTTTACATATGTGCCCAGATGGTAAAGTAAATGCTGGAAAATGGAAAGGTGATAAGATTGTAGAATTGGTAGAAACCACCGGATTTCAAAATGTTATCTTTTATGATGATAACTCTAAATATATTAGAGGCGCAAAAAAGGTAGTCTCAGAGAAACTACCTAATTTAAATTTTAAAACCGTGAAGGTAATTTAGATTTACAATCATCGCAGAAAATTGGCTCATCTTTAACTTTATTCCAAAATTCAAAGGACTCACTATTCATTATACAAGTATTATGACAGTGACTAACTCCAAAGCTATGTGCAACTTCATGAATTGCATTGGATTTTATTAATTCAATAGAAGATTCTCTATCATGAACTATATTACTTCTTAAATAAATTTGATTTCCAAAACAAAGACCTTGAACAGATTCGTTATTCTTAGTTGAGTATAACTTTTGGTCTGTAACATATATGACAATTTTTTCACTTTCGTCATAATAAAAATAATCATTTTTACCAGTAGAAAGTTGAGCATCTTCACAACTTGATAAATTCACATTTTCAGGATTTGATATCACACAATCAAAGCCATAGAACTTTATAATTGTAGATTTTACAATTTTTAAATCTTCTTCAGAAAAATTATTCAATCCAACTATTTCAATTTTAGTCGAATTCGTATCATATATTTCTTCAACTTTGACATTGTTTTGAAAAAATACAAAATATAAACAAAAAACTATAGAGGATAAAATTATTAGATATTTCATAGTGGATTTATTTATACAAATATACAAAAAAACCTCTAATAAATAAATATTAGAGGTTTTTTTTAATAAAATTTTATTTAATTTTGAACCCAAACTTTTGTATCAGCTGGCCAATCTAATAAGTCTCCGGCTGTTTTACCAGTTCCTGACCAATCACCTTGGAATATTTGTCCTAATGTATCACCATTTCCGTGTGGATCGGAACCAATTGCTTTTAGAGTAGAAATAATTTCACTTTTATCAGAACCTGAAACTCCTTTTGTTAGATTTTCAATACCTTGATTATAATCTCCACCTCCAAAGTCTTTTACTGATTTTATAAATTCTTCAGGACTTGATTTTGGATTTAACTCACTTCCAGTATACTTGTTAAGTGTTTGTGTAATACCTTCCTCTGATGGCATAAACTTACCATCGGATGGTGGCGGTGGCGGCTGTGGTGGCTCGATATTAGCAGCTTTATAAATCATAGCAGCTCCAGCTATTGTTAAAGCCAATCCTAAACCAAATTGACTATTTTTTTCTTTTATTATAATACTTCTTAAGTATTTAGCCGCTTCAGTTGGATCTTGTTTGTATAAATCAACCAATTTCTGTTGTTGGTCCTGAGGTAGTTTTTCAATTTCCTCACCAGCTGATTGACCAGTAACGGTTCTTCTCATTTTTGCTGCTAACTCTTTTAAACCTTCGTTAGTAAATTCATCAAATTTTTCAATTTTACTCATAGCTTAAATTTATTTATTATTATAGTTTTTAAAAGAAAAAACTTTACTTTCAGCGACAGATTCTGCTTTAAATGAAGTCATTATTTCTTTAAGTGTTGTATTAAAATCTCTCATATCAGCTCCAAATTCACCTAAAGACGCATACATATTCTCACCTTCAAATTGCATTGTTCTCTTTGAAAGTCTTGCCATTTTTTCAGCAACTACTTTTCTTTTATTTTTATCAGAAATTACTTCTATACTTTCTTTGAAAAGTGGTCCTAAATCAGCCATAGTCTTAGAATATTTACCATAAAGATGTTCGTAAACCTCTTCATATAAAGCCTTAATAGACTTTTTAGCCTCAACATCCATCTTTTTATCTAAAATATCACCGACAAAATCATCAGTAATTCCAACACCTTTATCTTTTTCATCTTTTAGAACTTGTAAAGATTTAGTGATATTTTTAAAAGCTTGAACAAGATGTTCTTCAGCTCCTGTGATTTGAACTTTTCTTGATTGTTTTGAAAATTCTTTTGAAAATTCTTTTTCAAAAAGTAAAAAAGACTGAACAGACTCTCTTACTTTTTGTCTTCTAGCTCTTTCAACTTCCTCTTTATTTTTTCTTTTAACCATATCTCCTTTTTGAGATGATTCCTCACCTTCAATTCCCACACCCTCAAAAGAAATAATCATACTTTTCAATGCTTGTAGATTTTTAATCATTGTAGGATAAAGAGATTTTAAAGGTTTGGCTTTTTCAATGTCTTTAGATGTTATATCTGAATCACCTGCCTCAGATGATCCTGTGTCAGTAATACCACCTCCTTCAATGTATGTAATATCAATATCTGTAATGAAAATATTAGTTACCCCGTTTTGATTTAAATTTCCACCAAAAGCCATATGCAAATAAGCTAAACAATCATCAACTGTTGGATAAGGTTTACAAACCCAAATTGCTAAGATAATTAAACCAGCCATTAACAACATACCACCGATAGCGGCCATTGCAACTGGACTTAAACCTAAAGTAAGACCCGCTAAACTAATACCAGCAACTTTAAGAATACCAATTATAATTAAACCTATTGTAGTTTTCTTCATTATCTGAGAAACAACTCCATTAAATCTAGCATTTTTGATACCTAAAGCATGTGCTATTTTTTCAAAAACTCCATAATATTTAACCTCATCATCACCAATTGATTTACTATCAGATTCATTTAACTTAACTTGATTACCAACAGATTGTAATTTATCTGGAGTAACTCCAGCTTCTTGCCAATTAACAGCAGATTTTGCTTTTTGACACAATACAGTCCAAATTCTTTGAAAGTTAGGTCTATTATTCTCATCAGCCAAACCATTTGATACGATAAATTCTTTGAATCCACTCAACATATCTTTAATTTTGTTCCAAACTTTAGTTCCGATTTCCTTAATCTTGTTAAAGATAGAACCAGCTAATTTCTTAAGTGAAAAGTTTTTGAAAAACTCAACGACACCTGTAAAGAATTTACTAATAGCATCTTTTACATTAGTATAAACATTAGAAATAGCTTGTTTTCCTTTTTGAATTAGATTATTAATGAATTCTTCAGTGATTAATGATTCTAATGGAGTAATTATATCATCAGCTGTAATATTTTGCTCTGTAAGAAATTGACATTCCATCAATTTTGCTTCGTAGAGTTTAGAGTAATTTGTGAAGTTTTGAACTCTCATATAAAATTTTAATTTTTAGTAACTTATATATTAAATTCAAAAATCTCTTTTTTTTATAATTCCGCTTCTAATCTTTTTATTTCATCCATGACTTCTTTTAACTCTTCTTTCTTTTGCATCATGATTTTTTTATTCTTCTTTCTATCAGCATAAACATCTTCAAGCATATTCAGAGTTGGTGAAATTCTTTTTTCAAATACAACACCATTTACACAAAGAACGTGTTTTTGAGAATCAATTTTTCTACCATTTGTGCACTTTGATTTATCTTTTTCATCTTGTAAACCAATAAATGTCTCAGGAGCAATAAAGAATTGACGCTGTGTTGTTGGATAAAGTGAAGCAAAGTCATAAGTGACACACCACTGATTCATACCAACTACTGGATCCTTTACCCAACCACCAGCAATTGTTGACTCAGCATCTCCCTTTTCATCTCTAAAAAGAACTATATTATCCATCTCTCGGAATCTATTTCTTAAAACACCTTCTGTAATCGCAAGTGATCCAAGAGCATTGTTCATCTGAGAAACAACATCAACTATTCTAATTTGGGCAAGTGATGATATCGCATATATGATAGAGATATAGTTTCTAGCTTCGTGTATCTTTTGAACCAACACGGAATCGACCGCGTTGTAATACATAAATGTTTCAAAATCATCTTCATAAAGTTTTTGAAGTGAACCAGTATATTTAATCTTCTCAACACCCACAAGCTTATTAGAAACAAAGTCCAATGAAGAAGATTCTTTTACTTTAATAGATGTATCGCAAATCTCATAAAGTTGCATATAATCAAAAATCATTCTATGAGCTGGAACTTCGTACTCTGTTCCCCATGCTTTAGTTATTCTTTTTGTCAATGATGATACAGCTGGATCAATTTTATATTCTTTACCATTAACCCACTTACTAATTTTACGAGATCTATTAACTAAATACAACCAGTCATATTTCAAGAAGTTCCAACCAGTAAGAAGTGGCATTTTAGGAACCATCTTATAAAAGAAAGCATATAACATATCAAACTCATCTTCGTATTTGACATATTTGAATTTATAATCAGAACCAAATTTTTCAAAATACTTATTAGTATTATCTTTAATTCTTTCCTGCATGTCTTCAGGCATATCTTTTAACCCAAGAAGTATGATTTTATCATCATAAACAATTGAAATAGAAAGAACTTGTGTACAAGCTCCTTCTTTAATGACATTACCAGCAGCATCTTTTATATCAGCTGCTTCTGGAAAACCATCAACGATTTCAGTTTCAATATCTATAAAATAAATTTTCGGTAGATTAAATTCAAAAATTTCTTCTCTTTCTTTTTGTGGTAAAGAATCGAGAAACTCATATATTGCATACCTATCTGGATGATTAACTTCAATTTGTTTAACTGATTTACCATCCCAAGAACGAAATGTTGGATGTTTCTGAACATCAGTATCATCACAAGCTACATATTTCATGGGATTATCCCAATTGTAGTATTTGAGTTTGATATCACCTGTTTTATCAACATAACTTACTACTAACTTTTTACTATTTGATAGATATTGCGTTTCTACAAGCATTTAATTTTTATTAATTTTTACATATATTATAGACCATTTTCAAAAAAAGTTAAAAAATATTTTTTTTATTAAGATAGTTTCACTATATTTGTAGATATAAAGAAACATTATGAAAACATTACTAAAATTTTACCTTAAAAACTTCAAATTTATTCATCATTCCTTTTTTATTATTTTGGTGTTCTCAACACTCAAATTGCTATCATTTGCACCATTGTTAGGGTGGATTTTTGATGTGGTTTTTCAACCAGGATTACTTGGTCTAATTTTCAAACTTGGTATTTTAGCTTATTGTTTTAAAGTAAATCCAATTATGTTAGAAAAAGCTGGTCTTACTGACGACTATATGAAAGAACAACTCGAAAATTTAGACAAAAAAAAATAGTAAGTTATTCACTTACTATTTTTTTATATCGAAAATAATTTTAATTATTTACCAGTTGCTAAACCATATCCAACTCTTCCAACACCAATTGTCAATCCTGTAGCAACAGCTGCTGACCAACAAGCAACGAATATGCTTACTCCGCTACCAACAGCAACTGCAGTTGCTATTGCTCCTGCAGCAATTTTAATTAGTGCTCCAAGTGCTACAAGAACAATAACTATGGCAAGTATTATTGCTAAATATTTAGCAGCTAATCCGAAAGCTTTCAAAATCCTTTGTCCCAATGATTGAGCATTTTCATTTATTGCAATAAGTCTAGATTCGTATAATGGTGTTCCATATTTTGTTCTAGAAATATTTACAGAATCTTGAATCAATTCTTTTAATTCTTCTTCAGTTCCTTCTGGAGCATTAGCAGCAGCTACGTCTGGATTGAAATTTTCCATTTTAAGTTTCAATTCTTTAAGATCTTCTTCTGGCAATTTCGCGAGTTCTTCTTCTACTTTAGCAAATTTAGCTTTATTAGCAGGATCTTCCATAATTTTTTTTGTAGCCTCAGCCATTTCTACAGCTTTTTTATTTTTCCACCCAGAATACCACTTACCAATTTTTGAAAAGATGTTTCCTTCTCCCCATAACCATCCTTCATTAACAGAAGGATTAAAATTTTCGAATGTTTTTACGTATTTCATATTTTTTTTATTTTTTTATAATGTATATATTTATAATAAAAACTCGTTTTTTTAATTTTTTAAAAAAATTTAGAAAATTTATTAAAAATCACAATCAAAATAATCTAAAATAACTCCATTTCTTTTGTTTATAAAAAGTAACTCATCTCTTCTAACAAGCTGATACTCATAGTGTCTTCCTGTTTTGAAAAGTGTTCTGATAAATCCAATACCTTCTCCAAAATTGACAGTAGTTTCATCAACCATAAGACACAATATTTTTGAATCATCTTCATTTGAATAATTAACAACTTCATTATCATGATCTTTCTCTAAACCTTTCTTACCATAACAAACAAATTTTGTCACAAGTTCTTCAACTTGTTCGGATTCCCATATCTTAACACCATCTATGAAAGTTGAACGAGGTTGATACCTAATTACTATATCATCACCAACTTGAATATTTAAGTCTTCTTCTTTAAGATACAATCTAATCCAAAAGTATACTTTTTGTTCTTCAACAACCTTAGAGATAATCTCAATCTCATCTGATAGACCTTCTGTTTCTAATTTTTTTATTGATTCAAGAAGTTGTTCTCGGTAGTCTGTTTTTACTAAATCCATTTATATTTTTATTTTTTTTATTTTAGTTCGAAAGTGGAAACTGAATAGTTGGTGAATATTTATAATCTATAATTTCAAAATCTTCGTATTTTAAATCAAAAATTGATTTATTATGTAGTTTCAACTTTGGTAATTTAAAAGTTTCTCTTTTTAACTGCTCATTAACTCCTTTGATTTGATTAAGATAGATATGACAATCACCACCAGAGAAAATCAAATCATTAGGAACCATATTTACTTCTTTTGCTAAAAGATGCAATAGTATAGCATATGACGCAATATTAAAAGGAAGACCTAGTGGTGAATCCACCGATCTTTGAAACCATTTAAGATCTAACTTTCTTTTAGGAACTAACTGTTCATCTAATTCAGATTCACTAATATCATCAGCATATGATATATCTTTTTCAAAGTAATCACACCACCATTTTTTTCTTTGTTCAATTGTTAATTCAGACGTATAGCACTGAAAACCAAAGTGACAAGGTGGAAGAACCATTTGGTCTAATTCACCTACATTCCAAGCATTAACCATTAATCGTCTACTATCTGGGTTTGTTTTAAGGTCGTTGATTAGGGTTTGGATTTGATCTATACCTGCCAATCCTTCAAATTCTGCTTCTGAACTATTCCAACTTCTCCATTGCTTTCCATACACTGGACCTAACTCACCCCACTTGTTAGCAAACTCATCATCAGTTTTGATTTTGTCAATGAATTCTTCTTGAGTATAAGGTCTATTAGAAGAACCATTCATTCCATTAATGACAACATCTTCTTTTACATTATCTTTATTAGAAAACCTATCTCTAGTCTTTAAATAATTGGCGAAGGAATCACCATCCCAGATATGAACACCATTATCAACAAGATATTTAATATTAGTATCACCTTTTAAAAACCAAATAAGTTCGTGAATTACAGCTTTTGTAAAAACCTTTTTTGATGTAAGAAGTGGAAATCCTTCTGACATATTAAAACGCATAGAATAGTCAAAAATTGATATAGTTCCGGTTCCGGTTCTATCTACTTTTTTAACTCCATTATTTAGTATGTATTTTAAATATTTTAAATACTGTTTATCTACATTATTCTTCATAATAGTTTTATTTATTTTTTCAGAATAGTTTTGTAAGGACAGAAATCCATCCATTTTTTATCAAACCAAAATGTTCTACCAGTATTATCTTTACAAGATAATCCTTTTTTATAATAAACCCATTTTTGAAACTCCTCATAATCAGTATCAAATGGATTCTTCCAATCAGCCAACTGACCCCCGTTTAAATGATAAGCTTTTATTGGAATATCTCTACACATATCTAATATTTCAGGATATGACTTAATAATAGTCCGAGCATCTTCAAATGGATTAACATCTAAATAGTATAAAATGGTACTTCTGAGATAATTACCAATTCCATTAAAATACTTTTGGTCAAGTAAAGCCTCACAAATAGGTTTATCAAAAGTTTTTTTACTAAGATTTGACTTTATATTTTCACAAAAACCTGAAAAGTCCTTAGTAGGATCAGGACCTCTTTTAACACCAGTAAATCCACCAATTCTATATTTTGGTCCCATATAAGAACCATAAAGAAGTAGTGAATATCCATCAGTAGTGTCTAATCTCATTCTAACATACTTAGTATCACTCCAAACACCAGTTGGAATCCACTTCCAATTACCAGACATACCCATAAAAACAGATATTTTATGAATTTCAGAACCATTATAAAATCTAATAATTAACTCTTTACCAAAAGATTCAGCATCAACTTTGAATTCATTAAGTAGTTGAAATTGTTCAGGGTTATTACCTTTTAGGACATGAAATGATTTATTGAAAGTCTTTTGTTTTACATTCTGATTAATATAATCAGCCATGATTTTTAATTCTGCTAGTTCAGGCATAGATTCAATTTTAATTCTCTTAAAATTGTTCTATAAAAATCATGTGATTTTGTTGATGAAAAGAAATCTTTTGGAGTATATTTTAGTAATTTTCTAAAATCATTTTGGTCATATATTTTATATAAGCCATTAAGACATTGGGTAAATAAAACCATATCAGCTCTTTCACTCCATTCATTTCCAAAACCATATTTCGTTAGAGTATCATTCATTTTCTTAAATGAAGGATTTTCCATAAATGAATTAAAACTTTTATTCAATCTAATATCATTATCATCTATGAGAAGATCATAAACACTTTGAGTACATTCTAATAATTCTAAATCAGTCATTACATTTCTTTTTAACCCATTTAACTAAAATGTCACCATGGCAAGATTTCCCACCACCTCCTAAATTTTTACACCAACATCCAAGTGTTTTATCTTTTAGTTCGTGTAAATCATTCATTAATTCTTTATTTGAGAGTAAATACTCTTCATAAGCATCTACAATTATTTTTCGCGGAGTTCCCTCTGGAAAAGACTCACGCAATTCTTTAGGGTAAGCCCATTTATTATACTTACCATTTGGAAGGCGACCAATATAAATATCAAAGTGTTCTTTCTTAAAATGAACTACTCTGACTTTATGGTCATATTTAGGTTTACCCTTAAAACTATCAAAAAAATCATTCATTGGTAAAAATTTTACGGTAAACTATTGAAAATGTTTATCATATATACATAAATAATATGAATAATTTATGTTAAACTATCACGAAATAAAAGAAGAAGAATCGGAAAAAACTAAAAACTATTCTGATAAAAGTCTAAATAGATATATTAAAGGTCATAAATTTTTAAGAGGACTTTACTCTGAGTTATTTTTTTGGATAATCTCTTTAATTCCTTTTTTTATTTTTCCTTTACTTATTGGACCGACTCTTAATGTTTATTTGATATATCTTGTTGTTCATTTCTTTTTTTGGTCATTATGTGGTAAAAAGAAATACCACGAAATGTGTGATAAAGATATAGAAGAACTTAATCTAACCATAGAAGTTTTAGAAGACATTCAAAAGGAAAGATAAAAATTATTTTTGATACCTATAAGTCAAATCTTATACACTGGTCAGTGATATATTTAGAGTGTTCTAATTGTAAGTGAGTTGCCAAACCAACAGTGATGTGATAACCAAAATAAGGATCTCCCAAACCCATAACGGTTCTAATGTTCTGAGCATCTAAAGATTCAGCTCTCAACCACCAGTGACCTTTTTTATTAGATCTAATAAAAAAAGGATCATAGTTTACAGTTATTTCCTTACCATCAAATAAATCTCTTGCTTTGAGATAAACATCATCATCGACAATATCATTGATAAAAGTTAAGTGAGTTCCTCTTAATGGTTTATTCAAAAACAAATTAAATCTCTTTTGTAAGAACCAAGAGTAGTAGGCGTAGATATCACAATCAAATTTTACAATAGCAACTTTTTTCCACGTAGATTGAGCATTGTGTTTTTTAGTCACATTGATTGGATCAAATACTATTTTACCTTTTATCTCGAACATAAGGCAAAGATAAGCAATTTTTTTAATATATAGTTTATGAGTTCAAAAAAAGATAACAAATTAGTAAAAAGTTTAGTCAAAGAAAGAATAATGACTAAAATTTGTAAAGAAAGAGGTTGGAATATAAATGAATTAACAACCGGTCAAATGCTTTTTATCCTAAATCAACCAGAAGTAAAAAATTCTAAATAAAACCCTTTAAGTGGTCTGCTGGAATTTGTTTCAAATCTTCAATATAATCTATTAACTCAGAACGACTTGCAATAAAGTGATACTCACCTGAACAACTTGCTCCATGTAGATTCTGACCATCCCAAGTAAAGTCCGCATATTCATATGACATACCACCAGAGGTCATCCAATTTACGATAGTTTCTTTTTCAACCTCAATTTGTTGGTCTGAAATCATCATTTTTGATGTTTTACCTTCCCAACTAACCCAAGTGAAATTATGTGTTTGGAAATTTTGATTTGGATCTGTTTCCCAATCATCATCATCATCATCATGAAAATCATCGTGATGATAACCTGGTTCTTTTACGATACTTAAAGCCTCCCAATCTACTTTACACACAGCTTCACAAAGTTTTTCTAAATGTTTTATGTCTTGTCTTTCAGAAGTAGAGTGCTCATTGTAGTATCCTACCGAAATATTAGTACATTCTGAAATTAAACTAGTGAATTGAGCAGAGTCAGTGTAAATTCCAGTTGGATCTGGTTTAAAATTAAAAGACTTTTCGACATTATTTAATCTTTTTGATAAATCTTTAGCAAATTCTAAAGAACAACAAACACCATACAACTGTTCAGTAATTACTGAGTCAGTTCCTCTACGGTCAAATGATATACATTTTGTTATATAACTCGACTCTGGTCTACTATTCCAAACTTTTGATAGTCTACTTGAACCAACACATCCTCTTTCTTCACCGATGAAAAAGTAATAAAGCCCAGGTATTTCCTTTTCTATCATATAAAGCATCACCGTCATACCTGCTTTATCATCAGCTCCAAGAATTGATGTTCCATCAGTTCTAATGATATCACCATCTATTACATGTTTTACTTTTTCTTGTTTACGGTCTGCAGTATCAAGGTGGCTAGTAAACATAGTAGTAGGATTAACACCGATTTCAATAAAATAATTACCAGATCCATCTTCTTTAAAGCCGTTAGGTAAATGATTTTTTAATTGTGCCTCTGTTCCGTGTGGATAGGTCTTTGAAGTAAGTTTTAGAAACTTCTTTTTTACATTCATTTTTACAAATTTTAATAAATTTAACAAATATTTTACTCATCACCAAATAAATGCTCTAATTTCTTATCTCTTATATAAGCTTTTTTAAGTGAATCAATTGTTGCTGTATTTTTATTAATTCTATCAGTCAGCCAATTATCAGTTTTGTGTAGTTCTTTATACTCTGTTTGAAGTAAAAAATCATTAACATCATCTGTTGTTTTATACTGAAACTCTTTAGCAACTATTATAAAATTCTGCGAAAGGTTAACAATTTCGTTTAAGTAATTAGACCAATTCATTTTTTTTATACTCCAAAAGTCAAATACTATTAAATCAACTCTAAATAAATTAGATTTATCTAAAATTTTATCTTTAAACTCATCAATATTATTAAACTCTATTTTATTATCTAAATAATGATACAAACAAATATCGTGAACTTTACTTGAACCAGTAGGTTTTGGTGGAGTAAAAAGAACATAGTTGTGACCAGCTAAATCCAAAAACTTAACGATATCACTGACACCAAAAGCTACTGATGATTTATCACCGGTAAAATAATTATATTTCTTTAGGTCTATCATAAATATTCTTTTTAGTTACATCTACCAAAAAATTATTAGAATGTAAAAATCTTCTACCAATTAGAAGTGAAAACTTCATACTTTTTCTATTAGTCAAAGAAACAAATATTTTATACTTCTTTTTACCTAATTGAATTTTTAAATTAACTCCAAATCTCTTTTGAACCTTACCATTTGAGCTTTTTACTTCTACTTCAGACCATTTATGAAAAATATAAGTATTGTTTTTAATTCTAATTTGTAATCCAGATTCTATAATCTTTACTTCATCTACATGAAGAGCAGCATTAAAAGCACCGGTATCAATTTTCGCAGTGATTAGTCCTTCATTTAAAGAAGAAAATGCAATTTTTTCAGATCTACCTATTTTTTTCAATTAGAGAGGTTTTAGGATTATATATAAATACAATATAAAAAGTTGATAAATTCAAAATGAATAAGGCAAATACTATCTTTGGTCACAAAAACAAAGAAAAATGGAGACCAAAGGCCCCTGAACCTAAAGTTATTAAAAGATCCACACAATCTATTATAAACGCGACAATAAATCAAACAATTGATAAAAAGAAAATAGATGTTATAATAACATCTGTTAACTATAATGACTTTTTGATATTATCATTAGAAAATAATACAAAATATTTTGAGAACATCACAGTAGTTACATCAAATGATGATATCATATGTCAAAATATTTGTAAAAGTTATGGAGTAAAATGTATAACAACTGATGTTTTTTATGAAGATGGTTTTAAATTCAATAAAGGAAAGGCGATAAATGTTGGCATCGAGTCACTTACTAACCCTGAATTTATATTAATATTAGATGCTGATATAATTGTGACAAATAAAATTGAACTAACTAATTTAGAATCCGATACATTATACACATCAGATAGATGGATCTGTTATAACCATTTTCAATATGAAAAATGGAAAAAAGGCGAAACACCGGTAAATAATTTACCAAAATATGAAAGAGACAACGGATATGGATTTTTTCAACTTTTTAACTTTAATAATACAATGGAATCAAAATGGTATCCAAGTGAACTAGAAAACTCAAGTCATCCTGATTTGAAATTCAGTAGTTATTTTCCAAAAAAACAAACTATAAGTGTTGATATAATTCACTTAGGAGATGTTAAAAAAAATTGGAATGGAAGAACATCAGAAAATTTTATTACTGATAATTTATTCACTGAAATATTAAATAATATAAAGAAAATAGTTATATACAAAGAGAAAAATCTAATTGACCTATTGAATAACATTAAACACGAAAGTAATAATTTAAATTTTGATTTAAATTTTGATGAAAAATCAAAAGATGTTTTTATAATTCATGTTTCGTCTATTTATAGAGCAAAAGATGATGATTCAATTAGAAGAAATGAGTTTGCTCAAAAAACATGGTTGAGTTTTTATGAATCAGGAAACGTTATTCCTGCTATGGTATATGATGATAATGACGAATTACCAAAAATAAAAGATATATTTGAATGGGGATATAAATTTTGTAAAAGTGATGATGATATAATTCTTTATACAAACTCGGATATATGTATAACTGAGGATGCTTATAATAAGATATTAGAATCTTGTAAAAGATATCAATGTACTTTTTCATTTAGAAAAGACTTTGGTAAATTAGAAGAAATTAAAACACCATCAGAAGTATCTAAATCATTATTTTCAAATGGAAGTCGAAATCCTGAAGGAGCTGATATTTTCGCAGTGACTAAAAGATGGTGGTTAGAATGGAGAGATTATCTACCAGACAATCAAACAATTGGTAGACCAACTTGGGATTGGATTTTTAGAATAACTATGGGTGTTAGTTTAGAAGGAGATATAACATTTAGAAAAAAATTTGAGGATCAAGGTAGAGTTTGTGAGACACCAAATATTTCATATCATGAAACACACGAATCATTTTGGAATAGATCATTATTAGAAAAATCTAATATATCAAATACAAAAATCGCATATGATTGGATGATTGAGAAATCAAATAATAAATTTACCGGTAAGAAATACTTTGAAAAAACTTACGGTGAATATATAAAATAATTAATAAAATTATGTATAATTTAGTTAGCGCAGTTAGATTTGAGGAAAGCGGATTTCCTTGCACAAAACAACATTTAGATAATCAAAAATGGGCTCAAGATAGTTGGGCTTTATTAGGATTAAAATGGACAAGTTTAGCCAGAGTTGGTCATATTTACTGTCATGAATTAGTTGAAGAACTGATAAAACATGATGTAGGAGCACATATGGATTCGGATATAATACTAACCGAACCAATTCTTAAAGTTTTTGAATTTATTAAAAGTAAAAAAGAGCCAGCATGGGCAACTTCACATAGATACTGTTTTGATGAATTAAACTATCCAAATTTTATTGAAAATTCAGAGATTACATCACCATATGGTGTTAGTATTTTTATAGGAAATAAATTATTTTGGGAAGAATGGTTAGAAAAAATGCCAAAAAATCTCAGTAGATTTGGAATCACTGACGATCAAGGTTTATTGTCATTTGGTAATTCTTATCACTGGGAAAATAGTTGGAATTTTACCGACTTAAAATGTGTATTCCATCCAAATCACGAAGGTAGAGCTGAAAATAGAAATTCTTTTAACAAAGATGTTGAAATGGACGTCACTCACGCTGGTTTACCACAAAAAAAATTAGAATTATAATGAAAAAAATATTTATTGATTGCGGAACTCACCTATGTGAAGGATTAAATGAGTTCATAAGTAATGGAATTATTGATGATAATTTCAAAATTTACACATTTGAAGCAAATCCAGAATGTAACATACTTGAGAGAGTTAAAAGTATACCATTTGAAATAGAAGCTCATAACAAAGCCGTATGGATTAAAAACGGTAAAGTAATATTTAATCAGGAAAATCATAAAAAAACAAAAAGTGGGTCACCAAATGACGGTGTTTCTGATATTGATGGTTGGTGCTCATCTATTGATAATATAGGAAATGAATATATGGATGAAAGATCCGAAAACAAAATAGAAGTTGATTGTATCGATTTTGGTGAATTTATAAAAAGTTTACCAGATACTCAAATTATATGCAAAATGGATATCGAAGGAGCTGAGTTTGATGTACTTAGACATATTCTAAATGATGGTTCGATAAATAAACTATCAGAAATATATGTAGAGTTCCACGATAGATATATGCCAAAAGAAACACATGAATCAAAAATGGAACTTATTAGAAAAATAGAAGAACTTGGTGTAAAAATAAACTTTTGGGCATGATAGACATATTTTACAAATCATATGCAAAAGATTTTGAGTGGTTATATTACTCATTAAAATCAATAAAAAAGTATCTAACTGGTTATAATAAAATAATAATAATTATACCCGAAAAAGAAAAAGAATTATTAAATTATGACTTAATAAACGAACTAAATTGTGAAGTTTATTTTGTAAATGAATATGGTAATGGTTACATATATCAACAGTTTATAAAAATGACTGCTCATAAATATTGTAAATCGAAATTTATATTATATTCAGATTCTGATTTAATTTTTAATAAAGAAATAGATTTACAAAATTTAATAGATGATGATAAACCTGAAATATTATATACAGATTACTCAAAAGTAGGGGATGCCATTTGTTGGAAAGAAGTTACTGAGAAATTTATAGGAAGAGAATTAGATTATGAATTTATGCGAAGATTGCCTTTAATTTATCATAGAAGTACAATTGAAAAAATCAATGAAGAATATGATATCGAAGATACTATAATGAATAAGTTTAGTAAGAAATTTTCAGAATTTAACGCAATTGGTGCTTGGTTATTTTATAATGAACCAGATAATTATAAACTCACAAATACAGATAGTTACTCTTATGAGCCACCAATAGGTAAACAATATTGGTCATACGGTGGATTAACAGATGAAATTAAAAATGAAATAGAAAAATGGATATAATATCATCATTTCAAAGAAGCGGACAACATTTAGATGAATCAATATTTATATACTTAACAGAAAAACAAGAAGTTGAATGGTCATATTGTAACTTTTATAATTGTTGCAATTCTGCAACCTGTAAAGAAGGAAGTATTGTGTCAAAAAATCATGACTTTGATTTACAATTACCTATAGATAACGACTTAAAAAAGTTAAAATAATTATGGAGATATTTACTACAATAAATCCAAATGATCTCAGTAACACTCAATTAAATGCTATATCTTCTTGGACTAAAAAATATAAAGTCTATTCAGTAAATAGAAAAGAAGAGATTGAAAGAATAAAAGATATCTATAAAAATGTAAATTTTATAGAAACTGATGATACATATTTATACAAAAATAAAAAACTAATAAAATTAAACTCTATATTAGATTCCATTGAAAAAGTATCAAATGGAGTATCAGCAATAATAAACTCCGATATAATTTTGACCGATGAATTAGATATAAATATTAAAAATAGATATCTAATAAACGGAATTTTTATAGGAACTAGATATGAGTTAGACAATGGTGAAAAATATCCGTTTATATACGGATATGATATTTTTATATTTAACTCAAAATATGCCTCTTTATTTAAAAATGAAAAATATGTAATTGGAATGCCTTGGTGGGATTACTGGATTCCTATTTGTGCCTTAAAAAATAGACTAAATGTATATCACATAAAAGATGAAATTATATACCACAAAACACACAAAACAAATTATGAACACAAAATATGGTTAGAATTTGGAAGACATTTATATAATGATATAATAGTAGACACATTAGACTCTGATAAAATATTACCATTATCTAAATTCTACAAAGGTGAAGAGAATGAACCAATAGAAGTTAAAAAGTTCATAGAATCAAAACAAATCAATATATCAGTAGTATAAATAAAAAATAATTATTTTTAATGAATAATGGACATTCTTTCACTTATATCATCGGTTACAGACATAAACCAGACCGACTACAAAATCTTAGAAGAGTATTAGACTGGATTAACGGATTCCAGGGAGTAGACGTAATCGTAGTTGAACAAGATACTCACTCAAAAATTTCTCATTTAAGCCTTAGATGTAGACATCTTTTCTTAAAATCAGACAAACCTTATAACAAATCTTGGAGTTTTAACTATGCAACTAAAATGGCAAAATCAGATATTATTGTTTTTGCAGACTCTGATTTAATTATGCATCCAAATCAATTAATTGATGCCCTAAAACAAATCGAAACACACGATATGGTTAACCCATACAAATCAGTAGTAGACTTGGAATCAAATGAGGCTAATCTTCAATTAGAACAGATTATACAAATCAACCGACCAGGTAGAGGAGAAACTGATCATCAAAAAGTTCCAATTTGTGGCGGAATTTGTATCTTTAGAAGAGAAACAATAAACAAGATTGCCGGATGGAATGAAAACTTTATTGGTTGGGGTGCAGAAGACGATTTTGTTTCACTTAAAGTTCAACAATTTTTAAATTGGAAACAAATGGATTATAGATGTTATCATCTTTTTCATAATAGAGAACAACCAAATATGAATGAGTATCAAAAAAATCTGAATCTTCTTCAACAGTTAGTAAAACTATCAAAAGACGACCTTTGGAAGATTAGTCACAGAGACGTTCCAAAAAATGGACTAAAGAATAAATACGAAATTTAAACAATAAATAAAAACTTTTCTATAACAAGAAAAGTTTTTTTGTTTTATGAAACAACCAAGTAAGAAAGATATAATGAAAAAGTGGTCTAATATTTTAGGCTCTATGGGTATGACTGGATCAAAAGCTGACTGGATGTCTCAGTATGCCAATGCTCATATAGATAATGAAACACAACAAAATAACATAGGAAAAATGGGTAATAAGTATATAAGCCCAGGTGTTTATATAAGAGATGTTGATTCTTCCATTTATACACCACCAAAAAATTATAGAAGAATAAAAAAAATACTTAGAATTTTTTTAAAAAAGTAAACTATTATTTTGAACAAAAAACAAACATTTAGATATATAATATAATAATTATGCTGAAAAGACTTAAACTTTTTTTTCTTTGGAGAAAAACCATTAAAGAATCTAAATTTGAATTACAACAAAAATTCAATTTAAGAATAGATTCTGCACAAAGATTATACACTGTGATTAATGTCCCAGAGGAATTAATTGGTGAAGCCTATGCTCTTAAAAAACAAGACATAGACAGAATATCAGAAACATATATTAGAGGATTTAGTGGAGAATTAACTCAAACACTAAACGAAAGGGGACTTCAAGAACTTTTTAGAGTTTATGAAATTAGAAAAGTAGAGAAATATTCATATTTATTGGTAATTGGATTTTCACTTTTCGAAAGTCAAAGATATTATAACACAGTTTATTATATTGTAACACCTTTACTTATATTAACTTCTATTATATTTTCATTGATTTTCTTTCTTTAATTAAACTTTTACAGCATTTTTATTTATAAAATAAAAAAGATTAATATGGATAGATTTTATGAGTTGTCACAAGACACAATTGATGATTTTTTTAACGTTTTTAATAAAAAATCATTTCCTATAGCAATTAAATTTCAATTTATTGGAGATTCAAAACAAAAGAATTTAATAAAAATTGCTAAAATCGCAGATGATATTTCTTTTATTCTACAAAAAGAATTAAAAGTGAGCATCAACGAAGATTTGTTAAATACTTATGATGAAGAATCAGCTACGATTTTATTCGAACAAGAAATTGACAAAGTTAACATCAATCTGGATTCAGGAAAAATCAAACTTGTAAAAACAGACTTAAACACATTCTCTTCTCTTGTAAACAAATATGGCGTAGAAAAGGTAGCAAGAGCTAACAAAGTAGAAGAGTTATATCAGGAGCAACAAAAAGACGCAAAAAACGAAGAATTTATTATATGATTATGGAAACAACAAAACTAGGAATGAATTACATCACAGCTTTAAGAAAAAAATACGAAGCTGAGATGGCAGAAGCAAAAGCAAATTTAGCACTTTATGTAAACAATTTAGTAGCTATCGGAGAACACTCTGACTTAATGGAAGAGCATGATAAGTGGATTGAAAAATACACTAACTCAAAAGATAAACTAGAAACTTTAAATGAGCTTTTTGGCTCACAAGAAGAAATTATTAAAGGTTAATAAAAAATAAAATAAAAGAAATGACAAGAAAAATTGAAACTAACGTTGTTAAACCAGAAACTAAATTTGAATATTTAGGAACTGAATACTCACACATCAACAATGAGAATGAAGTATCATTGGATTCTAAAATTGAGGAAATAAATCAATTTATGAAAAATGAATCAGGTAAAGGAAAAACTCCTCAAGAACAAGACTCACTTTATGCTGAATCTCAAAAAATTTGGAAAGAATTCATTGACACTTTAGAAGGAACTAAATACAACTTCTATCTAAATAAAGACCAATGGAAATTTTTAACTGATTTAATTTATTCTAAATTAGAATATGATGTAAATACTGTGTTTTTTGCAATTGAGTTAAACAAAGTTTTAACGGAAATTAAATCATCAAAATTCACTAATCAGGAAGTTCTACCTTTTGCAGTGACAGCTACCGAAGTTACTTATATCTATCACTTGATTCAAAATCACAAAGTAAAAGGACTTGGAAAAGATTCTACTTTATTCTCTCAGATACTAATGACGATTGGAGCTATTAGTAAAATCTTCAACTACTATGACGCCACTGGTAAGAATTTATCAAAAGATATTCAAGATTGGGTTCTTACTTTCGAGGAAGGTGTATTTCTTGAAGGAACTGTTCCAGCTCAATTCCCACAACCAACTGAATAATATAATTCAATAAATTAAAAACCCTCTCAAAGAGGGTTTTTTTATGATTAATAAACAGGTGTTATAGGAACAAATGGTCCTAATTTATCGATAGGTCTATAAGGCTCAGTAATATCTTTAGTTCCTTTTAAATAGTAATTCTTTTTATCCGAAAAAACAACCCCATAACCACTATGCGAAGTTACCTCAATAGTAATAAACGGATCTATGTTTGAATCAACCGTAAAGTTAAAAGGTAATAGATTAGTTCCTTTTCTTTGTTCTGTTATTATCTGAACTGGTTCATAATCAAGTAATCTCCACTCTGTTATTTTTAACCAACTTTGTGGAAAGAATGATGGAGCTGATGTAGATTGACCACCTAAACCCGAAAAGACATAAAACTCTCTGTTATACTCAACAACATCGGAAACTTTATATTTAGAACTTGGTTGCCAATATAAAACATTTTCATATTTTCTTGGATTGTTTAGTTTATTGTTATCTTTAGTTGATTCATATAGTTTATCATAATAGATAACTTTATCTCCTTCTTCATATGTGACATAAGGAGCCCATTCTTTATAAGTTTTATAAGTTCTAATTTTCACATCAAAGATATCAGGAGAAACTAATTTATCAGCATATTCATAATAAGGTCTGGGTTTTCTTAATAACTCACCACTACCATTTACAATTTGATTAGGATTGTAATCAGCTCCTAAATCTTCGATTATGCTATAAAAATCTAAAACACAATTATAAACAGTAGATCCACTATTAACCGGAGAAAGATAAACTTCATTCATTTTAAAGGTAACCGGTGTCATCTGTTCCTTAATATTAATCACTCTACAATCATAAACATTATGTGTTAAGTTCTGAGCCGTTTCGGTATAAGCGTTTCCAGTAATATCTAAAATTTTATGAGTCATCGGTATGATGTTTCTCTTTAACCAGTATTTTAAACCCTGTAATTTAATTATAACCTCTTCTAATGAGTAATTTAATATGTAATTACCTTCTTTATCGGTTATAAAATAAGTTAGGTTAAAAGAATTAGTAGCCTTAAACTTATCACTTGTTAAATACTCACTTGTGATATAATCTTTTTCAGACCATCCTTTTACAGTATTATCAAAAATATCAGGTATCTCAATCTTAAAAAGTTGTCTACCTCTATTAGTAAATGTAGTTCTACCACTACTTAAGACTCTACCACCAGTGCTAATAGTAAGACTTCTATTTTGTAGACCCTCTACTTGCTCATAGTATTCGTTTAACTGTAAATCATTATAACCAAAGTAATTAATAGCATTAATAATTGATTTATAAGCCCCGACATAAGGATAAATGACATCTTTAGTCATCAACATCTCTTTTCTTTTCATGTTTAAGTAAGTCCAATCAACTCCACCTTCGTTTATATCATATTCTTTAAATATAAATACTTCATTAGGGCTTATTAATTTACCAACATTATTTAATTCGATTTTATATCTTATATCTTCATCCTCAGTTTCACCATAAGTTAAGAATCTACCTATCTCTCTATCTCTAACTCTGAAAGTCGATTTTAAATAAGTCGTTTTACCAGCTTTCGGATAGTCTACTAGTTTTGTATTCTCAGTAGCTAAAAAGTCAAAATTAGGACTAAAGAAATCCACAATCAATTGTTTAGTATAAACTTCTCTAATTTTTACAAAGAGTCCATTATTTTCTGAAATATATTGACCAAACTGATTAGTTGTATCTTTTATATACATAACAATATGTTGGCCGATTTTTAAGCCTCTACCAGTAAAATTCTCAGTAGATGTTTCATTTATCATTATTCTACCCCTTTTGTCACCATCCGGATCTAAAGTTTCGAAAGTTATATTAGTTATAGAAGATGATAAAATATCAAATTCAATTTCTTCTTTTTTGTAAAGTTGAAGAACAGATCTTAAAGCACCTTCTTCTTCGGATCTAAAACCTAAGAAAAGTTCTAAAGATGATGCTTCAACCGTTACATCATCAGAATCATCAATATAACTAAGTGTATATTCGATTTTATCAAAAACAGTTTGTTGATATTCTTCAAAAGAAACTTTATCTAATTCTCTATTAGGCTTTTTGTTAAGATAAATATTTGTTAGTGGTTTAACTCCAGTATAAGCATAATCTCCAGTTGACTCCAGTTGTTCACCAGAGAAGTCATACATAAAAAACTGTGGTGTTTGGTCAGTCATGAACTTCCAATAATACTTGACAGCAACATCTCCTTCAAAATTTTCTCTCGGTCTTCTAAAGTAATCTCTTGTTTTCAACCACACACTCTCTCTTGGAGTATAATCCGGATCTAAAGTTCCATAATTATTTTCAGCAATTTGAGAGAATGTGCTAGCAACCTGAGTTATAATTTGATTAATTTCTACCTCAATTTCAACAAATGAGTTATTTGAAGGCTGATAACTCCACATAGATTTTCTCTCAGGGTTATAAATAATTCTACCAGCTTGTGCAGAAATGGTAATTTGGTCTTTAATTTGACCAGTTTCTGACGAAATAATTACAATTTTTGTAATACCTGGTCCTTGAACACTCATATAAACATCATTATCAAATTGACTCATACCTAAATAACCATATAAAGAAGATGGATATCCTAATGTTGTGAAACTCGTAGTCCCAAGGTCCAAAACTGTAAAATCACTATTTGAATCCGATATGTTTATTTGTGATGAATAATTATTAAAAATTATATCCGCAAACGGTTGAGTAGCGATTCCACTAATTTGCTCATAAGCATCATTGTCAATTTTCCAAAGACTAGCAGAACCATAAACATAAATAGCCTCATACACAGGGTCATAGAATATACTATGAGTCAATCCCGGTATATCATAACTTGTATTTTGAATTGTCTGATTTGGATTGGCCAAAAAGTTTTGAACAACACCGCCATTGATTCTAATAACCTCATTTAAACCAGTTGGGTTACCTTGAGTTGTGACATACATATCACCTTCAAAATCATTGAAAACCATTGCTCCAGTTCTTGTAGCCAAAGGTGGGAAGTTGGAGGTAGAAGTATTTAAAGTAACAGAAGGAGAAGACGTTAAATTATCAAACTCCCAAATATCAACTCTAGCGACATTATCATAAGAAACATAAACATCACCATTAACTGGGTTAATCTCCATATCAAAAGCGTTATAAGACAAACTAGGAAATGTTATGTTGGAAATTAATGAGTTACTAGTAGGATCAACCACAAACATCTTTTTCTTAGATAAGAGATATAAATAATTGTTTGTGGTATTGAACTCCATTTCAATACTTTGAGTGTTACCAGGAAGAGATACCGTAGCATTTAATGTTCCGAAATAAGCATCCACTGAAACTAAATAATCACCAAAAGCATATATTGAATTACTTAACTCTAAATACTCAATATCAACTATACCAGGATATCCCTGATAGTAATTAGTTGTATAAACGTTAAATGTGCTAATGAAAATACTAAAACTCGGATCAAACATTGGTGGATAAAATGGACCCATTACACTTGATGTTGGTGTAATTGGAACTATACAACTTGATTGACTAAAACCAGAATCATAACCAGTAATTTGAAACGGTGACACTAAACAAGGATTAGCAGTTAATCCCCAGAATGGACCTTGGTAACTCAAATTCAAAGATTTCGGATCGAGATTTAATATAACAAAGTCTTGATTAACATAAGTATAAAAAGTATTGTTAATCGTAAGGGCCATACCTGTGGCAAAACCAGCGTCTTCAAAACTAAAAGTAGATGACGCGGGTAGTTTTATCTCATTTGAAGCCACTAAAACACCAGGATTTCCTGTTAGATTTTCTTGAATTGTATAATCAGGAAGACCAGGTAAAGATACTTTACCAGTCGTTATAGTATAATCTAAATTAAGTCCAGCGGCCGACAATCTCGGACCTGGATCTAAAAGGTCAAATTTAAGTATAGTATTATAAGCTTTTACTTGAACCGAGTGTAAATCAGATACAGTATCTGAATATAAAGTTTCCCAATCTAACAAGGCTTGTGAAACAGAAGGAGTAGCACCAACTGTAGAAACAGTCAATCCATAGTCATCACCATCAATATTGATGTTTAAATACGTTCCTATATTTGTGAAAAGAACTTTAGAATGTTCTAAAAAATAAAAAGCGGTAGTTCCAACTAAAATATCATTTACTTGAACATCAACATTTGGATATTGAGACTTAATAACTATCGAATTATAAAAAACTGATGTAAAAGATCCGGTATATTTTAATTCAACCAATACACCTAAAGCCATCAAATCTATATACCATCTTTTCAACCAATTTCTTAGAGTCTTATCAATACTTCTTTCCATATCTATGTAAGATCCAGAATAAACCAATACAGCCTCTTCATCATATACCTGATTATTAATAACCACTTTAAAACCAAAGTCATCTATATCAGTAAATACGATAACATATTTTTTATTTTCTGAATAGTTATAATTTAGTTCTTGATTTAATTTTTCCGTGACTCCAACTATTCTTTCCACTGTTTGATCTACACCACCTATAGAGTAGGTTGGTCCAATATCAGTATGATAAAAATTAACTACTGCGTATTTAGATGGATATTTTAAATCAGCCCTTAACTTTTTATTAGAGTAATAAAGATCAATATTAAATATTTCTAAACTTGATTTGAACTTTTGAGCAAATGAAGCTAGAGTTGTTTCAGCTGAATAAGTCCAACCATAAGTATAATAGTATCTATCAGATGTTAAAAATAATTGAGCGCTTAAAAAATCTTCAAATGCAAAGTTATTCTCAACACCAACATAAGTAGGGTTTGCCCAATAATCAGTATTTTCAGGTATTATATTAGATGTTGCTAAATTACTTATACTTTGAGTATAAGCGACTACACATTGGTATATCTTACCATTCCAAATAACCTGATCTTCTACATTAAAAGCAGTAGTTGAAGTAATCTCTCTAAATTCTTGTATAGCAGCCACTTTGTAGAAATTTGTAGCTGATGATTGACTCGCGACAATTCTAAATTCAGTTCCCGGTTTTAAACCCTGTGGATATCTTAGAAGTTCTTTGATTTCTATTCTGTTACCATTAAGTGTCATACCACCCTGATAAACCAAAGGAACGTCAGTTCTTGTAAGAACCTCCATTATCAAATTTGTATCCAAAGGTAGATCATTTCTATCTAAAGAATATTCAAAATGTGTTAGATCATTAAAATTTGAACTTGTGACTGTTATGATTCCATCATTTTTATCACTACCCACTATATTTAATTTTCTACCATAGTAATATTCATCAAAAAATTCTCTTTCGTTCCATAATGAAAGTTTTGGTATATAATTAGAATCTCTGTAATCATAAACACCAAAAGCATTAACACCAGAAATAGTAATATCAATATAATTTTCAGGTTCTATATAAGTGGATTGATATTGAGCCTCAAAAGTAGCATTATCCATCATGGAAACTACCATTATTTTACTACCACCAGTTGAAATCACAGTATAAACCTGATTTGTATTATTAAACTCCAAAAATGTAGTATCAAACTTAATTAAAGTTCCAATTGGAAACTTTGTTTCAAACCCATCACCATAAATCCACTTAGTATAGAAAGCAGGATCATTGTTTACTGGCTCTATTTTACTTACTCTTTCTTCAACTAAAGTCTTAGAACCATAAAAATGAAATCCCTTTTCATTAAATAGTTGAAATTTTTTAGTGGTCAATTCACCAGGTAACTCATATTCAAAAGAAGGTATATTTTCTAAGGTATAGACAGCTGCTGTTTTGTAAGTATCTGTAGAATTTTTGTGAAACAGTATATCACCTTCAAAACGATCAGTGGTTTCATTGTATTTAAAATTTAAATAATCACCCTCTTTGTTGAAGAAGAACAGTTTTTTGTGATTTGACATCTATTAATATGACTTTTGAGTATATATTAATTTTACATTTCTCAATCAAAGAAAATAATATATAAGATATGGGTAAAATTAACAATTATGATGATTTTCTAAATGAAGAATTCTTCAGAAAGATTTTTAAAAAAGGAAAACAACCACAAAAGTCACAAATTGACTCATGTGTTGCGGAAATATTAGATTTTCTAAATGAAAACGGTATTTATACTTGGGATGATTTTCTTTATTCTAAAAAAGCTGATAAATATATTATAAATAAGATAATTGACACATCTACTAAAAACATGAAAGAACTAGAAGAGGTGAGATTTAAATTAAGACTTGAATTATCAAGTAGACAACAATTAAAAGACTATTTAAAAGAGCTTGAATCAAATGAAGAATATGAAAAATGTGCTTTAATAGTTAAAAAACTAAGTAACTAAAAAATAACTAAATATATGAAGGTTAAAAAATTTAACGATAAGAAGAAAGAAGAAGGAAAAGATATTCTTTTCAGTGCTAAATCTTTAGAAAAAGATAAAGAAGAAAAACCATCTTTTAAAACATCAGTAGATGACCAAGAAAAAGTCGAGAAAGAATTCAAAAAAGAATTAGATAAGATTGAAAAATTTGAATCCTTTATTACAATAAGTATAACAAATGACGATGACGATTTAGGAATCTTAGATGACTTTGGTAGACCAACCGATGAATACGAAGTTGATAAAAAATCAAGTATAGAACTCAGAGGTGTTGATTTTTTAGAAGATGAGATTGATAGCGATTACCAAGAAAGCGAAATGTCAGGATGTGGATGTTGTGGTAACTGTTCTGGAGAACAAGATTGCGAATGTGGATGTGAAAATTGCAAATGTTCGCCTGATGAGAATATACAAAGAGCTTCTGATTTTATCAATTCTCTTTTTTCAGAAAATCTTAAATACCATTTAGATAATAATAAACCTATTACTGAAAATATATTTAGACCAGGTTCTGAATCTTTTTATGATGTTATTAAAGAAGCTCGTAAATTATTTGATTTAGGAAGAGTTAAGTTATGTGATATTGACAAAGAAATTTATGAATCAACTGAAATTGGAAAATTTGGATATTTCAATGGTGAACTGGTTCCTTTAGATTTACCAATGGAAAACATTGAATCTATACAAGAAGCAGAATACAAAGGTAAAGAAGTTGAATTAAATCATCCAATGAGAAATACAAAATCAGGTAAGAAATACTATGTATATGTTAAGAATCCTAAGACTAAAAAAACAATTCGTGTGAATTTTGGAGATGTTAAAGGAGGTTTAACTGCTAAAGTTAGTGATCCAGAAGCTAGAAAGAATTTCGCTTCAAGACATAAATGTTCAACTAAAAAAGATAAAACTAAAGCAGGTTACTGGGCTTGTAGACTAAACAAATACGGTCATTTGTTTGGAGGCAAAACTTATCCGGGATTCTGGTAAAAAATTATATAACTATGAAACATTTAAAAACATATCAAATATTTGAATCGGCTAACAAAAAATTCATCACTGACTTTCTGCTTGATTTTGGCATGTTAATAACGATGGGCTTCTCACAAATAACTAAAAGAGGAGTTAATCAAAAATCAACTAATGAATTAACTGATATGATGAAAAGACTTAGAGAACCTCTTATAAATGGAAAAACCTATACTCAAATAATTGATGATATTAGTTTATTATACAATAATCCTAAGTTGTTATCAGCACTGATGGGACAAATAAGAGAACTTTTATTATATATTGAACCAAGAGTCAAAAACTATGTAGAAGAATGTGATGTTAAAGATAATTGGTTGGGTAAAATTGATAAATTCAAAGAAAGATATAAACAGATAGTAAGTTAATGTTACCATTTCAAGAAACTAAATTAAGTGATAATGAATTTATCAGAGAATTCAAACAAGATACTGATTCTGGAGAGATGGTTTGGCACCGTGATAGAGAAGATAGAATAATCGAATCTATTGGTGAAACAGATTGGCTAATTCAAATTGATAATGAATTACCAAAAGTAATAGAAGGTGAAGTGTTTATACCAATGGGTGCTTACCATAGGCTAATAAAAGGAACAGGTGATTTAAAAATCAATCTAACAAAACTGGTAAATTAAATCTATTTTCAATAAATTTATTTAATTCAATACATTTTTCAAATTCATCAATCTCTGCAAGTTTTTCAACTACTCGCCGCAAATATCTTCTTGAATATATTTTAAGTTCCTTAGAATAAGGTTTTCCAGATAAACATCTATCATAAACTTCAATAGGGTTCATTTTAATCGTTTTGTGCGTTATAATTATCTTTATAAATCTTAATTATCTCATCAAATTCTGAAATAACTCCGGATTTGAATTTTTCGTTGTCGTATTTTTGTTTTAGAATATACTCTTTAACATAGTCCTCATAATCTAAAGAAATGGAAATATCCATAGTTTCTTCATCGATTTCAATTGACTCATTCAACTCATCATCATCTTGTAATTCTTTAGTGATGTCGTCAATATACTCAACAGAAGCAAAATTACTCTTTTCTAATATAATTTCCAATTTTCTTCTTAACTTTCTATTAGAGATAAGTAGGTTATTAGATATAGCAATATCAATATAGTCTTTGGAATCTTTTAAGTTCTCAAGTGTTTGAACACCATCTTCATCGATAACTCTTACTTTCTTAAATACTGGAGATACATTATTAGGAATAAACTCTTCAGTTTCATCATCAACATTTATAACAAAAATTCCTTTTTGATCACCATAGTCATTTCTATCCATTTGAAAAACAGAACCAACAAAAGTAAAGTTTTTATTAGTTTGAACTAAGTGAATATGACCTGAATAAACTCCTTTAAATGCTGAGAAGTTTTCAATATCAATTTTATCAGAGTTTTTATGAGCAACTGAAGTAAGGTGCATTCTACAACCATTCAAATCAGAGTGACAGAATAAATAGTCACAATCTCTATTTTCATCAATGCTTTTTATTTGTTCAATTCTCTTTTCAATATAAGGCATCATTAGAATCTTCTTACCATTCCATTCAATTTTAGTAACTTTGTCATAAATTGAAACATTAGGAATATATCTAAAAGGTCTAATTGAGTTAATTTCAGAAGCTGATTTAGACCACAAGTCGTGATTTCCAATAATGATATGAGTAGGAGCTATTTTAGATAGTTCTTCAACAACATCCATTCCATAATTAAGAAGATTAATAGGAATAACGTTTCTGTTATCGAAAAGGTCACCTAAATGAACTATGATATCTCCGGGTTGAATTCTTTTTTTTAAAGTTGGAATAAGAAAATCTTCAAAGTATTCTCTATGAACTTTATACCACTTATCAACTGAATTAGGATAACCTAAACCAATATGTGTATCACCTATTAGATAAATCTTTGCCATATTATAATATACTTTTTTACTTAGTATTTATAGTCTAAAAAAACAAATAGTTTTACTCTTCGTTTTTTTCAGATTTTCTTCTAGCTTCTCTAGCGCATTTTTCACAACCACTACCAGAATACAAATGAGCGTCTGGTGTTTGTTCAAAAACTCCATGAACTGGACATATTATTTTGACTTTAGTTCTGCAATTTTCATAAAGAACTAAATCATAATTATACTTATTATTGTGTTTAATTCTAGATCTAAGTATAAAATCTTTACTTTTTTTATTTTTTCTATTTAAAGCGTTAAACTCTTTCTCAATCGCTCGTTCTTTTGATTTACAATTTTTATTACAGAACTTTCTATCTGGTCTACCATATTTTATTTCCTTACCACAATATCTATAATTACAGTTCATTGATTATCTATTAAATCTAAAAAGTGGAAAAGGCAAAATTCACAACATATTTGAAGGAAAACGACTTAGAGATAAAAACATGAAAAATATATAAAGAAAAGTACAAAAAATAATTAAAAAGTATGGCATTACCACATTTTACACAAGTAACAAATGCAGGCTCACCGGGTGGACCAGGAACTCTACCAGATGAAGTAGTATATCTTAACTTGTTTGAGATAACTTTTATCTTACCAGTTATCTTACAAGCACAGGGAAGAGATCCTATCTTATTGCTTCAAAACGCAACTAAAATCGACTTAAACTTAACTGAATTCGACGTTGCAGAAAAAACTCAGAGATTTAAATACTCTACAAGATTATTTATGGCACCTCCAACTAAAACGGATGTGGCATTTTCTATTCCATTACAAGTAAACGTGAATCAAGCTGGTTCTATGGAAACTTGGAATACAATGAAAGCGTGGTATGATTTAGTATTTAACTCTCAAAATGGTGCACTTCACTATAAATCTGACATCATCGGAACAGTTATTGTTAACCAACACGATAAAAAAGGTGTGGTTTTAAGAAGAGTAACTTTCCAAAACGTTCAATTAAAGAAAATTAGTGGATTCTCACTTGACTGGTCATCCAATAACATTCAAGAAAACGTTGCATTAGACTTCGTAGCTGACTACTTTATCGACGAATATATCGATCAAAACTTCAGAATCGAGCCACCATTGGTTTCTGGATATTAATAAAATTAATACAAATAAAAAACCCATCAAATTTGATGGGTTTTTTTGTTTTATAATGTTTGTAATTAGAAGCTTGGCATACTAAAGTTTCCAAAGTTAGGAGAACTCATATTTCTCATCATACCGTCATAATTTGGCATTCCTTTAGATTGTTCACCTTCCTGTTTCTTACGAGAAGAATCCTCTTCTTCACTAAGTTCATTAACAAGTTTGATGTTTTCTTCCAATAACCAAAATGGCCAACTATCAATTGCAGATTCTTGTAATCTCCAGTGTTTTTGAAGTAACAACTTATTCTTTAATATATGCGTCAAAGGCATCTGGAACAACGAAAATACCTGAGGCTCCGTTGGGAAATTGCATATCTGTGCGGACCTCCTCACCGCACTCACAAGTTGATTTTAATTCAGAAATACCAATAGTCATTTTTCCAACAGCTGCATTAAGGAATTGAAAAGAAATATCATCCATTTCTTCAAACTCTTTTACTTTTGACTTAACACCATCAATAGTAATTGAAGATCTTCCAGGCATTAAGAAAGGAATAATTTTCAAAAAGGCCAAGTTTGGAGTTCTTTTTTCTTGATTTTCTCTAATGATATAATCAGTGAAAGCTTTTTGTAGACCTATATTTGGAGGACAAAGTTCAAAGAATTTACCATTTACAGTTTTAAACTGAAATGTTCTTGTAGCAAGATTAAAATATTTTTCTAACTTCTCATCCATTTCATGGAAATGGAAGTTATTTCTTACTAATTCAACTTTCAACTCATTCCCACAACCACACTTAACAGTAACTGCTAAAGCATTTCCTTGTTGGAATGTCAACTCTCTGATTAAGAAAATTAAAAATAATCTGTCTTGGTCTTTAATCTCTAAATAAGAACCTATTTTGCCATCAGGGAATTTAATACGAACACATGCTTGAAGCATATCATTCATTTTTTCAACAATATCATAGAAGTTGTTATCATCAACCATTGCATAGGATTGAATCTCTCTAACTTGCGCTGGACGAACCATAAATAGTGTTCCTGTAGGATAAAACTGACCACAAGGCAATTCTCTGATATCCATATTGAAATATTGCAAGTCACTAGTTCTATTTACCTGTGGATTCTCCACAAAAGGAATATCACCCGAAGCTTCTTTTTGACCTTGATCTAAGTCTTGTAAATGTCTTTTTAGGTAATCCTCTTCCGACATTTCATTTTTATTATTTGACATATAATTTTAGATTATTTTTTTTATATATTACATATATTATCTCCTCTATTATAATCTAAATTCACTAAAAAGTTTTATTTAAATAAAAAAACCCTCAACTTTTTAAGGTTGAGGGTTTTAAATTATTTTTCTTAAAGATTATCCGTTGATGAATCCACCAGCTGCGATAGCTCCTGTTCTAAGAATTGTTACATTGTTTACGATGATACCCATACCTTTAATCGGTTCAACATATGTATCAAGAACACCAATTTGGTTATCAATAATCTCAGGAGTGTTGTTTTCCTCATCCATTTTATTGAAGTAGTTGTATAAACCATTCTTACTTACATAAGTTTCACAGATAACATCTGCTCTTAATTTAATATCTGATCTGATATCAGATGTGTTGAATTTCCATTGGAAGTCTAACAACATTCTTGATAATTCTCTTTCAAGTTCGATTAGAACCTCTCTTACGTGGATGTAAGAAAGAGCTGACTTAACAAGCGTTTGAGCCGTATTCTCAGTTTCAATAATGAATCCTCTATTTCTTTTGAATACTAGTGGATTAATTTGTGCTTGATTCAAATATTCGATATCCGTTGGTGTGAAATCCTGTTCAATTGAATTGATTCCAGTTATTCTACCATTTGTAACACCCGCTGCGATTGTCCAAGGAGTAACATTTCCAACATTTGAAATATGCTTAGCCATATAAGTAGTCGCAACAAACGGTGCTGGTGGATGATCCAATGGTCTACCATTATCATTAATATTTACATAAGGGAAGAAATAACCTACACAAGTTGTTCCTGCTCCATCAGCAAATGAGTAAAGGAATGCTGGATTACTTTCAGGATCACCACCTTTAGAAACATATTCCATTTGTAAAACACCCTCTGTGTTTACGAATGTTGGTGAAGAAGAGTTTTTAAACATTCTCGCAGATGGCATATTAATGAATCCAAATGCGTCTAATCTATCACCACAGATATCAACCAATTGTTGTTTACTCTTTTCGGTAAGACCTAAACCAAATGAGTCAACTAAATATCTAAAGTCAATTGCCTCTTTGTTAGTCAATGCTTTAAATAAAGGAGTTCCTTTAGAAACTAAGTTCAAAACAGAGTTTTGTCTAGCTTCAGTTCCATCAGGTAAAGAAGCATTTCTGATTCTAAATCCTTTCAAAGAAAGAACCTTATAAGTTGTAGCATATTGGTCAACAGTTGAGTATCTTTGTGTTTGAAGTTGTCCTCCAGAGAATCTTGTAGCAATTCTTGAGTCACAAGTAACCTCAGTTAAAGAAGCATCACCAGAGTATTGTCTCTTAGACAAGATTCTTGTAAGTTTTCTTGGATACTGACCAGTTTGTAATAACGTAGTATCATAGTAAGCTTCTAAGAAATCTCCAACTTTTACTTCTGAATATCTCTCACCATTAATTAAAACTTTATTTGGAACTTGAACATATCCAGATGGAATTTCAACCTCTACTGTTTGTTTGAAATTTGATTTTTCAGATTTGATGTAGAATGTGTTGTTTGCTAAAGCCGCAACATCAACATCAGTTGCTAAATCAGAATCTTTAAATTCAACATATAATGTTCCATCGTTATCTACATACATTCTCAAATAATGTCTAACAAGATAGTCATACATTCTTGATACATCTGTAAGTGACTCATAAACAACTTCTTCAGCTACTGTGTAAGCGTAATATTTAGATAATGTAGTACCATTACCGTATCCTAAAAGACCAGCAATTTGTTGTGGACTTTTACCATTAAAAGCAGTCACTTCGTTAGAAGCTATCGTAAATGAACCTTTATTTAAGGTAGAATCAGGGAAATAAACTTGTTCAAATGTTGCTAAGTTGATTTCAGTGTCCCAAACTGGAACATCTGATCTAAAAATGATGTAGTCATAACCAGCCCAAGATTGAGTGTTACCACCATTTGTTGCTTCTTCACCATCTACGAATAACACATCAACTGTTGTATTAAGCAAGTTTGGTTCACTAGCTGATGCCCCAGATGCGTCTAAGAATAATCGGTTACTAAAGAAGTAATCTTTTGTATTAATTTGACCATCGTAGTTTTTAGTGTAGAATGTTGAGTATTTACCAACAACACCAATAGAATCACTGTTATTATTGATATCAGCCATATCTGATTTAGTCTGAACACCTTCACTTCCTAAGATAAACTCATTATCTTCAGTGTAGATTACTAAATAACCATTTAAGATATCAGATAACTGAGCCGTTGTCAAACCAGTAGTTAAGTTAAATGATTTATTTAGAAGAGAACTTTGAACAATATTTGAAATTGTAATATTTTCAAAACTATATTTTTCATATGTAACTGGATTTAATACCAATGACATTCTATTTTTATTAGGACCATCAATTAGATTAACTAATCTGTTAAACATTTTGAATTTTCTCCATTGTTTGTAATTTGTAACAGATGGTGTATCATTTGTTCCAGGGAATTCAATTTTGATTACACCGGATCCGGCAGTAACTTCAGAAATGTAGTAGTCACTAGTTGAGTAAGTTCCAAAATCATAGTCAATATACTCAGAAGTTCCAACAGTTACATCTTCAACTGAGAAAGATAAAGGGGAAACAAAAGACTGAGAAGCAACTCCTAAGTCAATGTAACCTAAAACTATATCAGTAGCACCAACAGCTGGATTAACACCAACAGATAAACTACTAACCACTTGAATCTCACCAGTAGTATCAAGAATGAAAGCAGATGAGTAAGTAGCTAATGTAGTGCTAAATGGATAGTCACCAGCGTTCATAACCAAAGTAGCGGTTGCAGCGATAGGAATAAGAGTATCACCAATCACACCATAGGCACCTGGACCAGCTCCGTATGTCACACTAATAGATGTTGTAGCTGTAACGATAGCAGGTGTAGATGAAACTAAATCCACGTTATAAACAGAACCTTCACCAAACCAAGCTGTTCTTTCAGGATTCTCAACCAAACCAGTTGTTAATAAAGTTTCTGAAAATTCATTAGCAGGGTTTAAATCAAATCCATAAGCGTGAGCTGGTTGAGACACGTATGAATAAGAACCATATGATGGACCTAAATCACCTAACATTGCAGTTACGTTACCCGGTAAGTCAAGTGGAGTTGAAACAATCTCAACATCTTCAGTGATTGTTTCTTTATATGATAAGAAATTAATTTCATTTTCACCACCATCAGCAATTGTATTACCCAATAAGTCTAATACACCATTGTAGTAATCAGTTTCAACTACATCATTGTTAAATGCACAGAACACACCTGTTCTATCAGTATCTCTGTTAATAGTAGTTTCGATAAAGATATTTCTACCATTAAGATCTCTAAAATATGGAATCAATGACAATCCTTCGTAGTATGCTAATGTTGTAATATTTCTATCATCTGCGAAGTTTCTAACTTGAGCTTTTCTAAGACCAGATGCACTAAAGTAATTGCTCCATCTTGGATCAACTGCCAACTCTTGATAATTAGACCAATCACCTGCGATAATAACAACATCAACAAGATAATCAGAAGCATAATCCAAAGCGTTTACATATGACGGCAATTTCTCAATAGAACCATACCATTCAAGTAATGTTCTATCAAAACCAGTTAAAGTAGATTTAAAGATGAAAACAGAAACATATCTATCCGAAAGGTTAGTAATATTAAATGCTCTCTCAGAATAACCTGATGTGTTTTTAGTAAGGTTAATAAAAGAATCAGTGTCTCTTTTCCAGAAACCTGTTGTATCAAAGAATCTTCTATAAGGACCCTCTCTTTCAATATCATTACTTGAAGCTGCAGAAGATGATAAAGATTGATACTCAATAACATCTAATGTATCATCAGTTACTAAAAGGTTCATAGCGAAAACTGGAGCAGTTTCCACCATTTTAGAAACTGTTCTATGAAAGAATGAACCCTTTCTTTCTAATCCTCTATCTAATTGTCCGAAAATAGACTCCAACTCAGAAGTTGTAGTTATTCTAATCGGCGTATTAACAGGCCCTTTTCTTGAAACACCAATAACAAGGTTTGTAATACCTTCAACTACTGGGCTTGTGATTACAGACTTGTCAAATTCTTCTAAGAAGATTCCTGGTCTCTTGTATTTTCCAATTTGAATTGCCATATTGTTTATATTTTTTTTAATTTTATAGTATATATAAAAAAGAAAAAACAGGTTTTTTTCTTTTTTTACTTTTTAAATTTAATTTCTTTAATATCCTCCTCTAAATTTTTTCTGACTTCTTTCATTTTCGTTTCATGATCAGTCATAAGCTTTTTTAACTCATTGGGTAGTGTAGACAAATCTTTTTTATAAACTGTTACTTTGTCTGTTAAATCTTTTTTCAATTTTTCATCAGTTACTGATTGGATATCACTCTCAGCTTTGATTTTTTGATTATTCGCTTTCAGAATTCTTGACTCCAAACTACAAATCTTTGCCCACTCTGATAAAAATGGATTTATTTTCAATCCTTTTTCAGGTGGTATCTCATATTCAACAATTTTTTTTAACTCTTTTTCAATTTCTAAGTCATTTTTAGTTGAATTATAAAGTTGTTCGATGCTCTGTTTTCCTTTTGGATATTTATTTAAATGAAATTCAATTTCATTGGCACTTTGCTTTGCTAATTTCTCATCAGGTCTATCCGTAGTAGATATATTTAATACTTCTTTAAAAAAATCATATTTTCTTAGATATCTCATTTTGAAATCACCCCTGGGGTAAATTTACCCTCGTTATATTTTTTATCAACAACCTCTCTGTAATTAATGAATGCTGGTTTTATAGATTTTAAAGAATTAGCAACATTATCCTTAGATTCTAACTTTAATATGTTTAGACCTTTAACTTTATTATCTTCCATTTTTTTAAGAGATAACCAGTTAACATTTGTAATTGTTATGTTTTCTGTAATTGTTTTAGGTTTATCCTGTTCTTTTACCAAACCTTTCACTTCAATTGATTTAGATCTATTATTTGCAATACTTTCCAAAGCTTTCTTAGTCATAACTGTGTGAATAATAGGATATGGACCACTACCTAATCTATCTCTCATTTCAGGAGCAACATCAGAATCACCTTTACCTATTTCAGTAGATGGATACTCACTTTGTATAAGGTTTCTAAACCAAGCCATTGTTTTAGACATCATAACATAATATTTATCATTTGCCATTTCATTAACAAAAAGATACCAACGAACAATTTTTCCTTCGGAATCCTTACCATTTACTTGAAGAGTGGTAAATCTAAACTTACTTTCTTTTAAAACTTCATCAGAAGTAAGAGAACTTGATTTTGTAAATTGTAAGTTAGAAACAGTTATAGCATCAGCAGTTTCATTGTTGATTTCTATATCATTCTTACCCGTTTTCTTATCAACCATACCCAACTGAACGTCTGAGTTAGTTTCAAAGAAAGTTGTTGCTGTTTCACCAAAGTATTTCTCAATAGCCTTCTTTTGAGCACCAGCGGAATCACCGCCACCACTTGATTTATAAAGATTATCACCATCTAAAAGATCAGTCATTAGTTGTCTTAAAGCAACACCTGCTCCTTCTCTTACATTACCACCACCATCATCTAAAACAGTTTCTTTAGCAAATACTGGAGAAAATCTTGTATCAGCAAGTATATCAAAAACAGCATCTTCCCAAATGTTGAATGTCTTTTTGTGTCTATATGGTCCGTGCTCAGTAGCCGATGGCGCACCAGAAGAACTACCAAATGCAGTATATTCATTATAAGTTAATCTATCAACAGCACCGTCAGTCCTAGCTCCCGGAATAACATCTGTTGTATGTAATTTATAAGCTCTATTGAAAAGTCTAACAATTTCAATTATTGGATTCATTCCATTAATAATGATAGATTTACCTTGTTCCTTAGAAGCATCTTCTACTTTCTCTTCAACTACTTTTACTTCTTCTTCAGAAAGTAAGAAAGCATCAAAGTCTAAATTCTCATCAAAGTATTCTTTAATCTCTTTTGAAATTTCAGCAGATTTGTCTTCTTTATTCTCACCTTGAGCTTGAGCCCCATCTCCTTCTGCTTCTCTAATTAAAGTTAAATAAGAATCATACTTTAATAGTTTAGATTCTTGTTTTTTAACAACTTCTTTTAACTCTTCTGGGTCAATTTTTTTCAATTCTTTCATTGAATCAACAAACTGTTGAAGTGGTTTACCTAAATCACCCAACCCAGCATAAAGATTTTGACCATCAAATTGAATAGCTCTCATTGTAAATCTAGCTATTTTCTCAGCTACAATGATTTTTTTATTTTTATCTTTGATAGTATCTACAGATTCAACAAACAAACTATCAGCTGGCGCATTTAAAGTAGCTTTTTTATCACCAATTAAATATCTCAGTATTTCTTTATATAAGGATTTTATAGCAACTTTACTTTCTTCGTCAACTGATTTATCAGTAATAGCTTTTAAGAAGTCGAATGTAACACCGATACCTTTATCTTTAGGATTTTCTAATACTTCACATGCTTTCTTTAATTTAGTATAAGCTTGCGTTAAATGATCTTCTTTTCCAGTTCCGACATTTCTATCTTTAGCACCACCAGCACCGATGCCTGATTTATCACCAACCATAGTAGTTTGAATTGGACCTTCCTCAAATATGAAACTTTCTTTAACTAAAGACAATTTGATTTTTATATCTTTACCTAATTGTAATTTGTTTTTGTCCATTTTGGATTTATCAGCCTTTATAGTATAAGGTTCTAAAGTTTTTGCATTTGCAGACCAAATTTGCTCAATTGCCAATTTATTCTTATTAATTTTGACATCTTTTTGAATTCCCTCAATAGTTTCACCACCTTTTGTAATGTGAAAATAATCTTCAGGTGATGACACAATAGCCTTAGGTTTAAATTTCTTATAATTAGCCAAAACCAAAGAAAGAGCTTTCAAGTTCTTAATCATTGTAGGGTATCCTGTTTTGATTGATATTTTATCACCTGGTTTTCCTTCTTCACTTTCTTTTTCGTCATCATCTTCAGTTTTATCAGCATCTTCAGATAAAGGACCACCTTTACCATCAGAATCTTTATACTTTTCTAAGAACTTTAAAAATTCCTCTAAAGCAGCGATTATAACTTTTTTTGACTCTTCTGATTTCTCACTAACTTCTAAATCTTCTAAATTATCAATAGTGCTTTGTGTGATGTCTTTAAGTTTACCAACTTTTTCTCCATCATCTACAGCTTTCTTAAGAACTCCTAAGATAGAAGAAATTTGAACTTTTGAAATATCTTCTTGGTCTTCTTTAGAAAGTGTTCTGATTGCTGATTCACTAACCAATCTTTCAAATTGCAATTTCATTTGTTTAGCAACTAAAGATATTCTACCCATATCAACTCCAACACCAACCTTACGAATAATAAAGTTTATAAATCTTCCTAAAAGTGAGTCTCCCCATTTCACATTGTTTCCAAAAGCACCAGAACCTGGAGCATTTTCTTCTAAAATTAATTTAGTTGTTAAGTCTTCCAACATTTTATCTTGTTGGATTCTTTTTCTTTCGTTAATATTTTTTAGATAGTTATCTCTAGAGTTTAGATATTTCATCAAATTGATTTAATTTTTTTGTATATATTATTTTCTTTATGCCGAATTTTGTATATTTGTAAATGAATAGAGAAACAATAAAAATTAAATCTAAAAATTCTTTGGTTTTCTATAAAAATTTTGTATATTTGTATAAATAAATAAAAAACACTACGATGAACTGGTCAAATATTATCTGTATTGAAATCAAAAAATATAACAATCAACAACTTGATGTTATCTGCGAACAACTTAATCTACAACCTGGCACATTGGCTGTGTTCAAAGAGTCTGGTTCTACACTATTATACTGGGAAAAAGACAAATCTTATGTAATTGGTAGTGTGAAAAAAGAAGCTTTAAGAGATAGTTTTTCAAAACCTCTTTATAAAGGTCTTTATTTGAATTCCAACTACAATCATCTTTCTCAAAAAGAAAAAGATAGACTTTTGAAGATTCAACCAACTGATTTTAAAACTAAAAAGAATACTAAAGTTTTTGCAGAAGTTAAAAAAGAATCAAACAAAAAAGTTTCTAATGTAAAAGAAGTTCTTGAAACAGACGCTATTCTTGATAAAATATTAAAGTCCGGAATGAACTCTTTAACTCAAAACGAGAAAAATTTTCTTGATGATTTGTCAAAATCTTAAAAACGAGGGTAAAACCTCGTTTTTTTATCAAATCTTTTGAATAATTAACTGTGTATTCAGATCTCCTCTAATGTACTCACCAGCTTGAGCTGTGGTAGTACTTAATGTTCTAATTTTAACGTTTATCGTAGAGGCAGCATCGTATATCATATCAAAAGAGGCATCGCTGGTATTAGAACTCCCCGAGGTTGGCTGTATCTGTTCAACAGTTGGACCCAGTTGATTGTCTGAACTATCAAACAAAGAAAACTGTATTAAATAATTCGCAGCGGCACTCCACGCAAGTCTTGCTGTTATTCTATAGGTTCCTGCGGTCAATGTAGCCAATCCTGTTGATGTGTTATATGTTATGTTATTCGAATAGACTTGATTATTGAAAATAACATCTCTACTCGCCCATAATCCTGAACCTATAGTTTGATTCGTATTTCTTGTTACATAAAGCCAAGCATTTGGTGAAATGTTCGTGGCAACTCCCGCAGTTTGTGTTGTTAAATCAATGTAAGCACCTCTGACAGAACCTCCCGATTCGAAGATTCGAAGTCTATTTTGATAGATGTCAATTGTAACACCAGTGTTGATGGAACTATTTGTAACCGGTTTATTTAAGAAAATTTCACCACCTTCATCACCAGATTGAGAAAGCATTTTAAGGGTTACTCCATCATAAGTTAAGGTAGATTCCCCGTTGGCTTGTCCAGATGTTCCATTTGCAGTCACTAAACGAGTAGCCGTGTTATTTAAAATTGTAAATGTCAATCCTGATGAACCACTTGTTCCGGATGTTCCGGATGAACCAGATGTTCCTGATGTTCCTGATGAACCACTTGTTCCATTAAGTAAAGCAGAATAACCACTAATCAATTCTATGTCAAACCAAGGATATGAACCCGTCAAACCAAAGTCACCATTACCACCAAGTCCTGATAATGAACCACCACCAATACTCAAAATTCTATATGAAATTACAGTAGATTGGGTAGTTGATAAAACTAATTCAGAAAGACCACCACCAGCCGCAAATCCAGCAGCATCTGATGGTTGATAATAAGAGGCACCACTTCCAACATAAGCAGAGGTTGTTTCGTTATACCAACAGAAAGCTGGTCTAACAACAGAACCTGATACAGCTACGTTGGGAACTTGTCCTAAAACTCTATAAGTTTTATTAGCAGCAAGAGTGATTTGACCTGTACTTGTATTTAGTGATATGTCTGATCCTGTTGAAACATCTGTTTGAGTAAATACAACTAAACTGTTTACAGTTAAACCACTTGTTTGTTGAGTGCTTCTAGAGCCCCTCATAAAACTAGCACTTACACTAAGACCACTTGAACCAGAGGTTCCCAATGTTCCAGAGGTCCCACTAGTTCCACTAGAGCCGGATGTTCCACTAGTTCCATTTTGACCGGATGAACCAGATGTTCCACTTGAACCACTTGATCCAGAACTTCCAGATGATCCAGATGTTCCACTTGAACCACTTGATCCAGAACTACCAGATGAACCAGATGTTCCGTTTTGACCGGATGAACCAGATGTTCCACTAACACCACTAGAACCAGAACTTCCAGATGAACCGCTTGAACCAGATGTTCCTCTTGTTCCACTTGATCCAGATGATCCACTGGTCCCGGATGTTCCATTTTGACCAGATGATCCAGAACTTCCAGATGATCCAGAACTTCCAGATGAACCGCTAGTTCCTGATGTTCCATTTTGACCAGATGATCCAGAACTTCCACTCGTTCCCGAATTTCCACTTGAACCAGATGATCCAGATGTACCAGAAGATCCGCTAGATCCGGATGTTCCAGACGATCCAGAAGAACCACGTGTACCTGATGTTCCACTTGATCCAGATGTGCCAGAAGATCCACTTGATCCTGAACTGCCTGAAGATCCTGAAGAACCGTCGGCGCCATTATATACCCATGAAATCGTATAGGTAAGTGTGTTTAGTGTACCGCTACCAACAATAAAGTCTAAAGTAAAATCAAAATAACTTGTGTTGTTAGTACCACCTCTAGCTTCAAAAATACCAATTACGTTGTTATTCCCCAGTTCTGTTATTTGTAAATATGGTTTACTAGAACCTGGTGTATTGATAATCGTTAATAAGGTATTTAGCCAATTATAATAATCCGTTGAATAAGAATCATTCCTACTAATACTAATTTCAGTTATACTTGAGATGGTAGTTGAATTTGTTAAAAAATATTTGTTAGTAGGATTATTTGGTGCTGAAGGAGCATCTCTAAAATCCCACCTACCTGAATTAGAACCATCATTACCTGCAATTCCATTACCACTTGTACCTGAAGAACCGCTTGAGCCAGATGTTCCTGAAGAACCGCTTGAGCCAGATGTTCCTGAAGAACCTCTAGTGCCACTAGTGCCTGAACTTCCATTAGTACCGCTTGTTCCTGATGAACCGTTTGAACCACTAGACCCTGATGTACCTGACGTTCCATTGGTGCCGTTTGATCCACTAGTTCCAGAAGATCCACTAAGACCACTAGAACCGGAAGTTCCATTCTGACCTGATGTTCCTGATGAACCAGAAGTGCCTGAGGTTCCACTTGATCCATTTTGACCAGAAGTGCCTGAGGTTCCACTTGATCCATTTTGACCAGATGATCCACTTGATCCAGATGATCCACTTGATCCAGATGATCCACTTGATCCAGATGATCCACTTGATCCACTCGTACCCGAAGTTCCACTTGAACTGCTAGTCCCCGAGGTTCCATTCTGACCCGATGAACCACTTGTCCCGTTAATACCACTAGAACCTGATGTTCCTGAAGAACCAGGACTACCTGGACTACCAGCTATACTAACACCACTCGATCCGGATGTTCCTGTTTGTCCACTTGAACCACTCGATCCGTTTGTTCCGGAGGTTCCATAACTTCCCGAGGTTCCGTTTTGACCAGAAGTTCCTGAGGTTCCTGTTTGACCACTAGACCCGGATGAACCATTTGTTCCTGAGGTTCCATTAGAACCAGATGTTCCACTAGAACCACTTGATCCAGATGTTCCTCTTGTTCCAGAAGAACCTGGATTTCCAGATATACCAACACCGGATGTTCCGGATGTTCCTGTTTGACCACTAGATCCAGATGAACCATTTGTTCCGGATGTTCCGTTTGAACCGGATGTTCCGTTTGAACCCTCTTGACCAGATGACCCAGATGTTCCTGAATACCCACTTGAACCAGAAGTTCCAGATGAACCGTTTGTTCCGGAAGTTCCATTAGAACCGGAAGTTCCATTAGAACCGGAAGTTCCAGAAGATCCAGCAGGTCCAACAGATGCTGTGCCTAGTCCCAACTCTAAAAGATTTCCGAATCCATCGTAGTAAAGATCCGGCACACCGTGAATAACTTGAACCAACCTACCATAGGTGGATGATGCTGAACTCCCGGTTAAATCATAACTCATTCCATATATATAAACTTTTTAATAGGTCAACCTTGATTTTTTAATATATATTATATGTCTTTAAAGTACTCAAAGTTGTTAGATTCTTATGTTGATTGGTCAGATGAAGAGATTGCTGCTGGTCAAAAATATTTGAAGTGGGAAGAGTTAAACCTTAAATGGGAAGATTTTAATTTACCTTGGGGTGAGGAAATATTTATTTTATTAGAAGTCGAAAACATCATAAAAAGAGGTGGTGGATATGGATATAAAGAGTATGTTGATGGTAATCCCTGGAAACAACTTCGAGAAGACATAGGTGAAGAAAAAACAAAAAAAGTAATAAAACTTTATTGTAAAGTAAATAATATTGAGACTGAGCAATATGGATATATTAATGAGAATATTAAAGTCTCAGCCTATGATTTTGAGCTATTTGTGAAAGAAACAATAGATAAAACAATTAGAATAAAAATTAACAAATAAAATTTAATATATAAGAGTATGATAAATGATGTTTTTAGTTTTGATGACTTTTTAAGTAAGAATGGTAAAAGAAAACCACCATCAGCTGCTTCTTTGAGAGAAATGTTTGAAGAGGATGATAGATTGGAATCTCAAAGAAGAGAGAATATAGAAACTTCTGAAGATGAGGTTTCTAACGACACGTTTGAAGACGAGTTTGGTTCAAACTTTAATGAACCAAACTTCAGTACAGACTTTGAACCAACTCCGGAAATTGAATCAGAATTTATACCAGAACCGGAATTCAAGCATGAATTTGAAATTTTAGGCGGTCCTGAATCATCACACACGATCCATGATAGAACTTATCAAGATGAAGAAGTAACTTTACCTGAGAGAAAAACCTATCATTCAACAAACGAAAGTGCCTTTGTAAATAAAGAAGAAGATGATAATTATTATAAACTTTATCAAGATAAGAATGAAGAGTTTGCTTGTGATATTATGATAGAAGGTTCTTCACCAGAAGAAACATACGCTAGAATAATAATTGAATCAGAAAACTGGTCATTAGTTTTTCCAGGTGAAATTAGAAATGGAAAATGTATAGTTCCAATTAAAAAACTAAACATTTTAAAAGAAGGTGAAATTGGAAATATTAAACTTGAAGTTGTAGCTGAAGGTAATTTATTTACACCTTGGGAAGAACAATTTAAAGTAAAAATGTCTAAGAAAGTAACGGTTATGATGAATGAAAATAAAAAACAACAAAAAAAACCTATTATAAATAACAAAATAGGAGTCAAAGTAAATGTAAAATAATAAAAAAACCACTCAAAAGAGTGGTTTTTTTATTTAAAAATATTTGATAAAAAAAAATTCCGACTTTCTTATCAAAATCTTAAAAAATCCATGTTTTAGTAAATATTCGATAAAAAAGTAAGAATATATATTTCAACAAATAATTTATTAATTATGAATTTAGGCAAATCATTTGCAACAGCACCAAAAGAGTTAAAATTCAATAATAAAGTCTTCACTCACCCCAAAGAAATTTTAGAAATATTAGAATCTGAAAAATTCTATTGGTTAATTGACTCTACAATTAGTGATGCAATAATTGAAATAAAAAATAATACTTTAATATGGCATGATGGAAACTTTCTATCAGGCAATTGGCACTACGGAATATTCACAAAAGGTGAATTTTACGGAACGTGGGAGAACGGAATATGGGAAGGTGGACAATTTAACGGCACTTGGATAAGTGGCATCAAAAAATAATTTTCAAGCATGAAAAAAAGAAAATTAGCGATTGAAGAACTATCAGAGGTAGTATTCTCTGACGAAAAAATTAAAATAAATAAACAAAGAGAAACTTTTATTTTTGAAATTGGTAAAGAAACAACAACAGATATAGCAGAAGGTGTGGCTATTATGATGAAAATGATAGATAATAATCACAAAATCTGGGATTTTGAATTTGAAATAAACGAAGACAAAATCACCCCTGAAAAATCACTATATTGGTTAACAGGTGGTCACACAGAATGGAAACAACTGGAACACTATGAAAAAACTTGGTCTGATTGTTATCTAATTTTTCAGGAGGAATTTGGAATATCAATTATGAACATAATCAAAAAATCTAAAAAACTAAAAGATATAAGAGAAGAGTTCAAAAGATGTTTAAACCTACCAATAATATACGACTTCGCACTAAGTCAAAATTTAATAAAATAATTAAAGAAACCTATCAATTTGATGGGTTTCTTTTTTTATATATACTATATGGAAAGTTTCAAATCAGTATGCTCAAACCCTTGGTGTAAAGGACACTTTACCTACACAGAATTAAACTTTATCAAAACAGACGATGGATTCGTACATCCAAAAGAATGTAACAAATGTAGAAGTTTTGACAAAGAATTAAGTGGAGGAGTCGAATGGAAAGATAGAACTTATGAAGGTTCAAGATTTGATGATGAACCACATGAAATAAAATACAAAGTAACTAATTACAAACCATGAATGCACACTTCTTTGACTTAAATACAGCAATTGTAGTAGATAGTGAAGTTTGGATTGTTTCAAAAAAAAATCCAAATGAACCTTTAGTTAAAATAACTCAATCAGAGTTTAATCTGATTAGAAAATCAATTTACAAAAATAAAGGTGAATCAATTACTATCGATGGTGTAGAATACTGTATACAAAGTGAACTTTTTGAAAAAATAAAGAATCGATGTAAATCACTTAGAGTTGAAATTACAAGCTTAGCCTTTTCAATGCAAGAATTTATGAAGCCGGATTTAATTAAATCTTTAGACTATAAAATATGGAAAGAACATTTTGTAAGGTTAAAAAATTCTGACGACGATGTTTATTTTATTTGTTCAAAAAATACGAAATCAAATTACGATTTTTTAATTGAAAAGTTAGAAACTTATTTAAAAGAAGAACTTGGACTTAAAATAAAAAATTATTACTTTATATCAGAGACATTCTTCAACAGAGACGAGGATAAAACAGCCCATAAAAAAGTTAAACTACTTCTACAACACTTAGTTGGATATAAAACAGATGGTAATATGTTCACAAATGAGGAAATACCAAAATACGAGAAGATTTATTTTTATGACGATGAGGTAAAAACTTTGAATTTAGCGAAATCAATAAATGATGTTCTTAGATTTGTCTTATCTAATACCGAACCTGATATAAAAAGTGGTATAGAGAGTTTAGTAAGAGAAAATGAAATTATTTTAGATATAAAAGGAGTCACTTATAATAAAGTAAATATGTTCACGACTTCAGAAGTTAAACTTAGTATTGATAGAATTATGAAAACTTACGAAAGTTTCATAAATAGACTTTAACCTTTTTTATCACTATCTTTATTTATCATTGCTTGTTTTATCATCTCATTAAGTGATCTACTATCCATAATTGCACCATCCTTACTTTCACCCTCTTCTTCTGATTGTTTAATTTCTTGATTCTCAATCTCATTGTATCCTAAATCTTTTCTTAATGTCTTATAGAATTTTTCCAACTCTGTCTTTTGACCCGATAAGAATTTAGCATTCTCTCTAATTTGACCAATTGTTTGATTCACAACTTCATGCATTCTAGCAGAGTTATCACCATTGTCCACTTGTCTCAATTGAGATAAGAAATTCTTTCTAGTCATCTTTGTTAAGAATATACCTTCAGCATACACAACAGCATCTTCTTTCATTTTATTTTTAATATAAGGATGTTCTTTAAGCTGAGGAACGTCACCTAAATATAAATCAACAAGTGATTCTAATACATTCATAGATTGTTGACTAGCAACTGTTAAGTCAGCATCATAATCATAAATTTCTATTTCACCTAAATCCGGTAAATCTTCTGGTTTTGCTAAGTGCTTAGATATATCAAACTCACCACCTTCTGATTGAATTTGGTCAAACTCATCTTTTAATCTGTTTCTTTCTTGCTCTGATTTAGACATAGACGTGGTTTTTTACAATATATATAAAAAAATATTCTCTGTCCTTATGGCAGCCAACGAGCAACAAGAAAAACAAATGGTTTTTACCACTAAATTAGTGGATGAATCAACAGATAAAATAAACGATGGTATTGTAATAAAACGATATCAAAATCCTTGGCTTAAAAGTGAAGTAGGATTAAGAAGATCAGGTGTAACATTTAGGATGACACCAGATGAACAACAAGAATATGTTAGATGTGCCTTAGATGTTCATTATTTCGTTGAAAAATACTGTAAAGTAAAAAGAGAGGATGGTTCTATTGGTAATATTCTACTCAGAGACTATCAAAAAGAAATACTAGATAACTTTGTAAATAGTAGATTTAATATACTTATGGCATCTCGACAGGTTGGTAAAACAATATCATCAGCTATTTTCATGTTACATAAAATTCTATTTGATAACGATAAAAATATAATGATTGTAGCAAACAAAGGAGACACGGCTGTTGAAATCGTGGATAAGATAAAATCAATCTATACACTTCTTCCTTTCTTTTTAAAACCAGGCATTAAGACTTGGAATCAAAAATCATTAACATTTGAAAATGGTTGTAGAATAAAAACATCAGCTAGAACAAAGACTCCAGCTATTGGTTTTACCATTGATGTTCTTTACTTAGATGAGTTTGCACATATTCCATCAAATATTATTGAACCTTACTATACAGCTGCTTTTCCAACAACAGCTGCTGTTCAAAACTCAAAAATTATAATTACCTCAACTCCAAACGGTATGAATCTTTTTCATAGATTGTTAACAGACGCTGAGAGACCAGAGGGAGATCCACAGAAGAATAACTACAAAGCGATGAGAGTATATTGGCATCAAGTTCCTGGACGATTTGTGACATATCTAAGACTAAATACACACAAATTATATGATCATGGTATTACAAAAGAAGATGTTTTTGAACTATACAAAGAAAAATGGATTGGTAAAACAAAAATAGAAATGAGTTGGAACTCAGATTTACAAAAAGATATAATTCAGGTATACAATAATGAGAATTGCTCAGATGAAGAAGTTAAATCTTTATCAATAGTAGATAATAGAGGATTTGAGGTTTCTATAAGATCTTTAGCTGAAGTAACTACTTGGAAAGAAGAAGCAATTAAAGATATAGGTGGAGAAGACGCATTTAATCAAGAATATGGTCTTAGATTTATAAATGCATCAAAATCATTATTAAATGAGACTATTATAGATGAATTATTAAAGAATAAGAAAAACTACATATTTGAAGAAATATCAGAATTTGATAAGAAAATTAAATTCAGTTACTCAGATTTGAAATTTGTAGACGATGATGATATATTTATACCTTTAAAAAGAAAAGATTATAAAGTTATAATATCAGTCGATATCTCAGAAGGATTAGGACAAGATTACTCAGTTATAAATATATTTAGAATTAACAATAAAACAAAAGAAGTAATAGATATACAGAAAAATAACTATAAATCACTAGTTGATTTCTTTAAATTAGAACAAATAGGAATATTTAGAAGTAATATAATATCAATAAAACAGCTATCAGAACTTTTATATTTAATTTGTTTTGAATATTTCAATCCAGAAAATGTAAAAGTAGTATTAGAGTTAAACAATTACGGAAATACTCTTTTAGCAGAAATGCCACACGTTTTTGATGGCAAAAATGATTACGGGTCATCTATTTTCGTTAGATATAAACACAGAATTGACGCCACGGAAGAAAAAGTTGGACTAAAAGTCGGAGAAAATAAAAATCTAATGGTGAAAGACTATCAAGATTTGATGTATTCAAAAGGATTTGGAATAAACAACGAGGATACTATTAGAGAAATTACTACTTTTGTAAAGCACACAACCACAGCAGGAAATACTAAATATGCCGCAGATGTAGGACACGATGACTGCGTAATGACAATTGTAAACACGACTTCTATATTTCAAAAAACCGATTTTAAAGAAATGGTTGATGAGTGGTCTAATAAACACACCGATAAAGAAATGATGCAATTCATAAATCAATGCATGAACAACATTGATTTTGTCGAAGGCGTTGACTATGGTTCATTTTTAAGAGCAAAAAATCTCGCTAAAACAAAATCTGGTAAATCAAATATGGGAGGTAGTTGGTTTGGAATTGGTTAGGAATTTTCTTCCATAGTCACAGAAAGACCAGAACTTTGTAACTTCTCCTTCATAGTAGAAATAGTTTCAAAATCACCATATTTAACATCACACTTACCTTTGAAATGTACAATGTGAGCACATTGATTAGCTTGTTCATATTCATGACCACACACTTTCATTAGACAAGTTATAACCCAATCAAAAGAGTTAAAATCATCATTATGTAAATCTAATCTATAAGGTTTTGAAAGTATTTCTTTTGCCTTACTTTGTGTTTTCTTTTTTGTAATAGTTGCCATATGACTTATATTATTGTTTTATTAGAAAGTTTTTAAAGTTTTATTTACCACATCAACGACAGTGACAGCACAACTTTGTTTTTGAGCCCATTCTTCAAAATGTGGAAGATGATCTTTTCTATCATCATACATAATAAAATGTCTACAACCAGTTTTTACTATCATTTGTTCAAATAATTGTGTTTTAAATTTAAAAGTATCTTCACCCCAATTCAGAAAAACCTCATCAAAGTCAAAACCATAATGATCTAAAATCTTTTGAACACCTTTTCTCATACCAGTGGCTTTATCCAATCTACCAGTGGCTAAAAATAAATAACCAGTTGGATCATCCTTAGCATCTAAATATTTTTTATAAGTCCACTCATTTTTAGGGGTATCAAATATATCCATATCCAAAGTTTCAAACTTTGACCACCAACCTATGTACGGCCAGGGTTTTCCTGTTTTTTCTTCCCAAATTTGCATACCAGGATCAGGAAGCATTGTGTGAACTAAGGTATCATCAAAGTCGAAGCAATATAATGTTTGATACATTTATTAAATTTTATTTTTTTTCACAAATATATATAAAAAAATTAATTATCAATAATAACATAAAAAAAATTATATATAATTCTAAAATTAAATATCAAAAATGAATTTTAAACTAAGCATTCAAAACATAGTAACAGGATTACTACTAGTTTTCTGTATTTTATTCTTTTCAATGTGGTTTCTTAAAGGAACTGGATACAAAAAAGAGTATAAAAAATTAGAACAAGAATTTGAAAGAATTCAAAAAGTTAGAGATTCTTTAAAATTGGTTAACATTAGACTTAAAAAAGACTTTGATAAAAGAGAAATTGAAATCAAAAAAAGAGACAGCTTAATTAGAATAGTCGAACAAGAGTTAGCGAAAACAAAATCAGAACTAAAATTGGCTAAAAAAGATGTAACCAAATGGCAATCAGATTATCAACAAACTAAAAAGAAGATTGAAAATTTGAAAAAAGATCCAATAAAAAGAGAAGATGAAGACTTAATTGAGTCATTATCAGAAAAATTAAAATAATTTTATGAAATCAATAATTATAACAACATTATTTATGTTCTTTTCGTTTTTGACATTTAGTCAAAAATATCCAAGAATTGAAAAAGACTCATTAGGAAACAAATTTGTCATAATGACTTATGAACAGGCTCAAAAAATTGATAACACATTCGAATTAGTAAATCTATTAGAAAAAGCAGGAGCCGAGTGTGACAGTTTAAGTCTTTCTTATATAAAAGTAATAAGTAAACTTGAAAAACAAGTATCTCAATTAGAAACCGACTTAACCTTATACAAAGGCCAAGTAATTGATAAGGATAATCAAATAGTCAATCTCACACAAAGATTGAAAAACTGCGAAGATGACTCAAAACTTTGCGACGACCAAATATCTGTTAGAGATAAACAGATAACTCTTTTAAATGATGAAATATCTACATTAAAAACAAAAAGAAACATAGCTTACGGAGTTGGAATAGGAGGAACAGTTTTAGGAATATTATTAGCAATATTAGTTCGTTAATTATATTGAAAAAAATACGTTTTTTTAATATAATATATACATTATAAAAAATCAAAATTTGAAAATGAAACACATTAGAACATTTGAAAGTTATCGTATTAGAAAAAATAGAGAAGAAATTATTAAAGAATCTGTTCTCCAAATTAACGATATCTATAAAGTTAAGACTATGATTGATATTCCACAATCATTAATCAATGCTTATGTGAAAAAAGTTAAAGATACAACAGGTAAAAACCTTCGTCAATTCTTTGGTGATGTTGACATCGCTGAAGAGATCATTAAATACATAAACATGAACAATCTTGATATTGATAAACTTCCAGGTAACGCACTTATGGGTGGAGCTCAAGGACAAGGTCAAGCACAAGGACAACCACAAGTTCAGGTAGAAGGTGAGGCTGAAGCTCAACCCGAAGCTCAACCACAAGGACAAGCTCAACCCGAAGCTCAACCACAAGGACAAGCTCAACCTGAAGCTCAACCACAAGGACAAGCTCAACCACAAGGACAAGCTCAACCTGAAGCTCAACCACAAGGACAAGCTCAACCACAAGGACAAGCTCAA